GACAATGCTTCACAACCCAATGCTGGTAGAATAGTTAGTTTGGCTAACTTGCGTCGTTCCATTTCTTTGTAGAACTCAAGTTCTGGGTCATCTTGGGCAACTAAGGTAGTATGGTCAAATTGATCTTCTAAAATCTTTTTAAGTTCTTTAAGACCGCCATAGTCTGCGGCCCAGTTGCGAACATCTAAATCGTTGGTACCAAAGTAAAACTTCATACTGAACGAATAGCCATGATTTAAATTACAATGACTATCGGCACGCCATTGACGATAAGCACATGGAAATGCGTCGATGTATTCCTTTGTGCTTGTATATTTGTATGATACGGGTCCGCGGTATGGAAGATTGTTTTCTAAGTGTGCGATCAGTTCAGATGCCGATGATTTCATGCTGTTTCTCCTATGTTAAATTTTAGCATAGGCGGCGGAGTTTGTATACCGGGACGACGCTCTAAAGTCCGGTTGTGGCTAAGTCAGCAATAACTATAGCCGGGCGTATTGTTTCGCAACCGTTCCCTTAGTGTATCCTTGGATATTTTTAAGGCTTTCGCGGCGTAGTTAGCACATTCAAAAACGCCAATTGGTGTACTAACTTTTTTAGCACGAGGGTTGTTACCTCCTGCTTTTTGTTTTTTATATAAATCAATAGTCTCGGGCCTATGGGTCTTACCATAAAAAGAGTTTTGTTCTTTGATCTTACCCCAATTTGGATTATTTTCTTTTTTCATACCGGGACTTCCGGGCGCCTTGCCATCCTTGCCATTTTCGGGTCTTAAATTTGCCCACTCCTTAGACTCTACAATATTGTTTTTTTCTGAAAAATCTAAAGCAAATTCTTCACATAACTCTGGATCAGTAAACTCCCACACATTTATGGTGTCAATATCTTTGCCGTGAGTTTTGAGATGACGCCTCCAATATTTTCCAGAACCTAGATAAACATATGGATCTTTTGTAACAGTCATACCAAAATATTTTAATCCTGTGATTTTATGTTGTTTAACATATAGATAAATTTTCATAGATATCTCCTATGTTTATTTATCTAATTAGCGGGATGAATGCCGGAAAGGCCGCTTGAAAAAATATTTATCCTTCACGCTCATAGCGATCCATTGTTTCTTGCATGTTGTGCGATTCAACTTGATCCATGAACTTTAATAAGAACATGCTAGCAAGGGAGGCTGCCGAACCGGGGATTCTTAATAAGATATGACCTGTACCATCCTTCATATGATAACTGGGTTTGGCGCTGCCTAGTTGTACATGCCGAGTTTGTTGTTTACGTCCACGATGATCATACACTTCCGTAAGCCATGCATTTCCACCTTGTAGTACAAACCAATGACCTATGTCATCAGTGAGTTCTCGGACCGTGATGGTTATTTCATAATTAACTCGGCACCCTGGGGGCAATTGTATCATTGTGCACGAGCCTTTAGATATTCTTCGTGTTGTACCCAACCACTTTTTGTTAAGAAACCCCATTCTCTACGATGTGGGCCAGGTATAAACAGTGTCCATGTTTCTACTGTGGGATCTAGTTCGATACGATGATAACTGGTAGCACCACAGGTTCTAAAACTACCAGTACCACGCCATGTGCAGGTTTCTGTTATTTTGTTGCCTTGGGCATCAAATACTGGCATCCATTCATAGTAGCCACCTTTTAAGATAACAGTGGCATAAGGCCAAGGATGATCATGCACGTCATCGGGATCTGACTTAAGAAACTTATGCACAAATATATTAAAAGGGAACCAGGTGCGATCTTTAAGGAATACATAATATCTTTCTAAATAGGGTTCATTATCAACCCTGTCCATAATAATACGTTTGCGGCCTAAGCGTTCAAGTAGAGTTAGAAATCGATTCATTGCGTACCTTTTGGTTTGCTGTGTTGACTGCTTCAAAAAGACCCAATGTGGTATTGGTTTTTTGTAGTGTAGCAATTATAGCACATACATCCTTGGGAAAGCAAGCACCACCGTAGCCAAAAGCGCCATCTGGACCAGGAACCGCAAAATGACTGGAGCCCATGCGGGTATCATGTTGTAAAGCTGCCACAAAATCTGTCCAATTTGCTCCAACCGCTTGACTCAACTGGAAAAATTGATTCATGAACATTACTTTTGCAGCCAAAAAAGTATTCATAAAGTACTTGATCATGCTGGCGGTTGTAATGTCTGTTATTGTTAATGGAACCTTGGTGTTCATGGCACTGGCTTCAAACACATGCATAATATCCTGAGCTCCAGCATTTTGTCCAATAACAATAAATTCAGGATTAAGATAATCTTGTATTGCCCGACTTGCAACTAAAAACTCTGGTACATGATACACGTTTGGTTGTGGGTAATGTTGCCAAAATTCCGGTTCTGCAGTACTTTTGACAATAATAGGTCCTGTGTAATTTAACTCTAATAGACAATCTACTACTGATTCTACGATACTGGTATTACAAGATCCATCTGAGTTACTAGGTGTTGGTACGCATACAAAAATTACATCAGCGTTAATCAGATGTTCTATATCAACTCCGCCTGCGATTGCAGGATCGCAGAATAAAACACTGTGACTGGTTCCTAGATAACTGGCCTGTACTGCTTTTCCAACATAACCTAACCCAACTATGCCTATGTTCATTGCGGATCTTTCTTGGCAGGTTCTTCGATAAATCTTGGACTAGGTCCGATATTGCTAGAGATAGCCCCAAATGCTCGTTTGACTGCATAAAGTGGGAAACTCACAATAGCCAATGAAAAAATTAATATCAAGCCAACAATAGAAACTATGTTCATAAATGCAGTAATTAACATTTCGAGCACAATATTCCAAAATCCTTTTATTCCCAATCTCATCAATTGATCGGAATCGTCGCCATCGTTAAAATGTCTGATATGATCAATAAATTGATTTTTAGTTGTACCAACAGATCCTTTTAATACGTCTAGTAGTCCGCGATATAGTTTTAACATTTTAGTACCTCAGTGTTTCCATGGTGATGATTTGCGCGATACGATGTGTGACATCGGGGTCGTCGGCTGGTATTACATGTAATTTTGCATTGTGACGATCGGCCTTGCGATCGTATTCGTTAAACTCCAATATGGTGCCACCTGATGCATGGTAAACAGTGAACCGCATACCATCACTGTTAATTCTATCGTTGGCTATGGGTTTTGATGCAGCGATAACGCCATTTGACTCAACATCGGCATAGCTGTTGACCCATCGACCGAATTTGTAAAGTAATCTTCTAATCATAATGTTTCCTTAGCATGAATATTCTTGTTGCAGTTTTACGTTATCAAAAAACTCTTTTTTAGTTCCAGCATCGTCTTTAAATGCACCCTTGAGTACAGTAGTTTGCGTAAGACTGCTTTTGGCCATAATGCCACGGTTCTCACAACATCCATGTGTCATTTGCATATAAACGCCTACGTCTGCGGCTCCTGTGGCACGTTGGATTTCCCGAGCAATTTCATTACAAAGTTCCTCCTGGAGAGTACCTCTTCGGGCACACCATTGTGCGATTCTTGAATATTTACTAAGTCCGATAAGTGTTTGTGCGGCAATAATACCAATATAAGCAACACCAACCACAGGCTGGTGATGATGGCTGCAAACGCTACGCAACTCGCTGCGAACAACAAGCATGCCTTCGTAACGTTCCGACGAATCATTGGGAAATGCGGTTGGGTCTGGTCCTGGTTCATATCTTCCACTCATTATTTCTGTTATGTACATTTTAGCAAGACGTCTAGCAGTCCCTCGACTGCTAGGGTCAGTTTCACGATCAATAAGCAAACGATCAAGCACTAGCTCAAATGCTTCTGCGGCTTCGTTGATTAGACGTTCTTTATCGCCTTCTTTAAGATACTCGCTGATGTTGTCGTTGGCCCAAAAGCGTTTACCTTCACGGCGCATTTTAAAACGTAAATAATCGCCTAAATATGCTTCTTCGTATCCGCCATCTCCGGCCATGGCGTCTAATCCTGTTTCTGTTTTATCTGTCAATTTAATTCTCCGAGTTACTGACGTGGATGTCATTTTGTGATTGTAATTTGTCGCAAATCTGGGTAAGCAACAAATTGTGGTTCTGGATTTAGATCTTTAACTCCTTCGAGTAAAGCCAAACCTTGTTCTGCTTCTTCAATAGTAGGCTTGTAGTGATAACCAATTCTAAAAGTTTTCTGCGACTCCCATGGACTAACAGTTAAATCTCTACCATCGTATCTCATTTGTAAGATAGCCTTATATGCTTCTGCATCATCTAATAGTATAGCACCACCACGACCTATGTGTAAAGGTTTTCCATGTCCAAAACTTACACATTGTATTTGTCCTGGTCTGTACATACCACGTTGCAACAATCTGGCACTATCCCAAATTCTAGTTTTTCTAAAATGATATTCACCCACCCATTGTTTTTCGTCTTTGGTTTCGTAATAAAATTTAATACCTAGTTTATGCATTAACATTGGAATACTTAGGTATGTAAAAGGTGTAAATGCACAAAATTCTACACGATCGTAGATAAAGCATAATTCAAGCGCATGCGTACAACAATCAGTCATGATTGCGTAAGGTGCTCCTGTGAATTCTGCTAATGCTTGTTCGAACTTTAATATTTTTTCAAAACTCATTTTTGACTATCACCTTTGCTTATTCTATAGTTATCTTCCACCGAGTCGGGGGTACTAACTTCAATAACAGTACCGGCGTCAATGCAAACTAGTTGATGAGGTAGTCCGGGAGGATTATGCCAAACTGAACCCACAGCCAACTCTTGTTCGTGTAGTTCTGCGGTAGCGGTATCTATCCAACGTACAGTAAACCGACCGCTTTGTACATACCAAGTTTCATCTTTGGTTAAGTGAAAATGCATACTAAATCTAGCACCAGTATCAAAATTCATCATTTTTCCGCAGTAGAGATCATTGGTGGCCCATATAAATTCAGAGCCCCATCCTTTTTTTACTTGTCCTGTTAGTCTTGTCATTTTTTTGTATACCATTTATATGCACTGTCAATGATGGTAGAAACATCACTGTATACGGGTTTCCACCCTAGCCCTGTGTTGGCTAAATCAGCATTGGCTATTAACTTTGCTGGGTCTCCTTCACGTGGTGGCCCTACATATGTTTCTAGACCATATTTCTCTTTAACGTAGTTGACTATTTCTAAATTGCTTATTCCCGAAGTTGTTCCAAGATTGACTCGATAAGCACCATTTTGCGGATAGTCATCTAGTAAAAAATTAGTGGCCGCAATATGTGCCCATGCTAGATCCCACACGTGTATATAATCCCTTATGCATGTACCATCTGGTGTTGCATAATTTCCGCCGTTGATAGTAAACGGTTGTTTATTAATACTGGCTTCTAGAGCACGTGCAATGATGTGTGTGGCACCAGGTTCTTGTCCGAGATCGAAGTGCTCGGGCTCGGCACCTGCGGCATTAAAATATCTAAAGGCAACACTATGGATGCCGTATGCGTGATTATAATCGTCGAGAATATATTCAATCATGGCCTTGGTGCGACCATAGGGACTAATAGGGTTTATTGCGGCCTTTTCGTCGATGGGCATCACTTCGGGTTCACCGTAAACACTAGCACTACTGCTAAACAGTATAACAGGTTTCTTGTCCATGGTTCGTATCATATTCAACATAGCAATGGTTTTTGCTACATTGTTATGATAGTATTCGCCAGGGTCCATGACACTGGGTCCTACTAAACTTGTGCCTGCACAATGCACAACAACATCAGGTTCTAGTGTATAGATTGTAGCAAGTCCTTCGGTACTGGCAAAGTCACCAATATGATAACCATCACAATCTTTTAGAGTATGATCTCGTTGAACACGATCAACGATTACAACACTGTCACCGTTTTGTTTAAATGCACGAGCTACATGACTACCAATGTAGCCACATCCACCTGTTACTACTATCTTACGTGTCATAGTTTTGTTTTTAATTCAGCGATTTCGTCTTTTAAACGAAGTTTTTCTTTTTTAAGTGCTACAATCTGCTCATGATTGCCGTATTGATTTTCTTCAGTGATAATCTTACGATCAAGTGCATCATGCTTTTCTTGTAGGTGCTTAATATGATTTTGAATCTTTTTTGGTGTGATCATTGTATCAACTATCGAGTTCCATTGTGTTCCATTCTCGGACTACAGCCAGCATATCATCTTCTGTATTGCAAAGAACTTTACAGTTTTTCCAATCGTTTTCGTCATCACGCCCGCCTACTTCGACCATAAAGCCGTTATCGTATCGGTTAATGGTGATAGTTTCGTTTACTTTTTCTAATTTGCTTAATTGTGCCATTTTACTCTCCTTGATTAATATTTAGATTCTAATGTGTGTCGACGATAGTCAATAGACGTGCGCAACCATTGTTCTCCTGTGCCTTCTATAATATCACAGATGCGATCAATAGTTCCGTCAGTCCAATCACTGATCTGACCTTGATTGGGATGACGATCATGTAATAGTGGCCATAACTTATTCATGGCATCAGCAATGCTCCAAGGTATATACAAACGCTCAGGATCATTTGAAAAAGTTTCGGGGAAACTGCGATAAGCAGGGTAAAGGACATTACATCCCAAAGTGTCGGCTTCGGATACAGTATTGCTAACCCAATCTTGCAAAGCACAATTAAATAACACACGAGTATCGTTAAGAAGATTATAGTAGTCATTCTTTTCTAAATCCTCATAAATTGTTAATAGTCCACGTGCTTGTAGATCTCTAGTACGTGCCATGTAACTGTCGTTATTTGACTTTAGCTTACTACCTGAAAAAACTGCAAACTCCACAGGATAGTTGGGATATACTGCAGCCCAACGTTCAATCAAGTCCATAAAAAAGTCTGGTGACTTTTCTTGATCCCAACGTGCCGCAAAGCCTACACGCATTTTTCGTTCCATAAATGGCTTTAGTTCTCCAGACACACGACCACGCACTTCTGCTTTGCCAAATGCTAGACCAGAGATGTTGTAGATTGGACAATCCCAACCAGCAACCTTCATATGCATGACCATTTCTTCGTTGGATGCTAGTACAGCACCACCTGAATCACGAACTAGTTCGCAGACCATTTTCTCATACAAGCCCATCCACTTGCTCATACCCCAAACATGTACAAAATCATCTGGATCAATTGACTGAGCAAGGCAACGAACATATATCCTAGGGCGCAGATGGTTAGGAACCTGATTGATAATGTAAGGAAGGCTTTCGATGCCGGGCTGAAACATGTCTTCAAAATATATAATATCATCATGCGTGACTTCTCCGGCTTTCATCATACGCACAAGATTCATAAGTTGGCTCATACCAAAGTATGTGCGACCATGTGCGTCCAAGACCTGTCCGGTGACAATTGCTTGATCATTACTAAGCGTATCACCGGGCACTAACAAGTAGTCAATGCCGCGACGCCGAAAGACTGCTTCATTCCAGTCTTGTAGTTGTAGAGTGTAACGAGCCTTGTATGGCTCTAACCCCATGTAATATAGTTTACGCATATTAACGTGTCCGATAGCTGCGGTTGTAAGGTTGATTATTATTTCTTGATTGCCAAGGGCGCTGTTCTCTGGGTTCTTGTCCCCAATGATTACGAACATGTTTGCCCTGTAGATGACGAACCATGTCTCCATATGGACTACGTTCGTTGTATAAGTGTCTTTCGTCAAATGTGTGACCAAAATCACAACAGAATTGTCGATAACGTTCCAAGTCTTCAAAGATATCCGAGACTTCAGGCTTCATACGTAGATATTTGTTGAGCCATTCTGATTTTGCCATTTTTATTTTTCCTTAAATGGATACTAGTTGTGGGCGGTGAGTTTCATATTTAATGAGTGCGCCGTTCTCACCATCTTCGGCTACCTCAATCCAAACTGTACGGCTTGGATATCTATCAGCGATTTGTAAGTATAAATCGTCTGCAATCATTTCACAACTCTTATAATCGAGTGCAAGAATATTATCTTTGTATAAGTTTTCTAACCATCTCTTGAACTGTATAAATTCAATATCGCGATCATTATGCACGACACTAATATAGACCCTAAAGTGGAAAATGTGACGATGCGGAGTGCCAAGAAAACTAACATCATATTCATCTCCAGTGGCTAGTGCGGGGTCAGTTGCGGCTGCCGGATAACAATGAATACCTTCTTTTTGGAATGTCACTGAAATCATTCGATCAGCACGTTGCATGATCCTGTCTGCAGTATCTCTTTGTTCTTGATTCATAATTAAATGTTGAAGTTGTGTTGTATTTAGATTGATTATACGACAAAGAAAAATTATTGTCTAGTTGCATAGATGTCCGAAAATACTTTTTTACTATCTAGATTCCGAGATAAATCAGTTTCCTCAAAAAATTTAAATATATCGTGATGTTCAATAACACCAGTCTTTAAAAAATCAATTAGTACCCGAACATTAGTACCAAATCGGTCTTCTCCAGCATATCTTTCAGCAATTTCTATAGTATCTTTGATATATGTTTTTGGTAACATCCTCGGATCTAAATACGAAGGGTGGTGACCACCGTTAATATAGTTAACATTTAAATTTTCTCTTGTAAATCCTAAAGAAAATAAGTAGTCAACAAAATTAAAAAAACTTTTTGTGTTTAAGGCTAGATATACCATATTAAATGCTATTTCTTGTGTTTTAGGTATATTATTTTTTAAAAATTTTAAATTAGTATCAAAAGTTGACCATACTCCGGGATATCTAATGTATTCATATCTCTCGTACATGTCTTCGGCACTAATTAACCACATTACATTCTTAAATTTTAATAACAGATTAAAAATTTTATTATTTTCAATCATTGAAAGATTTGTGTTAACTAATATTTTACAATTAGGGTTAACTTCTAATAATCTTTCAAGAATTATTTCATTCTCTTTAATTAATAATGGTTCGCCGCCTGCCATATAAATTTTTTCTAATGTTGCAGCATTATCGCAAAAATACTGTATTAATTTAGAAATTGCAGCATCGTCGCTAACAGGGAATATCTTTTTTTCTGCAGCCCAAGTTGAGCTTAAATCCTCACTACAATATACACATGCATAATTACACGTGTTTCTAAATCTTAAATCTGCGTATCTAAGCTCAAATTTATCAGGATTATCATAAATTGTTTTATCGAGATGCTTAAAAATGTTAAGCATAATATATCTTAAATAATTGTTGATATTTCCAGCATTATCTCCGATCGCAAGATTTTTTGGCGGATAACATCTACTGCACCCGTCGACTCGTTTGCCATCTAACATATTTTTACGTATACTGATGTTATAATCGCTGTTAATTATTTCTTCAATGGCATTATTTTTAATATTTCCAAGTCGATTTCTTGCAATACAACAAGTATCAGTAAGTCCATCTGGTTCTACGTATATGCTGGTCCATGGTAATGGACAAAAGGCATCATTGCCCCAATATTGATCTTCAGTCATTATATTATTTTATCCTCACTGTATTTACTCCAATCGGTAAACGCAGATCTATTCATTAAACTATGTAGGCTATAACACCACACACCTGGATTAGTTGCTTGAAAATCTCGATCATCAAGTTTAAGTGTAGCATTATAACCAAATTTATTAATGTAAGGAAGCTTAACACTAATCATTGGAATAAAGTTATTATACTCACATAAGGAACAATTAGTAAGTCCTTCGACTAGTGCAACATCAATATCCAAAGTACATAGATAACCTTTATTTAAAAAATACTTAATAGTTTCTTCCCATACTGCCCAATCTGCTGTACCAGGCACCGTTGGAAAACTCATATTTGCACCAAAGAATATATGTTCAACAGGATCACTGCCGCAGGTTAAATGCACTGCAATATCATCTGTAGTTTGTACACCCACAACAAACATAGTATATTTTCCAAATGCAGGAGTATGTTCTACTTCTGTTCCATAGAAGAATTGTGTATTTTCGTGTCCTTCTCTATTCATATAACATTAACCTTGGGCGTGTTGTATTAATTCATTGGCTTTGCTACGACCATTAGTAGTCTTTTTACCTTTAAATCCTCTGGTGCCAATGATCTGATTCCAGTATCCTGCTGGACCAGAATATCTATGTGTATTGATAATTTCTATGCTGGCTTCACGAGAAGGTGCAGAAAATATACGTTCCACAATGTCTTCAAAATATTCATATAACCCACCATCGTGCCGCATCATAGCAGGATGCTCACCGGAGTCAAATCTACGATTTGCTTCTTGTACTGCAGTTATATGTTGATATACATTATGTCCCATTAGCAACATATAACTAAAACTATCCCAAGATGTTTTGCCCCATTTGCCATTTTTATTTAGATCCGGCAACACATCATACATTTCAGGGTCTTTAAAGTTATCCTCTGTTAGTACGACACCAGGCTTAGGAACTCCGGGTTTATAGATACAAATGTCTCGCATTGTTAACATATCGCTAACGGGAGATTCTTGCCAATTATCGTATACGCGGTCTGCTACTACCCCTTGGCTCCATTTACGAGTGTCTGAGGCGTATTTCTTGTTGTCGGCACTGGGAGCCATTCTATAACTCCATTTACCATCTTGTGGAAACACGTTTTCGAAGTAAACCTGTCCATTTGCTGTAGCGAGGAATGGGCTGGCACAATCAAAGGATATAGTAAACGCCGGATTGGCATATTTTCTAACTGCCCTTTGAATCACGGTGAGTAGCACAGCCCATTCCAACTTTGACGTACCTAAGAAGTGCATCCAATCATGTACACCTTCTTGCAACAAATTATCGTATTTTAAACTTATAATTCTTTTTAACACTAACTCAATATCGCACATGTTTTGTCCACCCATGGCCCAGCCATCAAAGTGTGTGTCCGGATAAACTGCAGGATCACAATAGTGTTTCATAGTCTGGTACCATTCTTCGGCACTGGCATGATTATCACCTTGCAGAACGTTTAAGATTTTAGTACCGCCATTATTTTTTCCACGGCGATGCTGCATAAAGTATTCATTGTTATACTTTGTTGCTGCTACAGCTTCTGGCAATGTTTTAATCTTACATGCATCTGATGCTTTTTTATCATGAATAACCCAAGTTGGAATATCTAAGGTCATGCAGTAATCAGATATATTATCTAACCAATTAAAAACAGCTGCACGTTTAGCTTCGGCCTTGGGGCATCCTGAGCCGGCACGCCAATCACCTTCCCATAGTCCTTTAGCAATCTGGAATCCACCTGAATCACCTAGCATAAAAGTTCCGGGTTCGCGATTACGGATCATGTCTTCGCTCCAGTCTTGCTTGCTTAAATCCAAATTGGCATGCCCACCTGAATAAAGACTCCAACGGTAAGGAAAAAGACCTTTTGACGAATTAAGCCAGTTTAACTGTTCCATGTCTGTTAGGCCTTGCGGAAATCGAGCAGGGTCTACATAAGGATTTTGCGGATCTTGTCTTTGTTTTCCTATAAATGTAGCATAGAATCCACTGATAGCCGGGAGGTAAACGGCGTAGTCTTTTTGTTTTGCGGTTAAGTCATCTTGTGCCATAAAATTCAACTTGTTCAATTAATTCGTAGTCTAATTGAAAATAATTTTTCAATTGCCGTTGATATTTAGAATTTTTTTCTAACTCTTGTTTAAAAATATTTTTAATTCTTTGTCTTTCGGGACTGTTTTCACTTACATGCTGATAGTCGTATCTATGGTATCCATTTTCGCCTAGGTGTTTAGCAACAAACTCACCAAAGTTTTGTCTATAATTTTTGTCGCATAGAAAAAATGTAGCACGAGCAGTATCTATACCCGATATAAAGTTTACTTGACGTTCAGTATGGTCGTCAAATGCAATTCTATCAAATACCAAATCAAAGAAACCACGACCTAAAAAAGCCAAGTCTATGTTTTTATGATATAAAGTAAAATATTCGCCAATGCCACTTAACCAACGATCAACAGGATCTCGTAGAACTATTATGGCATGTTTATAAGGTGATACCATATCCAAGTGGTAGTTGTAAAACTCCCAGCCCCAGTCTTGCAAGTTTGGCTTGGTCCAGGAGCTGGCATTTTTAGGAATATGGATGTACATAAGGTCAGTGGTGGCGCTGGTCATGCATTCGCCATAACAATGACCTTTATGTTGCCATTGATTTAAAAAGTCTGCGTTGACAATCACTTGGTTTGTGCAGGAATAATATATGTGTATACACACAGACCTGAATCGACTTCAATCTCTGCAGCACCTTGATCGCTAAAGCGCATCTTTTTATCACCAGATAGTGCAAGAATATTCATAACAACTGCAACGGGCCAGTTCCATGATTTTGCAATAGTTCCAGCAACATTGCTTTCAAATGTAAAGTTGCCTGAATGGTTTGCAGGATCACCAAAGTAAAACTTTAAACTACCGTTTTCTGTTTTGGCTGTAAACGTAGTTTCTTCACTGTTTGCACTTGCTTGCAAACGCAAACGCTGAATACCGTTTACGCTCGGCGTAAAGTCTACACCCCACTTAACCTGGGCCATGGTAAATGATTTTAGTTTATCATTTACTACTTCTGCACTCATGTATCGGTAATCATTTTTAAAGTCACCGGCTTGATTTTCGAAATGAACTCCAACAGGAACATCTACCCCATCTTTATTTTGTAGAGTTGGAGTAATAGTTGCATTTTCTTTGTATTCTGGAATGTTAAGGATGGTAGTTAATTTTCCTAGATTAGGCATACCAAATGTACCAACAAACTCGGGCACTGGATTGGCAAACTTTGCTTTTAAAATAACACTGCGATCTTCGGCAATAGCCGAAATCACAGTTTCAGTATCTGATCCAACAACTTTAACAAGGTCAATACAACCAAGGCGATGCGTATGCTCAACGATATCTAATAGATAATCTTTCATTAAAACTCCTAATAATGTAATATGAATAGTTTAACAGATTGTATTTAGATCTGTCAAATGTTTCTGCGATTAATTGCACCCATTGCTTGGCTGGCTTTTACCGTTTTTAATTCGCCAGGGCGACGAATTTCCAACCAACTAACCGCAGGTTCTAGATCTTGACCGTGTATGATTTCAAAACCTAGTTGTTCGCACACAGGTACTAACATGCTTCTAGGCACATAACTCATGTAGTAGTTTTCTGCATAAGCAGCACCGGCGCTGATATCTCCATTATTAAATGTAAATATAAACACGCCACCTGGACGAAGTAGTTCGTATATTTGTACGAGATATTTTTGTATATTTTCTAAAGTTAGATAGTTAAAAAAGTTCCAGCTAAACACTAGATTAAATTGTTCTTTTGGCAGTCCTACAAGACGATATTCTTTAACACCATCTTCATCGGCGATTGTTTGTATTAGATACTTGCGTAAACGGTGTTGATATTCACCACTGAATTGACCAGCAGTAGTATCTAAAAATTCTTGATATATGTCGGTGATATACAATGGATCTGCAGCAACTAATTGTTGGGTCCATTTACCATCTCGGCATCCAATTTCTAATGCTGGATATCGCCAATCTACCAATTGGTGTACACGATTTAGCAGTATTTGATCTGCTTCTTCACTGAGATGCAGACGTCTTACTTGACGTATATTATCAGGATTAGTATATTCTAACTCCTTTTGATAGTCGGGAGCAAAAAAATGTTGACTTTTATCTGCAATATCTTGATCAATTGCATTTGCAATTACATCCACAGTATCTAACGATGAATCTAATAGCTTAACTGTAGATTTATATACCTTTGACAGTTCTAATAACTTTTCTTTGTAAGGGTCGTCAATTTGAAACGCAAGATTTTCCATTCGATCTATAATGGAATTAAGCTCGTGTTCAGCTTTAGAAAAATCTGCAATAGATTCTAAACGTAATCGAAGAGCAACTAATTCATTGAGTTTCATATAATACCGTTATCTAGTATTTATTCGAAGGTAAACAGTTGATCAAAAGTTGTTTTTATATCTGTGTGTCCGGGAATATCCCAATCAAGTACACCAAGTAAGTTTTCTACTTTTTGATTTACAATGCCCATTTCCATTAGATCATCATCAAATGGCAGCTCTTTAAACCAAGCAGGAATATGCGACTCGTCTGTGGGATAGCCAACTGATGTGTATCCTAGTGGATTATCTTTAAGTTTACACACAATTGTTTTCATACCATCCACAATCTGCATACTATAGTTGTCGCCGTACATGCGGCGCAGATTATTCCAGTTCATTGCAGCACGCACGTGTCCAGGCATGTTGGCTTTGCCCAAACGCTGTTCTTCGGCAGTATATTTTGTTAGATTGTTTACACGCTTTGGAGTACCTTTTTCCCAAGCAGGTCTGTCAGCAAATGCTATTTTAAATTCACGTACTTTATCATAGATCTGTTCCTTTTCGGCACCAGTCAAGACATCTAACAAGATTTCACTTAAGAATTCCTGCACAATCTTTGGAGTGTCTGACCGCTTTAGGTCCAAGCCCATGGCTTTTACTTTACCAGGCTTACCACTTTTGTCTTGACGATTGCCTTCTAGATCATAAATCAGCACTGCATAACGTTTCTTTTTAATAAACAAACTCTTACTTGCAACAAGTTCACGACCGCCTCGAATAATAGCACCCATTTCTCGGGGACAATGACAAGCACGTTCCATGAATGCCGGAAATGATTCATTTACACTATCAGCAATGGCATCATACATCTGTATGCAAACGTCTTTGTTCCACTCTAAGGTACCCGCTTCAACTTCCGTTTTAATTGCCGGCCATGCGGAGAAGTAGACAGAATCCGTGTCACCGTAGATGACAGCCTGGCCAACATGATCGTAAGTGCCCGTGATTGCTTCATTGACGTGCGAGTCCATATGTTTTGCGATAATGCGGCCTGTAAGCGTTGTACTTTGCCCAATACGTTGATCAAAGAACCTGCACCCGGGGTTAAGGATAGCGCCGTATAAGGAGTTAAGGTTAATTTTTTTGACGAGTTGTCTTTTATCCCAGAACGCAATGTCTTCAGCAGTTTCTGCGGTCTTCTTTTTTGCTTGCATTTCTTTTCGTTCTGCATACCATCTCTCCAATAAACCTGGGATTATTCCCTTCATGTCATACTTAAAAATTGTTCCGTTGGCACTAAGTGTCCAAGGCTCTCGCCCTTCAAAGATTAATCGCCATACATCGGCGGCACTAAGCACATCACTGCCACCAGATTCCCAGTCTATGGTAATTTCTGTGCCGGCTTCTAAATTCATTACTGCTTGGTATTCTAAACTACCAAACATGTTTTCCCAGGCATCGGCAAAACTTGCACCGGCGTCCATCTTTTCTTTAATATAGTGGTCAGTCATTACCGGGCGGAGTTGCCCAACGACTGTTTCTGGTCCCATGTTAAGGGCTCGAATAGCCGAGGGGTAGAGACTGTTGATGTCAATGGCGCCGACCCATTCGTGCATTCCTTTTTTGGGATAAGCAACATAGGCACCTGCGGCTTGCGTGTTTTCTTTGTCATCTCGGTTTTTCCTATTAGGTACAATCATACCACGTTGATGTGCTTCATTGATAATAGCTTGTTCTGTAACTGCAACTGCACCCATTGTAGTTGCTAACAGCACAGTATTATCATGTGCAATTTCGTTTGCAAGGTCGATAAAACGTAGTTTCTTATCAAACTTTGCAATCAACATGGTATCTTGTCGGTTATAGTCAATGAACTTAGGAAAGTCTCGATTATACAATTGATCAAGAGTGCCTTCGTAGGCAACTTTGCGTTCATCCAGTTCATATTCGCCGATAGCGTCTAGGCTATAACTGTGTCGTTCTTCATATGTGTATTTACGATATAACTGCATATAGTCCATATGAACACGACCTATTAGGTCAAAGGTTATATTTTCTGCACCAAACCGTTCAAAGGTACGTTGTTTTGGATATTGTCCCCATAAACACATTCTACGTGTGTCGTCTTTGCTTAACACACGAGTAATGCGCATTGTGGTATATGGAATATCAAAACCTTCTGAGTTCCATCCGCTTAAAATATCTGCATCGTCGATCAAGTCAAGGAAGGTGTTAAGCATATCCTCTTCACGTTCGAACAAAAAGCAGTTTTCAAATTTACTACAAATTTCTTCGGCGGATTCCCGGGAATAACTCTTCGGCGGTATAACCAGGGTGACTAATTTATCCATCCAGTCAAGGTACACAGAAATAGCAGTAATTGGATTAAACGGATCTTCAGGTTTAGAATACCCACGCTCGGGGTCAAAGTCGACCTCAATATCAAAAAACGCTGTATGTAATTTTGGTGAAGTAGCACCCAAGTAGTTGGTTTCTAAACAACGAAAGATAGGATTGATGTCAGACTCCCACAAACGTGTACCCGACATTACTTTTAATTCTTTGTGATATTCTTTTGAATTTCTTGTGTTGAATCTTGACACAGGAGTGTCAAAGATTGTTCTAAACTTACCGCGAGGATCATCATAGTAAAATATATAATCCGCCGGATATTCGCGATACTCTCTTTGGCCGTTTACACGTTCAACAACGTGAATACGATCCTTTTGACGATCATAGAGTGCATCAACATACGACACTAAAATTACTCCTTTTGTTATTAGTAATAGATACTATAAATTTTCTTAACATCTAAATCTGGATGAAAGCGTTGTACTTGGTCTAAACAAAAATGTATTATAGCATAATCATCTGCAAATTTACTAGAGCGTGTTAGTTCTTTCATATAACTATGGGCAAATCTAATTTTTTCATAGTCTGATCCAGTGAAGTCGCAGTCTAAATTATCGGCAACTTGATCTGCGACTGATTGCGGAACGCTGGCAATACCAAAGTTAATGTCTGCGTGCCAGACTAAATTTGGTTCAGCAATACTGAAACGATTTTTGGGATAACGCTTAACCAAGTACCGCCAGAAATCCATAACATGATGAAAGTTTAAACTTGTAAGTGTAGTAATTACATTTACCTTAACTGACTTACCTAGCAGTTGTTGTTCTAGTTGCCATGCCATGAGTAAATCAACATTAGATTCTATGCTAGGCCAATCACTTGGTGTTCTTTGGATGTAGGCTATTTCGTCCATGCCATCTAGGCTTAGATTAAGTTCTATAGTTTGATATTTGCTCAGAGTATCAAGCAAGCGACGATTAATATTTGTACAGTTGGTACTGGGCCAAACTTTTATCTGTTGACTGTATCCTAGTTCTACTAGTCGTTCTAAAAAATCTATGTTTTCTTTAACCAGTGTGGGTTCGCCACCTGTGATAAACAAACTGCGAATACTGTTATAATGGTCTGCAAATACCCGTTCTAGTCCAATTGACACGGGCCAATCAAACACAGTATTAAAATCTGTGTCGTGATTAAGTGGTGGAATGATACCTGGAACAAATGTTAGTTCCTGTGGTGTGTCGACAAAGCGTTTAAAAAACTTACCAAAGTTTGTGCTAAATGCAGGATTACACATTTTGCATGCAAGGTTGCAAAGATTCCCTGAACTAACTTGAAAGTCAAATGCTAACTTAGATAAGCGACCATTATTTTCTTTGGCTTCTGTGATACGGTCTTGTATAGATTCAACGGGAATTCTATTTAATGTTTTAAGTCGTAGACTATTGCCGGCGGCAGCTTCTTGTTCCCAACACACACGACATGCTTCGGGCTTTTCTCCGACAATTAAACTTTGTCTAAGGCTTTGTAGCCGATCACTGTTCCAAGCTTCTGTTAGTGTGTGCGTTGCAATGTTGTAGACATCACCGTTGGCATCCGTGTGCTCGCCGCTTATTGCCGCACAACAATATTTTATTTCACCGTTGGGTTCGATGTCAGTGTGTGCAAACGGATAAGGACAAATCGTTGAACTCATTCTAATGCGTGTATGATTAATTTAATTAGGCCAACCATGTCAATGCAGAACAATAGCGCATAGTTAGCCAGCATGCCAAAACTGCCCCGAGTCCAGGCGGCCCAGGCATACACTAGAGTACTGGCTACCCATATGCAATACAATTGCAATAGTGGTGGATTAGGCAAGAATATTGTCATGCCTAATGCACATCCTACGCTACCAAACCAACCTGCGATTTCTAAACAAAATCGCAGAGGCCACTCACGGTAGTCTCTGCGTGCCCAATCAAGAGTATTATTGTACCATGACGAAATGGTTTGTTTCACAGGGTTTTACCTACAGTTTCTAAAATAGTATTTAGATCTTCGTGATCCCTATTTGTCTCGCCAAGTTTGGCTTTGTGAGCAATACGAATTGCTTTTTTTAGCACAGCAGGCTTAACTTCTAACTCTTCGGCCACTGCTTTGATAGTGTCATTTAACCCTGCGGTAAGGTCTTCAACTTCACGCATTACCTGCATACCTTCGTTGATGATTTGAGTTAATTTTGCTTTTTGTTCACTTCCAAACATTAATGATGCCATATATTTCCTTTGTTTTTATGTTGAATAAATATTTTTATGAATATCAATCACAATCAAGTTGCTGTCGTATTGTACGATAACATACTACCCCAATACAAGAGTGTTAGAGCAAACTTACACGATTTTACTGAATTTAAACTAAATGGTAAACAACAATTTACTATTTTTGAAACAGAAAATGTATCCGATACTTTAACTGAACTCACCGATCGAGAATTTGATTGGGCAGTTGTTATTGCAATTGGTACATACCTGCAAGGACAACATACTGTATTTAATACTTTGGATTTTGTCACAAATGAAAATAGTCCACTATGTTGTCATATTATAAACAAGAACAACTGTTTTTATATGGATAGCCAATATTTTGCCATAGATTTAAAAACATACAAACAATTAGGTTGTCCTAGATTCGAAGAAACTGATAACACACAAATTGAAATTCCTGACATTCTAAGAAGTACAGATAATGTACACGATGATTATACTCCGTGGTGGATCAAACCCGGTAATGGAACAAAACAACAGTATTCGGGTATGGGCCACTTTGGAATTCAAGCGGTATCAACATATATAGATGCTGGATATCAAATTGTTAACATTCCGCAATCGGTTCGTAGTCAAAAGAATTATAGTTATCCAAATTGGAATTACAATGATCTAGTAAATTTAATTGCAGATCCCAAATATGCAGTTCCGGAAAACACAGGATTATTTTGGTTTAATCGGGATCTGAAAGTATTAACAAATAGTTTGAATCATGGCTATTATGTTATAAACACAGAAACTTTTTCTCGCAGTCCACGTTCGGATAAAACACCATTGGATGTATTCATTGGTGTGTGCGGAGGATTTAAACCTGCATGCATAGTAGGTAAAGATAATTTTAGTGAAGATACAAAAGTATATCTTTATGATATTAGTCAAGCTGCAATTGATTGGCAACGATATTTAAAAACAAATTGGGACGGCGACCTAGACAAATTTGAATCTACGTTCAATTCTTTTCAGTCACAAAACCCAACTTACATGCCATTGTATTATGCTCATGAACCAATGAAAATAAACATAGATTGGTTTTTACAATCAGCAAACTTATCCGCAGAAGAATTCACCGCTCGTTGGCAAAAATATTTAAAAATGCCAACGGAGTTTATAAATCTAAATTTATTAGACAATGATGCAGTTGATCAATTAATTGCAATATCTAAGAATTGCTCAAAAGGTGCTTACATATGGACCAGTAATGCATTTTTTATGGATTATATAATGTTCTTTAAATCTCGTGCCTGGACAAATCAAAAACAACAAGATTTTATCAATGAACTAACATCAAAGGCCACTAAAACTATAGTGTTGGAAAACTGTGGTCAATTGACATTTATCAAGTAGCGTGTATTAGTATTACGTCTTTGTGATCAACGACGTTATATTTTCGCCAGTTACTACTTGCATGCACGTATGTGCGATCAAACATACCCAATGAACCTAATTCATAGTTGTATATGCCATCTAGTTCTAGGTAATTACAGATAATGCGATTACCTAATACACAGTGGTCAACATCATCGGCATGGCTAAGCTCGGGCAATTGTTGACCTTGTTCTAATTGAGTATTAATTTCTAGCAGTCCTGCTATTAATTCTTCGTTTGTAAAAAATTCTTGTTTCCAAACTATAGTTTTAAAAATATTGTTGGTATTTTCATATAGTGGAATTATACAACTTTTACCTATTTGTTTAGCATTTCTGTCGCCAGGTTCGTCAACATGTATCGAATGTGGAAGAATTTGTCTTTGATAAGCAACATATAATTGCACATGTTGTTTCATTAGAGATCTAAATGTTTTTTCTATGATTTTAAATGCACGATCAGAATGATCTAATACAACTCTTAAATCTAATACATCTGTGTCTACATTGTAGATTTGTTTGGCTTTTTCTCTATCATATGGTCTACTAGTAACACGGTCTGTGGCGAACTTTTCTGCCATGTCAGATCTAAGCCATTCTATTTGTTCTAGCGTTAAAAAATTTTTAAAACTCTCAACCATTTTGCGCTTTCTTATAACTGTCTAATACTAGTCGGTTCCAATTGGGGTTTTTAGGTTCGCCGTGTACTATTATATGATACCGAGGGATATCACTATCGTTGTATACTGCATGTGTAATCCCATTGTCAAATAAAAATACACTACCGGTATTTTTAAATGGTAAACATCCGTCTGTGGTAACCATATTACAACCTTCAGGATGATTTAAACTTATATTAACGGCTGCATGCAAATGCCTTCTTTGATTGTCTCGATGTGGAGTGATATATCCTCCGGGTTCTAACAACATATATCGTAGTCTATGATATTTGGTGTAGGGAAAGATATTTTTAAAATAGTTTACTGTAACAGGACAACGATCTTGAATTTCTGTCCAGGTATAAGGTGCAGTATCCCAGGTCATTCCGTAACTTTCTGCACTACCAGTGTGTGTTGCACTTATTCCGTGAACACATAAACTATGCCAGCCTTGATGACTATTTTCGTCACCACGATGTTCAACGAACAGTTCTCTGAGATTTTTAGCCTCCTCTAGCATTTCTGTATATGGAGCATCGATTAATAATTCTAGCCATGGAGCCATTGATTTTGTATACACCCATTCTGTTTGTTCCCACCAATTGGCAATATCTTCGGGAATATGCGGATACGTGAATGTATTGTTTTTATTTTCGTCTACAAATTTTTGTGCGGCCGGGTGCATAGTTAAATCCTTGGTGCTCACTTTCGGGATGTTTGGGCACGACTCCTACTAATCCCGGGCCAGCAGCCGGCCCACACCTCCGTTACGAATAACGGGTCCTAAGGGTGTTTTAGTAGCTGATACGCTTCGGGAAATGTATCGGCAAAATTCTCTTTACGTAGGGAATCATACCCATCGGTAACACGTTTAAATTCTTGTAATAACTCCGGCGAATTATCGACACCCATCTCAAGCTGTGGAATCAAATGTTTCACAGCAGTATTGGTTAATTTATTTTTAACAGCTTGTTTCATTGAATCAGGTGCTATACGCATATTTAAGTGCAATGGTCTATGCAGTATATTAAATCCACATGTTATTCCACGTTGGTTAAAGTACTGCCATATATCACTGGCATAATATATATTTAACAAACTTACAGTAACACATACACTTAAAACAACATTTGGATTTTCTGCAGCTAACTGTTGATATTTTGATAAGTTAACTTCAATCTCTGACCATTTTGCAGGATAACGCATATACTCAAATTGTTTGCCAATGCCATCCATGCTAATACCTATATCAACACTACGAAACTTTTTAAAAATTTCATAGTAATCATCTCTCCATACGGTTCCGTTAGTGTTTATGTGTATATCTACCGTATCGGCTAAAGGCAGTTGGCTTGCAGCAGCAAGTAGTGACCAAAGAGGTTCAATTAGCAACGGCTCGGCGCCGTACAGGTCATAATAAACTATATCTTGAGCCCATTGATTTAATGTAGCCCAGGTTGCACTATCATCGGCAAAACTTTGTTGCGCACCACGAAACTGTTCTAGATAAACGGGATACGATGTTTCATCCGCTTCCACATGATAGTAATCACGAATCCAACGACTGCTCGTATGAGGGTTACAGTGCCTACAAGCAAGGTTGCACAAATTACCGGGCTTGAGCATAATAACACGAGGATGGTCCGTAGGTATAACATTGGCAAACTGTTCATTACTTAATAACCTTTTACTGCGCCTTCCGGCTGCTTCTTCGTCCCAGCAGTCTTGGCAGTTGTGATGTTGCTGATTTGATTTTAATGCACTGGCAATTTCTTGTCTTGTGGGACTCGCCCATGCGTCTTCTAGCGTATGTTGATCAAGTCGAATAAGTGATTGATCGTGATGTTGAAACCAAACACGACTTTGATTACACATTGATGCATAGCCACCATTTTGTGTACTTAGTCCTAGATCGGCTAACACACAATAGGTCATTGAAATTCGGGCCAAAGATCGGCAAATTTTAGTGGACTATCGGGCCAGTATGTGTGTTCTTGTTCTGCATGCCAATCGTATAAGGTTTGAGTTTCTGCATCGGGATTGTTGGCCTTAACTAAATTAGCAGCTTGCTCTTTAAAAAATTCTGCGGACTGTGGATTATATTTGATACTTTTAATTAATTCTCGTGCAGATTGTTGCATAAATTTGTTAGGCAAACTAAATGCACTCAATCTATGTGGATGTGTTAGTTCTGCCCAACGTATTGGTGGCAGTTGGTTGTCTGCAAAATATTCATGTATGCTGCTAATATCTAAACAATTATACACACTAAACTGACCAGTTACATTAACACTTTGATGTGGTGCAGCATCTTTTAATGTTTGTATGTTGTGCAGCATCAACTGCCAGTCTGCCCCATGCCGCACATATTCAAAACGATCTTCTATGGTTTCAAAACTTATATCCCAGGTAACATTGTCAAGCTCGGTTAGTCTACGAAATATTTTATTTTTTTCTAATGGAACACTAAGATTGGTTATTACATTTATGTGTACTGAATTGTCAATGACATCTAGTAGTAGTTCGTTTTCTTTTTGTAACAACGGCTCACCACCAAGTAGTCCTAGATTTTTAATTGTGCTGCGATGCTGAACAATATAATCCATTATGCCTTGGATGTCAGCATAGTCTGCACGTTCAAGTGGGTGTCCTTTTAATTGAGCCCAAATACTGCTAGCTTCTGACCCACAGTATACACAACTTAAATTACAGGTATTTGACCAACGAATGTCGAGATTTTGTAGTGGTTGATCTTTTAAACTAACAATAGGTATAGTTCGACGTTCGGCAATATCGTTATACCATGTGCGTTCTGTTACAGGAGTGTGTCGTTCGCGATCAATGCAAATGCGGCAATTATCATGTTCTTGATTATTAACAATAGCTGTTTTAATTTCATCTAGTAGACTATTGTTAATTGCAGAATCTAAACTAACTTCTCGCAGATTTCCCAATTCTGTTTGGCCAGCACAACAGGTCTTATAAACACCCAACGGGTTTATATGTATATTTGTCCAAGGAGCATAGCAAAAGTTTGACCCAATATCCGGGGTTAAATTGATTGTCATTGTGTATTTAACTATTATTTTAAAGCATGGGGCAATAAAGTATTCAGCCTTATCTGTATAGTCAGTAATAATTCATCATAATTTAATGGTTTAGGAGTCTGCATGTGAATACTAAGCCAATTTAACGGTATATCTTCATAAAATATTTCTTGGTCATATCTAATAGAATTACTTCTGGGATCTTGTAAAATGCTTTCAAGTATAGATTCATCTATAATAGACATGTCTATATCAATAGGAGAATTTTCAACATCAGCATATGCATCACGCACTAATTTTTCTTCAGTAGTGTACCACCATATATTTCTTTTTTTAGCAATATACAAACTCTCTATTCTCTCTATTTCATTTTTTCTTTGTAATTTTATTATATATGCATCACTCATTATTTTTTCTAAAAGTGATCTTGGATATTTAACAGGTTTAGAATGAGTGTCAGGGTAGTCTATTAGATTATGATTTGGTGTTTTTAAAATATATTGATCGTTGTTTGCGGCAAAATCTAAGAAATCTAAAAATTCAGATGCATTGTGTTCAGGTTCTAAAAATAATCTAAGAGACGGATATAAAGAATGAAGATACGTTGCAAATACATTGCTGCCAGTTCTTGGTCGACAAGCAATGACTATTGGAAATTTGTTTATATTATTGAAGAAGTCCATATGATAGGTCTACAGATACTGCAGAAATAATTATAATGTATTTAATCTGTAATTTTTACAGACTTTACTTTTTTGTGTACTGCTTACGCAATAGTACCTTAATAAGATTTTGAACCCTAGGATCAGTAGGTGGCAACATAGTCTTTTCAACGTGCCAATAACCTAGAGTTTTATCTTCCCAGCTGCCAAATTTGACAATTTTGTTGACTCCTGGGCCAAACTGTGCCTGTGCCATAGCACCCAGAGATTTGACAGAATCTGGTACAAAAGTCATGGTGTAGAATTTATTGACATTTTGACCATCAAGTTTAGCTCGAAATTCTTGATTTTGTACTCGAGATACTATGCGAGTTTTGGCCTGAGCATCGCCGGCCTGTATCGAAGAAGCCGTCAACTTGATACCATTGTTTTCCAAACCTGCTTTGGCCACTTTGTCAACATCAGATCGACCAGTATACACACTGGCCGTGATCATGGGCGCACCCTTGGTACGCACAAAATCCAGCACTCGTTCTATGGCAGTGTTTTTTTGTATTTGATCAGTATCAGGGCCTTGCATTAACTTAGCCAACTTGGACTGATACTCTTGACGATAAGCAGCAGGATCGCTGGCTATGATCATGGCACGCACAAAACGTCCTATCACATTGTACACACCCTGAAAGTCCTGTAGATAGTTGCCACCAGCATGTCTAAAACTAATATACTTGCCGTTGTTGCTGATACTACTGGTATGGCTGCCAGTGGCATTGTTGGCTATGCTCTGCAACATTTTCAAATCTGTATCTTTATTGACTGCGTTCTTTACCAGGTGTCCCTGCGCACTGCGGGCATAGTCATTGTGCTCGCGACCAAAGTATTTGAGCACATATTGGTCGCCCAGAAATACTGCCAATTTTAACAAATCCAGTTTCTGCGGAATACTGACATTGATGTGTAGGCCAGTGGTTTTGTTGGTATACAGTCCCTGTTGCTGAGCCAAGGCATAGAAATTCTTGACAGCATCTATGGCTTCGGCCACCGGCAAGGGCGGACTCACTATTTCGGCACTGGCATCTTCGTCTTTGTCAGCAGTCAAACTGCCGTCGGGCTCGATGTACCAGTTTTTTAAATTTTTGTCTTCTTGATGATAGCTGTCAAACACAGTGACCTTGCGTCCCATGACAGACTGTATTATGGGTTTGAGTGCATCGGCCGCTTTTCTATAGAGTCGGTCATCGTCATCATCGTAGTCATCATCGGCGTAATCTTTGAGATTTAATTCTGCCCATACTGCCGAAGGAGAGTATTGAAAAAATCGGCTGGTGTGACGGTCTATACCCATGCTAGCACCAGTCAACCATGACAAAAATCCATTCCAGCTTGATGAGTCATCAACGGTACGAACTATCTCTGATCCTACAGCAAATATTTTTGATTTGTTGTAGTCTGCATACACATATCGACCAAACAGTCTTGCGAATCGCATCTGATCCTGTAGGCTGGTACTGTCAAAGGAAAAATCAGGTTTGCTGTCGCGCATCAGCTTTAGAGCTTTTTTGGCACATTTTTCTTTTACATCATCAGGCAGCTTGTTGTAGAGTTCTATGATTTTTGGCAGGTGGCCCGAATACCAGACTTGATAAGCCTCATTAGCAGTACGGAATCCGCGATAGGGTCTTTTGAATTTGAACAAGGAGTCAAACCATTTGGTAGAAAGTACCACACCGTTTTCAAAAGTTGAGCCAACGTTGTTGTCCCAAACATTGGCATAGTACATGGCATCATCTGCTTGCTTGGCAGTGATCGTGGCATCATCTGATGTTTTTTGAAATACAGCCGGGGGCACATGCACTTCAAATTCAAATCCGATTAATACACCAGCACCCTGCCCTTGCTCAATGGCGTTAGCAAAAGCACTAGGATTCATTGGTGCTTCAACAACGCTGCGTGATTCAATGATGTCTTTTATATACATATCAATATTTATCGTAAACTTAAAGCTTGATCTTGTTGGCTAGCATATGCTTTATGTAGTTTATCAATATAACCCAGGTTTCGTAATATTTTAAATGATAAGTTTTCTACGCCAAACTCGCCATGTTTGTCTAATCCCGATCTGCGCATTTGTTTTAACTTATATACAATTCGTATAATATCTTCGGGGTCGTTGGCTTGATTTACTGCAACATCTATTTGTTTCATTAGATCACGTGTTTTTGCATTTATAGCACGATCATCAATTTGTGGGCGATCAAATTTGGGTTCCTTAATCCACTTTCCGTGTAATAAACTGTAAACACCGGCACTAACAGGAGGATTGTTAACATCCTCGACATACATTTCTACTTCATGTCCGTATATGGTAATATCATGTTCGGTATTCCAAATACGCTTTTTCGCAGAATAAAATTTTTCTGCTAGGTCATCACATTTTAAGTCTGCGTATTTGGTTACTACATGTACATCAAAATCACTGTATTTGGTATAGTTGTAGTTAGCCATACTTCCTGTTAATACTACATCAATGACACGAAAATCTGGTATGTCTAAACTGTGTGTAAAAAATAGTGCAGTTTTTAATAACTGTAATTGCACCCGTGGATCAATGTCATTATCATGCCAGACCCGCGGATTTAATGCATCGTGGTAAGCAACATTGTTCTGTACATAACTTTCAGCAACAATAGGTTTATTTTTATAATATTCTGGAAAGCGTCGCCCAAACTCTCTCATGATAATGCCGGCAACTGCATTAGCTTCATTTTCTTGATCACTGCCAGTTTCGCCGTCACTGTAGTTTAAATTGCCTGTTTGATCCTGGCGAAAGTGTGTCAACTCATGGCCCATGGTTCTTACAATGTCTAACGGATGACGATTCGCAATACCAAGAACCATTTCACTTTGATCTGCATCATAATAACCGAATGTTGGTTGTCCACCTTGTGGCGGTATTTCTCGAACTAGCTTTATTCGAGGTACATGTGTAATACCAATTATCTCTGCGGCCATTGGCAAAAAGTCCTGCATCATAGCGATAAAATCGTCGTCGCTGGTTTCAAGAAACTCATTGGCAATAGACTGACAAATTTTTCTAATTTTAGGATTAGACGTTTCAACTTCGGCAAACTGTCGTTGCTCTCCGTGCTGTGTTGGATCCTTATATCCGCAGTAGACTTTTTTAACTGTGCTTTGATTTATTAAATCTGTACAACTTGATTGATATCTATCATCCATGTCTTGATTGCATGGACTTAGTGTTGTGACAATGATACTACCTTCGGGTATATCACCATACTTGTTTTGATAGTTGTCAATTGCTACTCTTTCGGCATGCACACGTTGACCATCTGGTCCTGGAGAATTCACACCAACTGCAATACGATGGTCGGGATCTAATACACAGGCTGCAACTAATCCAAAGTCTTGTTGGCTTTTTTGTCCATTGATGACTGCCTGGCAAAGTTCAATCAATACCGAGTCTAAATGCTGATAGTTACTGACTTCATTGTCTTTCATCTTAGGCTTGACTTTAACATCCACCCGTGTTTTTCATGTGCATCCATGCGTTCAGCAAGGAAGTTACTAAATCCATGTTTGCCTTCGGCTTCGGCTAAATCATAGACTATTTTAAACATACCAATGGCTTTTTGATTGTCTTCAATAAGTTGATGTACCATGGCCATCTGTGGCGGTATTTCTGTTTCATCTTCGATTTGTGTTAGTACACTAAATCTAGTGTAGCTGGCCGGCACAAATGCTCCTAGACTGCGAATCTTTTCTGCAAAGTCGTCAATCGCATCATAAACTTCTTCGTAGATTTTACCAAAAAGACCGTGATACTCATAGAAGTCAGCACCAGTTACATTCCAGTGATAGTTGTGTGCTTTTAGATAAAAGCTGAATTCTGTGGCAAATGCTATTTTTGCTGCTTTTTGTAGTTCATCCATTGTTATACCTCATATCCTGCTTGACGCATTTCTAACAACATACTATCAAGTAAGGAATCATAATCTTCTTTAATGTGTCCACCTACAGGACTGGTGCTGTCTACTGCCACCGGCATGTTGCTGTCTTCTGTTTGTCGAGCAGGTCTGCAATCAAGTATAGTAGCATTATGTCGTTCTGCCCAATCACGTGCGGCAGATTCACTGCTAAACACTCGTGTTGCTAATACACGTTGATCTCTACGATTATACACATAATAACGACATTCTACTGCGGTGTTTTCGGCCAAATGCCATGCCGCTTGGTCCGCATCATGATCTGGTCTTACTGCTTTATTTTTTTGTACTTCGGCAGCACCTAGTCCTAGTTTGGCTCGACGCTTTTTTTCTGCCATTTGTGTTTCGTAGTCTTTTATGCCGTGATAAACTTCACCGTGTGGTGGTTGCAAAGGACGATCCTTTGACACTAGATTTTTAACATCAGAGTAGTTTATTTTTGGTTTCTTTTTAGGACTTTGAAATCCGAAGATACTTTCTTGTTCAATGTCTTCGTGCCATTGATTGTTGCTGCCGGCCCAAGCATCTCCTTGATCGCTATGCCATTGGTTGTCAGCGCCTGTCCATGCATCTTCGTCTACACTTTGCTCACGAATAAAATCGTCATCGCCGTAGTGTAATTCCCAAGGCTCAATAAAATCATCGTCATCACGTTGTCTTGGTGCTATACCAGTGCCATGACATACTCTGCAACTGGTATTATCAGTAAGTCCTTCGCCAGTGCCACGACATGTATAACACTCGTTATCAGCATCTTCTGGGCCTTCGGACACTTTTGCTACTGGTGGTTTTTGCTTGGCTATCTCTAATTCATTTGTTGTAACAACTTTAAATTGTGCGCCGCCACCGCGTGCCAATAGTGTTTTAATTTTATCTGCGGAACCATAGTTATCACCGGCAACTACAACAGTTCCATCGGGTTGGATTTGTTTTATAACTCTAGTAACAAAAGCATGATCTGTATTAGGATACTGTTTTTGCACTGCCGCTAGTCCACGTTGCAATGCTTGTGAGGCTTGTTGCATTTGTGGAGTTTGCTGACTATCTTCCGCCACACCTTGCTTACCTCCATGGACGGCATTTAATAATAATTGGTATAGTGCTTTTTTAGCAAGATCAAATGATGGGAATACTTGTTTGTTTTTTGTACTTCTGTTTACGTAAATTTTGTATACATTACCTTGTTTTACTAAACGATATTCGTTTCCATTTATTGTTTTAAGGAATAATAACTTAATATGTGCGGATGGATCATCTGATATTGTAAACTCACCTTCCGCCAATTGTTTACCGGTCAAAGTTATAGTTTTATCCGGATTCATTCTAATAATTCTGTCGTTTAATAAACTTGTATAAACATGACGTTGTGCAGGTGTAATACCATTTCTATCTATCTTAAAAGGCAGATTATGATTTTCTGCTGTTTCAATGGCCTTTATTAATAATATTTTACCATGTCCCAACCCTCTGACGTCGGAATGTATCATGGCATCATTCTCTACATCATTTGTTTCAGGGAAATATTGATAGGCAAAAAATCCTGCTTCTCTACCGTCTACGGCCAGTTCAACTTCAAATGATGTTTCGTAGTTATCTCTTGAGAATATGTTAAAAGATGGTTGTGATTGTTCTGAGCCTTCCGCCACACCTTCTTTGTATGTAACAGGATCAGTTTGTTTTAAAAATTCGTCAGGATCAAAATCTTTTACACTATAGGATTCGATATAGTCTTTATAATTTGATAATTTTTTAATTATCTCGGGGGAATTGTTAATCCACATAGCACGAGGAACATCTAATACAGTATATTGTCCTTCTGACATTAATTTTATATTGTTATAATGTTCAGGAATCCCTGGCATAAATGTAGTAAAATATTTTAATAAACTCATTAGTGATGTATAATTTTTATACAAAGGATCTGTTTTGGAAGTAGTAGACATTGACACCGCGGTTGCAATAGCAGGCATTATTGGACCATTTGGGGCAATAACCTCATCGATTAATTGCTGACGCAAATTCTCTTTAATTTTTGCATCTTCAGAATTAGTAGTATTTTGATTACTAGTATTATTTTTTGACGGGTTCACTGTAGATTTTTGTGATGCCGGTTCCGTAGGATTGATATTATTTTGCCATGAACTTCTAGTATTTTTTTGTTGAAAATTATCTTTTGATTGAACATATTTTTTAATGTAATCGTATACGGCCTCTGCTCCAGAAAATGCTGCAGTCGCTATTCCTATACTTGCTAAATCGATACCTACTTTCTTTAAAAAATTTCTACGATTGTTATTAGGTGACTGGTTGGGTTGTGCTTTAGGCGGCTCTTGCGAAGCACGCTCTGCATTCACTGCGTCCAATATTTCTTTTTCGGTAATGTTGTACTTACGCATCAATGCCGATAATTGTCTTTTCAATAAATCTGTTTCGTGCTGAGGTTTATTATGACTATTTTGTATTTCTTTATATAATTGAATACAACTATTTAACGCCCCATCTCTTGTACCAGCCTCCGCTACACCTTGTAAACTCTTGCGAATAGCAGCAGAAGTTTTATCAATCTGCTTACCAGTGGCCCGCATTACATTGCCCATACGGTCTGTGGCTTGGCGGTGCTTGCCAGCAGCAGCAAGTTCGTCTGCAGACTTTCGAGCCTTTTGTTTATAACTAGACAATGTGTCTGAACTTAGTTCGTCAACTATTTCATCTTGGCTTTCATCTGCAGGTCTTGTATAAACTTGTTGTACATTTTTTGGATCTTTATCAAGGATTACATTCGGCAATGGTGCATTTTTATCTTTTGCAAAATGCTGGCGCATGTCTGCAACGCTAGGTGTTGGTTTAGGTGCAGGTTTTTTAGCAGGCTGAAAATGAAAAATTCCTTCTACAGATTTTTCTTTTTCAAATAAATCGCTGATAAACATTATTTCATTGCTCCTGCAGATTTAACCAAGTTTGCTAATTGTTGTCCTTGGGGACCTTGTAAAATTTTACCTAGTGCTGGCGCCATTTTACTTATAGCAGCTTGATCAGCGGTGCTCATAGGTGCACCTGTTTCGGCTTTTTGTAATGCTGGTCCAGTTTTAGCTGGATCTACATCAACACCGGCAGTTTTTAGAACGCCAAGATTCTTTTGTTGTAATGCTTGTTGTTGTTGTAGTTTTGCAGCATCTTGAGGTTTGTTTGCACCACCAGCGGTTGTTTGTGCCATGGTTGTTTGTGCAGTGGGTGTGAGATCTTCTGCCATATCCTCATCCATGCTGCCTTTTAATAACCCTGCTTTTTCCATAGCTGCCGACGATTCGGGCCCTAACTTTTGTACACCACTAGCAACACCTTTAGCATTGATGGCAATATATGGAGCAGGTGTCCTTACCATTCCGTTGTTAGACACAATGTATGTGTTGTTTTGTGTATCCAATACCGCTTTAACTGTTTGTCCAGCAAAAGGTACAGTAGTTAAAGTAAATCCATTGCCTAGATCTTGTTGTGCATGTGCACCTAGCGCACCCAATGCCATGGCCCCGCCAACAACTGCATCTTTCCAGCCTTCCGCCACACCTTCATTAGGCACACAGTTGTTTACACGCACACCACCTTTGATCTTTGTACCTTCTTTGTGCTTACCAGTCCAGCACTTGGGATCTAGGCGTGTTTTAATTTCGTTTACAGCTGCACCTGTGGGTACAGCACTTTCGCAATTCCACTTGCGTAGTGCTTTATTGATACGGCTATTTGGATCTCTCTTGGTCTTGGCTCCAGTACGATGTTTCTTCATACCTTTCATACGAGCACAAAAACTCTTACGACGCTTTGAGGCCTTTGAGCCTTTCTTTAACTTGCTGGGTTTGGTTGTGACTGCAGTTTGTAGTTTGCTACCAGGATGACTACGACGATAACTTGCTACACCTTTTTTATTCAAGCCGCCATTTTTATTCTTACCTGATGACTTTTGCCAGGCTTCTGCTTCGGCTAATAATTCTTCATCATCACAGTCATCGAAATCTTCCCAGATTAGATCTGCGTCAACACCATTTTGTTCAGCAATTGACTCAATCATTTCTTCAATAATGTCAAACTGCGAATTTAACAATTGTTCTTCTACTAGTAGATCCGCCTGAAACTGTTGCCAAGCTTCACTGATTTCCCGATGAACATTTCGTTCTTTGCTGGTACGATCAAGTTCTGGTAGTACACTTTCGGCGGCACCAACAAGGCGACCTTTGAACGGATGTTGCTTACCACCAGTCTTGGCTTTTTCAGTTCCACGCACTTGATCGCCGGGTTTTTGTCCTACCGCTTGTCCGGCGAACTTATCCATTGATTCTAATAGTTTACGCATGTCCATATTAATATACACCTTTTCCTACTTGCACCACCTGAGGTCTACGAATAACATTGCTGATCTTTTTTGGTTTTCCAGTTGGTGGTTTTCCACCTAATTCACCGACCACCGCACCAATGCTGGCTGCACCAGTTGCACCACCAGTTGCATCTTCTTTTAAGGAGCCTTCCGCCACACCTTCCTCTAACACAGCCGTTAATTGTTGTTGAGCTGACTCCATAGCAAACTCGGGCATGCCTTCGGCTTCTTGGCTTAATTGATCATACTCTAAATATTCACGCACAGTTTTTAAATAGTCTGCAGCAATGCTGATCTTTTCACTGACCCATCCATCGAGCCCGTCTAGTTCTGATACTCGTTTTAATAGTTTGTGCAATTCAATTGCATCTTTTGCAGCGTGATAACATTCTTCACGAGCCATTTGTACTTCGTGGTCTTTGTGCATAGCATGTGCATCATCGCCGATAAATTCATTTTCTACGATAAAATCTGTGGTTTTCATGGTAATTATCCTGGGTATAGTGTATTTAGTTAGCCGATATTGAACACAGTATCTGAACTTTGACCGTTAACCTGTACATTTCTTACACTAAATGTGCCGTTAGCATCGAGTGCTTCTAGTCTTACTGCATGTGTTCCGGGGTCAAGATTACAAATAACTGTTTCTTGCAGATATATTTCTGCTGGCGGAAATCTAAAAGTTCTTTCGGTGATTAAATCACGATCAACATAAATCCTGTATGCCGGAGCAGCATCTGCGTAATCACAATAGATATCTGCAGAGATCTTAACTTCCATGTTGTGCTCGCAGTTGTTTTAGTTGATGTTGCAACTTACCTAATGTTTCTACTAAACGAAATGCACGAGCATTTTTCATTGGTGTATCTGGGTGCACATCCCGGGTTAGGCTCATGCTATAACGTGGGTCTCGCGCCATTTTAGCATTGCTGGCGACAACACCAACTCCGGCTGCTTCATTAACTGACAAATCTTTTATTAACTTTGATAATTGTTTTATCTGTTGCGCAACACGTTCTAGTTTTTCTTCGGTGCTGTGTTCTTCTTGTTCAACATGATCAACATCACGTTCTTCTTTGTCCAACACATACATCGCTAGTGCTTGATCGTCGGTTTTTGCTATTGGATACATAACACGTGCACGTCTGACTAAAAGATCAACTTTGGTGTTAGAATGCTCGTGGCTTTCGGCAACTGCTTTAGGTATTTTATCTAGAATTAACCCAATTTCTGGATCTGCACGACCATACAATTGTTTAATGTATTCTAATCTTGCAGTAGGATCATCCCGTACCATGTTCCAGAGATTCCTGCAGTCTGTACCATGGCTAGCATCGTATGTTTTGCCACCGATTACTAAACTGGCCTTTACTTCAGGAACAATAATAACATAGCCATGTTGGTCAGCAGTAGTGGCTTCTTTGATGTTTTTCCAGGTTTTGAAGTAAGTTTCGTCACCGGCACGTATGCTTTTTGCAGGATTGTCTCGTTTATAAACAGCATCGGGTTGGAGTCTATCTGCATCTGGCGCCCCAACTGCAGTGATAAAAATAGTATTGGTTTTATCTATGCTGTCTGGTAATGCGTACACATTACTGGTTTCTACAACACGATCCTGCGGAACGCCGGCGGCAGTCATTAGTTGTATTTTATCGCTAAAATTAAAAGGACTTTTAGCGCCATCAGTTTTGTTGCTGGTTAAAATATACACCGCATCACGGCCAAATTTAGCCTGCAGTTGTTGAAAAACCGCAGCATGTCCACGGTGAAAAGGTTGAAAGCGGCCAGGATAAGTTACTACTATTCTGGGACCGCTTTCTTTTATAAACATTTCAGCAATAAACATAAAAAATCTCGCCTATTGCTGTATTTAGCAGTTACATATTTTCCAGTAACCAGATGTAAAATGGACTTTCAAACGCAATCTTATATGCGCCATTCCACCCTAGATTAACACATTCACGCATTGTTGTAATAGTTTTGCCGTTGTTGACTACTGGTGTATCTAATACATATTCACTGGCTTTGTGTCGTAAGTTACCAATATCAATATCGTCAATTATAATGCTTTCTATGTTTAGTAACATATCTTGCAAAATAGTCCATGTGCCATCTGCATCTGTTTCTGTTACAGTATCGCCATCGGCTTTGTTTAGCAAAACAACAGCAAGCACCGCAGGACCTTCAGGTAAATCAACAGAAAATTCATGTGTTTCTACTGATCCCGACTCGCCCGATATAGTAGTCCTTACATATTCAGTGTCATTTACCCGAATAGCAAATTCTGGTCGTTTTGACCAGTATGTGCCCGAAACGCCAATTTTAAAATTTAATGCTTCTGTGGTCATGCTGCTGGAGCCTTGTCGGTTTTTGCAGCCATTTTCATAGCATCACTTAATGCCTGTGGAACTGCTAGTTCTTTGTTGTCTAGTTCTAGTCCTTGTCCAACTGGTTGTCCAAACTGTGGCATTTTGCTTAAATCACCAGCAAACTCGTAATGTCCAATGTGATTTAACAATACTTTACCGTGCGCCCAAATCTCTCCGCCAATCTTAGACCAGCGACGGCAAAATAACCAGTCTTCGCTTAGATAATGTCCACGTTCATCAATGTTGCAATCAAAAATTGCATACATCATTGGCTCGTATTGTTTACCTAAGCCAACATCGTCGACATATTTTGACTCAGGATGTTCCTGAATCAAACGCTCATAAACACCACGCTTAAACATTAAGAAACCAGTGCCCATTGTGTCTACAGTAAAGATATCACCTTGTACTTTTGTCTGTTGATTTAAGTTAATAACATAGTTAACCGGCAATGCTTTTTTAGGATACAATCCGCCAATAACATCTTTATCGCAGGCCATCATTTGCAAAATACTTTCTGGTTGGAAACGAATATCTGCATCAATAAACATAAAGTGAGTTGCTTGTTTATTGGTCATCATTTTAGCCATTAGATTATTACGTGCTCGTTGTACTAAAGATTCGTTTACCATAGTATCAAGCGACCAGTTAAGTCCTGCTTGCTGAGCCAATAAAATAAAACGTAAAAAACTAGTCATTGTCGGCTCAGATACCATGCCACCATAGCATGGAATACCAATGTGCAAATGACATTTTGTAAAATCAAACGGCACACCTTGTTGTGGTGTAGCTGATTGTTGAGCTTGACGTGCGGCAGCAGCTTTGATCATTTCTACTGCGCTTTTTTGATTAACAGGGGTTGGAGTTTTCTTACTCATTTGGGTCTTTCTTTAGGTTATGCTTTGCTTATTTCTACAACGACACCTTCGCCGAGCAATTCTTGTGCTACATCTTCTAATGCAGCCAATGTTGTTGCGCTAACAAGATCACTGTCAGTTATAGTACCATTTGGATCATTTTTTTGTAGTTTACTTACTGTGATAACAATCACTTCTTCTTGAATACGTGCCATGTTGGCTCCTTGATAATATACTACTATTTATTCAGGCCTATGCACCAGTTCATGAATTTTTCTCACAAACCCGGGACTAATAATAGACAAAAAAGTAGCTATCTTTTCATCGTTGGCATAAAAAAATGCGCCATAAAGATAATTAAAAATTTGAAATTGGCGTATGGTGCCTGCACTTAGTTTAACATCATCTTGTGAATTTAAATAGTTAAAAATCGATGATCTTACATCATCGGGATAATATCCATCTCTGATCATGAATTTAAATTTATACTCAGGTTTTTGTTTTCTAATAATTTTGTCGCTACTGAGTATTTCTAAATCTTCGTTGTCTTTGGGCCATGTTACACTTTGGATTTTTGACTGTAGAGATTCGTTCATGGCAACAGCAACCTCTCGCAATACCTCTTGGTCTTCGGTATAAATCTGCACATAAGGATCTTCAATACGAATTTTTATTTTTGATCCAAACGAATCTTTAATGTCTCGAAGATTTTGTAGATCTGCAGAGGAAAATAAGTCAACATTTCTACGTGGACGCCAACTACCACCAAAATTATAATGCCGAATATTAAAAATCATAGCATCTAACTCGGCGGATATATTGCCAGTCCTAGCATCTGTTACTACACGACTGCCGTGCACTACTAGTTCCATGCGACAATAAAAACGATTGTAGTATCGTTTTTTTGTAAATAGGTAGTTAATGTTTTTATTGATCTTGCGCCAAAACGATGAAGCCATCGGTGTCTACTCCTGGTGCTGATTCAGATGCCGAAAAGCCAACAACATCAAATTCAATTTTATTATCTCTATAGTCAACACTGATTATACTGCCATTTACAACATTATCAAAAAGAATCTTTTTACTTAGTGGCACTTTAATTAAGTCTGTGATCTTGCGTTGTACAGGTCTTGCACCCATCTTAGGATCAAAACTTTCTTTTACTATATACTCGACTGCGGATTCAGTAAGTCTAATTTTTATATCTTTTTCAGACAACAGTTCGTTAAGTTCTACAATAAACTTAGCAACAATTTTCCTCATGCTTAGATCTGTTAGTCGGTTAAACTTAACAATACCATCTAGCCTATTGCGAAACTCTGGTTTAAAGAAGTTTTTAACAGCCTTGTCATCCTCGCCTGACTTTTGTAAATCTCTACCAAAGCCAATTGAGTTTTTGTCATTGTCTGCGGCACCTAGATTGCTGGTTAAAATAACAACAGTATTTCTACAATCAGCTTTCTTACCATTACTGCTAGTTACTACACCTTCGTCCATAAGACTTAACAATAAATTGCTAACATCTGGATGTGCTTTTTCAATTTCATCAAACAAAATAATGCTATTGGGATTCTGTTCAATGTCTCTGATCAACATACCACCACCTAAATTACCATCATCGTAGCCTACATATCCCGGGGGAGCACCGATTAGTTTAGCAACGGTGTGTTTTTCTTGATATTCGCTCATATCATATCTCAGCAGTTTCATCCCAAGATTTTCTGCTAGTAGTTTAGCAAGTTCTGTTTTGCCTGTTCCGGTCGGGCCCAGGAATAAAAACGACCCAATTGGTTTATTAATAGATTTAAGTCCGGCCTTGCTGATATAAATTTTTTCTAATACATTATCAACTGCTTCGTTTTGGCCAAACAAACGATCTTTAATGTTGTGTTCAAGACTAGAAATATTTTTAACACCGTCTGCACTGCCCATGATTTGATCAACGGGAATTTTTGTTGATTTACTTATTGCTTCAATAACATGTCCACGCAATACTGTAAAATCTGTTTGACGTATTTTTAATCTTGCAGCACAGGTATCGATTAAATCAATTGCTTTGTCTGGTAGTTTTTTATCTGCTTGATATCTTACACTTAGATCAACTGCGGCATCAATTGCTTCATCGGAGATTTTACCAATGTGAAATTCTTCAAATTTATCACGAAGTCCACGCAAAATATCTTTGGCAACTTTTGGTGTTGGCTCGTCAATAGTAACACGTTGGAAACGACGCATCAACGCACGATCTTTATCGAAACTTTGATTGTATTCTTCCCAGGTAGTACTTGCAATAACCTTGATCCTACCTTTTGTTAGTGCTGGTTTGATCATATTTGCAAAATCTACACTACTGCCACTACTACCACTGCCAGCACCTTGCATTTGATGTGCTTCGTCAATAAACAAAATACATTTGCCTTTGGCATTAAGTGATGCCAACACTACTTGTAGTTTTTCTTCAAACTCGCCGCGATATTTACTGCCTGCTAATAAACTGCCAATATCAAGATTATAAACAGTATAGTCTTTTAGATATTCGGGTACATTTTTGTTAATAATGTTTAACGCCAGGCCTTCGGCAATAGCAGTTTTGCCTACACCAGGATCTCCGACCATTAGAATGTTACTCTTATTGCGCTTTGCTAAAATTTCTGTAATTTCTTGCAGTTCAGTTTCTCGGCCAATAACAGGATCAATACCACCTTCTTGGGCAACAATATTTAGATTGTCACAATAGTGTTCTAGAATTTCATCAACTTTACCTGCTGTCACTTTGTTTTTCCCACCAAGATGATCGTATGTTTTATTAAAATGCTCAACTAGTCCTGCACGATCTAACCCGTACTTGACCATAAAATAATGTGTATAACTATTTTTTTCTGCATGCATGCTCAAAAATAAATCCATGATGGTGATATCACTGCGGGCACTAAACAATACTTGAGTTACTGCACGATTAAACACACGTTCTAGTGTATGTGTTTTCTTTGGTTCAACTTCTTCTCGAACCAAATAAGTTTGATTTAACAAATATGTATGTACATCAAGAATTAATCCTTCGATGTCGGCACCATAGTTCCGAAGAAACTTGTTAAATGTTTCATATTTTAACATACTTAAAAATAAATGCTCGAGCGTTACATACTCGTGTTTGTAGCCTTTGGCGATAGCACTAGATTCAGCAATGATGTGTTCAATTTCGGGAGTTGTGTTCATTATAAAATATTTATTTGGTTGTTAGATTTCTAATAGTGTCTAGTTGGTCTGGCGTTAAGTCGGTTGGAACTACGATGTTCACTAATAACATTAAATTTCCTCGGTGATTTTGATTTAGTGCATATAATCCTTGTTGTGATAATCTTAATTTTGTACCATGTTGCGTACCAGGTGGAATAGTAAATTCGAACATTTTACCATCAATACCTTGCACAACTGTTGCAGTACCAATTATAGCATCTAAACAGTTTATGTCAACAGGTTTGACTAAATCTAAATGATCGATAGCATATTCGGTTTGTGGCATTACTACAATTACTACATATAAATCACCACGCGGTAAACTTTCGAAAAAATTATCTCCTAGGCCGGGATATTTTATGGTGCTACCAGAATGTACACCTCTCGGGATTTGAACTTCAACTGCTTGTCTTTGTCCATTTGTTGTTTGGACACTTACTGTTTTTGTTTGTTGGGTTAATGTACTTGCTAGATCGATTGCAACTTCAACTCGTAGATCTTTGTTTTTACGGGGTTGCCTAAATGCTGCAAATGGATCACTGCCACCAAAGTTAAAATTAAAATTTCTAAATAACTCGTCCATTCCCGGGGGCATGCCATTCATTTCTTGGCCATTTACAGTAAAGCGAACTCCGCCAAAATTACCTTGACGTTCAGCGTTGTATTGTGCTCTGCGATTGTCGTCGCTTAAGGTATCATAGGCCGTTTGAATGCGTTGAAATGTAGCGGTATCTCCACCTTTATCTGGATGGTGTTGACTTGCTAGTTTTCTATAGGCTCGTTTAATTTCGTCGGGACCGGCTGATTCTGCTACGCCCAACGTTTCGTAGTGATTTTCCATTCAATAAAAAGCAACTAAAGTAGCTATTATACTACTTATAGTTGCTGGTTGTCTATCTGCTAATTACTTTTTAGCAGGTGCGTCAGGAATCGGTGTTGCTTCTGCTTTTTTGTGATGTTTAACCTCGGGCTTGTCTTCGGCTTTTTTAGCCGGAGCAGCTTTGGGTGTTTCGGCTTTTTTGGGTGTTTCGGCTGCTACCGCAACTCCCAATGACACCGCTAATAAAATTGCTAATAGATTTTTCATTTTGATTCCTTATAAAATTGGATCTTGTGTTGTAGGAACAACCTTCTGTCCCTTACTATTTAACGCCGGAGCAGTAGAACCTGTTGACGCCGATGGATCAGTTATGGAACTGGTTTGTCCAAATCCTGATGATGCTGATGTTGTAGCTGTTGTAGATGTGCTTCCAAACCCACCTCCGCCAAAACTACTTGTTGTTGATGCGGGCGTTGAACCAAAACCTGAACTGGAAGAGCCGAAGCCTCCTGCCGCAGGTGTGCCAAATGCTGAAGCCCCGCTCGATGATGAACCGAATCCGCCACTGCTTGATCCTCCGAAACCACCAGACATTCCGCCGCCAAAGCCGCCACCCATTACTGGTTGGTTGCTTACATTAACACTACCTTGTCCTGGTGGAACATAAGTTGTGCCAGCACCTTGTGGAAACTGCATTGTGGGTCCTGCAGCACCACCTAATTTTTCCTGTGTTCTTCCGTATGCACTAATACCAATAACAGCACCCATGGCAATATGGAACAAACCTGCACCTTGTAATGTTAGTGGTTGCCATTGGCTACCTACATTACCGTGACTTATCATTTGTAGTAAACTCCATAACACCGGAAATCCTACAAAATCCATAGTACATACTAACATGTACATCCAACCCATCATTGGACGCCATTTACTATTCATCCAATCTTCTTTTTTTATTTCACTTTCGCTTGGTTTGTATTCTTGCTCGTCTGCCATTATAGCTCCTAATCGATTATATTGTTATTTATGTATTTTTGGACATAATGTGCTATGTATATGTTTTGCAAAGGAAATTTAAATATTAAAATGAGCGATAAACTAAGTTTTGCAGATTGGCTATTAGAATTACCTGTAAAAGTCTTCCTATGGGGACTTATGGGTGTTTTATTTGGTTTTTGGCTAATCGCTATGTTAGTTGTGATTTGTTTTGTTTATATTACTAATCACTAGCCATTTCTCGTTCTTGTCGTTCTTGTTGTGCTCGCCACCACTCTAATTTTTCACGATGTCTTTGTGCTTTAGCCTCGGGCTCTAATTCAGGCCAGCGTGTTTTTCTATCGTATGTAACATAAGACATCAATAACACAAAAGTAACAGCAACTATAATCATAAATCCAGCATAAGACAATTCTGTTACATATGTTTTTAGACGTTCGCGGCGACGTCGTGCAGCACGTTCTTCTTGTTGCATTTTACGGGCAATAAGAATTTTTTGTTCTTTGCCCATTGACTCCATCATTTCCGACACATCAGTAAACAATGCACCCAATTCGGCCGGGGCATTATAAATCATCATTTCACGAATTTCTTTCGTCATTGCTTCTAACTTCTTTTTCATTAGAACACGTTGTAGTGCACGTTTAGCAAGACTAGCGTCTCCAGAATAAACTTGTGTTCGACTAACACGTTCTTCTTCTTCAAGAACCGCCAAGCACTTGTTCATGTTGTCAAGGTAATCGCCTAATTGGTTACCAATTTCTGTGTAGATGTCATCAGTTTCGCCGGCTTTTTTGTTTAATTCGATAACACGATTTTTTTCTTCAATGAATTGGTTGCGTTGCGCAGTCGTAGGTGGATTCTCAGGCGGATGCGACTTATGAAATTGATCGTCAAGATCTTTAAGTACAGCCTTAACGTCCCCGGCGGCACCCTTTATATCTTTATAAAGTTGGCAACCTTTCTTGATCGCTGAAACTGCCCCGTTGGCCAGGGCAAATAGTGTAAACGGATCCACACTCCTGGTCCTTTAGAACCAGAGGAATACACCTTGTGCTGAAAGTAATAGTCCTAATCCTGCGACAAAGAAACTGCCCCAGAACATCTCCATACTTACTGCTAAGATGCTTGCGGATAGAACTACAATTGATAATTGATATAAAGTGCTAGCAAATCCAATCCATGGACTTTGCTTTTTAGCATAATCGCGATCTGCTTCAAGTTTTTTGGCCTTTGCCATTAATTCAACTTTGCCTTCGCCTGTTTTTGGGTCGCTTTCGTAACGAGCGATCTTAGCGTTTAACTGCTCAATTTTCTTTTCGTCTTTGCGAACAATAGCATCATCTAGGCTTTGCTCGGCTAACATTTGCTTGATACTTTTAGCTTCGTAAAAACTCCAAACATCATTTGCTGCAATTGTGTTGTTAAGGGTAATACTACTTAACTTACCTCCGTACCATGAATTGACTGCTAGAATAAGTGCAAACACACTAATAACCATACCGGCTTTGTCTTTTAATTTTGCTTCACGTTCACTTCTTGACCCAACAGGTGGTTGTACTGCATTTGGATCTTTCGGTTTTTTGTTTATTAAATTTAGTACCGAATCAAATAATGCCATTTTATGCTCCTTTTTTTTATTTTTATTATACTGCACCTGAAAGTGCTACTAACGCATTTAACACTCCATTTATTTTTTCTTTTAGTGCTAAATCTTGTACCGCTGCATTAATATTTTTACTACGAACTAGGTCATTGAGTAGATCTATGTATTCAGCATTGGTAACATCTCCTCGATCAAACATGCCTTTAATCTGTTCAGCTTGATCGGCCAAGTCCATTAGGAATGGATCACCACTATCTCGCATTGCATGTAAATCTGTTTCTACGCTCATTTTGGTTTCCTCCCAACAACATTTTGTACAAGAACTGCATTTTTCTCTAAACTACCAAATTTAATTGTGCAGTACGGAGTACTGACATTTGGAGTATTGTGATAATGATCACTAAAATTTTTTGCTATTTCAACAAACTCTTTACTAAGTCTTATAACTTCATCGTTGTGAGGAATATACTCGGCATAGTTTCTGAATTCCATAGCAGTATGATAAACATCATCTACGGCAACTATAGCTTCAGGTGTACCACATTTTGCAGCACCAAAGTTTGCTTTTGTACGAATATCATTTATAAGTTTATATTCGTTGTTGTCAAATCGTGCCATAAAGTAAGCATCATACAAAGCACAACCATTTAGTAATAATATAGATGCTAGTATTATAATCTTTTTCATTTGATGCTTTCAAAAATTTTACGTTGACTATCATACCACTCCAACCATCCATCGACTCTTATTTTACAATCATGATATTGTGTGTAGTTGTCAACTACTACATCTGATACAATACTAATCTTATCAGTATCTTCAGGAATAGTTTTCAAGTCAGGACAAGTTTGTGATAAACTTTCTGGAATTTGTGGAAATTTTACAGTAACAGGAACAGTAGTAGAACATCCACTTAATATAACGGCTAATGCAATTATTGATCGTTTCATTTACTATCCTTTGATGCTGTTGCTGCTTTATTTAACGATTTTACTATTTCTGGGTCCACTTTGCATTCAGCATCGGCCTTTGCTGCAATTTCTCGTATGCGTTCTTTCACTACAACCTGTACATCGTGAACAACTTTAGTTTTAGTTTGTATTTTATTATCTATAGTTACATTTGCAGTTTTACTTTTTTCTTCTGCAACTGCTACTTTGGCCTGCATGTCTTCTACACGTTTACGCCATGTCATTTCTGTATCGTAGCTGCCGTAAAAATATGCGCCTACTATAGTAAGAACTGTAGCTATAATACGCACAGGTTCTCTGTATGGACGAGTAGCAGGCCAGAAGTTCATTAATAATCCACCAAGATATAACCCTATACCAGTACATAATGTGCCAAATACAGCCAATTGTAAAATACTATCAGGAATAAAACTTAAAATCCACATATTAAACCTCTAAAAATGGGAACAGTTCTTTCCAGTTTGTTCCACGACGTCGATCTAATTCATCAAAATATGTTACAAATCTTTTTATTTGAAATTCGTCCCTTTGTTTATTTTCTATAGTTTTAAATAACCCTAGATAATGATCATAATATGCAAGATTATTATTTTTCATAAAATCTATAATATTTTCAAAATCTTTACGCCAAAAATCTCCGCCCCATATTCCGAGATCTAAAAATGTTTTACAGGGATCTGTGTTAAGTTGAAATTTAAAATAATGTGGTTTAATATTCCATTGTAGTGCTTTTTCTAACAATGGAACTGTTTCTTTAATAGTAGTAGCAACTAAAGTTTGATTTAACCCAATATCAATATCTACGTTATGATTTAAACAATATTCGATATTACGTTCAAACACGGTTAAGTCTAATCCAAATCTAGTGAATTCGCTCATTGGTCCCCAACCATCAATACTTCCTGTAATATGTGGTTTACCTAATAAACCACGTTCAGTAAGATTTGCCAATCGATCTATTTGTTTTTCAAATATTTTTTCTTTTACCATTAGATTACTGATAATATTTAAAATTAAATCTGGGCTTGGGTGCTCTTCAAAAAAATCAAATAAAAGATCAATTTCTTTTTCTAAAAATGGTTCTCCACCTAATAAATGCAATCTTTTTAATGCTTTATGATTATTACCAAGCCAGATAAAAAATTCATCTACATATTGTTCTCTATTAGGCAATTCTGGTTCGTAGTCATTTATCAAGATGTCTAATTTTTTATTATAATAGTGACCAAATTTTTGATTTTCTTTTTGAATGCTCGAACTTAACATAGGATCACAGTAAACACACTTTAAATTGCATGTGTTGTTAACAAATATTTCTACTAATCGCGGTGTAACCGATAATGCAACAGGATTAGTTTCAAATTCTGGCGGAGTCCAATCATCATGGTCTTTGCCTAGATGTATCAATCTATCACTGGTTCCCCCGGCTGCTTCTACATCTCTGCAATATTCGCATCCATGCCCTGGCCATTGTCCGTTTAACATTAATGTTCTTTGCCGTATTTTTTCCGGTGTGTTATTAAAATTTTGAAAATCTTCAATAGGAACAGAGTGTAATTCTACTCTATGACAGTTCGCAGTCTTTCCGTTTGTTAGCCATAGTGTGCTCCAGGTCCACTTGTTCAAACACGCGGCTTCATTTCGAATTGGAAATTTTGTCATTAGGCACCTAGTACTTGAAGAGCATGTTGGTAATGGCTTTGACGTTCGGCAAGTCCTAGTGTACCGCCGTTGATTTTTTTAGTTAAGGTTAATACGTCACCTTGGTCTGCCCAACGATTTAAATTATTTGTTTCCCAGAACCAACAGGCACTTTGAATGCATCCTTCGAAGGTGCATAAAAATTCTGTTATTTCTTCTAGCGGAGTATCGATACTTTCGGCAAAACGTTTATAGTTGCTTTTACCAGTGAGCTGAATCAATCCACGACCACAAAATCTAAAACCATCGCCTGATGATTCAGGTCCGTTGCCCATGCGATTTGCATATATTCTGTTGGCAATTGCTTCTTGATTATGTGCAAATTGTTGTGCTTCGGTTAGACCACCAGGAAAATACTTACCAAATATTTTAATTAAACTTTCTGCACGATAGTTTAAATTTTCTTTAATTGCTTTAAAGCCATTGCTTTCGTGTGCGCATTGACTTACAAATGCCGCAACACGCAATGGTGTGTTAATATCATAGTCGGGTAATATCTTGCAAAACCCTTCAAACCAGTGATCAATGTACGGATTTCCTGGTACCATTTGATTAAGTTGATCTTGTGTAAAATTAAATGTAAAACTGTCAGCCATCTTGAATGCTCCTTTTATTTTTATATTATTCCTGCTAGTGTCCTTAAACTTTCTGTATAATCGTTTTTAGGTGCTTTTGTTTTAACTTCGACACCTGCAGCATTACGAAGTTTATCTAGGTCTTCTTTTCCGTAACGACGATCATAGTCCTCTGGCGTCAATGGTAATAAACTAGCAAATGTTTCTTCAGACAAATCGTGATCTTTAGTGTTGCTGCGATAACGCACACGCCAATCAGTTAATTTTTGTTCAGTGAGATTCATGATGTCTTCCATCATCTCCATAATCCTTGATGGTAAATCTCTATTGCGTTCTATTTCTACAAACACAATGTAATCGCCGTCATCCATTTCGCCCGAACTGGTGTCTGCATCTAGGACCCAATCATAGCCTTTTTCGCAGAAGTTTACTAAATCTAATGCTGGGTCTTTGCCACGCACTTTGAAACTAACAACTGCAACATCTTTGTCTTCGCCTAGCTTGCTTTTAAATTCATCAAGATGCATTTCGGTATGCACTAAACGTTTAAGGTCGCCTTGCTCAAGGCCTTCGTATAGATTAGATTGTTGGTTGTTGAGTTGCATTATTACCTGCTCCTGCGTCTACGGCGGCTGTGCCCTGGGGATTTAACGGTGCAGCTCCACCTTGTTTATACATATTATCGTCTTGGCCTGTTTCGTAACTTTGTTCAATGTCTTCCATGTCAATAGTTCCAGATTCTAGTTCCAAACTACCTTGATGTATTTCTTGCATAAGTTTTTTGGGCATGACAACTTTTACTAGCCATATAGGTGCATGTGCCATTTTAGGCACTTTTGTTCCTGGTTTAAAATCAGATGGGTTTTTTACTTTAACTGGGTATGCAATGTGATCATGCGCATAAGAAACTTCACATCCATAATCAACTAAACGTTCTGCACCACGTGGATCAGGCATTTTTTTGTAGGGCCACATAAAAGTACAAGTAACAAAGTACTTTTCGTACACAGGACCTTCTACTAATTCACCACTTTTCCAGTTAGAAAATGTGTAAATATCCAATTCGTCAATGACACGTTCAAAATCTAACAAACTGTTTACTGCACTGTCAGTCATGTAAACAGATTTTGTATTTTCTATTACGTCTTTAATATCGTGAGCCATCTTTTATTCCGCTTTTTTATTATTTAGCCCACTTACTCTTCTTACAAGACTATCTAACGGTTGGTCAACTGCTGCATGAAAATATTTTGCATTTGGATCTGTTTTTAGTATTTCTTCTATAACTGCAGAGTCTTCGCCAACAGGAAAATCTAAAAGTTTTGATAAACTACGCACATAATGTTCACGATATAGATATAACAATTCTGTGCTTAAAAATACAGGGTTAAATGACATTAAGTAATCAAGATGTTTTTTAAATCTTGGATAGCTGTGGTTATCTCTTACTCGCAGTTGTTGATGTTGTAAAACTGTTTGGTCACGTCCTATGATCGCTAGTTTAACCTTATAGCCAATGTTAATCGCAGATTTTATAAATTCTTGATATTTAGGTTCTTGTGTTTGCCCATAATAAGCGTAAGGACAACTAATGCTAGTCACAGCATATTCGTTAAATGTTACAGAATCTAATAGAAAAGGATAGTTCCAGGCTTCAGCAAAAGGTTCTTGGTCATGCGCTACCCAATATTCTTTGTTTAGTGCCGACCAGGAAAATACCGCTGGATGTTGTGCAAATATTTTACTGAACAGGTGATTACCGGACCCTTGTGGCCCGGTAATAATTAACAAAGTTTTCATACTGCTAATGATGTAGAGTTTTTAAGTCTAGTTAAAAACTTTCTAGTGTCGGGGGTTTTAACCCCAGTTAATTGAAAAGTTGCCCGTGGACGATGACCGGCATTTGCAGTACTGTGCGGAACGTTCGCCCAATCAAATGTTGTTACATCACCCGCACGCCACCCAGAGTACATGTAGTTTCCATAACTCCAAAAGTGACCTTGTTCCCAATCAGTCAGCGCAATAAACACACGCAAGACTTTGCCGGGATCTTCAGGATTCCATTTGTATAATTTGTCGATGTGCAGATTCCAAACTTCTCCGGGCATCTGAACATGAATACGATTCATACAATCATCTAAGGCAAAAGCATCACTAATACGTTGCAGTGATTCTGGGATAGTCCAGTTTAAGTGAGTGATAACATAGTCTTTGCCATAGCCGGTCTGCTCTAGATCGTATTCTTCTTTGGCAAGTTCTTCGCTAGGTGCTTGAACATCTTGACCTTTGTAACCTCGTGTTGCCCATGTTGCCGGCCTACTGTTTACTAATATATCCTGTAAATCACTGGCCCAAGTTGGTTTTAAGTGACCTAAGGTTGTTACACCATCATATCGCGGATCTATTTTAAAGTTGTCAAAGTGATACTCACTGCGTGCTCGGCTTTCTTCCCAGTTGCTGGTTGTCATAATAATACCCTTACTTCTATGTCGTGTTCGATGTAACTTTGTTGATATTCTGCTGGTGGCAGTTCTAGATCCAGTATCTTTGCTAGTCCAACATTAGAATAAACTCTATGTGGTTTCATTCTTTCCATAGCATCTTGTATAGCAGAATTTTGTCGTTTAATCAACTTGGCCATGTGTTTAAAATCTTTAAAGTATTCATGGTAGTCTGGGTATGTAATATCAAAGTGACCACACTTTACCCACCATCCTAGACAAGCATCGTCGCCACGACGAACAAGAACAACAGGGGTATCGGGAAACATTTTACGCAGTAACGGAATATGTTCGCTAAAGATATGACTTTTGATGATACGATATGCCAGGTTATTGGGTCCAGAAGTAAAGGGAGCATTGAATATTTCCTCTAATTGTTCTCTTGTTAGACTTTCTAAGTCCTCGGGTAAATTACACTCCATGCCAGGATCAAAGTAAGCACCGAGATGCATTAGTTGCCGTGTACCACTTGCATCGTGATAGTAAGTCCACGCATCACGGTAATCACTACTATCAACACTAGGACTATAGTAAATGTTTTTAACAACGCTGCTCCACTTTGAGCCAGGAGCACCTGCTACGAAAATATACTTCATTTATTCCTTTGACAAGTCAAGTTTATTTAACACTGGCAGGAATGTGGCACGCAGTTCTTCCATGTGCCTGTGCAACCCTGCAGGAGTTAATTCACTTTCTTCGTAGAATACAACATTTGCTCTACGCCATTCTTTGTATTCTTCACTACGCACAGCATCACCAAAAGTTTTAACATACCAATCTACAACATCTTTGGCGGTGTTTACTGGTAACTCAATGGACCAAGCGGCATAAACATTGATACCTGGTGCTACTGTACTCAACATAGCAACATCTGGATACTGCGGCATTTTGTGTGTGCCAGTGAATCCAATGATTTTAACCTTACCTGCTTCTACTAACGGTCTAGCAACTGCAATTGGCATGATACCAAACTCTGTGCCAGTGATTCCATCATATTGCGCTACACTTTGTACTGCTGGTGCAGGACCGTTAAACTTAATTGGTTTAATCAAATCTCTGTTGCCGTGTCCGCGATCCATTAGGTACTCAAATGCTGTTCTATGAGCCCCGCCGCCCACTGCTACATTGATTGGTTTAGTGGTTGTGCTGATTAGTCGTACAAAGTCTTGCGGAGTATTTACGGTACTCTTTGGCCATGCTACAAGTGTTAGCGGACTTTTGCCAATGGTCATAACATCAATGAAACTATCCCACTGAAACCGTTTAATATTCTTTTCCCATACATCATTTGTAACATAGGAACTCATGTGACTGGGTAAGTTTAATGTGTAGCCATCTGGTGCGGCATCTAAGAACTTATTATTAGCAATAACCGAATCTGCACCAGGAATGTTCTGGACAACATATGTAAAGTTTGGATGTGTGTGTTGCACAATCTCTGCTAATTTTCTAAATGCTATTTCATTACCTGCCCCGGGTGTATTGCCTACATATACTGTAACTGGCTTAGTGGGTTCCCATGCAAATGCTAAAATAGGTAATAGTAATAATAGGGCTAATAATTTTTTCATGTGTGTTCCTTTGTTTAAATACTTATAGAAAATTCAACTAAGATGTAAAATTTTTTACATAAAGCAAAAATATTTATATGAATACTAAAATTTTTAAACTAATCACAGAAAATTTGCAAACTGCATTTAATTTACCTAAATATCAAAATATTGTCATTGATGCTAACACACAAGTAGATCAACTTCCATGGACTCCTGCTCGTTATCGCAAGTTCAAAGGCGCAGTAGAAGCAGAATTGCACTTACCTTGTGACTATGTTGGCGCATTGGGCAACATTGTTGCTGATCTGAGCGAACGCTATACACATAGATTTTTTGCTGAAATTTGGAAACCCAGAACTGGCGATTATGATTACACTGGTTGGGCGTTAGTAGATGAAATTAATAAACAGAATCCTCAAGCGGTGCTTGACGTTGGCTGTGGATATCATCCTTTTAAAGGACGTATCAACAATCTAGTAGGTATTGATCCTTATAATAACTGCGCCGACTTTGAAGTTGATATCTTAGACTACCGAGTCAAACAAAAATATGATCACATTTTAGCACTAGGATCAATTAACTTTAACAGCCAAGATGAAATTGAAGCACGTTTCAGTCATTGCGTAGACTTGCTTGCAGATAGAGGTAAGTTTTATCTACGTGCTAATCCAGGTATTCCACATAAGACTGGTCCGTATGTGGATATTTTTCCGTGGACTTTTGAAATCGTAAACAAGTTTGCTGAAAAGTACGATCTTAAATTATTAGAATTCAAACGGGACGGCAACGAACGTTTGTATTTTTCCTATCAAAAATTTTGATCCAGCCAAGGGAATAATTCGCGCCAGTTAGTTCCACGGCGGCGATCCATTTCATCTAAATATACCCGTAGTTGATGAATACGATTAAGATCTCTGGGATGATTAGCAATTTTCATTTTAATGCCTAACATATGTTCTTTGTGTCCGCGTTGCCTAAATGTGTCGTCGGGCATTAAAGCAAGTATCCGATCAAAATCTTCGTCAAATACCCCAGCACCAAACACTTCGGGGTTTAGCAAATTTGGATCAGTTACATTCATAAAACTGTGATGAATTTCGTGTTGCTCTTGCCACACATTCATTCTTTCTATTAGATCTGGTAATGTTTTGATAGTTAAACTACTAATGGCGTGATTAATAGCCAACATAGCCCAGTCTTGTTTTAATAAATAATTCCAGTTTTTTTGCCAATCATCTAAATTTAGTCCCCAACGTGCGTATTCCTGTTGTGGGCCCCAGGCATCTAAACTGGCAGTTATCTGTAATCGTTTAATTTTATTGTTATCTATTAGATTATGAAAGCGATCAATAATTTCTACAAACTTTGCATACGGTACTTTTAAATTACTAACAATATTAAACGCTAGATCCGGATTTGGATGAGCATCCCAAAAATCTATACTTTGTTCTAGTTCGGGCTGAAAAAATGGCTCTCCGCCCAGCACATGATAAAAATGTAGTTTACGACCGTGTTCTTCTAACCAGCGCCAAAGACCTGCAACCATTTCATCATAATGCGGTGCAGGCTCCCAGGAGCCTTCGATTCTTACACCATCCTTTTCAAATCGGCCAAACCGACGATTTTCTTCTTCCCATTTACTGCTAAACCACGGGCCGCAGTATAAACAGCTCATGTTGCAGACATTGTTAAAATACACCTCCAGTAGTCTCGGTGTAATTTCTGTAGAAGTTATATCACCTTGTTCAACTTCGTCGGGAATCATCTCTTCAGCAAACATCAGTTGCATTTTGCGATCGCTGGTTCCACCTGCGGCTTCGATATCTCTACAGTATTCGCACCCGTTGCCAGGCCACTCACCTTGCAACATTTTGGCTCTCGCAGCCATCTTGGCGTCAGTATTGTGAAATCTATGAATAGTATCTTTGTTTATAGGATCTTGGTCTACACGATGGCAACTACTTGTAGTACCACGGCTTAAGAATACTGTGCTCCAAGACCATTTTAATACACAAGCAGTATCGGTTTTGATTGGAAATGTTTTCATTTTATTTTGAGGCTAGCCTAATATTTAGTTTTTAGTTTTGTGTAATATAGCATATGTTTGTCAGAGAAAGCAACCATCTAAATACATTGTGGGCTTAATAAAACAAGTCCGAAAGGGCAGGGTTATGCGAGACCACATATTTGAGACAGAAAAGGAGTACCACTTGTCCAAACAGCGTAGAAATCGATCAGCTGCATTACCTGCAGCACAAGCAACAAATTTTAACAATAACACAATAGACTTTAATTCATATGCAAAATCACGAAGACCAATTAATCTAATACCCAAAACACTAAAACAAGAAACTTATATCGATTTACTAACTGACCCAGAAAAAATAATTGTATTTGCCACAGGCCCAGCTGGAACTGGAAAAACCATGCTAGCAGTATTGGCTGCGTTAAAAGCATATAGAGAAGGCGAATGCAGCAAGATTGTTATTACACGCCCTGCAGTTGGCGTCGATGACGAAAAACACGGATTCCTCCCCGGCGACTTAAATGCTAAAATGGAACCTTGGACTAGACCTATAATAGACTACATGCAAGAATATTATAGACCAGTTGAAATCACCCGAATGCTAGAAGAACAACACCTTGAGATATCTCCACTAGCATTCATGCGCGGACGGACATTTAAAAACTCGTGGATTATTGCAGATGAAATGCAAAACGCGACTCCAAGCCAAATGAAAATGCTGTTAACACGTATAGGTGAAGGTTCTAAAATTGTAGTCACCGGAGACACACAACAGGCCGACAGAAAAGCTGCCGACAACGGTCTGTTGGATTTTAAACGACTAGTAGACGGTTACCAAGACAGCAAGTATGTTAATGGTGTCGAGTTTACTGGTCGTGATATACAAAGACATCCAGCAGTATCGGAGATCCTAAAGATATATAAAGAAATCTAAAATTTCAACTATAAATACTTAATGATCAAATACAAAGATATAAGAAGTATTCAATTTGAAATTTCTACTAGATGTAATGCGGTATGCCCGATGTGTCCGAGGAACGCATCGGGTTATCAAACTGACACAGGATTTCCTTTAACAGAACTAACATTAACTGACGTAAAAAAGATTTTGCCAATTGAGTTCATACTGCAGTTAAATCATATACTGTTTAATGGTAATTTTGGAGATTTTATCGCCGCACGTGATGCTTTAGAAATTGTCAGATATATAACTGAATCAAACAAAAATTTATCAATAATGATAAACACCAATGGATCAGCAAGATCAACAAAATGGTGGCAAGAACTTGGAAGTTTAAAAAATATACAAGTGGGATTTGATTTAGATGGCCTAAAAGATACTCACCATTTGTATAGAAGAAATACCAATTGGGACACAATTATAAAAAATGCTCAGGCATTTATGTCTGCTGGTGGTCATGCAATATGGAGGTTTATACATTTTAAACATAACGAACATCAAATAGATGACTGTAAAAAATTAGCAAAAGAACTAGGATTTGCACGCTTTGATATATTGTACGGTGGGAGAACTGATTCTCCTGTGTACAATATAAAAACAGGCAAGTATGAATATACCATTGGTATAGAAATGGCCGATATACCAAAAACTGCGTTAGATCATCAATTACATAAATTTAATTATAGATCACCAGAGAAAAGAATAGAATTTTATAAAACAGTTAAAGTATCAGAATCTATTGATTGCCTTGCTAAAAAACAAAAAGAAATATATATTACTGCCACAGGTGATGTGTATCCGTGCTGTTATTTTGGGCACTATCCAACTATACCTGAATATAAACAATATTGGCAAATGGATAATTTTGCTATTACACCATTAATAAAAAACAATAATGCATTAGAATATGGAATAGAAGAAGCAATTAAATGGTTTAATTCTGTTGAAGAATCGTGGAGTAAACAATCTTATCTAGAAGGAAGATTGTATAAATGTGATGAGTTCTGCGGAGTGAACTCGGTGATTGATACTAAACGTCATCGGTTATAATATTAAAAACATCACGCCAATTTTTAACTGTGGTAATACTATCGTGATAATGATGCATATTGTGACCATGTTCCATTAACAGTGCTCGCAATCCTAAGTTATATCCTACTAGGGCATTTTCGGGTTTGTCTTCGATCCACCAACATCCTGTATCGCGATATGGTTCAAGTGCGTTATCTTTGTTGGCACCAGTTTCCAAACACACTACTCGAGAAAATGCAGTTTTGCCAAATAGTTTTGCTAGATTCATTTCACGTAGCTTCACAGCGTTTGGATCAGTACTTAAACTTGTGATGCAATGGAATGTATATCCGTATTCCTCATGTAAGCGTTTAACATAATACATAGCATCACGCAACGGGGGCAAAAACCCAATGGCAGCAGATTCGTTAAAGATTTTAATTAACTTTCGCCCTTGCTCGTAATCAATGCCATATCGTTCTCCGATATCATAATTAAATTCACCACCGGGTACTCGTGTAAATCCGTGTTGTTCCATCCATACTGCGAAAGCATATTCCCAGTTTAACAACACACCATCTGCATCAACTAAAATTACTGAATCTTTCATTAATTTATAATTCCTTTTTAAAAAAACTCTAATGCATTTTCTAATTGATCTAGAGGAACACCGTGCACTTGATATCCTTCGACTAACATATCTAAATAACCTTGAGACGGTAACCGATCACTGTTTCCTGGATTCATATAGTATGCGATTGCAGAAACTATTTGGCCTTGGTGTTCGACTTGAAATTCTTTTCTAGCGTAATAAAAAGGATACCCTTCTAAAGCGTCTAAACTTTTTAGATGTTGGTCGTTAATATCCCATAACACACCATCTGTGTCCGCACCATCACATTCTACAATGTCAGCATGTTGTGCAAATCTAAAATAACAATTTAATAAACGTGCAGCACCAAGACTAACAGCACCCGGGCATCTGTACGACATTTCGTTGATATTTGTATTCATTCCGTACGCAAAATATAACATTAAGCAGCCTTTACAAAATTAAGTTGAGTGACTCGTGCGTTGTTGCGATATGAGTCGTTTATGTGACTTTTAACTTTACCAGTAAGATTAAATTCTCCGGCTGTAAGTGATTCATGGTTAGTTAAAAAACTTAATAAGTTGCCATTCTCGTCGTGGCCACTTACTGCCCATCTTTCAAATTTTCTAATCCAACGACATTCTATTACTGAAAACTTACACGCAATTTTTTCTTTGGGTTTTCCGATGTGCTTACTGCTAGAAATATATTGATAAGTTTCTTCTTGTGCAGATTCTCGTAGTTTTATATCTAAAACAACTTTTGGTAACCATACTGCTATTCCAAATTCACGGGTGTCTAACATTGGTTTATTGATTGCAGAATGTACTGTTCTAGCAAAACTGTTAACTGGTTTACTTGTTAACTCGCCCATTGTTACCGCATGGCCAAGGTGTTGTATTAGTTTTTCTGCGTTGTCTAGTTGCTCGGTGGTTAGTTCAACAGGATTGGTTGCGTGATCAAAAAGATAAGTTTTATTTGGTATATAAGTTATATCATTTTCAACAAACCTGTCTCGGACTATTCGATCTCGGTTTTTTGTGTAAGCTATAACTGCAACAGCAACTGCTTCGACGGTTTTAATCTTAGACATAATATATCCTGTTAAAAATATATTATACTATATAAACGGCATTTTGTCTACCAATTTACTTGTTACTGTAGATTCTTTGTGTAAGTGCTTGAATATAATCCGTTTGTCTATTGAGTTTACTGCGTAATTCTGTGATTTCGTTTTGTAGTCTAAAAACAACATGTTGTAAATCTGCAACAGACTGCATTTGTTCACGCAATCGAACTTCGTGCGTCATTAGATTAGGTCGTGGGGGAGCATTTGGGTCTACTGCACGTTTTTTCTTTGGACGCATAGCACGAAGCATTTTTGGGTTCATAATAGATATTTATCGTTAGGCCCACTAGGAAATTTAACACACACAGTATCAGTTTCTTCTAAAAATTCTAGTTGTCCAATATCCCCGGGCTCTAGTATACATATATCCCCGGCTTCAAAAATAACACCATTAACCAGCATTCGGCCACGAGTGACTAATTGTATTTCGGTTACTATTTTGTGTAGGTGTGTGGGACTGTGGCCACGTGCATTGGTTTGCCAATTTACTTCAAACTCTTTTGTACGGTAAACGGCTTCATCAAAATCCCCAATGAACCATCCACGTGCACCGGCATCACTCAGTCGTTTCTTTTGCATTTTCTGTTGCTGATTTTTCTTTAGGCAGGAATTGTGCTAGGTATTCGGGGTCAAGTTCTTGCATGACTTTAACTACATACTGAGGATATCCTTCTAGAAAATACTTAAACAAGTGATCAAAATCACTGTTTTGTTTTGTTATATCGTATCTATTGGTGACCACAGTTTTTTTGTTTAGATTTAAGATTACTGCGGCATAGATTTGATCTTTTGGAGACAATCCTCTAGTGAATTCCACACGTTCATCATATTGATGGTTAGCAGGATCACTCATGTAACCTTTTTGTGAGGTCATTTTAGGATCTCGTGGTTTAACAACATAAAATGCCAGTAGGTGTAGGTCTTTGATTTTCATTATAGTCTTGAGAGTTCGATTAGTGTTGACGAAAGATTGATTTCGGGATCGGCAATCATACTATGATTTACCAATCCTTGCTTGATGATAATAACAGCATCATCTTGTTTTTCTTGGGTGTCGCCCCAGAGTTCTAGGTTGTTGTATAACCAAGTAAATACTTCTTCCATTTCTTCGGGCCGAGCTTGACTGCAAATAAGTTGGCGTGCTTCTATTAGTCTACGTTGTTTAAATAAATCAACTGCAGCTAGTTTATAGTCTGCAGTCCCAGAATCTGTTTCGCTGGGAGGTGCCAATTGTCCGCCCTTACTATTTGGTTGTAAAAGTTGCAGACATTTACGGAGATCTGGGTATGTGGCTTTTACATAACTGTCTAAGGTATCTAGATCAAACTCAACGCCTTCGGTTACTAATACTGTGGCAGCACGGGCAGTAAATTCTGTTTGATCAGATTTATCAATTTGTAATTCTACACAACGACTTTTTAAAGGAGTAATAATCCTGTGTGCAAAATTACAGGTAAAAATAAACCTAGCTTGACTTTGATATGTTTCCATTAGGCCACGCATAATTGCCTGTGCGTTTGGACTTAGATAATCTGCCTCGTCTAGCAATACAACTTTGAAACTGCCAAACGGCATAGTCTGCACAAAGCCTTCGACCTTGCCTTTAATAAAGTCAACACCATTGTCTCGACTTGCGTTAATATGCAAAAAGTCATAGCCGTCAATTTTTAATTCATTAACCAATACTTTGGCCAATGTTGTTTTACCAGTACCTGCACCGCCGTATAACAACAAATGCGGAATACTGCCCTCGGCAATCCATGTTTTTATTTGATCTTCAGTTTTCGGATTAGTGAATACATATTCACCGACTGTTTTGGGCCTATACTTTTCCGTCCAAAGTTCTATCATTCGTATCTCGATCCTGGTTGGCCTGACTCATTGCTGTTAGTACAGGCTAGGTTGTGGTCTGTGGCATGCGGACATCTTTTATTGCCGCATTCGGGACAAACAATAAATGTGTAAGCGGTCACGGGCAATCCGTTGTTGCCTACTTTATCTTTGTTACAATTATAACACCAGCACTGCATTTTTGCTTGACTATTTTTGCCAATTGCAGCAAATGCTTCATCCTCAAGCAGTTGGTCTTCGACTTCACGAGGAGTCTTTTTGCCAAAAATCTTCTCCCAGTTGGCCGCAAATTCTTCCTGACTTACAGAGAAAGGTCTGGCACTGGATCCTTTTCCACCGTCACCCATGGCGATCTCCTATTATTCGTATTGTGTGCGTTCTTTGCGCTCTGCGTGTACAGCAGTGCTGATTGTTTCGAAATCTGGCTCATCGTCTTGAATACCAATAACGCATTCGGGATCTACCCTGCGTAAGGTTAAGTCTTCACCATTGATTCTAACTTCTATACCACGACTCCAACGCCCGTGTTCGACTAGTATCCATTGTCCGACAGCAATATCTTCCTGTTCCGGGCCAACATGTGTTACCTTACCCCAACGTGGACGAATACCGTCGGTCTTTTTATCATCGCCCAACAGTATAATTCCACTGTTTAGTGTGCGTTGGCTAAACTGCATGTCGGTGACAATTACATGATCCTTGATTGCACGTATACCTGCGACTTCGTTGGTAAATTTGAATTTGTTGCTTGCTTGAAATAATTGTTCGTCTTTTGCCATTGTTGTCTCTTAGATACGTTGTGGGCCCCGAGCCTTGGCCTGTTGTTTTGGAGTTTTCATTAACTCTTGCGTTACTGTCTGTGGTTTACTTGCAACTGCTGCTGCTAGCGTTCCACGCATCGATGGAGTTGCAGATTCAAGTGCCGAAGGTGGTGGCTCTGCCGATGTTGGCACAGGTACAGTCTGAGGCACAGGTGGGTCAACCCACTCATCTTCTAATGCTTGATTGTTTGTTGTGTTTGTCACCATAGTATCCTCCTGTATAGTAGGTTGCGTAATAGTTGGAGTATTTAACGCATAGTATTCGGACATTATCTGTTCTTTGGTTTTAACGACCCGTCCGCCGTGACCTAATTCATCGCCGCGAGCATTTACTTTCATGTTGCCAACTGCAATTGTACTTTCATTGCTGGCCATGATTGTATCTAAATTGATTGCTTTTCCCATAGCGGTCTTATAAGTTCTCGCCATATTTTTCTCCTTGATAGGGTATTTATCGTAAAAATTCTTCTATGTTTAAATCATAGTATATACTGTTGATTTTATGTACACCAATAAGATATAAACAATAACTTGCTACGCTAGAGCCTCTTCCTACACCCCAGACTACCGAATTTGCTCGCATAGTGTCCACAAAATATTTTAAGTATCTAAGTAAATCAAATAGATCACGTTCTTGATACAATAGTAGTTCCTTGCCAACACGTTGCAATTCTTCTTGTTGTTTGCATTGATCTAACAACCATTTGGCTATGTCTAATTTCTTATATTCATCGGGCATGTGCCAACAACTTTGTTGAGTCCGGTGAAATGTATCAACATCATAATCTGGCGGTAACTGATGATATTCCTGAACTTTTGGGAAATCACTGTAGGTTAGTCGCACGCTGGTATTATACCGATCCCAATCTTCTACTAAAAATTTAGACAGGTCTAACTCAGGATCTTGGTAAAGTAGATCACAAAGTTCCTGAGTTGTTGTATACGTTTGACCAAGGTGATCGTGCTTCATCCGATATCGTAAGACCCGCCTGAGTCCTTGTCTTTCTTTACTTTTTCCATCATGTCCGACATAATCTTTTCTTGCCTACGTGCAATTTCGGACTGGTAGCTAGAAATCATCATTTGCAATTGTGGCACAGCACTACTAGGACCAGATTGATATGCTTGACCTAGTCGCTTCATTAGATCATTGTACTTCTTATACAAATCTTCTTGACTAACTTCTGATAAATCTGGTGCTAGTGGGTGGAACATTATAAGTCTCCTGCTTGACGATTCTCACTATAGTATGCGTCGAATTCTCCGCCGGGATAACGAGTTTTTAATTTATTTACATTCTCGGCAATAACCTCGTTAGGGTCTAGGTTCAAAGCTCGACAAGCATTGATCCAGTACCACATGATATCACCTAACTCACGCTTCATGTGAAATAAATTTTCTTCATTAACTGGTTTGCCTTGAAAGAAAATTTTCTTAGGTATCTCAGTAAATTCCCCAGCCTCGGCCGCAAGCCCAAGACAAGCAGTTAATAACAATGCAGGATTTACTGTGGTGTTGGTGTTAACATCCTCTAACCGTTCGATCATTACATCTGTAAAATTAGATTCTTTACTTGTTACTTCACGGACAAAATCTGTGTATTTGTTTAAATCAATTTGCATAAAAGGCAACTCCTAATAGTCTAAGTATACACTTTCAACTATTAGGAGTCAATGATTTAGATTAAACTTTTAGCTCTTTAACCAAACGTTTGCGGCAAGGTCGTAAGTGAGTTTTACGGTTACATTACCTGAACTAAATGCAGAATTAGCAACCCATTTAACTGGTACATTAATTGGAGAATGTACATAAAATGTAGTCACTGGCGCTAAACTAGTTATGCGCATTTCTCGTCCATTTTCTGGATTAGTGGGTAAGTTAAACCATATATTCGAAACTGTTGCGCTGTTGACGCTATCGACAATAAATGCATTATAATTTAAGTTGCCTTGGATACTAGTTCCGGTGGCTTGATTTGCTAGATAGATATGATACGGATTTACACCAGGATCCAACGAAGTCGCTAGATCAACGATCCAAAAGTTAGTTCCGTCTACGGTGATAAACTCAAACAAGTAATCACCGGTTCTCACAGACGACGGAGTGAATACCGGTACACCACCAGAAATTTGCATACCTTCGATATTAGTAACATCACCAATTGCTACAGTACTTGGCAAAGTCAGTGTGTACCCAGGGTTTGTTGCATTGACCCATAACTTAATGCTGCTTTTTCCAGCAGTTGGAAAGTTAATAAAGTTTATAGTAGTTGGACCACTTAGCGTAATCTTTTGGAAATTACCATATTGAAAGTCAATAGTATAACTTCCAGTTTGTGTTCCATTGTCCTGGAAACTTTCGCTCCAACTAGTTAATGTTGGGTTTACAACTGCATTACCTGCAAAGTTATTGTTTAGTGTTGTATTTAATAAAGCAGATTTAAGAACTGCTTTGTTTTGAATATCTTCAATTTCTGCTTTAACATAAGCAAAATTATTGCGAATGTTTGTAAAATTAGTACGGAAACCTTCGCTGTCATTGTCTTGACCGGCTACTGGATATGCTCCGTTGATAATATTTGGGTTAACTTGTGATGTCATTATCTAAAAACTCCGATTTGTGGAAACTTAATATATTTATCCAATGCGCCTGGTGCTGCATAACTATCTCTGTGGCTGATAAATTTAGTGCCATTACCATCAAAAGTTGTTTTAGCAGCAACCTTGGCAACAACAATACTATACGCAGGAACTGTGCGTGTTTCACCTAAGCTTATGTCATAGAATAATGTTGTCTGTGGATAGTTAACGCCACTTTGTACAATAACCTGCTGACCTACGATTATTTCTTGCACAAAAGTTAATGTAACAACTTGGTCAATCCCGGTTCCGGTAAAATCAATTCTCCAGACACCTGCTTGTTGATTAACAGCGTTAGCTCCCGACAATTTATCTAGATATCCAGGAACAGTGTTGGTTTGGCTATATTCAACTGCATCAAAATTATTACTATCAAAAGGATCACGATAATTGTTCCAGCCGTTGTTTCCACCATAGGTCAATTCAAAATTTTCCTGCTGGGCAAATATTAATGTTTGTCCAGGGAAGAATGAACTTTGGCCGTCAATCCGTAGATTTTTTCTAAGCTCCGATACTAATCGGCCGTTGATGTTTTCAAAGCTTTCAGTGACTGCATAGTTAACTGTTGCAGACCCTGATATTTCTATTTTGGCACCTGTAACCGCTGTTATATTTGCATTAACAGTTATGGCTGTTCCATTAACTGCGATTACTGTAGTACCATCTGGTATTGATGAATTTGTATCTACACTTGTAACCGACCAACCGTAGCCAATGTTTAAACTTGTTGTTATATTAAATGTAGTGGTTCCGCCAGTGCCAACAACCGAATTAGTAATATAATCTGTAAATGTATCTAGTGCAGCATCTTTAAGTAAGTTATCAAATGTGGTTTGACTTCCAAGACTAAATGTTGTGGCAGCTATTACTACATTGGTTGTGGCATTTGCTTTATTATAAAATGAATTTGTTGCTAGATTGTAATTTGTTGATAAACCATTATCCCATTGATATCTATCTGCTACAAAGTTAATTTCATTAAATGTTACATTTTTATTTTTTAATCGATAAGCAATTAAATTACCAGCACCTGGCACAACATAGGCCAATACAACCGCTCGTGTTAATCCTAAAATTTTTCCATTTGTCTGTGGACTAGTCATCCATCCAGGCAATGCTCCTCGATTTGTATATCCAATACTTTCCAATCTAGTCTGCATATTCGGAAAACTATTTGGATAAAATGCATTGTAAGAATTAAGGCCATACAGGTACGGGTTATTCTTCATAAAGATTTCTAATCCCGGTCCCATGTCGTTTATGCTTTGATCGTCTATAACATTAACATAAACAACTTCGTATTTTACATTAAAGTTAGCATCAACAGCTCGTGCTACATTTATATCTCCAAAGTTGATTCGTTTGTTATAATGATTTTTTTGTATAGCATCGATAAATGTTGCAGCAGTACTAGGATGCAATCCTGCTAAAAATAAAAACTTAATTTCTTTTGCAATACCAAACCAAGGATCATCTGGACGATATATTAACTCTCTAGGGAAAATATCATTGTCTGTAACAATATTTTGAAATTGTTGACGTTGGTCAGCAGTAGTTAGTGCTTTTAAATAAACATTTTCGTAAGGACCCAGATTGTAATTTTGTACTGTTAAGGTAAAATTATTTGTAGTAGATATTGCACCATCTGCGGTAACCGCCTGCACGCCAAATCGATATGTGTTATCAAATGTAGTCGCACCACCATCTATTGTGGTACTTTGAGAATTGGAAACAACTGTTACTGTATACTGATTGCCGTTGGTGTTGCTTATTACTAATTCTGTACCTTGAGCCACAAAAATACTTGGACTAACAACAATAATGTCATTGACTTGATCAATAGCAATAATAGTACATCCAGATGCAACACCAGGGCCAGTGACCGACATGCCATTAGATAAATTTAAAACAGAACTTACTGTAATTTTTGCCGAAGTACTGTCTAAACTGAAGTATTCAAAACTAGCACGACCAACAAGTCTTCCCGAAGGTAATAGTTTTATGCCATTAGGTAATCTTGCGTAAGGTTCATCAATTAATGAATAAACTAAATTAGTTTCGCCATTACTGCGTACTGCACTCACTGATAATTCACTAACTGCACCATTTTGTATAGTTCCAATGTTGGCAGGAGAAGTCCATGTAACTATATCGTTGGCATTCTTGAAAACCGTGATTGAAAAATTCTTTGGCAAACTGCTATAATTTTTATTATATGTAATAGGTTGGTTAGGAGTTATATGTACAGGACTGTTTACTTCGATTACTTCGTATTGACTGGTATTTAAAATGTCATTTTTATAAAATGCAATAGCATTAACTGGGGGAGTAATACCAGTTAGTAAATCGCCCACTGACAAATTACTAGGAATTCTAGAAACTAAAATGTTTGCATTTGAAGTAGTAATATTTGCGGTAATAAAACTATATTCTACAGTTTTGCTAGCAACTACACTAAAGTCATAAGATTTTTGTGTTTCAGTTTGACTTGGTAGTATCCCAGTTAACCAACCTGTGTTAGGATTGATGCTTACATTGGCAGGTAAACTCTGGAGTCCTTGGTCAAATTTATAAACTACACCATTTGTATCTGTATAGTCAAATGGTATTTGGTCAAACCCGTAGACATCCTGCACCAATAATTCCCATGTTAGTGGATAACCTTCGATGTCATATCCTTGGAACTTATATGCAAAATTGCTATTCTGTACTAGATTTGGTATTGCGGCAGGATTACTTGTAATAATCGGTACATAAACATTGTCGGTATCAACTGGTATGTAGGTGTTATTGACATTTGTTAGATTATTATCAGCACTAAATCTTGCCTTGCTAATAATCCATATTTTTACATCTTTGGTTGTGTAGTTGTTGCCATCAAATAACTGTACAGTAAAATTAAAATATTTGTCTACGCTCAATTGAACTGGGTCGTACTGTGTTATATCGCTAAGATTTGTGTCAAACCCATCACTGTTAATTGTGCTTGCTATTGGATCTGCATACCCAGATAATACCCCATCTGAACTAAGACTTAGCCCCGGCGGTAGTTCTCCTGCGGCCACAGACCAAACTAATACAGCGTTTGAGTTTGTCTGACTGCTGTTAAATTTATATTCAATATAAGTGCCGTCAAAATATGCACCAACAAAGTCATTTGGCACAATTATTTCAACCGCGTTAATATTTGATACACTTAGTGTAAATGATCTGTCAGCAACTGCACCGTTGGTATCTGTAGCACGTATTGTAAACACATACTTAACTGTTGTTTCTGTACTACGATTAATAACAGGGACACCTTGTAGTGTACCAGCCGGTATTATTACTGTTCCTGTGCCGTTAACAACATCACGTTGTATTATTTCAATACCTGGTGGCAAGCTACCACTTAAAAATGAATATACTACTGGCGAACCACTGTTGCTGACCGCATACAGTTGAAACCTATAAAATTGTGTTTCTGGTATAGTTCCTAAACTTCCAGAATTGGTATACCAGGTAATATAACTCATTATATAATTACAGCTTCTATTAATTTTTCACCAAAGTCGTCACTGGCCTGTATGGCCTTGGCAAATACAGCCGCACCAACTGCAGTTCTTCCACCACTTTGTGCACATCCAGGATGTCTACTTGTTATAAGTAAATCACCTTTGGCTACAGGTCCCATTACACGAACAGGAACACGGCCTCGTAATGCAACTGCAACACTGGTTCCTTCGATCATACTATTCATTAGATATGCAGGTTCCGTTGATACTGCTCCTGCGACCCTAGTGTCGCCTACGATATCAGTTACAGTGACTTCGGCATCGCCACCAAATATAAGAACAGTACCCGGAGGATATTCTGCATCGCTGGTATACATTTCTGCTAAGTCGGCGTACTGTGCGTGTACTGCAGTTCCGTAGATGTTATTCCACCATGCTGTAGTAGAACCAAGATTAACACTTGTGTTAGAACTTGGAATGATTGTTCCAGTACCATTAGCCAAATAAGCTGCAACATTAACATTAGAGTATGTGTTTACATTTGCCTGTAGATTACCTAACCAGGTTGTATGAGTTGTTACATTAGATTGTAAATTGCCCAGCCAGGTTGTATGAGTTGCAATAACTGCATTAGCAGCAGTAACGTTTGCATTAATAGTATTAATCGTTGGCGTAATATTTGCCAACATCTGTGCGTTACCATAATTACTAGTACCAAAATTTATGTTGGCCCATGTATAAAATGAGCCTATGTTGGCATTAATTGTGTTTACATTAGACTGCAAAACTGCAATCGTTGCATTTGCTGCAGTGATATTATTCTGTAGTGTTGTTATCTGTCCAGCCTGTATTGTGTTAGCAGACAACCAAGAACTGTTGATACTACTTACAACAGAAACACCGTTTGCAAAATAATAGCCATCTGTTACAATGCCGGCACCTGCGGCAATGTTTCCAGCAACAGACAATGCACTAAGAGTACCCACACTTGTAATATATGGTTGCGTGGCCGTTGCCACCGTACCATTTAGATTAGTTGCCCATATGTTAACGTATGGTTGACCACTTTGCCCAATACTCCATGATCCAGCATTAGGAATAAGGTTATGAGTAGTGGTATCACCATTTATTGCTAAACTTAGTAATGTTCCCAGCGTAGTAATATTAGGTTGCGCCGCAGTAGCAAGAGTTCCAGTAATAGATCCGTCTACAGTTATACTACTAAGAAAATGTGTAGAACCTGTGATATTTCCACCGCCGCCACCAATACCAGTTAATACACCAACGCCATTGATATAAACACCGTCGTTGCCTGAAAAATTCAAATTACCTTTAATATTTACATTATTTGTTGTACTAACAATATATCCATTGCCGTCCAACATTAAATTACCATAAAATCCTGCACCCGTGTATACATTACCTGCAGCACCAATGCCGCCACTGGCAACTAAAGATCCGGTAGTATAACTTGTACTTGGGGTAGTGTTGACTGCATGCACATCACCAATTTTTAATGTACCGTAGGTAGCAGGTTGTGTGTAGGTGTTACCAACAAAAACATTTCCACCAGAAACAGGATTTGTTAAAACTTGTCCATTTGCATAAAATTCCCAGGCCTGACTATCGTTTGCCCATCCAAAGAAAGCGTTTTTACTTGTACCTTTATAGTAATTAACAACAACTCCAATATCACTGTAATCATCACTGACTAACGGGGATCCGTCGCTGGTAACATGCAAATAAATTTTACTGGCTTGAATACTTTGTGTGCTTAATGCCGTTCCTGTACCGCCTTGAAAAATATTTCCAGTAACGTATAAATCGCCGCCGACTGTGGTACGTCCATACACAGACATATACCCGTCAACTATGGCATTTCCTGTTACTGTAGCATTAGCAACAGTTAAACTAGAGCCAGTGAATGTTTGTGCAGTTACGCTGGTATTACAAGTAATACTCTGCGATGTAATACCAAGTTGGTTTACAATTGTGGGGAAAATACCCTGGTAAATGTAATTATTAAGTGTGGAAAAGTTAGAGTTTACGATGTCAAATGCTGATCGTATTGGATCACCTGTACCATCGTTAGGGTTATTTCCTATGTAAACGTTTGCGACTGCCATGTTCTATCCCAATATGCTTTATGTTATTTAGCAGTATTGAGATTTAGATATTAGCGGCAAAAAGTCGTGCTGCAAGTTGATTTAGTGCATCACTGACGGTATAAACATTGCTGGTCCAATGTGTATAGTCGGCCATAACAAATTGTGTTGCAGCGGTGATACTGGCTGCACCGTAGATGTCATTGACTGTTAAGGTTACATTTCCTGAGCGACCTGCAACAGTTGTGACTCCAATGTTGGCGTTAATAGAAACATTTCCGTTGTAGATTTCTGTAAAATTATCATTTATTTTACCAAATGCAGTTCGCAACGGATCACCAGTGTGATCACTGGGAAAAGTTCCTATATTAATGATTTCTTGCGCCATTTCAAGTCCTTGTATTTCGTATTTATACAAGAACTGCTAGGGATTAGCCTGGACTAAAACTGCTGCCACATCCGCAGGTGGTTTGTGCATTAGGGTTATCAATGCTGAAACTAGCACCCATAATGTCTTCTTTATAGTTGATTTTTGCTCCAGTAAGATACTGACTGCTCATAGCATCCACTAATACTTCAACACCATCAAACTCTAGTGCAAAATCGTCTTCGTTGGCTGCATCGTCAAATGTAAATCCATACTGCATGCCCGAGCATCCGCCGCCTTGCACAAATATACGTAGTTTAAGTGTGGGATTATTTTCTTCTTTGATTATTTCTTTTAATCGTATGGTTGCTGATTCTGTTAGTTCTAGCATTGTATTCTCCATTAAGTAAGTAGTTTATTGGCCTGAATATATGCGACGGTTAACCATTTCCCAGTTAACAATTCGCCATTGTGCAGACAAGTATTTTTTCTTGTTTGCAGCATAATCCAGTATCCAAGCGTGTTCCCACCAATCAACTAGTAGTGCTATATCAGTTTTGATAGTATGATTGCGGATAGTTTTAATAGCGCCATCGCGTGCCAAGTAAATCCATCCAGCACCCTGAAACGCCATTGCTGTACTTTCAAATTCTCGTTTAAATGTAAGGAAATTAGTATAGTGTTTGTTTATTAACGCTAGACTAGCACCAAATGGTGTGTTGGCGTTTTTTGGCGGTCTTAGTTGTTTAAACCAAATATTGTGCAGGTAAGCACCGGCTCGATTAAAAGCTGCATCGCCTTCACCTTGATTAAAACGATCTACATAACCTTTGTAGAGTTTATCATAGTGATTTTCGATATTAGGTTTACTAAGTACAGGTGCAAAAGAACCACAACCGTATGCAAGTTCGTATCTTTCAAGTTGTTCTTTTTCTTCTAATAAATCAATTATTTCACGCATATATTATTTATTGCGATATATGATGCGTCCACGGTTTATATCGTAAGGGCTCATTTCTATTTCTACGCTATCGCCCAATAATATACGTATATTATTTTGTCTAAGTTTACCACCTAGTGTGGCTAGTACTACATGCCCAGTTTCTAATTGAACTCTAAACATCGCACTGGGCAGTACTTCGTCTATAGTGCCAGACATTTTAATTAAATCTTGTTTCGCCATCGTTTACTTTCGTAAGGAACCACGTGCCATCACCTTTGTCTGTCCACTTCAACGTATCTCCTTCTTTCCATCCTTTTAAATCAAGTAATTCTTGCGGTAGTGGTAAAATCAAATCATCACTGCCGTCATCTGCTTCTTCAATTGCAACCGTCCATTGTGTCATATAGTATTTACACTTATCCGCGACGCATACGGCTAATTTCTACTGCTTCTTCTTCGGCAAAAACAGGTACAGCATTGCTCTTGTGCATGGTAGCAATACCCAATACCTTAGTGCCAGTATAAACTTTATGAACTGGAGCAGTAGAATGTCCGGGTGTTGACACGCTAGGTAAATGATTGAGATTGCCACGACCTGCGGGTGCGGATAATTTATATGATAACGGCTCTGCGGTCATTGCTCGGCGTTGGCGACGTGCATCTGCTTCAGCACCTTGGCGTTTAAGAAGTTCTTGCCATTCGCGATCTAACTGCTCGTGACGACGTTTGTCTTCGGCTGATTTGAATTTAACTTTACCTCGGCGCTTGCCTGTTAAACTTAGTGCAGGGTGTGCTAGATGCATGGTCATAGAAGTATCTCCGCTTAATATAATTGTATTATAACATTAGACGCAGAAACCGTCAAGACTGTTGTTGTTTTTTAGCAACATCTTCATTTAGTGGTTGAGGAACAAAATCTGGGCTAACCAGTGCATAGTTAGCAGTAATAAACACATGATCAACAAATCTTGATTTCAATACTGAGACAATTTCATCTGTGTTTTTGCCTTGTGCAATAAATTGATTGGTGTCTTTATCAAACCAATAGTAGATATCACCAATTTTTTCTTGGTTTACCATATGTATTCGACGGTTTACTTCTTCGGCTACTTTATTATAAAATTTACCGCGACGATCAAAATAATTGTCCACTAGTGCCAATAAAAAAGAAAGCACAAAATACCAAAGTACACATTGTAAGACAAAGTCGATAAATTCCATAGTTGTATTTATGTCCATAATGATTTACGTATTTTAATGAGACGCATTAGCATATCATTGTCTTCTTGCTCGGCGTTGTTTTCTAACTCGGAGATACAATCATATAACTTGCGTTTACGATCTTTTTCTTTTTGTGTTAGATTAACACGATTTTCAAATTCCCAATCCGAACCATACTTTTCAGTTATTTCTTTGCTAAATTCTCTATAACCAGATTCTATCCAGGCAAAATCTTCATCACGATCTCGCCGCACCTGTGTCCACCATGTGTATAACAACAATACTTCCCTTGCGTAATCGGCTTGGCCCGGATTCCTTTCTTGCGGATCTTTGTCGGCACTGTCTAGGTCAATTTGCCATTTTAATTGTGCTATACCCGCACCCGGAGATCTCCATAGACTCCAACGTAATAGGCCATAATGTCTCCACCACGGGACTCGATATCGTCGGGCATTTTCATCATTCCATATACAAAACATCCACGCACATTCTACTTCAACAAAGTTTGTTAATTCAGTAAATGCACCCCGGAGTATTTTTTCATCAAATTCATGATGGCGTCCGGGCTCAAGATTTGTGTGAACATAATGGCTACGATACACAAATCGCATACGTAAATAGTAGGCTAGATCATTTATAGGATCAACTATCCAATCTCTGGGTTTTTCCAACAAGTCTGGCAAGGTTTCTGTTAGCCAAAAAGCAACAGGTCGTGCGGATTTAAGATCCTGCTCCCATACTTCCCACTGTCCAAAAGGTAGTGCAGCTGGTTTGTTGATTCCAAGTAGTGATCTAAACCAAATGAAAAATTTTGAATTGCTGTAGCATCTACTCATCACTGCCGGCCTCTTTTAAGATATCAAATACACTACCAATTTCAAACTCAACGGTGTTATCGTCGATTACTTGAATTTTTTTGTGTGTAAAAAAACTTCTCATATACATTTCTAAAAATTCCGCAACAGTCATTTCTGCAGTTTGAAAAAATTCAGAATTGAGTTTTTTATTTGTTGCAACCAAATAGTAGTAATTATCTCTGTGGTCCAAAGAAAATTCTATGGCCAAAGGCCGAAACTTTTGGTTTAATTGATCAACAAACTCAAAATCCATTTTTTATTCCGTATTCATATAATTCAAAACTGGCCAGGTTCTTGGCCTTGCTTTCGCACATGATATCAAACTGATCCCAAAAACTCAATGCCCACTGATTCACTGGGCGATTCCAATAAAAGTTACTGTGTGCTCGTAGTTTTGCCTTTTTATAGCCTTCTGTGAGCAATTGTGCATGATCGGGCATTGTATCCGCACAGTGATCAACTAAGACATCTTCTCGACTAACACTATAATGCATAGTAGGGCGTACGCCACGCCAACTATCAACCACTCGCTTAACGCTATCGCTATTTGGATCAATGTAAACCCCTTCACGTATCCAATGATGATGTACATCAAGCACAATAGGAACAATATCGCTAATGGATAAGCAATCGTCGAGTCCATGTGTCATCTCCTCGTTTTCGATGGTGATTGTATTGCGGGCTTCAGGCGACAGTTTTGGATATGCCAACCTAATGCCGTTGGGGCCTTGACGGCCTGCGATGTGTACATTGATTTTGAAGTCTTGGAACCGTTGTCCAAAACCCATCCAACGGGCCATGTCAACATGATATTCAAACTCCTCTATACTTCTGCGGACAATATCTGGGTTGTCACTAGCCAAGACAGTAAACTGCCCAGGGTGCATACTACAGCGAACACTCCGCAAGCGAGCCAGATCGCCGATGGTCGCAAAGTGTTTTGCACAGTATTCACGAACGTCAGGCCGACGCCAAAAATACTGATATTCAGCATGAGTATACATAGGGAGTACGTCACTACTAAGCCGTACCATACGAAGGGATTCATCTAAGTTACCTACTCTTTCTACAAGTTTACGAACAGATTCGATATTGCCAGTCATCAAGTCCCAGAGTTTTTGCTCAGCGACTTCTCGAGTTTGGCGATTAAGCCAAGCCACAGTTGTAGTACCAGTGTTAAATTCTTTGGCGGTATCTGTTTGACGAATACCGTTGATTTGACTGGGACCGTCAATCCATTTACAGCAAAACCCCATACGTTTAATGGTCATAGTGTTATTATACTACAAAAACTTGAATTTTTTACACTTATGTAAAAAGCATCCCACATAAATTTTCCATAATATTACCAGAATTTTTTTGCTTAGAAACCATTTTTGATAATCCTGGTTTGTTTCTTTCGATCAATTTCATTGAAATACTACTATCAAGAATTTGTTTAATTAAAATATCTGGCGGTAATCTCAATAATGTTTTAAAAATTTCGATATCTCTCAACGGAGTCCATGTTAGTGTATTCCCAAGATGCCAATGCTGAAAATCATTTATATTAATATTACACAATTCCAACATCATTCTTCTATTAGACCAATTTGGATTTATTTTTCGTGTTTCGAATATTTTATAGTTTTCTGGTTTGTTAAAATATGTATGTTGCATATAAGATATATTTTTAGGATCATTTAATAAATCAACCATAGAAATTTTATAATGTTTAAGAAACAAATCTACAGTCAAAGGACTACGCATCATAAATTCGTCCCCGGGTGTGCCCGAAGTTATAATACATGGAGTAGTCCAATGATGAATTTGTTTATAGCCCCAATTATTTTTTAAAATTTCATATGAGTTTAACATCCAAAATTTATCATATTCAAAATGGCTATAGTTGCATAATTCATAATTATCTGTAAATCTTTGAAGATAACTATAAACTAACATACTATCAACACCGCCACTTAAAAACACTCGAATTGGTAATTTATTATGTTGTATAAAAGAACGTGTTCGATCAATTAAAATTTTTTCTATAATTTTTATAGCATCTTCTTCGCTTAGACTAGTTTCGTTAAACACTCCGATAATATTAAATGTAGATATGTATGTTTTTATATCAGAATCTATACTTATTAAATTATTGGCCCAGCACACTTTATCGTATTTTTGCAAATTAGTAACTTCAACAAATTCATTTACATAAACAGGAAAACTTCTATATCTATCAGTTTTTAAATGTATTAACTTATTATATGGATCATATACAATGGCGCAAAAATTACCTGTAAAACTAGGTCGATCTTGATTTATTATCATATCTAATACTTGATCTATATCATAAGAATCAAGATATCCTTTATAGATAACTATTTTGTTATCAATATTTTTTTTGTTCCATCCAGAGTCGACATTAATATATAAATTGCCAACATTGTATGATTGGATGAAATTATTTTTTGGGTCGTGTGAAATTGAAAAAAACATTTAGGTAATATTTAAAACTTGTGCCAAATAAGGATCGTAGTCAAGGAGAGATTTTCTAATAGGACTAAATTGTACAATGTATTCTCTTAACTTTTCTATAGATGATGGATCTTGATTTTTGCCAATAAGTTGATAATAGTGGTCAAACTTTGAGTTAGAATTTGCTATATCAATTAAAGAACTATTTTGAGGCCATTGAATTAAAGACATAAAACTTGGATTATTTAATGTATAAATTTTTAAATTTAAATTTAAAGAATTACAATATGTATCAAGTTTGTGCAAATCATTTATATTTAACACACTTAAGGTACAATGTACCTGTAGATAATCTACTGTAGATTTGTAAAATTTTATATTACGATCTATATCGTTCCATACACTTCCGTATCGTAACCACTCCGATTTCCGCCCAACTGCATCTAGACTTATAAACACGCAAACATAATTCCATATATTTTTTTCAAATAATGTAGAATTAATTTTAGTTCCGTTAGTATGAAATTCAATCCTTGTTCTTTTAGATAAATTTAATTTTACTAACATTGATAAAAAATCTAATACAGATGGATTATAAATAGGTTCTCCGCCGATTAGTGTCAGTGTAACAATATCGTGATAATCATAACTTTTAAGTATATTCTTTTTAAGATCAGGCCAATTCTTATTGAATTCTTTATTCGGATCAGTAAATGACACTGGTAGTATACCGATTAATCGTTTATGTTGAGCAATAACAGAACTCGAAGATTCGCCGCAAGTCCAGCAGGCTAGATTGCATATATTTCCAAATTTTAAATTCCACCTACTAGGCCATAATCCAAAATTTTTGTTTATAATAACCTGATCGTCAACTGCAGTTCTAAAACTACTACCACTAAAAGATTCTTGTATCTTACAGCTGGCACATTCGTTTAACCAAGTCTGATTGTATAAACTATTTTTAAATGCTAATAGTCGATCATCCGCCCACCATTCTTCAAATGATTGATCTTCTAAACTATTGATTGTTGGAGATGCACTACAACAATTTCTAAATTGTGTATTTAATCCTGAAAATGCTTCAACGAATGGAACCACACAAAATGGTTTATTAAAACTCATACTATATACTTATATACATTTTTAAGCAAGTTCTCAAGAGTGTTCGTTCATTCTTCCACCCCAAGATCAAAATCCTGCTGTACCATATCAACCATGCTACTATAACAAAAAGGACAAAATGCCACAGGCAACATTCCAAAGTATCCTAACACTCCGCCTTCGTCGTCGGTAAAATCAGTGCCGCAAACATTACACTGGTGTTCTTCGCCTTCGTGTGCAAAACCTTTGATCATTTTTCAACTCCAAAATGTTCTTCAATCAAACTAGCACCATAGTAGTAAGGTTCTTGACCAGTTTCGGCACCTTTAATCTCTAAAACTTTAGCACATTCCCGAACAATCAACTCGGCGAGCTTGTTAGCACGACCTGCAAGTTCAGGTGCCGCATACCCAGCTTCAAGCATTAACTGTTTTAATCGTTCGTTCATCACATACTCCAATATGATTCAGAACTGGCTGAGCAAAAATTAGGAGTATCATAGCGTTCTTGATACTCTAGGCCCGACATTAGATTGGTACGGGTTACATATGTTTTGTGAATCTCAAAACGATAGCCTTTGGCTACAGGATAATGTGTAGCGTAGTATTCACGTATAGCCGACTCCATTGCACTTGAGTGATCGGTACTACGTACAAATCTTTCTCCAGATTTTGATCTACGGTCTGTTTTATATAATTCTACTGTATACATTGTCTGCTCCTTTTTTGTTTACTATGTGTATATTATACAACCAAAATCTTTTGTTGTCAACAACGGTTAATCTTCTTCATTTTCCTCGTCTTCATAGTTGGCAATTGATTCCGAAATACCCATGAGTTCATCAAGGTCTTCGGGGATTGTCTCACGAACTTCTGAGCTGGACATATCTTCGAGATTATAGTAATCATCGTCACCGTCTTCGTATTTGCCACAGTAGTTCATGCCACCTTCGTAATAGTAAGCAGAAACTGTGTAGCCTTGTTCCTCAAGTGCTCGATAAACACCCAAAGGTGGTGCCCAGGCACTGTCAAAGCCAAATGTAATTGAGCAACCATCACGCTGGTCGTCGTAGTCTATGGCATCGTAGGGCTCGATGTCCCACTTAGTGCCCCACTCATTGGTGCAGAAGTCATACCAGTTCTTGTAGCCGTGCTCTGCTAAGTTCCGGTTCTCTGACTCTACCAAAGCCTTCTGCTCCGGAGTATCATCACCGCCGACAACTCCTGCTACAATCTGTAGGCTCTCAGGCACTGGAATAGCAAAATTACAGAACTTGCCTGCGTTGATAGCCTCTACCAATTTATACATTGCCCTAGGACTAGGGCCTTGAATTTTTACTGTGTTATCGCACCAGTTTGGAATTTTGGGTTCCTCGCTTTCTTTAAGGTTAAAAAATCAATTAAGAAAATTCGTAAAAGGTTACAGTGGAATCAATGCTCATCAACTCTTGAGCACAACGAGTCAAACGATTATAGCGTTGACGAACCATATTAGCGGGCAGTTCGCCATCACAGGTCAAATTCTCTGGACTGAGTTCACCGTCAATACTGTTAGCAATAGTTTGACGATCTTTGGCACTCTGCAGACTCAGTGCGGGCTTCTTCCAAACGGCACGCCATGTGTTCATTTGTGCTACATAAGCCTCTAGTGTTTGTATATTTGTAAACATGTTGCTCCTTTTTGTTTAATATGTGTATATTATAACCGAAATTGTCTTTATGGACAACCAAAATTTGTAGTACTTTTTAAGTAAGTTCTACACGAAACATCTTCAAAGAACCGTTGTCTGCTGGAATTTGGACTTTATTTTCAAACTTAACACCAGTTTGCACAGGGATAAGCAAAGTGATCCAAGTGTTTAGGAATCCTGGCTTTGCAGTAGGGCCAACTTTGATTGCATCAATGATCGCAGTGCGAGTACCTGCGGCGCTAGTGTAACGAATTTTGGTTCCGACTGTAAGTTCCATTTCCAACTCCGTTTTGTTTAATATGTGTATATTATAACCGAAAACCTATAACCCGTCAAACTCTAGGATCGACGGTGTTGTATTTTTACAACACTAACTCTCGTGGGCTGTATGTAATACGACCTTCGTAGTCCAACTGATCCTGCTCAAACTCTGTAAGGTAGTCGTCTACAACAACACGCCAGTCAATGATAGTTTCTTTGAAGAACTCGTTGTTTTGCTCAATTTGACTGCTGAAGGCCATTACAGCCTCAGTGGCTGATTCTGCGATGCTAGAACGAGCGTTAGACTTGAAGTTCTTAACCACATAATCCTCAGAGCCTTTGGCTTTCCAGTAGGTATTGTCTGCCGTACCGTAATTTTCGTACACTTGGGTGGTGATTAGTAGTTTAGCCATTTTGTGCTCCTTTTTTGCTTTACTATGTGTATATTATAGCATTTTGAACAATTTGGATCAAGAAAAATAGCCAAAAAACAACACTTTTTCTGTTGTTTTTATGCAACAAAACCACAATTTTAGGACCAACGTAGCAAAAATGCCGTAATATCTTCAGGTCTTTTGAACTTCCACATATCAAAACTAACCCTAACCCCACACTCGTTTTTTTCCGACCACTGTTGTATTTCCACCATATCTTCTTCGCTAATTGCTACTTCAAACCCACGTGGTCCGGGGTTCCATGTTGCTTTAAGTTTAAAGCCTGGAAGTTGGTTCCATAGTATTTTTGGTTTTCTATTTTTCATACTCTTGATCCATTTTATAAAGTCTTGGTTCCAGTGTCTTATCACAGGATTGTATGTGCCGTGGTTCATTGTCGTTGCCAGTGTTGTATAAATTGATCTAATTCCGCTCGAGTCCTAAAATAAAACTCATTATATCGTGTTCTACAATGACGCCGAAACTGGTACTCGCACCATCCAGCAATATCCTGATACACCTGCGGATCGTAGTTTTGGTGGAACAACTCGTCAGTTGTGGGATGTCTACGCCACAAGCCGGTATCTACCCTACAAAACCAATACACTGGGTAAGGTGGGTGATCGATCTTTTCCTGACGAACAGTGAATCTCATGACCACTTCAACGATACAAATGCCGCATCTCGTTCATTCTTAAGTTTTACTCCGACAAAGAAGTGTTGACTGATGCCGTCTTCTGCTATAGGATATGACTTCCAATCTAGATAAGGTTCGCCTATGTTGACCCACAACCAATGAAAGAATTCTTCCTTCTCGGGACGGTGCCATGCTACACTGGTAGCAACTGCATAAGGCCAATTTATTTTTTCTGGGTCTTTAAGGTATTTCATTGTGATTTTAATGCTAACCAAGTTACAAAGTCATGATCCAAACAATCTCGGCGAATCCAAACACCATCTGCGTCGGTGAACCATTTGCGCAGGTGCAGTAGTTCGTATAACCCTGTGCGACCCAACCGCTGTTCGCATAGTTGGCCCAGAGCATTGCCCCACACTCCAGGATTGGTAGGATCGTCGATCTTAACCTTAAAATGTTGGTGGGTTTGTTTGTATAGTTGCATATAATACTCGGTTAACTCCACTTTAATGTAAACAATACAGCATCTTCTTCGTGAGTAAAATGGAATCTGTAATATTTAGTACGGTCTCCATCTGCACGAAAACCGTTCCATAAGCATTGCCAGCGGCCTCCACGATGATCAACAATGCTCCACCGCGGGCCAAATGTTGCCCGGCACCATTGCTCGGCCCGTCTACTCTTTTCTTTTGACACGTAAACAGTATACTCGAATAAAGGTGTACGCTTATAATTGCCCATTTAACGGTGTCTTAATAAATTTAACAATGTTTGGTAAGCATGATATGCGTCAGCAACGACAGGATTAGCACTCACTATTCGTTCATCTTCTCTGAGTCGTGCTACAATTTCTCTTTCTTGGGCATACGTAGTTTCCAGGTTTTCGTAATGCTTATACATACGAATCATATGATTAAATGTATCTACGGGAACGGTAACATTTACACATTCAACTTCTTCGATTTTAGTTGATTGGTAGAACGCCGCATCCGAAATTTCTCCCTGCCAGGGGTTATAATTTAGTTGGTATGATCGGGGGATTCGCCTATATCGCTGGCTAGTAGGACGAACCTGCATTTCAAATTCATTTAAGAATCTTTGATCTTCTATGGGATTATTCATTGTTTTAATTTAACTCCAACGTAACACAAACCACATAAACTTTTGTTCATCTGTGATTGTGTACTCTTTGATATTAAGACGGGATGCACCAGGTGCAAATTTTAACTGAACTCCGCAATCAGTGGTCAAATAATACAAGTACGCATCTTTGTGTTGATCTCCGGTGACAATGGGCGTTCCTGGTGGGCAAACAAACGGTTGCTTTTCCCATTCAGTCTCCCACTGTCGCTGGCACATTTGATACATTTCTTTTAGACCAATCGTCATGAATACCTCAATACAAATAGTGTGTACAGTTTTTCATCGTGCCACTTGACATTCAACTTATGATTCTTATTCTTGCTTTTACCGATTGTGGCTTTATAAGGCTCAAGACCTTCTTCAATAATGCCTTCGGGATCATTGCTGTCAATGAAATTCTTAAAATACCCAGGGGTTATTCTATAGTATTGTTTCTTTATCATGACCACCTCAACGACATTATTGTAGCATATCTGGCGTATTTTTGTCTAACTCGTATAGTTAAACAATTGTCCGCCGCATCGTTGCCGACAAATCCCCAATTCCAATCCCAACCCTGACGACCCACATTTTCTTCAAGCCACGGGCGGTAAAAATCGTTGGGGTCGGCACTTTCTAACTCTACACATACAGCACCTCCGAGATCGACCCATCTAGGATCCGTATGGTCTACTACTATTTTTCCTTTGGGCCAACGAACCTTGACAACAACTCCGGGCACAAAACTCCACCAGAGTTTTTCCCAAAACCTAAATCCCGTTGGGTAGTAATGTGTAAACTTACCCTTTATTCTAAATAGTTTTTTAATTTCCCACTTCATGACCACCTCAACAAAAATAAAGTTTTGTATTTCTCATCCTCAAATACCAGCGACACTGCGGGATCATCCCAGTAAGCACGGTAAGGCTCTAATACTTTATTAATGTATTCAATGGTGATATCACCAACCCTATCTCGCGGTATATAATCCTCACTGGCGATTATATCCAATAAAAAATTCTGCCAGGCAATGGGGCATTGACTGAGATTGTCACCTAGTTTAAGAGTTACTAACATTTTTATGTCCATTTTAATACAAACATGGTGTAGTCAGCATCATTATTGAATGTAACTCGGAATTTGTAACCATTATCTGTGTAAGTGTAAGACGCATTGATCTTAGCAAGTTCTTGCGTCATAAAACGTTCCACTATACCAGGTGGAGCATTTGGGGCATTAATGAATTTACGCCACATATCCGCATACCAACGCTCAAAATAATTTCTGGGTTGGTAAGTGTTAATGTTTTGGTAATATTCTCTTACTATCATGTCCACCTCAATACAAACATAGTATGATTTGCCTCGCTGTCCCACCGCAAATACCAACCACCAGTTTTAGTCTGGATCAATCGGCCACCCTGCGGTTTTAATTCGTAGTTGGCCACTGTAACGGGATTCCAGTCATTGGCCTGGGCTTTGTCTCTACAATGAGTCCAGAATCGCTGAAAATATGCAGAGTACCAACCCAGTCCAGGATTTATAATTTCTACTCTAAACTTGCCGTCTGTGTTCTTCATGACCATTTCAACTTACAAAGCATGGCATCTTTTTCATACAAGAACCAAACACTGCGGAGAAATACAGCATAAGTGTGAGCGTCATAAGTTTGCTTGCACCATTTGCTGATTTTATCGTGTAGAGAATTATCATGAAGAGGACTACTATAGTCCACGCCCTTGTGCCAGCCAAACTCTTCGGCCTCGTAAGGCATCATAGGGAAACGATGCCGCTGACCTTCTACAAACATATATGCTTCCATTATGCCCACCTCAATAAAAACAATGTGTAATCTTGCTCGTCGTCGAAAATGATTGTTTCATACGTCCATCTCCAAGGGCCCTTGAGATTATCACAGCACCATAAGTAAATATCTTCGGTAGGAGCAAAACCATTGTATTGCCAACTCATGACAACCTCAAAAATCACCGCTCAAAAGATACATTGTCAAATCGGGACCCTCTACTCGAACACATTGGCTACTATGCCGAATAGTGTCCCGACTATGAACTTGTCCCTTCCATTTGTAAGTCCATTCCACGCGGATTTGTTGCGGAGTAAATTTAACAACCTTGCCAAGTTTCATGCCGCTGGCATAAGGTCCCGGAAAAACAACATAGTCCCCGACTGCTAACTCGCGATTTAGAAAATCTCTGAAAACTGTCATTATAACACCTTTTATTTTGCGTTTTTAAACATGCTGAGCAAATAGCCTGCACGATTTAAGTCAAAATTCTCTTGACGATAATGCCAATTCTTTTTACGCTCTGCAATTTCAAGTGCGGCTACTAATTTATACTTTTCGTTAGATGTAGCGGTGCGAAGCATATTTGTCATTGTAATTATGTCTGCGGCATACTCTACCCATTTTAACGTGCTGTTTATTTTGTCTCGTTTTATTATTGCACGTTCTGAGTTGGGGCTAAAATTTGAACTAGAATACTTGCGTGTAATTTGTGCAAAATTCATGCTTTTACTCCTTTTCTATATGTATATTATAACAGAAAAGTCGTTATTCAGCAAGTCAAAAAAGTAGTACTAAAGTATTACTTTTTAACTCCAACGCAAAGCAAATAATGTCAGGGTAGCATCATTGGGAATTTCTACGGTCATACCCTTGACCGTACACAAATGATCACTACACCATTGGTCTAATTCTTCAAGATGTTCGGCCCAAAATGATATATCAGTCAGTAGAATCAAGATGCAGTCGGCGTGATCAACAAACTCCGATCCAATGACAAACCTGTTGCGTTTCCAATGCGCAAATATATCAGTCATAGATATTTTAGCACAAAAAACGATTCTGCTTCGGCATTGTAAAAATCAAGATGCACTGTTTCGGTGGTTCCGGATTCTTCGGTATATGTTGTGTGTAATCTAGGAGTAAATCCCAACTCACGACGCATGACTTCGCGGATCAAGAACACACTAGGTTTCCACTGATATTCTTCTTGTAATTGGTTACGAATACGAGTCCAATCTTTAACGCTTAAAACTAACATGACCTTGCCACTTTAGTTGATGAAATGTATAATCTTGTTCTTCTAAGTCGCCATAAACTGTACACCGATAACCATATGTTGTCATGTCTGGAGATATTTGATAACTAGGCTGTCCAGTAGTATGAGCCATACACCACTTACCGTAGTCAGTCTGTTGCCAATCCCAAATCGGTGAGGCGCAGTAAATTTCCGGGTCTTCAACATCACCCATGTTGAACTGATAGAAAATAGTTCTTATCGCCATTTTAATGCAAAGTAAGTGGCCTGCAGTGGATCTTGAAACTCAAAAGTCCAGTACCAGCTAGGGAATTGATTTTTCACTGAAAAAGCATTGTGTCCAAACTCAGATTGGCACCATAATATGGCATCGTGTACATTATTATTAGCAAAAGTCACAGAGTTCATATCTATATTATAACACAAAAGTGTTTAGTTGTCAAAATCTTTAGCCAGTGTGTCCCAGACCTGTTGTTTTTCTTTGTATTCTTTAAGCAACATTTCATAGTGTTTTCTTGCGGCCTGTAACTCCTCCCAATCATGTTCAAGTTCTGGATTGCTGGCCAGTTTACTTGGTATGCGTAGTAATTCTTTGATTTCTTTTAAAGTTTCCGTTAAGCTTTCGCCGTTTATAACAATATCTGCATCTTTGCCAGTTAAGTCAAGTTTTCCGCTTTGACTGATTAGTGCCGGTGTAGCAGAACCCCAGTTGGTGGAAGTAGAGTAATAAGGTGAATTAGGTGTAATGGCTAACCCTGCACCACCGCCAGTACCACTGCCAGTAATAACATAAGGAATGTTTGACAATGATATATTGCCCGATGTGCCAAATGTTACATTTGCGTAAGTCATAGAACTATTTCGTATAATTTGGAGTCAAACTCCTCAGCACGTTTTTCATAGCCTTTGTATCCACGTGGGTTACAGACAACGCGAGTTTGGCCAATCATATAATCAAAGGTGTCATGAGTGTGCCCGTGAGTCCACACTTGGATTTCTGGGTGATCCAAAATAAACTCGCTCAAATCACTACTGTATGCTCCGTTCATGAGAGTATCACTGGCATAACGTGGATGTGTGCTTAGTTTGCTGGGACTATGGTGTGTGACAACCACAACTGGCCGTGCACCGGCGTTGTTTGCTAATGCTTGACTAAAATACGCTAGGGTCTTTTCATGCTGAGCCACGGTATATTCCGGAGTCATTCGGTGATACATGTTTGTACTTTCGTTGAACATGGTAATCTGACGATAGTCATTCATAGCACTGGCCACGTGATACATAGTCAACGCATCACGCCGATTCATGTCTGTCCACAATGTTGCCCCAAGGAATAACACACCATCAATTTCTAGACTTTCGTTTTCCAACAGGTGTACATTTTCGGGCAGTTGTTCCCGAATGTGATCGTAGGTTTTTTGAACTTGGAAACGATAGTGTTCGTGATTTCCCATAACTAAAATAGTTTTACGATATTTTTGACTGCATTCTTCGAGTAAAAATCTGTAAAACCGATCGGGTCTTTGGTCAGCACGCTCGTGCTCCAACAATACCATGTCGGGGTTATACCAGTTTTTCTTGATGCTTTTGGCTTCGCATAAATCGCCGGAGATGATCAAAACGTCACCACCTGGTAACGTTAGGTCAGCAAAGTCGATGTGTAGGTCTGAGATTACATTTATACGCATAAGTTTATATAAAAAAAGGCTCCGAAGAGCCTTTGTATTTAACTCTTTGGATTAGAGAGAAATTCCCATTGATTTGGCTTTGTATCCAAGTGCAACGATTTCACGGCTTGGACGTCCAATTTCGTACTCTGTGGTCATAACGCCATTGCCTGCACGGCGTGTGTTAGCATAAACTGCATAACCCAATTGACGCAAACGAGTTGCTTCGGCTGCAAGATTGCCAACGCCAAAACGCTTTCTGGCTTCTGCTTTAGTTAGTTTTTGACCAGCTTGTAATGCAGAAAATACTTTACCAGTTTTTGTTTTTGGATTAACACGTTTCATTTTTGATTTCCTTTATAAAAATTTGCAGTATTCTTAACTGCTGAGTGTATTATAATCTATTTGTAACAGAAAAGCAACAACTAATTTAGCCATTTTAATCTTTTTCTGGCCATTCGCTCCAGTGCCAGCCCAACAGCTCAAAATCTGCCGACACTTCTTTGGTCACAACACCTTCAGGTACAAAGCCTGTGAGTTTAGCCCACTCCTCGGGGTCGGTATCGTAGTCGGCTACTCCGCCCGATCCAGAACAGTACCAATCCATGTAATCACCCTGGCCAAGCATGTCTGCCACAATGCCACCTGCACTACGCCAACTACAGGTCCACCATTGATCTTTAAGAATCGGCATTACATCAATTCGTTGCCAACGAATGTTACAGAGAGCCGCATAGATATTCTGGGCATAGGCTTCACTGGTACGTGCTTTGTGCAGGATCCAGTCTGCGGATCTTAGATCGTATTCAAGATTATCATTTTGCCATTCTGGATCGTTTTCATGCAGTCTCGCAGCCGCCATTTTTAAAAATTCAACATAAGCCTCAGAAGGATTTTGATTTTGATCTTGACAGCGTTGTAGATATCGGTTGAGACCGTTTACATCCTTGTCTGGACTATGGCTTATATCGGTCATTACACCAATTCCTCTAAGATTCCTAGGCCTTCTGCTAGGATTATTAACGATCCCGCTACATAAAAGTTTCCATCAATTAAGAAAACTCCTGCTATAATTCGTAGCCCACTTTTAACGAGGCTCACGTAAAAATGGCCACGACTTGTATCTTTTGGTTGTATATTTAACATAGGTTTATGATGTGGACATCGTCCTTGGTTATAGTTGCATTCCGGAGTGTACTCTTGGCGACAAACTTCACATTTCATGATCGCAGTACCTTTATAATTTTTTCTTGCTCTTGTTCTTTAAGCCATTCATCTTCGCCGGCATAGGTGCTCGCCTGCGCAAGCGTTTCATCAACCAGCCATTTAAGTCGATACAGATCTTGTTTAATAGCCCAGGTGGTGAAACCATCGTTATAGCCACTGTTCATTTCGGCTCGCATCATCCAGATTTGATGCCGCATGGCATTTAAGTCCCAATCTTTTTGAAAGCCCATTATGAAGTTAAACCTTTCATAACTAAATCTTTGGCCCGAGCATCTAATTCTCGTTGTTCGGTTTCTTGTATCATAGGAGCAAACATATGCAACAGTTCTTTTGCTGCCTGCTCACCGTCTTCGGTAAAATGACTATAGCCTTTGATAGCACTAGTGTAAAAATACTGTTTATTTTTAATTAATTCTAATAAACTACCATACATAACATCTTTGATTGCTCGACTATCCATAATATACTTTCTTATGTTAGAGTTTTTCTCCAGGAACGAAGCCACGGAAATGTAAGAACCTCGGAAAGCGAAGACTATAAGTGCCATCTTGATTTTGTGTAACGGCATCGGCACGGACTTCAACAACATTACCCACCATTGCCGCACGACTGGCCCAGTAATTGTCGCGGTCGGCATCACTAAACCCACTGCCGACATTAACCCGAATAGTTCTACCATCGTCTTCTCCTTCGCAGATTATAGCACCTAGTCGTCCCGCATTGCGACCTGTCCCTTCTTCTACTGCCACCACACTTAAACTAACTTCAATAAATGGTTTGAGTTTAAGCCATGCTACACTACGCTTGCATTCATAAACTGCCTCGGGATCCTTGATCATAATGCCTTCGTAGCCGCCAGCAACTGCCTGCGTATTAATCATTTTAAATCTTTCTTGACCTTTGGCAGTATCAAGATCGACTAGTTCTTGGCCCACAACCGCAACATTTGGCATGTGTTCACGCAATGGGTTATACCATGCTATTAATCCACGACTGCGTTCTAATTGTGTTCGTGTGCTGCGACCTTGTTGAAATTCCTTGAGTGTCAGTGCATCAAATACATGTAACACCGCATCATTGGCCGCAACATCTGTTTTACGATGCACCTGTTTCATTAGGTCTTGGAAACTTGAACTCATAACTTCGCCATCAAGCACCACAGGTTCTGCAGCAAATAATACCGCATGTTTGGCTATTTGTTTTTTGATATGCTCAAAGTTTACCAACTCTTTACCATTGCGACTATACTGATCAACTTGTCCATTGGGATATACAACGGTGATAACACGCACACCATCAAGTTTAACTTCAATTAATTTTTCGCCTGTGATCTTACTTTCGTGATTTGCACTATCGTACGCAAGTTGGCAAGCAAAAACCGGAATCACATATTCGGTGTTAATTTTTTCTACAGCTTTGTTAATTGTTTTTTCGCTTACACCGCATCGTAGATCTTTAATTAAAATACGACGATACCAACCATTCCATTGTAGTTGGGTGGCTCGAGACATCATCATGTTAACTGCGGTAATAGCCGCATTGCCAGTCAATTTTCGTTCTGCTAGTTGTTGAGCAGTTTTCCAAAATGATTCTGCAGGTAATCCTGCAGTTTTGGTTTCTTTTGTTTTTTCTGGTACTTGTTTAATGCCGTAGGTGATCAAAGAATCTAATGCGGCACGGGCACCACGGAAAAATTCTGCGTTACCTGCGGCTGCTTCACGAGCAACTACAGATTCTTTAAATAAACGACTATTGTCAGACTCTAATTCTGAAACAACTTCCCAAGGGTTAAGCATATTGGCGCTCCTTAATATATTATACTATTAATCAATTTGTATGTCAACTAAACGACCTTTATCAAAAATCCAATAGGTTTCAAGTTGGTTATAACTAACCCAAACACAACGGTTTCCGGGACGTATAGTGGCAAATTTTACATTCAGTTTTCTTAGTTCATCTAAGACAACAAGTGCTTCAAACTCATTTACCGCAGGATCGATTACTATACTCATGTTTATCCTTGAGATTTTTTAACTGCATGCTTACATGCGCCACGAAAACGAAATCCTGCACAACTGCAGGTCAATTGACCATCTTCTTCGGTTACTGTATAAGTGTCACCTTTGGAACCGGTGACGGTCCATGATTGACTGACCATTTTTAGCTCTTCTCGGGGAAAAAATCCCCAGGTGTTTGTAACCTCTTTAAATTTTCGTCCACGCACATCTAATTTCAACGGTGCTTTAAATTCAAATATATTTTTTTTACCTACTGGTAGATAAGCATAGGCCTTGCTCTTGCCGTCGTCCATGAAGTAGATGTGATTGGGAGTGGTGTCTTCCCATGCAGTGATTTCTTGAAACACTTTCATTTAACAAAGATTCCTACAATGTAGATGGCCAACAAAATACCGTTTACAATTATCAAGTTGGTTTCACGAATTCTAACAGCCCAGATTAAGTATAACACAGCACCAAGGTTAAGTAAATAGATGTTTACAGGATCTATACGAAAACTGGTGCAGACTGCACCAAAAACAACACAGGCACAGCCCAACCATTTTAACGCAAAATTCAACATTTCTAACCTTTTTTCCTTACTATGTGTATATTATAACACATTTTGGGTATTTTGGGCAAAGTTTGGGTGTTGCGTTTATGCAACAAACTTTTTTGAAAATTTTTGTTTTGATAACCAATCACTATATATTTTTACGCCATCATCTGACAAATTATAGTTTAAATTTATTAAATCTGTCAATATATCACCGTTGAGTATATTTTCTAATTTAATTATGTGTTGAGTATGAGTTTCAATCATACTAGAATACTCAATTAGTTTTTGTGTGTACTCTTTAATATTGTTTGCTCCGCATTGTTTTTGCATTTCTTCCCAAACATGAGCACGATGGCATTTTTTAAAGCGTTCAGCTGCCCAGATTGCATAGTCAAAATCTTTAACTATTATTGATAAAAAGTCATGCTTTTGTGCTATATGATAGGTCGCGTCATGACTTGATATACTTTTATATTTTCCAGTAACTGAGTCAATATATAGTTGTTTTTTGCTGTCCGAATCAAATAAATGTGGTTTTTTCAATCTCGTACGTTCAGGGTTATGTATTATTGTACCAAAATTTGCAGATATTGCACAGTCCGTTGGGTCTATGATTGCAGATATTAAATCCCCACAAGTTCCGCCGGTATAACAAACAATAGTTAAATTATCAATGTCCAAGGATCTCCTTTATATACAAACCAAAATTTTAAATTACTACATAATCTTCTTTACCGCAACCGCACTCTGGACAAGTAAAATCTTCGGACAATTCATCCCATGCTCCTTCAGCAGCTTCATCGTGTTCGTGTCCGCAGACTACGCATACATGTGTTTCACTCATTTCAATTCTCCTAGTTTAGTTTGATATGCTGCCGCATGACGCTTCTCTACTTTTGCTAGAGCCGCAAAACGCTTTTCTGCTTTGGCCAAAACTTCGGCAAACTGTTCGGCGTGTTCTTTAGATTCGTCAATTTGTTCCTGTGCTACTTGTGCCGCTTCTAAAGCACCTTCTGCAACTGCTTTTGCATGAAACTCTGGGTACATAGTAGTAAACTCGTATGTTTCACCTTCGATTGCTTTTTCAAGACATTCTTTGGTTGTTGGTTTGCCAATCAGCAATTCCAAATGACCCCAAGCATGTAGCAGTTCTTGGTCTGCTGTATGCCAAAAGTGTTTAGCAATATCTTCATATCCTTCTTCACGAGCAATCTTAGCAAAGTAACGATACTTTATATGTGCTTGTGATTCTCCGGCCAATGCGGCTTCTAAATTTTTAATAGTAATTGACATAAGTCCTCCTTTGATTAGTATTAATACTAATATTATATATGACAAAAATACCTATTGTCAACTTGGTTTCAATAGTTTTTTACTGAATATTTTTTTATGGGCCTAATAGAAGAAATCAATTATCGCCCATTAATTCGTATAGTTCTGGCAAGTACTCTCGCCAATCCATACCGTGATAATTTCGTGTATGTTCCATGTATCTGTAAAATTTTTTTCTACATTGTAGATCAAATGCACTATTATCTATATATGCTTTTAAAAAATGTAAATCATTGTCATTTAAATAGCTAGATATTTTATCTTTTTCTTGTTCTGTTAAAATTGAATATGTTAAATATGGTGGATAACTCACAAAACCTATTTCATTAGTTAAAGAGATGCCAAGATTTTTCATATATTCGATATATTCTACTACACCAAATAAATTTAATATACTGTGTGTTGGATGAGATGCTAGATTAAATCCTTGAGATTTAAAATCAATTAAATTTAGATTGAATTTATTCCAGTCAGCACCTGTTCGTATAAATTCAAATTTTTTCTCAATTGCTTCAAAACTAACAACTAAATTAATTTTATTAAATTTTTTTAATATCGGAATATCTTTATAACTTACTGTTCCGTTTGTGTTAATATTTAAACAAGTATCGGGCCCTGCTGAATCTAATACCTTTTCTAAAAAAATACTTAACTTATTCATATTATACAACGGCTCTCCACCTATTATATTAACAAATTTTAAATTTTTAAAATCATCATCAGTGTAATCATAAACTGCAGATGGCCAAACATCTAAATTTTCAATTGACACACTAATGTCGTAATTATAAATTGTATTCGGTAATTTTAAAGCTTCGGGTATCCAACTACTGCTAGATGACGGGCGGCAATATCTACATTGGATATTACAATATCTTCCTGTATCAACAGTTAATTGCATAAAATCTTGTACATTTGATTCTGTAGAATATAAATCTATGTAATTGGCTAAACTTAATCGTTTGCTGAAATTTTTCCCAGGGTGTAGAATTTCAGCATTACGACATGTAGTACAATATTTTTCTGGCCATTCACCTTGGTCAAACGACTGTTTTATTTCATTGTAAACAGGACTTTGCAGCATTTTAGTGCGACTTGTTATATTGGGTATGGGTTGAAAGCAGCACGGACCTTGGAATTGAGCATCGTATGCGTGTTCGAAATACCAGCAACGTATAGGTTCTTTTTGATTCATACAAATATTTAGTATATAAGAAACCCGCCGAAGCGGGTTCTGGTTGTTTCTGTTACGAGGTATTTCCTACCCTAAGCAGTGTTTAGGCTGCTAAGGCAAATAGTGAGTCATTTGCATTTACTTGTTTTGCTTCTTTTACGGAGATCGCCTACCGAGCGCCATTATTCCTACTCCTGACCCTGTCGAACCTATTTCCGGCCCATCAAAAACATACTATCCTACACTCACTTACGATCGGCGTAACCAGCGGTAGTTAAAAACCTGCTCATGCGTTCCTATAGTATGCTTTTGGTGGACCGGGCGGGGAACCGCCCCCCGCGTCCAGAATCCATTTCCTAATAACAGTTTACGCTGTTCTTTGTAGTATATATTTATTTCTAATAGGAGTCAAGTCTATAGGCAATAAATGTTAAATAGCTCGATTAATTCTTTCAATAATAATATCTACTGTTTTGTTTGACAATACAACTTCATAGTGATTTAATGGCATTTCAATCGTTTCAAAATCGGTTCTACTACGTTGACTTTTTAATGTGACTACTCCATCATTTTCTTCGTGTATCCATGGACTTTGTCCTTTTGTAGTCACAACCTGTGTCCAATTTTTAGGTGCTGAAATATATCGCGCTTCACGCATCGGAGTACTCATTGTGCCTATATCTCGCATCAATCTATTAAACGGTAAAAAATATTGAGCAAAATCTGCTTGTGCACTACCACCATAAGGAGTACTAAGACTTATGCCACCGCAGGTTATGTCTTTATAGTAATCTGCTAGATACAGTGAATATATGCCACCCAAACTATGACTTATGAAATACAATCGTTCAGTGTCTTCTAAACTTTTTTTCATTGTCGCAAGATTATTATGAAATCCATCGCCACTGCTGTATTCTAGCATAATATCAGGAAACTCAAAATGATCTCTAATATACTGCCTGATGTGTGTGAAGCTTTCTGCAGTCGCACTGGCTCCATGAATATACACAATATGCATTTTAATTATAACCGAGAACTACATTATCAGGCCAAGGTGCAGGGTCTGGTATTGCACATGGACCTTCTGCTGGCTCAGTTCCATAATCTGCCGGCAGAACAATTTCAAGATACTCCATATCTGGACTATAATCAAAAAGATAGTGTACTATCCCGGGTCGTTGATGTACACAGTCTCCGGCTTCTACCAAATGTATTTTATCTTCATACATGAATTTAGCCCAACCTTTGAGCATGTATACAATCTGGAATTCTGCTATGTGTATGTGCCAGCCGGTGCCTCCTGAACTTTCTGGAGGTAAATTAGCTCGTGTAACATGAGCTAATACAGCTCCGTTGGTAGCATCTTTTACACCTAGGTCTTTGTAGACAAAAAAATCTCTCAAACCACCACCAACAAATGGTAGTTGATTTCCTTTTACATGACTAAATTTTGTTTGCATGGTTTATCCTTTGTTTATGGCCTGCCATTTTTCAGCGATATGATCAACAAAGTCTTTTATGGTATTAAGGCCATGTTGTCGCATGTAGGTAATAATCTTAACTGCAGTTTCGCGTTCTTGACCAGCATCGGGTTTACGAGCATTTGACATGTCGTTGTTTAATGATTCTATAGCCGATTGTCGATCATAGGTATAATTTAAATTATAACGCATTTGATCGGCTTCTCGGCTTAAACGCTCAGGATCGTTCAGCACCATTAACTCAACCCAGGACTGCATGTATCCGCGTTTTCTTTTTGGTCTGTGCCATGCTTTGTCCCGAGCGCCAGTTAGCGTACCAACATCGCCAGGATGTCTAGTATCCATGTTTTGCCAAGCGGCTTTGTTAGTGTAAAAATAAGTTTTAATTCCTTGGGTCTTTGCTGAAATCAACAATTCTCGGGTCATAGCATTAACGTGATTATCTATTAGAGACTTTTTTGTGTCCGGCACTAATAATACATGCACAGACTTTACACCACCAATTGGTATAGCGGGTTCACTGCTAAAAACACGGTCTTCGGCTTCGTGACTTCTGTGATGTGATTGTGCAGGATCTCTGTTGCCCCAATAGTCCAAAGGTTGACTACGATATCTTTGATTAAACCAGGTGCCATCGAGTTCAAATAACACTCCTTGAGTCCTGCCGGCATTTTCATGATAGCCACCTCTGCGTGTTCGTGTAGTACTTAAAAAGTAAGGTTTACCTTGTGGCATGTATTGTTGCTCAACACTGCCTAACGCACTACTTAATTCAAACTGTCCTGATTGTAGAATCTTTAATGCCGTGGGAATATTGGTATAATGAAATACAATAGGACTTAGACTTTCTAATAGAAATTCCGTGGCTCGCATTATTTTTTACGACCTGCTTTCATGTTAGCACACCAATGATACATTCGGCCACGTTCGCCACCTGCACGTTTGGCTCGGGCTCGCAAATCTGTAACAGAACCTTGACAACTGGCGCCAGCACGAGCTACACGACCTGGACGACTTTTTCCTTTGCGTTTACCATCAGCAAAGTTTTCCGCCACAGCTTGCTTTAGAAACTGTTCACCAGAGCCAGTCACATACCAGCGGTCATCGTCATTTACAATATAACCAGCATCTGCTAAACTATCCAAGGTACGGTCAAACATTTCAGTTCTAGACTCATCTTCTACATAGTCCATGCCCAACATTGCTGCAGTATAGATACCTTTTAGTATAAGTCTTTGTCCTAATCCTTGACCTCTAAACTCAGGATCAAGCTCAGTAATAGTCCTTCCGGTATCGGCATCATATTGAAATACGCCTGCTGATTTACCATTCACTAACATTTCAACAGAAAATTTATTTTTACCTTTTTGTTGTTGATATGTAATGTTGTTAGAGCCTTCCGCCACACCTCGACCTAAATCACCCAATCCAAAATCTGTTGGTGGCACATACTTACCATCGTGTTGTTTAATATGGTCTGCTAAGTCTGCTAAATCTCTAAACCCACGATCTTGTAATTCTTGATCCACATCAACTAATTCTTTACCACCCCACTTGTATAGATCGAGTTCCATACGACCTATATCCTGATGCTTTTTTAAACCACTGATAACATATCCTACAATACTATCAAAGTTTACATCTTGACGGTCTTGATCCAAGTCGCTCACGACGCCTTCCGCCACACCTTGCTTAACAAACTGAACATTTAATTTAGCATTTTTCCACAATGGATTTTTAGGATCCATTCGTTGTTGTAGCAACCATATAGCGGATACTCTATGTGCTCCATCTTCAAACTTACTATTCAGTACCAATATAGGAGGTAACTTTGATAAACTTTCTGGATGATCCTTTAAGTAAGCGGCATACTCTATAACCTTTTTAGTGACGCCCCAGCTGTAATCTTTAGCGTCCCAATCATCTACCACATTGTTATAATAAGGTAATCCTGGTACTGAATCTATAAGTTGTTTTGCAGTCATCTGCCTGGTTTGTATTTTAGCGTCAGAGCCAAACTGTTTTGGTGCACCTGAACTTGGACCAGGTTGTGGAATATCTTCCGCCACATCTTGATTACGATACAAATCAAACTCTACTTGATCGCCTTGATCATGTGCTCTTACACCATATCCCAAATTGGTTGCGTAACGGTCAACTAATTTCTTATAAAGTTTAGCACGACTCTCGGGATTTTGCCCGGGTTCAACTTCTTTTGTGGCTGAAAAATTTATGTTATACGGTTGTTCTTTTTTTACAAACTGTTGAATAGCAAACAACACCGTGGCAAACACTCGTTGTGCATCACCAGCACCAGTGACATCTATACTGTGATCTCTGGTAAAACTTACAAGTACTTCGTAAGGGGTTGAATATTCAAATGATATACTCAATGGTGAACCATCTGGCAAGCGAGCAAACGCATCATTGTCCCCGTGATCACCTCGGCTCCACGTTAATGGGTAAGGTTGGTCAAAAGATTCTAAAATAATTTCTTTAATACGCATCTAAATATTTATCGGACTTTTGGCTAAAAAGAAGTAAAGTAAATTAGCGATTGCGACGGGGTTTAGCCAGACCTAATATTTCGAGTATTCTTATGTACATCCAGCCAATATCAAACTCCCACCATTTACGACTAAATTTTGGATTTGATCCATCGCCATGATGCGAATTATGGAGCTCTTCGCCGCCAATCCATATACCGATAGGAATCAAATTTCTCGATGTGTCGTTTGTATCATAATTTCTATAACCCCACCAGTGTGCCAGTCCGTTAATAACACCCGCTGCCCAAAAGGGTATCCAAATCATTTGTATTCCCCATACTACGAATCCCGCGGAACCAAAAAACAACAAGTCCATGACCAGCATCAAAAGAATTCCATAAAGATTATATGGAGTATATAAATGTCGTTCGATCCAGTCGTTAGGAGTACCAATGCCTAACTTTAATACTTCTGGATCTCGTTTAGCCTTTACATAATAAAATGCACCGCCAAATAATATATGCCAAATTCCATAGATTTTAGGACTATGTGGATCTGCCGGTGTATCGCTGGCCTGATGATGTCGGCGATGTACTGCTACCCATTCCCGTGTGGTCATACCAGTTGTAAGCCACAGCCAAAATCTCATCACATGTGATATTACTGGATGAAATGTAACTGCACGATGTGCTTGGCTACGATGTAGGTATAGAGTTACACACATGATTGTGATGTGTGTCATTATTAGTGTGGCTATGATTTCTTGTACCGGCATCTAATATTTAGCGGTAACTGCGGTTTATTTTCTGTGGTTTTGGTACCAGTCCCATGCCCAACACACTGCTAAAATTACAACAAAGCCTAATACAATTGGGGTTACGTCATCGTTTAACATATCAACTCCTTTTAATCATCTATAAATTTTATTACACAAGTTTGTTCAGTTTCTTGCAAAAATTGTTGAAAATATGATTCCCATACTGGATCATTTGGCGGTCTAAACCCTTCGGGAATAGTATTGCTCCATACATAATCACGACGCGAACTTGTTTGATCTATAACCATATATCCTTGATCAATCATTGATTGCCGTATACCTTTTTTGCGGCGATTGGCTGCATGCCAATCTTCTTGAGTCGCAGAGTCTTTGGTTGCTATCCAATCTTCGATGTTGATTCGAGCGCCATCTGCACGTTCTATTACATGTTGTTCTCTCATAGAAATATTTAGCCGTAGAAAAAGGGCCGAAGCCCTTTTCGCACACTTGCAAAAAACCGTTTATGCTGCGTCTTTGCTTTCTGCACGCTCCTTGAGAGCGGTAAGGCTAGGTTTAGCTTTGGCAGTTGCCTTAACTGTGGCTACTGCGTTATATTTTGCATCTGCAGCATCAATAGCCTCGCGATACTCTGTGTTGTTATACAACTCAGTTGTTTTAAGATGTGCAACCAATGCAGCCTTGGTCATTGCAGACGGCAACTCAATTAAGTTGATATCTGTATCAGTTTTAGCAAGAATTTTGACACGGGTCATGTCGTTGGCAAAACGAACTTTGTACTGGCCTTTAGTTTTACTAACGCCACCAACGGAAAAAAGTTTATTGTCTGTAGACATTGAAATACTCCTAGAAGTTAAATTGAAAAAACATATGTATACTATTCATTTAGTATACCATAATTATATTGCCTTTTGATAGTGGCGTCAACCACATTTTGGCGGCAATAATACCAAAATTCTTCATTCTGCGGCTGCTTGAGCAGCGTGTTGTACTTGCGCAACACCTTTTTCGGCGATGTTAACAACGCCATGAACACCAATGGTGGCAATAGCAATACCCACAATGATACCTATGACGAAATTCATTTGTGCTTCTCCTGTGATTGTTCTGGATACAAAGGAACTTCGGATTTTGGTTCAATCCATTTACCTGCGGCACTAATATCTTTTCCTGCGCCTTGTAAGGTGCCCGAAACGGTATTACATGCCACGAGATTTAATAACAATAAAATACCAAATAATGCTTTCATACATCTGCTCCTGGGTTGAAAAATCTAAACATGTCTTCCATTTCCGCATCTGTGATTTCATCATCTAAAGGACGATCATGTTGTGCCTCAATGGCTTCGGCTTCGTCATAGGCCATCTCAAAGTTTCGAGCCTTGAGCGGAATACGTTCTAAATTAATATAGTGATTGCCTTCCAAGGTAACACGAACCTGCATGGAAAAGTTATCACCATCTTTTATGATAGAATACTCCATGATATTACTCCTTCTCTGTTGTCTAACTCAACTGCACAAAATTCTTGCATAATCTCATCTCTAACACTTTTGCTCGGTGATTCTACAAGAGACTGATACAACTGCTCAAGTTCTGAGGTTGTTAAACTTGAGATTTCAGCGTGTATTTCTTTAAGTTTACCCATTTTTAACTCTGTTTTGCGTTAACATGTGTTTATTATACTAGATTTTGAATAACCCGTCAATCCAAAGGGTTGTTTTTTGTGTGTTTTTTGTGGCGTCGATACAACTTTTTGCTATTTTCCACACGGTTTTTGAACGGCAGATTTGCGTCAAAAAGTGCACGATGTGCACGAATTTTCTGTGGTATTTTTACAACAACGGTGATTTTGGTGCGTTTCATAATAGTTGTATTATAACACCAAACGAATTCCCTGTCAAGAGCCAGGGTTTTATGCCATAACTGGTACAACTTCTGCTAGACCCGAATACTGAGTTCTCCGCATCCATTCTGCGGCAACTCTGTTAGCATCGTGCTGACTATTGCCTATTCCACCAAATCTATATAACTCTTGGCCATTACCATTAAGTATCTTCCACGAACCAGTAAATGCACCTGATGCTTGTTGTTGTCGAACATCTTGTGTTGATCCAGGTACACTCAACTCTCGACCAGTTTCAGAATCGCGAATACCAAACTGTGCACCGCTCAAATTGTTTGCTTGATAGCGTCTTAGTTGATCTAATGCCGCAGCATCATTTGATGAAAGGATCGATGCTACTCCTGGATTATTCTCCGACCTACGGAATATCTCATACCTTCTGGGAGCGGTTGCAGGAAGCTCTGGGAATAGATCAATGGTACCAGGGTCTGCATGTTGTCCTACGGCCTGCGGCTCACCTGCCGTGGCACGCCAAGGTGCTGGTGCAGTATCTCCGTTTTTGATATCGCCTGGTTGTCCACGGTGCTTTGTGGGATCGTGGCTGACCAATACTTGGAAATCAGGCCGGTATTCTCTGACATATTGATCTTGTACTATTCCTGCATCTTTGCCATTGGCGGCATTAAAACGATATAGAACTTCAACATCGTATGGCTGATTAACATCACCAATTCGGCGATGTTGTCTAAACAAAATCCATTCACCTTCGGGATTACTACGACGACCGCCCACTACAATGCCTTCGCCGGGCTTGCGTAACTGGCGTTCCAGTTGTGCTTGTTTGATAAAACTACGCAATGCAGCCTTGGGCATTTCGCCGGCTACATATCGTGCAAAATACAGTATAGTATCTTTATTTTCTCCTTTGGGTGCTAGGAGTTTATACAGTTTCTTTAGATATTCTTCACGATGTAGTTCAGGTTTGACTGCAGCATCCAGGGCCACAACAAATCGCAACATGGTGTTTTCAATTTGATCAAAGTTAACGTCCAACCAATCGCCACCAGCACTACGAAACTCAATGTAATTGCTTTTAACATTGATACTGGTGTATTTGTCCGTGGATGGAGCATGTATGGCCCGGCTGGCAAATTCATCTAAGTGATTACGCATTTTGTCTAACAAACCTTGAGCTTCGTCGGGGTTTCCTTGCACACGGTTCTTTACTTTTTCTATGGCAGATTTACAATAATGATTGCTAGTACGACCGAACTTTTCTAGCACATATTGGTCGCCTAGCAATACTGCAAGTTTAACATAATCCAATTTGTAGCGTTCAAAGTCTGGAACACTGACATTGATGTGTAGACCGGTACTGTCGTTGGTGTAGCATCCATAACTTTTTGCCCAGGCTTTGACCTTTTTAAGTTGGTCAATCATTTCATCAACTGGCATTGGGGGACTAACAAACTCCAGGCCCGATTCTGAAGATTCATCATCGGGACTTAGACTGCCATCAGGTTCAACCACATAGTGCCCGGGTTCGCGACGTCCACCGTGATAATTACGGCTGGCATTCACCGGCATGCCTATTGCTTTGCTAAAACTATTGGCTACTGCATCAATGTCTGCTTCGGCGTCATCATCGTTGTAACTGTTGGCCCAATAAGGCCACATCAAACCAAAATGGTTTTCAATGTCGGTCATGTAAGGATAGTTTTGCTGAAGCCAATTGCCCGAATCGTCAAAGAGATCTTGTTGTTGTTCTTCACGAAATTCATCATAAGCGTCATGTTTGGTACTGTCATTGTCTTCCCAGAGATGATTGGCATAGTCTAAGATATCGTTTTTACCTGGTGTGTAATCTTCGTCGTCGGCCTTGCCTAACCAGTCTTTGATTTGAGTTTCATCAATATTGTTGGCTACCCATTCCACAAAATAGTCAAACCCATCACGGTCCCACCGATTGTCGATTTGTTCATCGCAGTCTTCATAAAATTTTTGTTCCAATTCTTCTATCGCCCGCTGAACAGTTCGGGTACTATTGTAATCACCGTCATTGAAAAATTCGTATATGTCACTAAAACTGCGAGTTCTTGTGTCTTGGTCGTAGTCGGGTTCCTGTTCATTATCACCGTTGCTGCTTTTGTCAACTGGAACAATCATTTCAAACTCCATGCCAGCCCGGGCATCGATTTTCTTTGCCTGACTACGAAGGCTGGTGGGGCTCATGGCAATTTCTGATAACTGCTGTTCTGATAATGGTTTAATGTCTGTGTAACGCATTTACAATATTCTGATAATATTGTATTTAGCGTCAGTTATTGATAAAGGCTAGCGAAGATTTCTTCTTGGCTTTGCAGGATTAAACGATACAAATTACGGTTTTTATGAGCAATTTCTTGTCCTAAACTTACCAATGTGGGTGGTGGCAGTTTGATGCGACTTTCAACTTCCTGCCCGTCAGTGAAGTTTTTGACCGCAAGTCCGTGCTTTTCAGCCAAGTGACGTATGGGACGATTCCAGGTCAAACAGTGCATGTAGAGATTTGAGTAGCCGCGATTGCGTGCCCAAACAATGGCTTCTTGCATAAGTTGATCAGCAATGCCTTGGTTACGGTGCTCATGTGCAACAATAACCCCAAATTCAATATCAGTTTCGTTAACTACTGCAATGTGTACGGTGCCTACCCATAAACCCCTACTTTCAGCAACTAAAAAATAGTTATTGTCGGGGTGGTTGACAAAACTTTCAGTTAGATGTTCTAGATAAAAATCAGTAACAGGCACACCAAAAAACAATCTTAGTGTTTCTTCGTCTTGCCCTTTGAGCCAATCGGCATACCAACCGTACTCTTTTTCGCTTAAAAATCTTGTGGTTATCATACGAATATTTATTGTGGTTTTACTACTAATTGATTGTCGCTGGCAAAATTTAACACAAAGTTTAGTGCCAGTGGTTCTACTTCACCTAACTCATCGTCTAAGACTACACTACGAACACCATCTATGACCATAGGCATAAGATATTTAGAATAAGTTAATGCATGTTGTCTAACATCATGTTGCGACGTAAATGTAGCAGATTTGTAGTGTGCAAAAACTGAACATAAACGATCTGCCCAGTCGCTGGGACGAAACACCATACCAGACTGTGTTCGTCCGTAAATTATGTACTTCATTATCTTGTGATAAACAAATAGATTATGGTTAATATTATGCCAGCAAAAGCCAGTAGTTGACCTTTTGCATTTGCGGTATTGACAGCAGATCGCATAAAATCAGTGTCCATGATTTCTTAATCTTGCTTCTGCGGCTGCACCACGTATTTCTTTAATGGCGTTCCATAGGTTAATAAAAAATTGTTTCATATTATAGTTCTCTCGCGGCTTGGCGTCTATTGTATTGGTTTAACCAAAAATCTACTTCTGCGGCATTTGTTGGACGTTTGCTGATAATAAATTGCTCTAATGCACTGGCTTGGTTTATTTTAAAAAACTCGGTAAGTTTTTTTACAAGTTTTGTCATTGTGTGACTCCTATTATATAAGTGTTTGTACTAAGATATTTATCTCAGTGTTTCTACTAATATATAATATTATATTGCGTTGCCGCAAAAAGTCAAACTATTTGGCAATTACTGATTCAGTATAATCGTAGTTGGCCATAAACCCCCAGGACTGTTGCAGTCTTCGTGGGCTTGCATCTGCATTCGGGATGATACGATGTACACGAGCTCCGTTGTTTGTATGGAATCGTGCCACTGGATCTTGACGATTTTCCAAGTATCCGCGGATTTGCTCGGGATCTGTTGGTGCAACTGTAAAATCTGTGCTTAACGCAGGAATTGGACTCATAGTCACAAAATTACGTATAGCCGGCATGTTTTCTCGTATCCATGCGCTGGACATACGAATAATTTTTGCTCCGGGATTTGCGATTATAGTAGTTGCATCAGTTTTAAACACACTATAAAAGATAGCGTATCTTGGCTCGGTATTGATGTTGCTGCCAGCATTTAGAATTTCATCAATAACATCGGGTAGTGTGTTGGTATAAGCTACACACAAAACTGCTGCCGGGATCGAATTCTCAACAAGCATGAATATTTCGCGATCTTCGCTCATTCTGCGACTTAACGGACGTTCATCAGTAATACTATGCACAGGATCTTGGTGCATGTATTCTAGCCAGTTGTTATTAAAATCATCAGAATGTAGTCGTTGAAGTGTCATAATCGTGCCTTATTTTTAGATATTTATAAAAATTTACAAATACCATAAAAAAACGCCCTTGCGGGCGTTTTAGTGAGAACGATTAACTTATTAATCGTCCGATGCATTAGCGCCGCACTTGGCACGTTTAGCATTGGTCAATGCACCAAAGTCAACTTTCCATTCTTGTCCTGGAGCAAGTTCTTTAACACCGGCCGGTAGTTGATAACCAACACCTGCTTGTTGTTCAATTTGTGCAATTGGCATACGGAACTTGGTCAAATCATTGCCTAAGTTAGGATATGGAGCTGTGTGTGGGAACATCCATCCTGCGGCTTCTTTGGTTTGATTGTTAACTACAATTTTGTAGAAAGCGTGCGGAACAACTACACCTTTGCCGATTTGTTTATCTTGTGCATTATAAACACCACCCGCTACGATCCAGTAACTCTGATTGCGTTGAACTGCCCATCCGCGCACTGAAGTCTCTAGTAGTTTCCAAATGCCACGATTCAACGAGCCTGCTTGTGGACTCATGTTGGTCATCAAGAATGATTCATATTCAACTTGTGGATCCCATGACAAATCTCCGTCTGGAGCCATGTGTCCTTTGTCGTAACCAGTTGCGGCATAATCTTGTGGCGTAGCGCCGTTAGGAACAAACTGATTTGCAGCAAAAGCATTTGTACGAGCAACACAGCCTAATGCGTTTTGTGGTAATAGTTCGTACATAACAAAACGTGGAAGCTTTGCTGGTGCATCATATCCTACCAAGTATGCTTGTTGGCATAATGGCTGAATCTGACCTTGAACTTGTGGGAATCCATAAGGTGCATGTGCTTGACATTGTGCTACAGGGAATGGAGCACGTTGTGTCCATGCAAAAGAAAAAACTGGGATTAGCGCGAACGCTAGAAATAATAAACGTTTCATTGAAACTCCTTGTTAACGTAAGAGTATTTATGAACTGTTTATGTGGATTACAAAATCTTTACATTACTGGTAAGGAACATATGCAGGAATGGTTTCTAGGCCAAGTTGGCGTGCACGAGTAATCCTATGATTGCCATCTAATGCCCAACCATTGCCATCTACTACCACTGGCTTTTTGGCAATATCTTCGGGAGTAATTCGATTTATGTGTTCCCAGTCTAGACTAATATATCTACGATGTGGGTCATCTTGATGGTAGTATTCTGGAGTATTAATATCCGACAATGGTAGTTCTACAAATTGCCAAAATGGATGTTCTAGCACCGGATCATCTAAATGAAACTCATTGTGAATACCTTTAACAAACTTTAATAGTCGGCGTCCACTAACCACATGTGGAAATTTACGATGTTCTATTTCCACGGTATGATCAATCATGTGTGGATGGATACGCCCTACCAGTGCAAGATCTAATTCTTTTAATACACGATCACATTCGGCGTCTTTGTATAATATACCAATTCCGCCCCAGCTACGCCATAGTGCAATATTAGTAGGGTAATCGTCTATTAGTATGTTAGGTGTGCTGTCTGGACGTTTAGCATATTGATATTTTTCGTGTGTAAACAATATTTCTTCAGGCGGCATGTTTTTAAAATAATGATTTAACCATTGAGTTTTTTCATCACTGCTGCCTTCTACATCACTCATCAGCGGACTGCTTAAAATATTGTATTCGCCGGCACGTTGTAGTATGCCTTTGATTAAATGTGTGGCGTTTGGTAATAATGGTAAATTACGAAAGAAGCCCGACTTTTTTGCATGTTGACTTATTCCACCACCTTTGTGTACATCACGAAACTTTTTAACATGATGCTGGCGTGCAACTTCCCCAAAAAAGTCCGCTAACACGCCATCCATGTCTACATAGATAAGTGAATCTGTTTTGGTACTAGATACTTCAAAAGCTTTCATATAGTAGATATTTATCTACTATCTTCGCTCCACAATACGATCCGCAAGTCCATACGCAACTGCTTGCTCTGCACTCATAAAGAAATCACGTTCCATATCTGCAGAAATTTCATCAAATGTTTTTCCTGCACTATTGTGGCTAACATAAATCTGTGTAAGATTCTTCTTTAAAGCTAAGATTTCCTCAACTTGGATCAGCATATCTGTGGCTTGTCCACGTGCGCCGCCCGATGGCTGATGAATCATGTGACGAGCATTTGGCAAGATCAATCGTTTCCCGGCAGCACCGGCGTTTGCAAGTAAGCTTCCCATACTGCAGGCCTGGCCCATAACAATGGTAGATACATCAGGCTTAATGAACTGCATAGTATCATAGATTGCCATGCCAGCAGTGACAACTCCACCGGGTGAGTTGATGTAAAAGAGGATGTCTGCATCTGGATCTTCGCTTTCTAAAAAAAGTAATTGACTAACAACAAGACTAGCAGAATGTTCGTTAACATCTGTGTCTAGCATTACAATGCGGTCTTTGAGTAAACGACTATAGATGTCGTAAGCTCGTTCACCGTTTGAAGTTTTTTCTAGTACGGTTGGTACAAAATTTGGCATAGGTTACCTGTTAAGTTGTAACACTATTTTAACAGACAATCAGCACTTTGTAAAGTCTTGATGGCGAAACCAACGTCGTTGTCCGTGGCTTGTTTTAAGATGTAGCCCATAATATTCAAATTCTTCTCGCCAGGCAAAAAAACTAGGTCCGTGCCCTCCCGAATACTCATGTATGTGCCCGCCCTGTGCCCAACGATGAATGTCCCATTGCCACTGATGCACCATTTCATGAGCGAGTGTGTTTAAACACCATTGAGCGCAAAACCATTTATCGCTCATCCGTATTATGGTATGCGACCCAGACTCTTGTTCTTGATCTTCCCAACTGCAGTTTGCCCAGCATTTATGAATTATGCCTAATTTAATTTCGGGCTTTTGTAATTGATTTTTAAATAAATGACGATTAATTATATTATATGCGTAGTTAATATCAGCGTCAGAAGGGCGGAATAATTTGCGTCTTTGATAGGTTTTTGGTGGCAGTGGTGCCAGCATAATTGAACGTATTGGATTGGGTCTAGCCATATTAAAGCCTCCAAGGTATTTAGTACCAAGGAGGCTTTAATTTTATTACAAGTTTTTTACATTAGCGAACGGTAACCTGTCCAATAACTGCCCCGGGTTTTTGGAGTGCTTCGTCCCGTTTTTGTTTGTAATCCGCATTGTCTACATCAAGTAGATTAATTGTGGTTACTGTTGATTGAGCAGGAGCAGAACTAACTGGCACCGGATCTTTATTTTTATCAATAAACAAGTCCAACTCTTTTAACTGTTCAGTATGGTTGCCTACCGCTTTTTCCTGCATTTTGTCAGCCTGTTTAGTACGACTTAGTACATTGGCTTCACCTAGTGGTAAAGATACTAAAACAAACGCCTGGAACCTACTACCATCACGCACAAAATGTGTTCGTTCTACTGTGGCACCTGTAATATCTACATCTGGGCAGAAGTTACGAATAGCAGTTGTGGTTACATTAGTACTAGAATTTTCAGTGTCTGTTCTAGTAATATCGGTTTTACCTCTAACTCGGCCACCTGCAGATTGACAAATACTAAAAAACGCTTCGGCTCTGGCATTGGCTAATGCGGCACTGGGACTACCACTTTTACCATCACCTACAGCAAAAATCTTGTTAGGTTGGCTAGGTAAGTTGCCAAACCATTCTGGTACTGCAGATTCTGTGCGCACCGCGCTGATCTCTTGACGTTGTTGGATTGTGGGCATAGCCTGCGGTGCAGTCATCTGCGTTGCCACAGGAGCAGGCGGGGTAGCAGTACTACAAGCAGACACAATACCAGCCAATGCGGCTACAAATAAAAGTTTTCTCATATCAACACCTTTCGGTAGTAGTTAAACATAAAACAAGTATAACAAACTTTTTACCGTTTGTCAACCAAAGCTTCCCATCTATTCACAATAGGACGGAGATCCTGGCGAGTATAACAAAGCGCACCTTGACTTTCACCTGCCGGAAACTGTTCCCTGACGTATGTACAATTTTGTGGTTTTGGTACATCGGCGGGGCAATTTTGCTCAATCATTCGTATCCAATATAACGCATAAGCACTTTGTTTGTCATCAAATACTACACGTTGGTCCTGGAAAGTATGGTCAAAATAAGAATTTGCAACTCCAGCAACCGTTGTCATCTGTATAGAATTTGTAATACGGTCACGCTGGCTGGGAATTTGACTGCGTAAAAATGCCAATTGATTGTATCTGTTTGAACAATCCACATGAAAGTTATTTAAGTCGGCGACTGGCATTGTTACTGGCGTAGTACAACCAACCATGGTACCTAACACACAAATGGCTAGAACAGTTTTCATTGGCAATAATACCCTAATCTTTGAATTTGCAATGCAATTGTTTGATCGTAAACTGACCGGTTGCTATTACCGTCGGTATCAAATCTCAACATCTTTTGCAGATAACGAATTTGACCATCACGGTTGGCACAATCAGGAACTAAAACAGTTACCTGTTCATAGTCGGGCCTATGCTGAGATGCACAGCCAACCATGAACATGAAACTTACTAACAAACAATTACGAGCTAACACGATTTTGTTTATGGAATGTGATAGTGTTTTTAAAAACTGTTTCTGCAGTTTTTTGATCTACCCCGGCGTTGCGTTGGATGTATCTAATAGCATCACGACTATTAAATTGCAATTGAAAAACTGCTTCATTTGCGGCACGTGCAACATCAATCATTTTTAACTCCTAAAGTTGATTTTTTGGATTTTGTGCTAGGCACTCGTTTTTTACCAGTAGCGGTAAATTCTTGACTAACATAGTATGTTAGCATTTTTTGATTTATATGGGTTACTAAGTCTGTGTTTAGACTTTCGGCCATAAATCTAACTGGACAATTACCCCAAGTACCTTTTGTTAGGAACTCAAAATAATATTTTCTGTGCACGGGATTCTTTTCATCAAATGCAAGAGCAGGTCTTGCACGAAGATATAATATTGACATAATTTAAGCCATTATTAGTTAAACACAAAGTCTATTATACGCAAAAGAAAAAACCCTGTCAAATGCAGGGTTTTTTGGTGTTGTTTTTTAGCAACAGCTTATTTTTTAGCAAAAGTATCAAAAATCTTTGTGTAATCAAATTTTGAAACTTTTTGTACGGTTTTTGTAGTTTCGTCGGCCAAAACTGTAGCGGTATCAGCAGTGGCTTTAAATGCTTTTTTTGTATATTCAGTTTGTGCATCTACAAACGAATTCATTGCCTTGGCAATAGCTTCATTGGTTACAAATGTGCTAACCCACATTTTCTTACCACTTTGAACGCTGTCAATAACTGTATCAAATCCAAACATAATGTTCTCCTTAAAAATTATATTATACAATTATTTATATTGCGATGCAACAAAAATCTAGGATTTTTTTAGTGAATGGTCACTAAAAGTGTAAATACAATTATCCATAAAACAAGGAGTTCAAAATGGAATTAATTATTGGTCTAATCGTTGTGGTTGTTATTTTGGCATTATTGCTTACCCAAAGAAAATTGTCAACAACAGAAACAAACACTAACGAACACAAAGAAGAAATATCTTCAGACAACGGTATCAAATTTGTTGCCCCAGAGCCTGCACCTGAGCCGGTTGCAGTAAAAGAAGAAGCACCAGCTAAAGCACCGCGTACCAAAAAACCAGCTGCGCCAAAAGCCGCAAAAGCACCACGTAAACCAGCTAAACCTAAAAAATCAGCCTAATGTTTGATTTAGAAAATGTCAGGGTCTATCACGACTCTGACACTTCTCGTTATCATTTTGATCAACTTCCTAATCTACGTTTTAATGATTTAAATTATTATACATTTAGATTAGATGATTTTATAAATTCCACCGGCACTAAAGTTGCCGGTTTTCATGTTCCCTTTCCTGCAGAAACAACATGGTTAAATCGTTTACAACAAGTATATGATCAATGCATTGCCATTTATATTTTTTGTAGTGAGCTACACGACTCTACCGTTTCGCAATTAAAGACATTAAATTTACCAAAAATAAATTTATTTGTCTGCGGTACATTTAATTTTTCATTTCAATCAGCAAAAGTTTATCATTGGTTAGATTGGTTTTATACCAGCAGTTATTTTTATACCAAAACTAATCCTGGGTTTTTAGATGATAAAATTTTTCCTTACGCCAAAAAACCTAAATCATTTGATGTACTATTAGGTAATCAACGAGAACACAGAGATCTAGTGTTTAACTATATAAATGAAAATGCGTTAACAGACAGAGTCATAATGACTTATGTTTACTATGCAAATAAATCACTATTGAATAATTCTAACTTTATTTTAGAAACAACAGGTGTTGAGTTTGATACCAATCGCAATTATAATCACAGCATCGAATCTATAAAATACTATGGGCGATACATGACTCTAAGTCAATTGATTCCGTTACAAGTTTATAATCAAACTGCATATTCTATTGTTGCAGAAACAAACTTCAATAACACATACAATTTCTACACTGAAAAAATTGTCAAGCCAATCCTAGCTCGTAGACTGTTTATTGCAATAGCCGGGAAAAATTATTTAAAAAATCTACGTACAATTGGGTTTAAAACTTTTGATTGTGTAATAGATGAATCTTACGACGAAATAGAAGACAACAACATACGATGGCAAGCTGCAATGTCCCAAGTAAAATTTTTAACCCGGCAACCGCAAGAAATGGTATTAGAAAAAATAAAAGACATAGTCGAATATAACTATGCCTTATTACGTGACGGTGATTTTTATCGAGAATTCAGCGATCAGTTAGAACAATCGTTAATCAATAATACCAAAATTTGCCCAACTTGGCCCACCTAAACAAATCCAACCCAATGGTCCTCCTAGACTAGGATTCGCATTAAATACCACTGTTCCTTTGGTACTGGAATAATTAGGTACTGTGTCGCTGCTGGAAAAAGACATTGTGCCAAGATTTAATTGTTTAACGTCAGTGGAACCATCTGTGTTCAATATAATATTGTCTTTGCTATTACTGCCTAATATTAATGTCTGAGCACGCGGAGTTTGTATAACTGCAATATTCTTTTTATTTTTACCTAGAGTTAATTCAACTTCTTCATCCCAGATAGATAACGCTGCACTAGGCTCTAAGGTATTAATTCCAACACGTTTATTTCCAACGTAGAAACTATCGTAAATTAGTGCTTCACCTTGAACTTGTAGTTCTCTGAGGTACCCAACTTTTTGAAGATTGCTTTCTGTGATTTTAATTCCTAAACTATTCCCACTAACAAATACTTCATTATCAAGCGTGATACGATTAAGATCGATACCTGTTTCTTGTATTTGTTTAAAAATAATATCACTATAACTAGAAAACAAGTCTTGATCTAAATTATTTCTAACATTTGTTTCTACACCTGCAACTATGCTTTGCAAAAATTCGCCTTCGGCAATTTCGCCGTTGACTACGAAATTGCCATCGATAATCATCGATCCTTTAACTGTAAGGTCTTGTGTGGTTAGATTGTTTTCTACCACCGTGTCATCATCTAGAATAGTAACAATACATTTAGTAGCACGATCATCTATACCGGTACTACCAAAGTTTGTAATTATGCCACCAGTTACTTGATCGCCCGATATTTGTAATTCTTGATTGCGAATAGCTGTACCGGCAATACTATTTTCCGGAAACTCAAATTCTTGTAGTTTTTCAGCAAGTATTGATCTTACAGCTTCTTTGTATGTGGCATTAAAATCAATCCTACCTAGATGAGCTGCAATGTCAGCAGCAAGTTGGCGGTCAGCTTGTTGTTTAACTTCTAGGGCAACTTCTTCAACTAACTTTTTAACTAATATATCTAAGGTCTGTTTGTCTTTCATCTTAATCGAATCGTATGCTAATTACATGTTCGTAATTCTTCTTGATTAAACTCTTGTACATTAAATTTTTATGTACAGTAAATCCAAATGCCCCGGCTGCAGATGTAAAATTTGCTAACTGTTTAAAAAACATACTGCGGCGATCAAATGGACCAACTGTGGTTAAATCTGTACCTGATATACCATATACCATAGTTGTCCAACTGTTGCGATCTATAGTGCTGTATTCATGGGCTTCTAGATAAATGGTTTTTTCTGCGTCGGATCTAATAACACTTGGATAACTAAACTCGCGCTCTTTGTAATCTTGGTTTTTATAATCCTTACAAGTAGTTATCACTAAATCTGTGGCCAGGCTGCAAATTTCAGTAACGCTATCACGTTGGTTTTGATCTGTTTTTGCAAAAGTAAAATATTCATCAAATGCTACCACAGTGTTAAAAGATTTTCTATGATCGGCTAAATCGCCAAACTCGATTCTAGTAAACTTTATATCACGACTGGTAATATAATCGGCTACTTCATCACTGATAAGAGTAACTGATATATTTTTTGCATAGCCAGAAAGTATGGCCGGATTAAAGCCTACATATAATGTATTACCTAACGAAGTATTATGGTAAGCACTAACTTCCTCTAATATCTGAACTTTTTTATCTATTAATTCTGATTTTTTTGTTTGTTTTGCATATGCGGAAAACAAACAATCATTATAATCTAAAAACGACGCCATCACTACCCTTTTATTATTATTTAGATATTTAGTTTATTTGCGTACCAAATCTAATGTCACACAATGGAATCCGCCACCTAAGGTGCGACTATGACGTAATTCGTGTGGGACTGCAGTGATTTTGTGTTGTTCTAAAGTTTTTATTAGTTTTGTTTGACAGCGATCAACTATAACGGTATCGGGATCGATACTTAGCATATTCATAGCAATCCATTTGCTAGCATAGGGATACTGGTAAAATTCTTGCGCCACAATACCATCATCGTGCACCCAAATTTTTTCCCAGTCTGCAAAGACATCAGGGCAATTTTCTTCGGTAACACGACTAGCATTTAGCATTACTAGGCCTTCACGGAGTGCAACTATAGTACTGTCGATATGTACCCCACTATAAAAGTTACAGACTTCGATGCTGGTGTCGGCAGGCAAGTTTTTAGATAACCAACGCCATGCTGCTAGGTTACCACTGGGGCTTTCTAAGTATAACAGTTTGTTGGGACCTAATCTTAGTATATTTGCGGCATCTAATACTAGTCCTTGATCCCGGGGCATTGTATATACTTTTCGTGCACTGTCAACCACAAAGTCCAGTGATTCTAATTCCATATCCCGGCAAGGATACATCATAGCAGGATCAATAATATCTTCACCAAATACAATTAGTCTATCTCTGGGGCAGTAGTTATACATACCGTCTAAGTCTTGATAGTTTAATTGATGTGGTCTATAAACTGTTGCGCCTGCGTCTCTAAGTATGTTAACCAGTCCTTCGAGGTCTTCGTTTGTTTCGTCAATGACCCATTGTGGCACAGGCCCACTAGGTACCGGAGTTTCTCGCCAGGTTGTTTTTTCACTTTCTAGTGCAAACACAGGATCAGTAGTTGGCCAGTTTGCATATGTAGCAGATCCTACTACTATTTCTCTTATCTTGTCCCATTCATTAAAGCTACTTATCATACCCATCCTGTAATCTGTAATGTATATCTATCTTCTATGCCAATATTAGCTGCTGCATGTGGTAAGTCATATGCCCATTCAACAATATCACCTGCCGACCAATTAACTATGCCTTCGCCATTGACTTCACTGTAATGTCCCGGTTGCCAGTCTTCTAAAAAAACTACAGCACGACGAATGCGATGTTCCTGTCCCTGCAAGTTAAATATTTTAACATACTTAACATATAAATCAGAATGAGTTGGTAATATTGTACCAGTCTTCATTCGATAGTAACTGGTACCAATATCTTTCCAACTATATTTTGTAAACAAGTCAACAAATCTATAGTTCCACACAGGTTGTGTGCTACGCATATCGCACATTTCTCCTGTAAACTGTCCAGTATAGCCTTGCTCCCTCCATCGATTAACACTCGCTTGGTCATTAAAAGATTCTCGATTGTAGTCTAATGTTTTAAAATCATCGGTCCAGAATGGTGTTATTTTAAATTTACTGTAAGCGGGTGTTGCCATAATGAATAACCTTAACTCCTTGAATGTTAGATGAATATGTGCGCCACGGATCAACAATAACGCTGCCTTCTGAGATTTCGCAGTACATACCTTGTTGTTCGACAACTCCAGCATAGCCATAAGTGATTTGTTTATTATGAGCTAACAAAACAACACCCTTTACTGGCTTGTCTGGCGCCGGATCGCCTGTTAATGGATCAATGTATGTAGGTTTGTAACCAAATTCTTGACAATAATATCCAACTAATAAACTATAACTACCTTCTGTGTATGCTACATCGGGTTTGTATGCTTTACCGTGAATATAAATCGGTAGGTCGTATAACTTTGCTTGTTCTACCAATGACTGTGCCATTAATCGTGCTTGTTTTTCTCTGGCATGCATGATAGCATCAAACAAATCATAACCTAAATCAAGTTCTTGGGCGAGATATCTTAATGCAATATTATCGCGCGGATGACACGGACCTGCATCTCCAAGTCCTGCAGTCATATACTTAGGCCCCATGATCCGCATATTAGATTTAGCAAGTGCTGCAGTCACAACATCAACATTAATGTTTCCTTGTCGAATAGCAACGTCTTGAATCATGTTAGCTAGACCAATTTTGGCACTAATGAATGTATTATAAAATACCTTGATACATTCAGCTTCGTCCCAGGTTCCAACTTCGTAGCGCGGATCATTTTCCATTATAGTTTGATAAAATTCAATTAGTTCCTGTGCATCACCGGTTACGGATCCATCTTCGGTTCCAATAATAACCATTTCGGGATTGACCATATCCCACTCTACTGTGCCCATGGCAATCAAATATGGGTTATATACAAATCGTGCGTTGGTGATATGATTTCGCAATTGTTTTCTTGTAGTACCAGGCAACACAGTTGAAATCAAAACAATCAATTGATCTGCAACAGCATATTGATTAATATCTTGCAAAACTTGATTAACTAATGTATAATCGAAGTCTTTATTAGGTAAATGTGTAATTGGCTGTTCGCCACCATAAACAGGGTCGTGTGGTGTTTGGACTGCAATAAAGACTATGTCTTTGCCAACTACTGCTTCTTTTAAGGTATTAGCTATTTTGATTTTGTTGCTGGTGCGTGGATAAATATCATACCCAGTAACATCGTGTTTGCTAGCCATAACTTCGGCGCAGGCCAAACCTAATTTTCCAATTCCTATAAACCCTACGTTTTTTCTATTACTCATGAATGTCCTTGTTAATTGGTATCGTATAATATATCAAAATTTTTTACAAAATTTAGATTGTCTGTCTATATATCCTGCTGAGTTTGATAAAGAGTTTCCTTACTATAAATTTAATGGTCTTCCGGAATATTCTAAAACCATGACCAAATATAGAGCTTTGTTTTTTGATCAAGAGCCGATATATATAAACCTGATGACAAAAATGCTAGATAATTTTAAATTTCATATAAAGCATAAATCATTATTATTTTTTAGCACAGAAATTAGTAAAGATAAAGACATTGTCGTTGAAAAATATAAAATGAACGACGTGTATTATTTTTATCATGCAATTGCTGCGCAAGAAATGTATCTAGATGGATTTTACTTGAATCAAGATTTCAATTTAAATTTTGATAAAGTATTTATATCATACAATAATTTAATTAATAATAATAGAGTCTATAGATCAGATTTTGTTGCTAGATTGTATGAAAAGAATCTAATTAACGAAGGATATTTAAGTTATAACACCAATGGCAACAATTCTATTTTAGAAGATATTGGTTTTCCGTTATTGCCTACTTCAAGTAAAGAAATTATACTTAAAAATATAGACGACCTAAATAAAAAACTCATAATTGACCACGAAGTTGTTACAGGTGCTATGAGCAGTTCATCGGGATTAGAAAACAATCTACGTGCATTTGTTCATGTAGTAACAGAAACTATTTTTTATGAACAAAAATTACATCTAACAGAAAAGATCTTTAAACCAATAGTTAGTAAGCAACCTTTTCTGCTATTAGCTGCACCGGGTAATCTAGAATATCTAAAAGGGTACGGATTTAAAACATTCAGTGATTTTTGGGACGAAGGGTACGATAAAATCATCAATCCTGCAAAAAGGATCGAAGCGGTTGTTGCAATACTTGAATCTCTTGCAGGTAAATCGCACTGCGAGTTAGTGGCAATGAAATCAGCGATGAGAGATATACTAGAACACAATCATTATCATTTTTATCATACACTGAGGCCTATGGTAGTAACAGAACTTACTGACAATATGGCCAAAGGGTTAGCGTCTGCAGAAATACCATATAACACTAACGATTTACAACACCTTAATCAAATTCTTTGCTACTAAATACTAGATGAAAATTAGTGATGTATTGAATGATGATATTTCTCGCCGTGGTTTTTTGCGTGGACTAGCAGGAGCTGCCGCAGTAGGTGCAACCGGGGCTCATGCTACTGCAAAATCTATTGTGTATCAAGTAGTAGAACCCGGTGACACTGTTTATTCAATTGCACAGCAAAATGGCATGCGGCCCGAAGATTTATTTCGGTTAAACAATCTAAACAAGAACTCTAAATTGATTCCCGGACAAAAAATACGTGTGCCGGATACATCAAAAATGATTCCTGATCCTGCGGTACAAATTCCCACTGATGAATTAGGAAACTTTATTTCTAGCATTGATCAACACAAAGTTGATCAAATAATGCATAGATATGTTACAGCCAAAGAAAAAGAATCGATCATCCCACCTCCCGCAGACTCACACAAAAAATCAACTGCTAAATCTCACGAATACAAGCCAGTGACAAACAGTCCGTTTGAGTTGGTGTTGCGCAATGTTGCCATGCGTGCAGGAATTATTAAATCAGAATTGGCTGCATTTATGGGGCAATGTGCACACGAATCAGCAAAATTTACCACAGTAAAAGAACTAGACAGTGGCAGTAAATATGAAGGTCGTCGTGACATAGGAAACATTTATCCCGGGGATGGACAAAAATACAAAGGTCGTGGATTTATACAAATTACCGGCAGATATAATTATACAGAAGCGTCCAAGGATCTGGGAATAGATCTAGTCAATCATCCCGAGCTAGCCGAAAGACCTGATGTAGCAGCTCGTGTGAGTATTTGGTTCTGGCAAAAATTTGTTCAACCAAAGATTAAAAATTGGGCCGATAATCGTGCAGTTACTCGTGTAATCAATCCAGGATTACGTGGTGAAAAAAATCGAGAAAAATATACTCAAAGTTTTAAAACAGCCGGGCTATAATTAAACAAAGTTTTTAAAACTTTACCTGCCGGTTCAAAATTTTCTTCCATGATATGTTCAGCAAGTCCATATGCTGTTGTGCCCATATCTTTATAATAAGTTTCGCTAGGCCATTTATTTCGACGCAATGGATAACTATGAATTAGTAAACATTCGTCGCCGACTGATAATAAATTTTCTTTTCTATTAGAATTAACCGCTAGCAATAGTTGCATAGCAACGGCTTCATTGCCAATATTGATCCGTTCAAAGTTTCGTGCCATTAGATGCACAACATAAGCCTCAACGTCGTGATCTAAAATAATATTGCTACGACTTTCACTTTCAATAACTAAATCGTAACAACTCTTTACATATTCAAACCAGTGTTTGCTCATGTAAATATTTATTATGCGTACGAATCTAAAGAGTTATGATAACTCATTGGCAAATGATTTGCAACGTGTGCAAGCATACCGTTGTCTGCGTACACTTTTACTGTATGTGAACGATTTTTAGCAGCATATTTCAATGCTAAATCTAAGCTGGCAAAAAAATATTCTTCTGTTGTTAATACTCCGCCTAACCAACTATGTGTAACTACCTTATGTTTACTCATTTTATTCCCCTGAAAAATATTTATGCCATACTTTTTTTGTTTTATTTGTATAAGAGTTTAATGAGTTTCGATTCGTCCAAACATTAAGTCTAGGCCAATTATATGTTGTATGTAATTTTTTAGTGATATCATTACTATCAACTGGGTCAGCAGAAAATGTTTCAACACTCCATGGTATTTCGTTACTACCAACAATGGGAACTCCTTGGCTCAACAGATCTGCGGTTACAATATTAAATGTTTCACTAAAACTTACCTGTAGTCCAATATCCATTTCAGCACACAATTCTAAAAACTGTTCTCTTGGTCGCCATTGATGATTTATTAATTCGTGACCTGTTGTGTATAACTGTTCAAACATTCCGCGAAGATTATGTAATACCGGGCCTCCTTGCATTTCTATACGCCCAGTGTTAATGTGAAAACGTAATTTCTTGCCAATTTGTTCAGCAAAATTTATGGCCGCATGTGCCTGTAACAGATGATTTTTCAATGGACGTACTGCGCCAAAACATCCAATATCAATAGTGTCTTTATTTTTATCTATTCTTTTTGCAGATTGATATTCTTGTGGATAAAAGTTCGGCAAGTAAATTACTCGTTGTTCTGTAGTCAATAAGTCCCACCGATTTTTTATTTGCAAATAACTGCGAGTTTCTTCTAACATACGAGGTGCATTAACACCAATAATGATATTTTCAAAATTACTGTATTCACCAATCCAATTCATGGCCATGCCTTCGCCGGCCATAAACGGCATTTCGCTGTGTAATCGAATGATCCATTTTACCGTTGGGTGTAATTTTTGTAGAATTAAAAACTTTTCTGGTACTACCCATAATGCTTCAATAATAACATGAGTTGGTTGATGTTTTGTTACCAATCTATCTATGCAGTTATTATCAATGGCAACTTCAAGAACTGAGTCTATACCTATGTCTCGTAACATTTGATCAACGAAACTTGCACTATTATAAAGTCCTGTGCTTAATCCAACATGACTGTGTAATACTGCATGATAATCTTCTCGACGTTTTAATATAAACAATACCTTTGACATAACTATCCTAATTCAATATGTATTTAAGAGAATATCTGTTACAAATTTATTAATTTATGTAAAGATTTATTGCATATTAGCAATGATAAATTCTGCTTCGGGAATTCTAGTATGACCGTTTTGACTACCGAGTACCACAACCCGGCGAATACCACGGTCAGTTTTTACAGTTAGTATAATACAACCACCAGCGGCATGTGTGGTTCCGGTTTTGCTTACAATAAATTCGTAGGTTTTTCCAATTAATGGATTTGTATTTTTGAATATTAAATATTTTTTTCGAAGCTGTATTTCTACTTTTGTTTGTTTTGCCGCACTAACTATTAACGGATATTGTTCTGCTTGATTTAATAACTTCAGTAAGTCGTTTGCTGTACTTGTATTTTCTGCGTTTAACCCAGATGCGTCGGCATAGGTAGTATTGTTCATGCCAAATTCACGAGCATACATATTCATGTCTGCAACACACCCTGCATAACTTCGTGTATAGTTTTTACATAACATATCAGCGGCATGATTGTCACTGTGCACAAGAGTTAGGTAAATTAACTCCTGCCGTGTTAAACGTAGTTGTCGATTGTATTGAAATGTTTGATCTAGTGGTTGATTTGCTCGTAATACTGCAATAACTGTCATTACCTTTGTAACACTAGCAATTGACAATACTTCATCTCTGTTTTTACCATCCAATATTACGTTGTCTTGATCAGCAATCAGCCAAGACTTGGCAGTTAGATCTTTGGCCGACACTGCGCAACTTAGAAAAAATAACAAATATATTAGGTACCGCATGTGCGTATTATAACAGATTACTTTGTACTTATCAAGTTATTTTCAAAGATTTCCCAGGCTCTTTGCCAAGTCCAACGTTGACTGCCTGCATGTACCTGTGTTCGGTCCATTTCTAGACATTTCTCAACTGCCACAGACAAACTCTCACAATCTGGATCTACCATGAATCCGGTTACGCCTTGGTCAACCACATCTGCTGGACCTTGGCATCGGTAGGCTGCCACCGGAGTACCGCAGGCCATGGCTTCAATCATCACAATACCAAATGTCTCCCATCGACTGGGAAATACAAATACTTCGGCATTGGCATAGTACTCAGCCAACTCTATGCCGGTTTTGAATCCAGTGAAATGCACTTCAGGATATCGTTTTTTGTAGGTTTCCAACATGGGCCCGTCGCCTACCATGATTTTGAGATATCCTGGATAGTCCAACTGAAAAAAATCTTCCAGATTCTTTTCCTTGCTTACTCTGCTAACACACAACAGATATTTTCCTGGAAGATTTTTTCTAAGCTCAGGATCAAATATAGTTCGATCAACACCGCGAGTCCAGGGTATGATTTCACCATCAAAGCCGTGTGCACGCAGTTCTTTGACCATGCTGTCTGTGGTGGTCAAGACCTTGCCCGAGTGCTTGTGGAACCAGCGCACAAAACGCCAGGTGATCCATTCAGGAACGCCCAAGATCTTTTTCAACCCTTCAGGAAACTTAGTATGATAAGCGGTATTGTGCCTAACACCAACCAGTGATAGATATGCTCGAGCCCACAGACCCAAAGGACCTTCTGTTTGGATGTGTATATAATCCGGAGCAATCTCCTCGATCTTCTCCCCAATATTGCTAGGCCAGGCCAATTTGACTTCGTTGTAGCCAGGGCAATCAATATAGCTGAAGCACCCGGGGTGCAGATTATGAACAATATAACCATCCCGTAACGCAAGCGCCTCAATATTTTTGTAAGTAGTAACGACACCATTTATTTGGTCAGGAAGATTATCCCCGATCATTAGTATTTTCTTTGACAACTTTCCATCCTTTATGAATCATGACATCTCCTTTAACTAAATGCCGAACTGCTTTTGGTCTCAAATTATATTTTGTAGCAAATTCTAATTTAGATCCAGAGAATCTATTACCGTCTTTATGTTCAAACACATGAGAGGTTGGGTCATAATTGGGATTATTCATTCCGCTTTGATTTGGTCGATTATTTCTAAACTCTGAGTCTTGCCATAATTTCAATGAATTTTCTCTTTGTTTCTGTTTGTATTTCAATGAACTATATGTTGTTTTTCTTGCTTCTCGAATCTTATCCTTATATCCCGGTTGTAACCATAATTCCTTCATCCATTCCGTTGTATTACCATTACCTTCTTCGGGTTTAAGATTAGCCCACTCTCTTGAATTTACAATATTCCATAAATCACTATAATGTTTACCCCAATAAATCATTTCATCTCTACTTACACATTCTTTAATAACTTCAGTTGTTACATCATATCCGTGAACTTTGAGATGTTTTTTCCAATATTTGCCAGACCCAGGGTACTTGTTATAATCTTGTCTTGTAGTCTGACAGAGATATTTTAATCCTGTTTTATTGTGTGTTTTAACCAGCAGATAAATTGTTTTCATATCTTTATTTATGCTAGACCGGACTCTCAGTGGCTAATACATGGCTCCGGCAGATTATCTGTGATGATTAGAATTGTTTTCATTGATTGTTTCTTTCAGTGTCAATAGTAGAGTTAGTCCCACCCATAGTACGTACATGATAACTATAAAGTATTTCATTCGTTCATCCTAAATCTTATGTATTCTGTTAATTTGTCAGCTACATCAATTTCGCAATATTTTTCAAATCCACCAAAACCTGGATTACTATTTGCTTCACAAACAACAAAACCATTTTCTCCAAATAGTAAATCAACTCCAGCAATGTTTAATCCTAGTACTCGTGCAGTTTCAATGGCCAGGTACTCAATTTCTGGTGTGACTTCAAAATTAGCACCTGTACCACCTCCGGTAATATTTGCACGAAAATCACCTTCAGGAGCTGTACGCTTCATGGCACCCAATACCCGCCCGCCAATTACAAACACACGCAGATCTTCTCCTGGCCTAGCACTCATATACTCCTGTACAATCATTGTTTTTTTAGCGCCAAGCGTATCAATAAATTCCATTAATTTTTTATAATCTCTTTTACGTTCGCATAGATATACGCCTTCGCCGTAGCTGCCGGTGACCAATTTTACCACACAAGGAAATCCTATGTGTTGTTCAACTAGGCCGTCATCAATAGGATAGCGTACCATCATGGTCTTGGGAATCGGTATGTTACTTGCGGCCAACCGTTGTCCTGTTCTTAATTTGTCACGAACTATATTAATGCTTACACTCGGATTAACGCACGGAACGCCCATTTGCTCAAATTGTCTAATAATTGCTAACTGAAATGGTAAAATACCAGCACCCAATCTTACTAAAACTAGATTTGGTGTTGGTAAGTCTTGCCCTTTGTATTTTACAGATTCTTGAAGATTTTTGCTGACTACAATGTCAAAGTCGTCAGGATGTGCAACTGTTGTGGTTATTCCTTTGCTGGAAAAACTATCTACTAGCCTGCTGGTTTCGTATTCATTACGTTCTTGTTTTGATATTATCAATACTGTCATTTGATTGTGTCCATGTTACTATTTCCCAGGTGCCGTTATGATGTTCAACCAAAGCAGTACACGACTCGACCCAGTCACCATCGTTCATATAAGTTATATCATCTATGTATTTAATCTCAGCATGATGTATGTGTCCGCAGATAACACCGTCATATCCACGCTTTTTACAATAATTTGCAATTGTAACTTCAAATTTAAACATAAAGTCTATGGCTTTTTTGACTCTGTGTTTAAGGTATTTGCTAAGGCTCCAGTAACCGAACCCCAAACGATGGCGGATCCAATTAAATCTGCTATTGACACCAAGAATGAAATCATATGCTTTATCTCCAAGAAAACTCAACCACGGTGCCAATCTTGTAATACCATCAAACATATCTCCGTGCACCACAAGATAATGTCGGCGATCCACCCCAATGTGTTCTGTTTGATTGCATATCTCTACACTGCCAAACGTGGCGGCATAAGGCATCATTGGTCGTAAAAATTCATCGTGATTACCAGCTATGTAAACAACTCGTGTACCACGTTTGGCATGACCCAATATACGGCGAATCACATTAGTATGGCTTTGCTTCCATCGAAGTTTGTTTTGTTGTATCTTCCAAGCATCAATTATATCTCCTACTAGATATAAAGTTTCGCAAGTATTGTGTTTAAGAAAATTGTTTAATTGCTCGGCCTTACAATCTTTTGTGCCAAGATGTACATCACTGACAAAGATACTACGATAGGTTTTTTGCATACTAGTATTTACGCAAAAACTTTTGGAGAAATATTACAAGTATATTACCTATCGTTTGGTAGGATGAAAACTGTTGACTTCTCGCTGACCGTCTCGAACTTTTTTGGTGCAACTTATTCGTAAATCTAAATTGGTAATACGATCGCAATCACCGACATTTAAGGTCGCTATTGCCATACATTGTATTTTTTCATTGCCGCGTAATCTTGCACAATCATTAATATCAATTGCGTGAGAAAATACAGGAATTAGTAAAATTACGAGCATGTAATACATAATGTATTTACTTGAGACGTAAAAAAAGGCTCCGCAGAGCCTTTTAAAATAGTAATTGATTATGCTGGGATAAAATCAATACCAGTTCCGGCCAATACACCAGTTGTTGCTGGAGCGACGCCAACTAAACCAACAGTTTGTTGGAATGCGGTAATGTGTGCGGCTGCGGCTAACATAGCACCTTCAGTTGTAGCACCTGTTGCTAGTTGTGTAACATAAGGTAATGCTTGTGCTGGAGTTGGTGCAGTACCAACTACATTAGTATAAACATAGTTTACAAAACTTGCGTAATCACTTCCACCTGCGGCAGCGGCAAATACACTAGAACTTGCAATTGCTTGTGCTACTTGTGCGCTTGTTGAACCACTGTCTTCCATCTTGATGCCAAGACCTTCGTATGTAGTGTTAACCGTACCACCAAGACCTGCTTTAAGCAATGCATACACATCACCTGCGTGACCAGTAATGTCAAATGCAGTTGACTTGTCTGTGTAGTTAACACGTTGGTAGTTGTTTAAATTAAAACTTACCAATGTATCTAATGCACTTGTAACCTTAAGAATGTTATCTGCAGTATCATTTACTAAAGTATAGTCAGCACTTTTATCATTGAAAGTATATGTGTTTACTGCTGCAGTAGCGTCTGGAGTTACATTAACGATTGTTTGAACGATGCCGTTACCAACTGCACCTGTTCCAGCGGTGCCAAATCCTTTAATAGATCCACCTGTTCCAACGGCAGTTACAATTACTACATCGTTGTTTGCTGGTGCGGCTCCACCTAGGCTGGTTCCTGCAAGCGTGATAGTGTCACCCAAGGCATAACCTGTGCCAAGATTTGCAGCTTCGATTGTGGTTGTATAAGCACCGTTTGTTTTTGTTACATCAAACTTAGCACCTGTGCCTGAACCTGATGTTGTGCCAGTTACGGCCGTGAAAGTTGAATTAATTGGGACTACCCCGATTGTTACTGTTGTTGTCATTTTTTTCCTTTGTTGAATACAATAATCTAATAGTATATAGTATTTATACTGATATGAGCAAGTGATTTTTATACCGTTTTATTTGTCTAATCTGCGAAAGGTATCTTCGCAGACATAATCTGTACCTTTGGTTATAATGACATTATGATTACAACGGTATTCGCAGAGTCTATTACCGTGGTCGTCGATCCTTACGGATGTGATGTGGCAAGACTCTACTTCGGCTATAATTCCCGGAGGATTGATTGTGATATTAACCGATTTGGGTATTAGCGGGGCAACTGTGGTTGCGGTTACCGTTGCTACTAATATTAGTTTACTCGGCGTTTTCATAAATGTATTTACAGCACGAATCACACAATGTTATCTGCTAATAAATCGCCATAAAAAAGAGCCTTTCGGCTCTTTAGTTCTGGTTACGAGTTCCAGTATCCACTCTATCGGTGTGGTCGGTTTTTATCTATTAGAAACTAACAGCAATACCTAGTCCATATGCATTTTCAGTAATTGTTTGATAACTCTTACTTGCATTTAGATTAATGGCAAGACCTTTAGTAACCGGAATTGAATATGTACCCCAAGCAACTGATTGCTTTGGATTAGCATCATTCCAATTTACACGAGTCTTAACACCAACGATAGCAAAACCAGGACCTGCTGGCATACCTGCGTTAACACCAACTACACCATAATCATACTTAGATGCTGGCTTACCTGATGGGCCGTTGTCATATCCATATCCAACATATGGCGTGAACATGCCAATTTTTTTACCAACTGTGGTTTCTAGGCTAGAAAATGTACCAGCACCATTATGATAAATGCCTGTACGTCCTTGCAAACCTAGTTGAAGACCTGCTAGTTCTTTACCAGCACGAATATATTCGGCGGTAGAGATTGCTTTAGTTGTTGTGTCCTTGACGTGGTCAACATCATACTCAACAAAGTTAGCAGCCATTGAAACCATTGCGGTCAAAGACATTAGTGTTGCAATTGCAATTTTTTTCATTTTTGTATTTCCTTTATTAAATGATTGCTTAGATCATATTATATATTTATGTAAAAGCAAGGTCAAGAATTATATTATATGTTTTTGCCCAATTTGATTAAATGTGCCTCATCACCAACTCCAACTACGCAAGCAACACTATCATTATACTCTATCATAGTCCAACTGTGAGTCGTTGGATTTGTAGTTAAAATGTATTTTGAATTATCACCTGCGCCACGCCAAAATGGTTGTTCTTGAAATTCGCTGGATACGTATTCGATAACCGTTTTCAAACTACTACAAACAACTGGTTTTTCTGCTTTATAAACTTGGGCGTTGGCTACAAGACTGGTTAAGGCTAATAGGAACGCTACCGAGATTTTCCACATAGCCACTCCTTAAAATAGTATTTAGTGCCCAGGCCAGGAGAACCAACTATATTTTTGTAATTGACGTATTACTTCGTCTTCGTTTTCTCTAAATTCTTTTGCAGCCAGCTCAACAAATACTACCCAACTATTAGCATAATCATCACAGCCTTGTTGCCATTGTTGGTACATATCACGGACTACGTATTCATTCATTGAGTGGGTGTTTGTTTAGATTGTGCGGGTTCAGTGGGTTTGGTAGCAGCTTTGGTTTCTTTGAGTAGGCGTGTGGCAGCAGGACTAGAACGATGTACAACAGGTGCAGGTGTGTGTTTCGGGGCGGGATTGCGTTTGAACCAACTCATGTTTTCTCTCTATATAAAATATTTACAGAGAAAACAATAAATTTATATGCCCAGTTTAACCTCGTTCACATACCACGGTATAAAAACTATCTAGTTCTCCACCAAATTTTCCCATTAGATGTTCAGCAATATCCCTGCACAATTTGTAATTTTCTTGTGCTGCCGAAGCCAAAAACTCGTCATGAAACCGGCGCCAGTAATCGAGCATTTCTATTTCTTTTGTGGGTATCCTTGCAGTCTCAACTACACAATAGGGTTCTAAGGATTGTCCATTTTCTGCAACTATTGTTTCTAGTTTAAAAATAGTAAATTGCCCATCTAACTCAGATGGCAACATAGACTTATCAAATATAATATTCATTGTTTTTGTATTCCTAATTTGCGATAAACCTGTTGAACTGCAATGGCTTGGCTTACACAATCTTCTAAAGCGTTATGCAGTCCTGCTTTGCCTTTGACCCTAGGATCACCGTGCACACCAAACAAGGTGCGACTATCACGTATTTGCCAAAACTGCCAGGGTGTGGGCCAGCCATATTGACGATATAGGTTTTCTAAGATGGCAATATCAAACACCGGACCTTGTGCCCAAATATTATTTACACCAACTAAAAATCTGTTCAATTGACGATACATTTCCTCTACAGGAACGCGACCTTCGGTGCCCAGTGCTTCTTCGCGAACGTCATCGGCTTGGTCCATCCACCAACGAACAGTATCATCTTGTACTTCACGACCACGAGCAATCTGCTCATCCACATCCGGTCTAATGTATAAACCAGGTCCAGGGTCAGTTAAAGTAAAAGGATTAAATTTAACTGCGCCCAGTGTAAGTATAACACACTCTGGGCGAGTTCCTAAGGTTTCTAAATCAAGCATACAATCTTGTGTCATGCTTGTATTATACTGGGTTTTTATTTAGTTGTCAAGACTTTCATAGTCTCAGCTGCAGCCACTCGCTTACGCAAACTGGTTGAACTAAAACTATGATCTCGACCATTGAATACAATATCAATATTTCGTTTCCAACAGGCTTCATCGCCTGAGAATTGTTTACCTTCGTACTCAACACCCAAAATTCTAACATCAACAGGAAGGATCAGCAACAAGTCTATCAAATCCTGTTCGGTTGAATATACCACAACTTCGTCCACATAACGGCAAGCCGACAATTGGATTTGTCGCTCAACAATACTTTGGATTGGTTTGTTTTTGGTATCGGGACGATCGATTGTTGGATCTGTTTGCAATCCGGCAATCAAGTAATCGCAGTGATTTTTAGCGTCCGACAACATAGCTACATGCCCAGCATGCAGCATATCAAAAGTGCTAAAAGTTATGCCAATTTTTTTACCATCAGCTTTAAGTTTTTTTACATGATTAAATATCATAATACTTCCTATTATCTTTTAATGTATTTTTTGCATAGTATGCAATGTATGCTTGTTCAAATGAATTGGTTGGTATAGTTGTATAGTCTTCATCTGATTCAATTTTTTTTATAATTTCTTTTACTTTAGACCAAGAATGGTATGCTTTATTTTTACTCATAAATTGATTCCAAAATTCCATCAAACCAACCGTGTCTATGTCTGTATCAACATCTAAAAACTTTTTAATTTTTATTAACTCATCTATTAATGATTGAAAATTAAAAAAATTATTCATTTTTACATGTATACATTCCATGCTTGAATCCATCCACTCATTAATAAATTTACAATGCGGCGATGCATTTATGAACCAATAGAGCTGAGTTGCCACTTCAAATGTAGTATAATTTTTTTTTATCTCCACAATTTTGAATAAAACTATCTACAAATGATTTGCTAATTTTTATAAATTTTTCTTGAGTGTTTATCTCTAAAGTGTCTAAATCTATATTATTATCATTGACAGTATACCATGTATTGTATTCTAACAAGTATTCCGTGTCTACGTCTATTCGTATTAAACCATAGATTGGGAAATCGACAATATTATCCGACTTATAAATTTTTTTATACTCGTCACTAACAAAATGCGAAGCAGATTTATGATATGCAACAGTGTTCTTTGAACGTTGATAATCTAAATTATTGAAAGCATTATGACTAGAACCAACTTCTGTTAGTGGATTGAATGCTTTAGCACTTGGTAACTCCAACAAAAATCGATTTATCAGGTAATCTAAAAAAATGCCATGAGATCCAGGATAGTAATCAATTTGAAGTTGAGAAAACCTCATTAACTATCCTGTTCCAATTTAATTTGTAAAGGGAACCCGTTATTTCGAGCAAGTAGCGTTGCTTCGACACCTTTTTGCTCAGCTAACTCAAAAGGCAAAGTAATAACCACTGCAGAACCTTCTTCGTGTATTTTCATAGTTAACTCAACTGCAGTTTCTTCGGTGTGATCAAAAATAGTTTTAAGAGATTCAACTACAAATTCCATGGTTGTTTGGTTATCATTTAGATAAATGACATTAAACAATTTTGGAGGTGCAAGATCTAATTTTGGTTCAATACAAGTACGAGTCAAAGTTTCTGTGTTAGTTGTCATAATTTGTCTTTAAGTTAGAAAGGGGAGTTGCCTCCCCTTATTATACTGCAACCTAGATTATTTTGCAAATGTTATTGCAATTTTTTTAGGTTTGTCTTCTTCTGGAACTACTTGTTCAAGAGCAATAGCCAAAATACCATTTTTAACTGTTGCACCACGAACTTCAATGTGTTCGGCTAAAGGGAATGTGCGCACAAAATTGCGAGCCGAAATACCTTTGTGTAGATATTCTACATCATCGCGTTTTGCTTGCTCACCTTTAACTGTAAGCACATTTTCTTTGAGTTCTACGTCAATTTCACTTTCGTTAAAACCAGCGACTGCAACTTCGATTACATAATGTGTGTCATCAATTTTGACTACATTATGTGGTGGATAATTGCCGTCTGTTTTGCTGTTTGCAAAAGTGCGATTTAACTGCTCAAACAAGTTGTCAAAGCCAATGGCATGACGGTGTAAAGAGGGTAAATCAATCGTGTGAAGTGTAAAATTTGTCATTTTTGTTTCTCCTTTATAAGCAAGTTTTATGACTAAGTTGTGTAGCCCACTATTGGCACTACACATTTATTTATTATACACAGAAAAAATCTTAATACAATCTTTTTGGTAAACTATCTGCTTCGATTTTCTTTTGCCAGCGACGCTTGGCTTGACTACGTGCTTTTTTACGAGCAGTAGTGGGTTTTTCGTAAAATTCTTTTTCACGAAGTTCTTGTATTAATCCAGTTTCTTGGATTTTCTTTTTAAATTTGCGCAGGGCTTTTTCTACGTTATCGTAGCTAACGTAAACTGTTAGACCTCGTTTGCGACTTCTATTATCGTATGTCATATTATGTGTAAATTGGTTCAGTTTTATATTTAACTGTTTCAGCAGTTATTTGTATTTTTTTATAGCCGGCTTGTTTAATTTCGGATATTTTATACAAAAATGGTTGTAAAGTTCTCTCTATGATGCTTTTTAATGCTCTAGCACCTATTTTCATGCTTGCAGCTTCTTCCGCAATGGTTTTTACAGCTTCTGGTGTAAATTCTAATGCAACCGAGTCTGCTTCAAAATAAAACTGCATTTGTTTAATTAAATTGTTTTTTGGTTTAATCAGTATACTAACAAAATCATCTAGAGTTAATTTATTTACAGAAACCAAAACAGGAAATCTACCTACAAATTCAGGAATCATTCCATACTGTATAAAATCTTCCCAGTCAGCGGTGTCAGAAGTTTTTATGTTATTAGTAGTTGATCTAAACCCTATGCCGGTTCCGCGGCATCGTTGTTCTATAATTCGATCTAGATCACTAAATGCTCCACTGGCTATAAACAGTATGTTTGTTGTATCTATATCAATTTGGTCCAAGCTAGGATGTTTTTTGTTATTGCCAATTGGTACTCTGCATACTGTACCTTCAACTAGTTTTAATAGTGCCTGTTGTACACCCTCACCACTAACATCTCGAGTAATACTAGGCCCTTCGCTTTTACGGCCAATTTTATCTATTTCATCTAAAAATACAATTCCGCGTTGGCATGCTTCTACATCGTAATCTGCTTCAGCAAATAAACGAGCAATCATGGTATCTACATCATCGCCAACATACCCCGACTCGGTTAATGTTGTTGCATCGGCAATAACAAACGGTACATTCAAGTATCGTGCAATAGTTCGTGCTAATAATGTTTTCCCTGATCCAGTTGAACCAAATAACAATATATTACTTTTTTCTAATTCTACACGACTGTTAAAAAATACACGTTTATAATGATTTGTGACCCCGACACTCAATGCTATTTTTGCAGCATCTTGGCCAATTACGTATAAATCTAAAAACTGTTTTATCTTAACAGGATCTAATGCTCGGTTTATTTTTTTGTCTGCTCTAAAGGTATCGTTGCGTTCTTTGTTTAATATCCCAGAACACAAATCTATACATTCATCGCAAATACCTGCATCGTTGGCAACAATAAGTTTGTTTACATCGTTACGGGTTTTACCGCAAAAATTACAATGTATCAGCAGCGTGTTGTTGTCTTTCATTGGCTCGTTGAGAAAAATAATCGAGTATATTGTTGATCTTATTTGCGTTTGCTAAAAAATTCTTAGGCCCATAATAATATGCCTGCGGTAGCGCAGCCAATCTATCTTTAACGGAACTAATTGTAGTTTCTTCGGTGTTTACAATCAACACATGGCTACGTGCAACTGCGGCATCTAACCATTCTAGATTGTCTAAATCGTATTTGTATAGATATACATTAAATGATTCGTCATTGCCCGAACATAATATTGCTAGAGTTTCTACATCAACTGGACTAGCATCAATGATAGTCACTGTATGTTGTTCATCGTCAACAAAATCCGGGGGTGTAATAAAATTACTGGTCATGTTTTACCTTTGCTAGATATGCTTCAATTTGGTCATGCTCGACATCAGTTAATAAGTCTGCATCGTATTTACCTGCGGCCAGTTGTTCTATTAACCAAGGAATATATGCTTCGTTGTAGGCATAACTGTCAGAATTGTTTCTATCCACTTCTACCCATTTTACTTTGTTCCACTTAAACAATCGAGGCGGTAAGTAATCAACTCGTAGGTACATATCACCTTTAGCAGGGCTTATCGGAAATGCAGTTCCAAATCCTGCAGAAATCTGCTGGTGCATTTCGTTGTCAGCTAACGCTGTTAAAAATGGCAGTTGCGATACATTTTTTTCTGCTATTTGATTGGGCTTTTCTATATTGCTGTCAAGCATGTCATCAACTGCCGCCTGTTCCTCTTTGGTTAGCTCAGCAGACATCAAAGGAACATTGTCTTCGGGTTGACTGTTGGTAACCACCAAAGGTGGTTCTACCACAGGTTCTTCGGGCGTGTATACCAATGGTTTAACTTCAGTGCCTAGTCCTGTCCAAGGACGGTCCAAATAAGGATGTTTTTCAAACACTGACTTTTCGGGTTCTGGTTTAACAGGTTCATTAAACATCCATCCAGGCGGGTGCGGGTCAGAAAATGGTTCTGGCTCTACAGGATATTCTTCCTCCGATGCTGCCTGTGCTGCCTTGATGTCTACTACATCCATTTGCTGGGACGGATCTTCTATTTCAGCTTTTTCTTCTGCGGTAGGAGGTTCTCCAACTTCTGCTACCCAAGAGTCGTGTTCAACTTCTTGGGGTTCTTGTTCTTCGCGAATCCAAGCAAATGTCATTTGGCTGGCCAGTAACATCACAACTGCCAATGGGTCAAACACAATAACAATCAAAATAATAACCCAAGTTACTGCTCGCTCCAGGATTGATGCATCTGGATTGTCCCCATACACAAATGCCGCAATGTATTTTATAGGACCAACTTCCGCTTCGACCTTTCGTACTTCGGCGGCAATAGGCGCACGGGCATCTGTAAGTTCCGCAATAGACTTCTGCGACTGTGATATTTCATTTTGAAGTCTAACACGTTCTTTCTGCTGGGACTTACGCAAAGCCACAGCTTTGTCGGCACCCTTTTCATCTGTTGAGCGGCCCAGTACTTGGTCCACTCCTTCATCCATCTGTTTAAGTGCCCGACGGTCTGCTTCAATATTTTCCTTTTCGGTTTTAATTTTTTCATCATATATTGCTATTTTACTTTGAACATCACCTGATACTAATGTTTGGTCACTGTGTGCTTTCGAAAGGAAGCCAAATATACCTAAACTGGTAATAAACATTAGAATTGCCACTGCCGTAACTGCATAGGTTTTCATTAGTATGGGCAGTCGTGGCCAGTGTGCTTTAACCCAACTTGCGGTTACAAGTTTGCCAACTTCCAGGCTAATGCCCATAATAGCAATTGGTATGGCGGCGGCAGAGAAAATGGCCATTAGACCCATTACCGAGTAGTAAATGGCCACGCCACTAATGGTTAAACCAGAAAGTAATAATAAGACTGCAAGTATCATAGAGTGTATTTATTGGTATTACTCTAACAGTTTACACAGAGTTTTTGATTATGTCAAGACTTGCCAGCCGATTTCGCCCAAAACATCGGCATTATTTGATGTTGATGTGATTACTAAGGTAAGTGTATCCGAAACGTTGGCCAGTGTGCGACCAAGTTGGTATTGGAATATACCTTGACTTTCGAGTGTAATGGCAGTTCTGGCATCGGCATAGCCCGCGGCAACTTCGGTGCCGCCCGAGACTGCGGTAGCGGCCGAGTCTACATCTACTGCACCAGTAGCAGTAGTACCGGTCCAGGTAGCACCAGTTAAGGTAGCATTCAATAATAACGCCCACCGATAGTAGTTTACTGAAGGACTCAGGATGTCTACCTGTGTAGGGTTAACCACAGAATCTAATCTACTGCTATTCATTCTAATGCTGACCAAAGGTATATATGTTCCTGCTGATGTAACACGTTTGGTAGTAACACCAGTGCCGGCTGTTTCGGTATAGCCAATTTCGTTGTAGCCGGCTTCGCTCATTACACTACAACAAATCTGTTTCATTGTACTGGCCTGTGCGGTTGCACCAGTATTGGTTATTTCATAGCGTATGGGCAGAGTTGCTGTCTGCATATAGGTTGTGGTATAGTTAGTGCTGTTAGCGTGATGAAACTTGTGGCAACACACATATTGTCCATTGATCACAAAACCTGTGCGTACTGTGCCCACACCTAACCACTCAATGTCGCACCAGAATATTTGTGGTGCGGCTGTGTTAAGTGTAATGCCGCTAGGACCTGTGCCGTCTAATCGGTCATAGTTCCACGAACTCTGTGCTATTCTTTCTTCGGCTAATGTTCCAGAACTTGAACTGCGAATAACCATATTCAGTGTACTGTTGGCCTGTTCAAAGTAAATGCCATTTGAGGCACCAAAGTAGCCCACACGCTGACGTAGGTTGTTTTGTGCTGGTGCCATAACAAAGGTACACAGGATAAGTAAACTCTTACCTGGCTGATAGTTGAACACACGCTTGGATTCACGTATGACCTCTGATCCTGAACTTGTGGTAACATTAAGATTACGTACATCGGCGTTGAAGTCGTAGGTAACAGTTCCGCCGGTGCTGACAGCATTACTAAACTGTCCTCGGGAGATATAACGCAAGGCACTATCAAATATAGTAACTGGTTCACTAACACGTAGTCGACCAAAAGCATCATAGGCAGTTGGTGTAAATGTTACTGTTGGTGTGCCATTAATCGATACATTTGCATTAGAAGGAAATGTTGTAGTAATATTACCTGCAACTTGCCAAGGTGTTGTGCCTTGATTTACTGTAATAGGTTGGTCTGACCCACCAATGTTGCCGTAGATGTGTACGTTGCCAGTAATAGTAGGTAGTTGTGTTATTGATACATTACTTGGAAAGTTATTAACATTTACATTACCAGCAATAGTAGGTAGTTGTGTAATTGATACATTACCTGATACTCCTACACTACCTGTAACAGGTGGCATCTGTGTTATCGATACATTACCTAAGGCAGGTAACTGTGTTATGCTTACATTACCACTTACACTAACTCCAGGTAGTTGTGTTATTGATATGTTACCTGATACACCAACATTACCTGTAACAGCAGGCATCTGTGTAATGCTAACATTACTTGGGAAATTATCTACATTAACATTACCACGAACAGCAGGTAACTGTGTTATGCTTACGTTGCCAAGTGCTGGTAATTGAGAAATTGAAACGTTACCACTCACACCAACATTGCCACTTACTCCAACGTTGCCTGTGATAGACGGCATTGTGGTTATCGATACATTACTTGGAAATACAGGAAAATTATTTACATTAACATTACCAGTTATTGTTGGTAGTTGTGTGATACTTATATTACCAGGAAAGTTAGTAACCGCAACACCTGGCATTTGTGTAATGCTAACATTACTGGGAAATGCTGGAAAGTTAGTTACAGCGACATTGCCAGCGACACGAACATTGGCGTTACCATCTAAACTTACTGGTAACCAAGGTACTGTTAGTATACCAGATGTACCAATTTCATCAAGATGAACGTGTACTGCATTATCTGGAGTTGAATCAACTTGAACTACACCAGGAATATTTACATTGCCACTAATGTTAATGTTGCCAGCAAAGCCTGTGCGTACAGTTACATCACCACCGTCATTTAGATAAAGAGCGTTGGTTAAATTTTGTAGTAACGGATTTACACCTGGGCCTTTGTTGCTGGTGCTCATGTTATACTGCCACGTTGGCCCACTTGTTACGCAAGTACTTTTCTACAGAAATAATACTTGATGGGCTGAGTGCGGAGTTATACATAATAACTTCGCCTATGTTTAGACCTTGGGTTGAAGCTGTAGCATTAGTTAGATTTTTGCCACTTTGTGGAGGACGACCACTAAAAAATAAATTTGGTATTGGTGTGCCGGCAATAGTACCTTTAGTTGTTACACTACTTAATGTACCAGAAACACTAAATGATATACTGTTTGCGTTACATGCCGTAACCGTTTGCGTACCATTTAATACCGCGGTCCCAACTGTAGTCCAGCTAGCTAATGTAATGTTTTGTCCTACTAAGTAAGGTGCCGTACCTTGGCTTGCTGACAGCATAACTGTACAAGTTCCACCGGAAACTGTAGTAGAGCTAACTGTAGAGCTAGCCAATGTAAATGTAGACGGTGGATTAGTTGTTGTGCCAACTGTGCCGGTAAATGTTAATGGGCAAGCATTACCGTCTAATCGTGCTTGGAAACGTGTGGCATTAGTTGCCTGTGTGCCATCAAACTTTAATACATGTACGTGCCAACCTGTGGTACTTGCGGCATTACCTGTTGCAGTAGCACCGGATACAGTATAGTTATAGACACTGGCATTTGTACCAAAACTGATATCAACACCTGCGTGGTCACTGCCTGTGATTGCTACGTTACCAGTAACTGATCCTACCTTGTATGCTATAGCCATAGTATAACCACTCAATGTACTGGCATTACCTAACGGAACACGAAAAGCGTCGCCCGAGTTAAATCCCACATAAGGCATGTTAGCAGTAATGACACCTGATGTTTTTGTTTGACTTATACTTACATAATAAGTACCAACGCCACCTACACCTGTGCCTAGTGCGGTAATATATGTTGCGGCGGTTACGCCTGTACCAACGATCATATTGTTTACACTGATTGTACCAGCGGATATAGCAGATACTGTTAATACAATAGGAGTAACTGTTAATGTTTGGCTTGCTTGAGCGGGAATTGCTGTACCGGCCAAGTTGGTAATTGTCCAAGCACCGGTTGAGTTTGCTGTACCAGATTGATTAGCACTAATAATAGTGTTTGCAGGAATTGTACCACCACTTAATACATAGCCAATGACCACGCCACTGTTAGTTGGTGCTGTAGTAACGGTTAGAGTTGTTCCCGAAACTGAGCCAGTGAATGTACTTGCTGTGCCTGGAGCAATCGATCCTGTAAATGCTGCGGTACCTGGGACGGCAGTACCTGAGTTAAAATAAAAGTTTGGCAAGTTATACTGTGTTGTACCTAAGGCACCAAATCCATAGGTGCCCATTGGTGTACCGGAGTAGAACTTACTTAGCCAGCCTTGTACGGTATCGCCTGACTGAATTGGTGTGTGTGCAGCACCAGTAAAGTAACTTACCGAGCTGGCGTCATACCAGAAGTTAGCTTGTCCAAAACTGAACAAGTTACTACCAGTGGTGCTAACCGTAGGTGCGGCAATAACGTTCTTATGACGATGTAAGTTTAGCATTAAGCAAATCCTGTAACCAAACTAGCAAGATATCCAATAGTACTATTAACGTATGTTACTGTTAATAAGTCTGTGGCATTGGCTGCAGTACTCAATGTTTTGTTTCCGCCAGCAAATTTCATAGAGCTTGTTAACAAGTAAGGACCGCCTGACGATGGTTGTGTTACTGCAAAGGTGACTGTTTGTCCACTCTGTGGATTATTAAACGCATTAAATGTAATGCTACCAGTTAATGTTAGTACTTGTAAGTCGCCGTTGGCTGGGTCTGGTGTGATAGTTCCTGTTGTTGTACCAGAGCCACTGGCAATAGTGTAAACTGTATCGCGAACATCACGAACTTGTAAAGTGTTGCCCATAATAACTGGAGTAATGTTAGTGAAAATCACATAACCACTTCCGTCTGGGTTTAGTGTAATGTTACCGTTAGTACCGCTAGGAGTTGTAATTTGTCCTGTGGCAGTTTGGATAATGTTAGCGGCCAATACGTTACCAGAATATACAGGCAAGTAACTTGCTACGTTAGCATTACTATAAGTAGATCCGCCGCCACCTAAGTTTACGTTGGCCCAGGTCTCGTATGCACCTACGTTAGCACTTAATGTTTGGATATTGGTAGCATTAGTAGCAATGTTGGTATTAGCACCAGTGATTTGATTTTGTAGTGATGTAACACTAGCATTAGCCCAGGTCTCGTATGCACCTACGTTAGCACTTAATGTTTGGATATTGGTAGCATTAGTAGCAATGTTGGTATTAGCACCAGTGATTTGATTTTGTAGTGATGTAACACTAGCATTAGCCCAGGTCTCGTATGCACCTAAGTTGGCACTGATTGCCTGTGTAGCATAAGTCTTAACTGCTAATGCTGTTGTTTTTTGTGTTGTTCCACCATCTACTACTGGTAGTACTGTAGAGTCACTAACACTTGATAGTGATGATAGTGCTGAAATTTTTACATTTGCCATTTTGTTATTCCGGTATTAAAATTAATCCGCTTTCTGTTGTTAATAGATCGCCTGTTTCTGCTTGTATGCCGTTGATAGGTGATAGTACACCTGCAATCCAAGGACGACCCAGAACAAGCCCCCCGGTGTTTGCGTTATCAACAATTGAGTTACCACTATACTGTGTTGGCAACTCGGTAATGTCATATGTACTACGCAAATCTGCGTTAGTTGGGTTATCTCTATGTGCAAGATCAGCTGCACGTTTAGTAGCCGCTAGATCTAGTTTAGCTTTTTGCCGAGCTTCTCTAGTAGATAAATGTGCAATACCATTTGCTGACATTATGGTTTCTCCGCTTGATATCCTGGATACATGCTAGGAGCATTAGTTCTTATATCTGCAGGATTTTTTCTATGGTGCATATCGTCGCCTCCAGGAAAGGCCGCCGAAAGTGGGGCAACAATTTCATTTGGTTTGTTCGCATATTCAAGCTCGTTTGTCATACCAGATAGTTGTTTAATGATTGTAAGTTCGTCGGTTGTTGAATCAGGAGGATTTATAACTAAGTCAACTGTTGCAATTTCTTGTTCTTGTTGCTCGGCTGAATTTTGATCAACTAGATCAATAACTGTTCTTATAATGTCTGTAATCTTCATATCGTATTTATGGATATTGCAGAGTATTTATAGTCAAAAGAAAACCCGCTTTTAGCGGGTTGATGATAAGTGTGCAAAATTTAAAGATTTTTAATATAATTGATAACTGCTTTGGCTTCTTGATATCCCGATTCTGTTAACATGGCTTCGTTTATTTCGTTTAGTAAAGCCTGCTCTTGAGCATAATTGTGCATTACAAATGTCTGTCGATCAGTCATGCGTATGTTATACAACACCGAGAACTGCTTAAATTGGTTATCTTTATTTTCCATAATAGCGTTCCTTTTTGCAATTAATCTAAGCGTGATCCGGAGTAGGCCTTAAAGCCGTACTTTTCAAACACTTTGGCGGCCGCTTCTGCACCTGCTTCCAGTGTATCTACATTCTGTACAGCCAATCCGCTGGGATTCCATACGCTGAATGCTCGGGTGTAGTCTTGACGCACACCTGCGGCCTTGAGCATTTTACCAAGTTTAGTATTGCCTTTGATACCCCAAATATTAACCCAAGCAAAGCCGCACATGCCTTGATCAACACCATTAAGACGAGTGCGAAAGAACGTGTCTGCGGCTACATAAGCAGCCTGTCGAGCTTCTGCCACAATGGCGTCTATTTGATTTTGTGTAAAATTGAGTGCGGTCATTTTTTGCTCCTTAGTTATCACTTACTTGTAAAACGTCTTTGTGCTCAACAATAACAGATTCACGTACTGCACCGTAGACTTGAATTGGGATATCCAAGTCAACATGATGTGCAACTGTTCCACCTAACTGAACACGACTTAGTCGTACTCGGCCTGACACAGGGAAATCTCCGAGATACGTACCTTTGATTTTTAATCCTTCTAGATTCCAAGTCATAACGAACTCCTTTTTATGCAGCTTGCTTGCGATCTTCCATCATTTCGCCGAGTATGAATTTTGCACGGTTCAGCTCTTTGCGAGCTTGTTCGGTATCGCCAAAAGACATTAGTTCTTGAGCATCTGACAAAATGCTCATTACAACCATTTCCAAACCAGTCATACGAGCGGTAAAGCTTTCCATGTATTGTTTGCGGATATCAGATTCAGACATACCGTAGCAGTTTTTTTCAAATTCAGTAATACTAGGATCTTTGCCAGTATCTAACATGAGAGCTTCAATAGACATATTGTGTTCCTTTTTGTTTACTATGTGTTTATTATACTAAAATGGGTGTTTTTGGTCAACCAAACGGTGTTGTATTTTAGTGACTGTTCAACGCAGGGTTAAATCCATTGATTAACTCACGCTCTACGGCATGTGCGGGTTTGCGTCCACGCACAATGTCAACTAAAAGTACCGCAAAAGCTTCTGCACCATGCTCACGAATACTGCGGCATAAAGCCCACGATTTGTTTTCAGTTACTGCACGACGAACGTGCTTTTGAAAACGAACTTTTAGAGCTTTATTGATTTGTGCACCGCATACAGTAATACCAATATAACTTTCGTTAGTGTTAGTGTTCACTAACATGTATACTGCATGTTTTGTATCTTGGCGTCTTTTGCGTTTTATCATGTATTAATTATAACAGATTTTGGGCTCAAAAACGCAAAAACCCGCCAAAAAAGCGGGTTTTTGTGGTAAAAATACTACAAAAAATGTAGTACTTTAGTACTACTATCTTACAGTTTCTGTGTGTTTGTGTTTAATACTTTTTTTGAGTATTTTGAACCAGAATTTCTTCACACGTTCCATGTTGTGATCAAACTCGGCTCTATTCAGTTTCTGTATTAATTTTTTAAGTTTCATGACGGGATTCCTTGGTTATTGTATCACTTGAGTAAACACACGACCTTGATAACTAAAGGTGACAGTTTCACCTTGTTGTACTGTCACTGGCACCAGACGACACACCTGACGAGCTTCTGCTCTAGCCGAATCGTGCCCCACATTGTTGCCAATGGCTCCACCTATGAGTGCACCCACTACACCTCCGGCCAATCTATCACGGTTGTTGCCCCCAATGGTACTGCCAATGGCTGCACCGGCCAAGGCACCAATGGTGCTGTCGGTTTGACTGTTGTCTTGTATCACTGACTGTACCGAACACTGTTGCTGGTATGTGGTCAGGTAGCGTGGCTGGCGAGCAATCACCATGGCAACATCTGCAGCCTGTTGAGCATGAGATGCCACTGCAGACCATAATAAAAAGAATGTGATTAATGTTTTCATATTAATTTGGTACCGCTACAATTTTATGCACACCAGTTTGTGGGTCAACCATTTCTTGCCAGTGGTATCCAACAGGTGGTGCTTGCACAACTGTTTGTGGCTGTTGAACAACAACACTTGGTTGCTCAACCACAACAGTATTCGGACGTGCTAGTTCATATCCAACTACCCCTCCGATCACTGCAGGTGCTACCCAGCATCCGCCACATCCATAATATCCGCTGTGCCACCCGCCAAAACGATATGGCCCATGTGCCTGGGTTAGACCAAATGATGTTAGTAGTAAAAATAAAGCAACAACTTTTTTCATAAGATTCTCCTTAGTGTAGAACTCTTGTATTGCTAATGTCCTCAACATCATCAATACCGTATATATTTAGTATTTTACATACTTCGGCTGGATTTGTCAATGAAGTGGGCAAATAACAACTTTTTAGTTCTCCGGTTTGCCCAATTACAAATACATAATCCGTTGGTTCTACTGTTGTTTGTTTTTCTTTAATCATAATATTATCTCTTGTAAAAGACATGATTGTCTATAACAGCAACTGGTGTAATTTTGTATCCAGTTTGCAAACTTTTTTCATGGAAGTATGTTGCACCACCAGTGATGTCAACTTGTGATTTTTTGTCAACACTTAACAATGCATATGCTATGTCAACACTTTGTTTCCATGAACTACTTTTCATATTAATAGGCAACAAATTTTCTTCGCAGACCCATGAAAATTGACAAACGTTGTCTTGTGATTGGTGCACAACTCCGCAGACGCTGTGTGGAAATAATCTACTGCTCATGCGATTAAGAACAACATAGCCAACTGCCATTTTTCCTGCAGGGCTTTGTGTGCCGGCTTCTCTATAAATGTTTTCAGCCATGCATTGTAGTTCTTGATTGTTTACCGGTTTCTTAACTTCCTCTGCAACTACCGGTTTTATGGATCCTGCCTTAAGCGGAGGAATCACCGTAGAAATAAATTCTGTTGTAGAATTTGTGACGGCTCTTAGGTCATTCAAATCTACACTCAGTTTCAAAATAAAACTAACACTACACATCAACAATACAAATAACAAAATGATTGTTGGTGTTGGCAGAAGTTGATTTTGGTTTATGATCATTGAGATCTCCTTTCATCTATCCTGTAAGATATTTACAGACAGGTTTAGCCAGTTATAATACTATATAACAGGTTTTTTGGTGGTTATAGTGGGTTTTTATCGCCGTTAACTGCGTAGTTAACCAGCAATCACATCTGACGATCCGCCGACAATACTGCCCGAATCACAACTGTCTCCAATTCTTGCAAGCGCCTTGCCACCAACAATTACAGTGCCAGAACCGGCATTGATTGCGGCAGTATGATGTGCAGAACAATTTTTTCCACCATAGGCATGATCCTGTGTTGGATCGCCTACGCACTCAACTGCTATGCCATTAACATATACATGAGCAGACTCGCCGGTAGGGCCAGTTAAGGTTGTGGTAGAATCACAACCGTGACCTGTTGAAACTGAATCACCTTGTCTTGCTACTCCGGGCATTATCCAAATACTCCTCCGGCACTGACTGGTTGGATACCAGTTGTGGTTTGAATGTAATGATTTTTCATCTCGTCAATCACTGCCGCGGCCATCATCACATGTTGTTTGCTGATGGAGATATTTTGTTTGAGATCAGATGTCAACAAACTCTGCATGAGACCAATGCCCTTGGGACTGGGCATGACTGTACAGGGTCGGCTCACTGTGTAGGCCATCATTTCATCTGCCACCACCTGTGCCACCACTTCATCACCATTCACCAGTTTCATGGCAATGATATCACCTTTGTCAAATTTTTGTGTGTTTATCAGCATTATGCATCCTTGAGTTGTTCTTCAGTGAGTCGGCGGAGACCGTTGAATCCACCTTCCACAAACAGTTTTCCATCTTTGTAGATCTGCGGAACTGTTCGATGGCCTTCGGCTAATATAAATTCTCTAGCTTCAGGAACTTCATCAATTTTAATTTCTTCAAAGGCCACGCCTCGATTTTTTAATAATGCTTTTGCTTGATCACAAAAGCCACAATGATTTTTTGAATATACAGTTAACATTATTCTCTTTCTTCTCGCACAGTAAAAATTGTCTGTGTCTCTAGTATATATCTATCAAAGAAGGCCTTCCATTCCAAATCTGTCCGTTTATTGCGTTCAGCAGTGGCTTCATCACGCCATACATACGTATCAGGTCCAGCTATATCCATTAGACCTTCTGCGATTGCTTCTGCACGATACGCACGTTGTCTACGCTCTGATTCGTAGAACCGATCTTGTTCTTCTTTGCTGAGTGTTGCTACCCAATCATGTAATAACATGGGCCGAACACCTTCGGGCCATGCGTATTCAAAATGATGGCGAACCTGCATTTACAAACTAAATCCTTTAAATGTATTGGTGTCTACGTCTTGTTTTGTGCCACCAATAACATAACTACTAATTTCAGTTTCTTGTGGTGCAACCTGCACTTCACTGCCAGCAATCCATTTTTGTGTCCAAGGCAATGGATTACTGCCAGGTTTTAATCCGCAGTCTAAGCCTACTGCAGTCATTCGTTTGCAGGTCAACCAATCAACATAATCACACAACAATTGTCTATTAAGACCGATCATCGATCCATCTTTAAACAAATACTCTGCCCATGCTTTTTCTTGTGCAGCAGCCTGTAAAAACATTGCTTCACATTCTGCCTTGGTTTCTTCTCTGATTTTGACGAAATCTGCATCGTCGCCGGGCAACAATTTAATAAGCATTTGAGTGCTTCCTAGATGCACATTCTCGTCGCGGCAGATCAATTTAATGATCTTGGCGTTGCCTTCCATCTTCTTTAACTCTGCAAATGCCCAACTACATGCAAAACTAACATAAAAACGAATACCTTCAAGTGCATTTACCGAGTTAATCGCCAGCCATAGTTTCTTTTTTAGTTCGTAGGTGTCAACAACAACTTCTTTGCCGTTGACAGAGTGAGTCCCGGCACCTAATAAATTATAATAGTTGCCATACTCAATAACATCATCGTAGTATCGACTGATGTCTCGAGCACAATTTGCAATTTCTTCAATGTCCAGTAGACCATCAAAGATTTCGCTAGGGTTGCTGTACACATTGCGAATAATATGTGTATAGCTTCTACTGTGGATAGTTTCGTTAAACGTCCACGTGTTGATCCAAGTTTCCAATTCAGGAATACTAACAAGTGGTAGCAAGGCCAAACTTGGACTACGGCCTTGTACGCTGTCTAATAATATTTGTCTTTTTAAATTACTAGTAAAAATGTGTTGTTCAAACGGTGTTAGTTCTTTAAAGTCCTTGGCATCACGAAGAACATCAACTTCCTCGGGACGCCAGAAGAAACCTAATTGTTTATCTGTTAGTTTATCAAATTGCCTGTATTTTAATGTTTCATAACGTTGTAGTGTTGTTGGGCCTGACGGGTCCAGAAACATAAGTGCTTCTGTATGTTTTGTTTTATTATTGATGTTAAAAACGCTCATTGTATTTTTGCCTTTAGATTACACAACTGTCGCAGTCTGCTTGATCTTCAACTGATGCAGTTAATTCTTGAATTGCTTTTGTTGCCATTCGGTCAACGTCTATTTCGCCTTGCTGATCGTTTGTTTGGAAATAATATAATTGTTTAAATCCATATTTGTAGCACATGATCAAATGCTTGAGCATCTCACTCATTGGGATTTTTTCATCTTCGTAGAATTTGGGATTATACGAAGTGTTGACACTAATGCCTTGATCAACATATTTTTGCAATATTGCACATAATTTCAAATAGCCTTCTGGTGATCGTTGGTCCCATAATAATTCATATTTGTTTTTAAGTCTACGGAATTCTGGTACTACCTGTCTCAATGCTCCATGTTTACTTTGTTTTACGCTTACATAACTTCTTGGTGGTTCAATTCCATTTGTACTGTTGCTGATTTGTGCAGATGTTTCTGCTGGCATAATTGCCATAAGTGTTGCATTGCGAATGCCAGTGTCTAGAATCTGTTCACGGAGAGCACGCCAAGGCATACGCTCTTGGTGTTCAACTAATTCGTCTACTTCACGTTTGTATGTATCAACAGGCAAACGACCATCTGCATATTTTAGATCATGCCAACGTGTGCAAGGACCTTGTTCTCGAGCCAAATCTGCTGATGCTTTGATCAAGTAATAACTCCATGCTTCGGCATATTCATCAACCAATGACAATGCAGCAGGATCACTATAGCTAACGCCGTTTTTAGCCAGGAAGTAAGCAAAGTTGATGATACCAATACCCAGTGGACGGAATTCTTGTGTGGCTAATTCGGCAGCACGAATAGGATAGTTTTGATAGCTTAACAATGCATCTAATCCGCGAACTGCTAGTCTACACATCTTTTCAAAGTCTGCGGGACCGCGAACATTACCCCAGTTGATTGCGCTTAATGTACATAATGCAATGCGGCCATTTTCGTCGTTAACATCGGTTAATGGTACAGTAGGTAAATCAATTTCACTGCACAAATTACTCATTTTGATTGGAGCAATTTCTTCTTTAAAAGGACTGTGGGTGTTGGCGTGATCAACATTCTGCAGATAGATACGCCCAGTGTCTTTGCGTTCTTGCATAAATCTACTAAACAAATCAACTGCTTTAACAGTCTTTTTGCGTAGCTTGGTATTACGTTCTGCACGTTCATAAAGTTCTTTAAAACGCCCTTGGTCGTTAAAGAATGCTTCATACATTTCTGGTACATCATGGGGGCTAAAACAGGTAATATCGCCACCTGTAATTAGTCTTTCGTACATTAATTTGTTAAATTGGACGCCATAATCCATGTGACGTACACGATTATCCTCTGTGCCTTTATTGTTCTTTAAAACCAATAAATCGTCAATTTCCAAGTGCCAAATAGGATAGTAAATTGTTGCAGCACCATTACGCACACCACCTTGACTACAACTGCGTGTTGCTGCTTGAAATAATTTAAAGAATGGTGTTACACCCGTGTGGTAGGCATCGCCGTTCCTGATAGGCGATCCCAAAGCCCGAATTCGTCCTGCACCGATTCCGATACCAGCCTTTTGGGATACATACTTGACAATGCTACTAGCAGTAGCGTTAATACTATCGAGGCTGTCATCGCTCTCAATAAGAACACAACTACTGAACTGCTTTTGCGGAGTACGCACACCAGCCATGACCGGAGTAGGTAAACTGATGTCGTGATTGCTGATAGCATCATAGTACTCTCTAATATAATGTAGTCTTTGATTTGTGGGATATTTTTGAAATAGTGTAGCTGCAATCAACACATAAGCAACTTGAGGAGTTTCCATGATAGTACCAGTTACACGATTTTGTACTAGATACTTTCCTCTCCATTGTTCCATTGCAACATAAGTAAAATTTTCATCACGTTCATGTTTAACAAAACTGTTAATTTGCTTCCATTCATCTTCTGAATAGGCATTGACTAGATCTTGATCATAAAATCCAACAGCGGCATTTTTACGAACAATATCTATTAACGGCCAAGGTTGATAGTTGTTGTATACTTCTTTACGTAGATGATAGTTAATTAAACGACCAGCTACATATTGATAATTAGGAGTTTCTTCACTGATAAGGTCTGCGGCACTTTTGATTAGTGTTTCCTGAATATCTGTAGTTTTAATTCCATTATAAAATTGTAAATGACTTTTTATCTCAACTTCACTAGCACTAACTCCTGTGATACCTTCTGTAGCCCAGAATACCACCTGGTGTAATTTTTCTAAATTTAAATTTTCTCGTGTTCCATTGCGTTTGAGAACTTGTATTTCGCTCATTGATACCTCTTAATATTGTTCTAATTTTATGTCATTGCTGTTGTACGAATACTTCAGTACAAATTCTGTGTCTAATTGTTTTTTATTTACGATTTCCGTGTCAGTCAAATTAAGTATATATTTTCCCTCACGCAACCAAACTAAATTGTAATCATATCCCGTGGAACTGTCAAAATATATTTTTAACTCGGGTTTTAAGTCTTGGTTATGTTTTGTAAAAGCAATAGTATACACAATACCTAATGCTTTTGCAATATCACAGTAATAATTATCAGAAATTAATTGCCATGGATCTGGCCATCCCTGCGGTGCCTTGGGATCAAGATAATATGGAACATAAGGGCAGGCAGCCCAAAACTGCTGTACTTGTTGTAAAGCAGTTAAGGTGTCAAGTTTATCTAGGCCGTCTCGAAAATGTTTCCAATGACTTATTCGTTCACTGGGTTTTAATTTGAACATCAAACAAAAGTTTTTATGTTGTATTTAATTGTTGTATTAGTTGTGGTAGAATAACATGTTATTGTACCATTTTGTAAAAATAGGTTAGCAGATAATCCAGTACCAGTTTCATTATAATTGTCACTGAACAAAACAGTTGTACCATCATAGGTATAATTTACTGTTCCGTATCTATAACTAACGCCGTTGGTTATAGAATAACTAATTTCGCCTCCGCCATTTGATACAGTGCCTAAGGTTGTAGTAGTGTTCTGCGGTAATCCTAGAGTTTTACCATTGCTGATTTTATAATCACCAGCATAAAATCCATGTTCTTTACTATAATATGTGTCACCAACACTGACATTGTTTGCATTAAATGTACGGTTAATGGGAATAGTTACATTCCCATAATAGTTGCTGACACTAGAAAAACCAACGGTAACGTTTGAAAGAACTGCGCCAGTTGTTAGATAATCAAACTCGGAATTTATAACACGTACACTACTTACATTATTGCCATTTAAATTAATACCGGTGGCACCATTTGAAAACACGCAATGATTGAACGTAACTGCTCGAGTGACGGTAGTAGAATCAATGTTTGCTAAAACTATGTTTGCAGCTGCTGCAAAACTGCAATTAAAAAATAACGCAGAATTAACAGAATCAATTTCTAAAACTGATTTAGTTGTGCTTACCGATGAATTATAAAGACCTATGCCTTCAACTGTGATGTTATTAGCAGGACCAGTTGTAGCAGTAAATCCAGCATTAACTGTTGACAATACTGGATATGATCCACCAGATTGTATTATTACTGTATTTAAAGGACCTTCACCGTATAAAGTTGCATATGGCGGAACATTAACTGCACCAGAAATTAAATATTTTCCTGCGGGAAAATAAATTGCTCTTCTAGATCTATAGTTAACAGGTGTTACGCTTGAATTATATATTTGTGTCAGTGCTTGATTGATAGCTGCAGTATCGTCGGCTACTCCATCGCCGATTGCACCAAAATCTCTGATATTTACAAAATCATCTAACTTACTTTGTAGAGTTCTCGTTACTCCGCCTAATCCCGGGGAAGTTGCTACTGTATAACCAGTATCAGGTCCGACATATGAATAAGATTTAACAACACCTGCAATATTTGTATACTGAGTTAGAATTTCAGTAACACCTTCACTAGGTGCGCCTTCTTGAATGGTGCCATTGCCAATAAACAATCTACGTTGGTCAAGACTCCACCCTAATTCTGCACTTGCTAACTGTGGTAAATCTTGTTGGTACCCACGTCTGTGTTGAATGCGTGATATTTGTACTACCGCCATGTCTAATCCTTGCTATTTTGTATTTAGTCAGAATTTTGCAAGGGCTTGATCTTAAAATTGGACTTGGGTAAATGCCCTTGCATAGGCAGTCTAGCATCTAATTTGTCAGGAGTTAAATAAAATCCGCATTGATTACAGGTATTCTCGGGCAATCTTTGTGTTTCAAACCAAGCATCTATTTCATTATCTTGGGAGTTAATGCCCACCGTTTTATAATCTGTGTAATAAGGTGCCCAGTCAGGATCTTCTGTTAAGTTATAACGCTCAAGTGTATCACCTATAGTTGCACGTACTGGACATTTGTAAACATCTCCACGATAAATTTGTACATAGTTTTTAATATGACACATTGAATGATTTTGATTTTTTGCTTCTGTGTCAGTGTAAGGCCAAACAGGTTTTAAGGTGCTTCCGTATCCAGTATAATGCGGCACAAAAGGACTGTCGTGTTGAGCAGTTAAATTTAAAATAACATAATGATTATCATCGTTGGGCTTGCTCAGTATACTAAATTTTTTATAATCAGCATCCCAGGGTATATCTGTTTTCCAATACCAACCTTTTCCAGGCCATTTTGCTTCGTACGCGGCTATGATCATGTCTTTTAATTTGGCATAGTTTGTAACTACTAAACTACTATATGGTTCAATATCACTGTGTTTAGTAACACTTAATGCCATGTTAACACCATTAGGATCAACAAAACATTCATCAATTCGATCAAACAATTTTTCTAAATAATAGCCATTTGTATTAACCCATACATGACCATTTCGTGGCCATGTACGACGTGCGGCCAAATACCAATCTACCACCTGCGGATGCATCAGTGGTTCACCACCAAAGAGATTAACACGCTCAGGATTAATTCGTTTGCCCCAGAACGCCAACCACTCTTCAGCATCTTCTAATCGTACAGTGCCTTTTACACGATCATGATCACTAAATGTGCAACACCCTTCACATGCCAATTGGCAACTGCGTATAATAACTAAGTCTAAATGTTTTACTGGATGCTTCATGCGGTTAGATAATATAATTGTACACGTTTCAACCACTCGTCTGACCAGTGTTTAAATTCTTCTGTGTCTACCACAAACTCTAGATATTCAGGAGTTGAATACGATCCATCTTCTAGTTGTTTAGGTTGTACACACATCATAATAACACCTTGGTCGATGTTGGTACCGTGTGTTTCGTTGTGTGCGGCTGCATAGGCTGCTAGTTGTAAAAAGTAATCGCCGATGTATTCACGCCGTTTAACTTTGTTACTTTGCTTGAAGTCTATGATCGCAGGACGACCTTTGTATACACCAATGCAGTCTGTGGTGCCGGCGTATAGTCCCGAATAATACACAGGAACTTCAACACCCCAGAATTCACTGACATTTTCTAGTCCTTGTAGAATAACCTGTGCAGCCATAAACCACGACGGGTGGGCATAAGGATTTGAAGGGAACTGCATCATCTGCTCACTTAGTATATACTGTTCTAAGTAGGCATGCATTCGTGTTCCACGATTTGCGGCTTCTGTGACAATTTGTTGTGCACGTTGTTCTCCCACAGCCTTTTTCCAATTGGCCAATGCTTGCCGAGATTCTTCACTTTTGGTTTTATCTAAGATTGTTGTTACAGACGGAACTTTACTGCCATCTGGCAAACAATAATGTCTTTTACCCTCTATAGTTGTTCTACTAAGAGGGGCATAATTATATGGAGATTTTATCATTCTTTATATTCGGAAACTTTGACCGCAACCGCATTTATCACGTTCATTTGGATTTTGAAATTCAAAGCCTTCATTTAGGCCATTTTTAACATAGTCTACAGTCATGCCTTGTAAGTATACACAACTTTTTGGATCTACAAATATTTTACAACCTGCACAGTCGATAACTTGATCTTCAACAGTGGGTGTATCTACATATTCGAACACATACGCAAGACCACTACAACCAGTTGTTTTTACACCTAGCCGAATACCTTCACCATGTCCTCGGCGACTAATAACTTGTTTAATTTTACTGGCAGCGGTATCAGTTAATGTTATCATGTTTCTTTTTATAATCTTCTACTGCAGCTTTAATAGCGTCTTCGGCTAGAATTGAACAATGGATCTTTACTGGTGGTAGCGCAAGTTCTTGAGCGATATCTGAATTTTTGATCTGTGTTGCCTTATCAATGTGCATACCTTTGACCCATTCGGTAATCAATGAACTTGATGCGATTGCACTGCCGCATCCATAGGTTTTAAATCTCGCATCTGTTATTGTTCCAGTTGCAGAGTCAACCTTAATTTGGAGTCTCATTACATCTCCGTTAACCGCAAGCTGGGGCACCGACTAAGCCGGTCCCAACTTGCGCATCTCCTTTATCAAAAGTTCCCACATTACGTGGATTTTCAAAATGATCTATTACATCTTTACTGTAAGCCATAACTATCTCCCGTGTGAAATGTAGTATATAATATTTACATACTACAAGTCAAAATTTTTGATTAACTAGCGGCTGCACGGCTGGCCATTGCAGCTACCGTTTTGTTTTCTTTATCAGCATCACCTAAACCAGCATTGGCAGCATCTAAATCTGATCCTGTTTCTGTTGGTTCATCTTCATATGGTTCCAAATATACATATTCTTCACCGTTTTCATCTGGTTCAATATTTTTGATTAGGTTTTTAACCGTATCATTTTGACTATATGCATCTTTAAGCACTCGAGCATTGAACATTTCCGCGCCGGCATTACGAACTTGGTTAATAAGAGTTTTAACACTAACACGTGGAACACTATGGCCCATTTCGTTTGCACGATTTTGTAAGTATACCAATTGATCAACTAATATATTATCACCGCGCACATCAGCATGATCTTCAATACCATCAGTGTCATCTAGGCCAAGACCCAGATCATCGTCTTCAACAATAAAGTCGCGTGCTCTCATTAGCGTTTGTCTCTTCCTAATTCTGCAGTCCCGCCTGCAGCAGCATCTGTTGCGGCAAATTCGTCTGAATCTAAATCACTGCCCATGTCCATGCCTTGATCTGCAGCACCTGGTACTGGACCTAGATCTGGAGCTGCGGGTTCGCCGCCCATTGCCATTGGTTGTCCAACTTGTTCGCCAGCTAACGATCTAGCAGCTGTATCGGCTGCATCACGACCCGAATTCATGGCCTGATACAGAGTATCTAGTGTAGGACGAATAGCCGTTTTAAATGCTTCAGCTTGATCGGCACTGATCTGATCACGTATGGTATCAACCAATGCAGGAACTTGTTCGTTCTGCATTTTGCTGAGTTTTTCTATCATGTCTTGTATGGTGTCAACAATGTCTTTGGCTGCTAAAACTGCTTGGCTCTTGCCCATTTCACTTTCGGCAATCATTTGTTGACGATTATCTATCATCCAGCGATGTAGATTTTCACGTACCATTAATAGTTCCATGTACTGGGGATTACGTTCTGCGGTATGTATACCATGTGTATGTTTGATTTTTTCTAGGCTTTCACTGAGATTTCTAGCTAAACTGTATGCTTTCTTAAAGCTCAAATTTGTATAATCAATAGCAAAACCAAAGCGGCTTTCCATGACTTTGTTGGCTTTTTTAGCATTAAACTTTGTGTTCATTTCTGATAATTTCATGACGGTTCGTCCCATATTTTATAGTATTTAGCCAATCTCAAACTTTTCTCTAGTAGAGATTTTGCAGTATCCAATTGGAGTTGATGCTCAATTAATTTATTATTTAACACATCTACCTTGAAATAATCCTTTTTCTTTCGAGCACGTTCAATAGTTTTAATGGTGCACAACATGTTTGATTGTGCTCTATGTACCAATGTGTCGTTGTTAGATATGTCTCTAGCTAGATTATAATATCTTTTTATATCACACAAACAATAATAAATTGCAGATTGTTTATTATTAAAATTTTTAACAACATCTCCATTATGATGATGAACTGACCATAATAAACTTTCTTTAGATTTTTGTATTTTATAATGGCCAACTAAAAACCCGTGATTATTAATTGGTATAACCACGGGTTGTTTTGCATATTTGTTTAATTGTTGTTGTGTCCAGCGTTTTATATAGGTTGTTGCTAAATCTATAGATAAATCTTTTACTAAATCTTTTGCGACTTTATTATATCTTTTTTCTGTAATTGATGTGCCCGTTTTCATGTCGTCTGTATAGTACGTCTTTATTGACTAATTGATTTGCTATTACTTGTTCTCGTTCTGACAATTTAAGTTTATCAATTATGGGTGATTCTTCAAACTTACCTAGTACATCTGCTTCTTCATTGGTAATAGGTAGTTGTAATTTATTTAATAGTTCTACTATTTTCATATTTTTATTTAGTGGCTATGTGAACACCTAAAGTAATTAATCCTGTTATTAATACACCTATAATAGTAGTTCCGATTGCTACCAATGTTTTATATTGTCCGCTGTCGGCCGCAGATAAAGTATTTTTAATATCAACTAAATGATCTTCAACTTTATCCATTCTTTCTTCAAGATTGCAAAGTTTTGTTTCCAAGTTACTATACCTTTCAGCGCATAACTCAACGTGCGCCTCTAGGCTTTTCTTTTCAATGTCTGTACCGGCCATTTTCCTGTATCTTTCTATAGTGGGCAAGATGCTGTCTAAATAGTATGCCTTAATAATGTGCCGTAAAGAGTGAGCCTAAGTGGTGCCTGAGCATCAAATACTATTTAAGTCAAAGTGTCCAGGTTTAAAGTATGTATTTTTTATAGCACCATGGCAATAAAATATTGGCAACATAAAACGTGCAGTTTCTTCCAGTCCTGTTATAACTGGAACTTGATTAAAATCTTCATGCAATAATGCTAAAGAGTCATTGTCTTTTAAATAAACATCTGCGTGTTCTATAGCAAAACTCCATACCCATACACGATGCTCACCAGCATACATTTCGCCAAACCCGCTATCAGCGTCTAGCTCAAATATATTATTAACAGGTTCGTTTAATATAACAGGTTGTGCACGTAGACTAACTGCTTGTATCGCAGTTTCCCAGTTACGTTGTTGATTGCGTGCAAGTATGTCGCCATTGTTTCGTGTGACTCCTGTGGCAGTTATATCCACTAAAGTAAATCCTGTATAAAACTGTAAGGTAGTCATGCAAGTATTTAGCGGCCAAGAAAAAAGGCACAAAAATGTGCCTTCTTTGTTGCGTACAATTAACTATTAAGCTAGTTTGAAACCGCTTGTTGTAACTGTAACACCAGGACCTGCCCAAACGTTACCTGCAACGCCAATATTAGCGCCTACTGCAGCAATACGTGTAGCAATAGTTGTAGCTATTGGAGTAGCTGCACCTGTAGCTTCTAACATAACGCTCAATTGTGTACCATCATTTTGATACATAACGATTGTGCTGTCTTGGCCGATAAGACGTAAAATTGTCTCAACTGCACCACCAACTGCGCTTTCACCTGTAAAGCTTTGTGTGTTGCCTGGAACGATCTTTAGGAACGTTGGGGCTTTTGTATTACCGCTATTTACAACGATACCAGCAGCTGTTCCGTGAACGCCTGTGTCTACATCTACTACGCCGGCTACATCGCCGTTAACTCTGATTTGTCCGATTGCCATTTTATTTCTCCTTAAATGTGTGCGTTACCGCATGTAAATATTTATCATCTTGTACAAAAATCAAGGATTGTGTGCAAAGTTGGCTGCACTAAAAACTCCCCGATTAACTAGTTTTATTTGTCCAGCTGGAGTATTTACCACAAAACCTTCGCCTTCGGGTTTTCCGTTAACCTGTTGATGTATACCAACAACTTGTCGGTTTAACTGTTGAACAAGATTTTCTTTTAATTGATATATTGCTGACCAAATTGATAATACCGCCATAGCCCCAGCGGACTGATATTTTACATAACCTGCTGCAGTTTCGTGTCCATTATTCTGCAACCAAGGCAATAAATCTTCTTGTGCTTGGCCGGTAATGCGTTTATTTGTATAGGTTTTTATCGCTTGTATAGTGTCAGTATCAGCAGATTTTAAGAATCCGTTAGCAGCCGAACCGTGTGTTTTAATTGCAGCCGCGGTGGCTTTTAACAATTGCACAGGCTCATTTACACGGAATCGCAGGCCTGCGTTTGCAGTAAGTATTGCAACAGAATCATTCTTATTAAGGCCTTGCCCATTCCAAGGAACTGACTTACTGCCGGGTTCGGCAAAATATTGATGTACAACTACTCCACCTGTGTGCGTGGCTATTTGTTTACCTAATGGACTATTAGCATCTACACTATATTCTACTGTGTTAGGACGAAAATGATATTGTCCATTTGTGGGCGTTAATGCGCCGGCCCACAACAGATCACCCCAAAAATATCCTGGATTATTGCCAACTGCAGCTTCGAGGCCGGGCCATATGTGTCCTAATTTACGATATAAATCAGGTCTTAGATGCGCAGAAGATTTTTGTTGATCGTACTGTTCCCAGGCTCGTGGACTATCTGCAAGTACACCCTTGTCAAACATGTACTTGTCGCTAACAGACAATTTTCCGTTGGCATCACGACCAAATACTAGTGCAGGTTTTCCGTCCCATTTAATAGTAATACGATTTGGTTCTTGGACTGTTAACATTAATTCTTTTAATGCAGTAGTTGCAGAATCTACTCCTTCGAATATGCTGTCCTCGGGATGAGGGATTTCTCCGGGACGCATAATGCTTTCTATCATCTCACGAACTTGTCCGGCACGTGCTTGGCGTTCTGCAGCTTTGTGCGCTTTAAATTCGCTGGTTGTTACTTTAACCAAACGTCCATTAATGTTTAAAACTAAACCTTCAATGTTGGGTCCCAGTTTAAACTTGTCTAATATATTAGGATGCGTAAGTATGTACTCAGCTAGTTCATCTTTTACGGATTGTATAATTTGTTTTAAGTTTTCTTTTGCTGCTGCATCATCACGTTTACGACTTTGTAATGTAGCTGTAGCTTCAGGACCGAGACTCATAATAGGATCAATAAAACCCGATATATCAATAGGACCTGCGGTTTTTAAATCAGCATTTACAAACTTTATGCTGTCATTGCTTTGTTTGAACAAACTAACTAAAATAGCGTTAGAATCAGGATGCGATTCCCCAGTACTTGCAACCAGCACATCAAACGGCACTATAGTCATTACACGACCTAGTTTTTCTTGGTCGTAGTTAATGGTAACAAATTTAATGCCTTCACCGGATACCTCGCCCATGGGGTTATAAAATAATTCGCAGACTATTTTTGTATCAGGTGGTAGTGTTTGTACGAACTGTGATGAAGTTATTATACGCCATATTTCGTCATAATGCCCGGCACGCAATACAATCTCATCACTGCTACCGCGACTACGTGCATGTGCTGTAAATGCCCCAGGCTCAAATATAGGACCTGTACGTGATCCTTCAAAGAAAGGTCGACCATCGGAACTTACACCAAATCGTGCTCCAGCACCATCTACTTTTAAACTAACTTCTAGATTGCTGAGTTGTCCGTGTAGTGTTCGGCCAATGTGTTGAATAAACTGTACAAATTCGACATCGGGCATTTTCTGCAGATGCAGCATTCCTGTGCGAGCAGTTGTTTGCACTTCTTCATCGATCATTTTTTGTAGTAACTAGCGTGTAATTGTTGTATAGCAGCTTTATCATAAGGAACGGCTAATACACGTGTCATAAAGTTAAAGGCCGCAGTCTTTTCTTCATTGTCTCGTGTAGGATCATCTCGATAAAGTTCTTGCCCTTGTGGACCATATAATGTATATGCAAATCCTAGTATAACGCTGGCCTGTTGTTTGGCATTAAAATATTTTTTAACCAGTTCTAATGTTCCGACAAAACTCCAAAACTTGTTTACATCAGCAGGATCAAACTCATTGCCAAAGAATATGCGGCACATAGCCAACAAGTTTGTTTCGTATGTGCTTTCTTTAGTAGGAACTTCTTTAAACACAGGCAAGCCATCTATTTCACGTTGTTGACCATTATCTACTACTGGTTTTAATTTATAGCGTAGGCCACGAGTTACTGCAAAAGCAAGATCAGTGGTTTTAACTTGTTTAGGTGTTTCTCGTTTGCCAGATAACACCACAACATCGCGCAGACTAGGTGTACTCAATGCTCGTAACAGGTATTTGTGGAATACACCTTTTACTCCCTGTTCTAGATCTTCCCAGGCACTGCTGTGACTAAAACGAGACCACTCAGTCGGTGCACCTTTTTCATATTGCACCTGCTCTAGATCAATCTGTACATTTTGGCCAAATTCTGTTAAATGCCATAGTGTAATAAACTGTTCAGCTGAAGTTTTATATCCAATGAATCTTGCTGGACCAATGGTTTTTCCTGCAGCAGAATCAAGGAATTTTTGTATTGTTTCGGCGTTAGTTTCATCTACTTGTGTGTCTATGTCCCCGGCTTTGGTTTTCTTTGCACGTCTAAATGCATCGTCGGGCAACTCAAGATTAAACCAATGTAAACTCGATCCACTTAAAAATTCTTGGCTCTTTAACAGTTTAGGATTCCATAGTGGATGTCCAGCAAATTTATGATATGCAGAATTTACAGCGGCCAGTAATTGTTGTAACGTAGGTACCATTTGCTGACGTAGCTCAAGTTGCATTGCTTGTGCTTCTTGATCGCCAATTTGTACATTGCCACCTTCAATTAAAAATTCACGTGCTCTCATTAACGGCTTTTCATCCTACGCCACAATGCTTCGGCTATGTCAACGGTTTCTTCGACTGGCACTTTTTCTAACGATTGCATATAATTGCGTTGTTGTGGAGTCAAATTTGGTGCAGCAGGTGCCGCCGCAGCTATTGGAGATGCATATGGATTATTCATACTATAAGCACCTCTTGCTGTTGTTGCTTGTGGGAGTTTAGGCGTCTGAGGTTTTTTAGCTAACATACCTGTGTATGTTATATTAGGCTGTTGGCTAGACGCTGGAGTTGTTTGTGCTGTTGGCTCTACGGTAATAGAAGGTTCTGGTGTTGCTTGTTTAGTTCTTGAGCCGGTACCAGTACGTGCTCGTAGTGCATCACCAAATCTCCGATCTAGTCCCAAGGCATCTGCAGTACTGGCTGCATAACTTACTGGTGCTGATAACGTTCCCGGTGCTGCAGTTGGTGTATTGGCAGCAGCTGGTGTTGTTGCAGTTGGTGTATTTATAGCAGTCGGTTCTTCAATAGGTGCGCCACCAACTGCTTGTACTCCGGTGTTATAACCTTTCCTTGCAGCACGGCCTATGCCTTGTGGTATACCAGCTACCGCACCAACTGCTCCAGCAGCACCACCTAGAGCATTTGCTGCCCCTTTACCTACTGAGGTAACTGCTTTTCCTAAGTTAGTGCCTTTAGCACCTAAATATTGTCCTGCTTGACCAACATCTTTTTCGACTGCGTCGTAAGCACCTGCACCTTTTTGAGCAATGTTTTTACCTGCATTGTATACACTTGAAACAGGCCTTGCAACAGCTTGTCGAAATGTTTCTGCACCGGCATTGCCAAGTGCATTTGCGGCACCAGCAACTGCATTGCCAGTTTGTTGTAATCCTTTTGAGTACGCATTGGCTCCGCGCTCAATAGATTTTGCTCCGCGTTGTATGGCACCGGGCATTTTAGATAGTTTTTGGCCTGCCCATTTCGCACTTTTTCCTACATTGTTTACCGCAGATTTTGCACCACGCCTAACATCATTCCAACTTAATTCATCTATTTGTTGTTCAGTTAAAACTTCATTTACTTTCATTATTTCGTTTCGTGTCTACGCACGCCTCTAACAAATTTTTTGGGATCTTGGCTTTTAATGCTGTTAAGCAATCTGCGCTCTAGATCTAGTGCTTGCTGGTCGCCATAGTTTTCGCGAATAAAATTGATAAGATTTACAGCACTTTGTATAACATGCTGGGCGCGACTTTCAACTAAGTTTGCCGGATCTTTAACGGTTGGCATGCTGGCCAATTCATCAAGAATACTACGGGTATGCTTCTGCAAGATAAACTCCAATTTATTGTTATTTATGAGTGTTTATTAAAGATATCGGAATAGTAAATTGGCTATATTTTTAAACATAACATTGTTATACTCCATTTTTTAACCCAGCCAACATCTGTTTAAGTTTAGTGCTTTTTGCTTCGCCTGTGACCTTAGGTGCACCACCGGGAGCAATATCAAGTGGATCAGCAATACCTTCTTTTAACTTTGGGATTTCCCATTTAGTAGCTGGTTTAGTCTCGGCAGTAGGGTTCTTTATTTGATTCATGATATTCATTGATTTTACCGGGCCACCTCCTGCTTCGTTAGCATCTACACCGGGATCAGTGATACGCATAGTTTCAACGTTGTATTCTAGATCAATCTTTTGTCCTACACCAGTACTATTACGTGATTTCATACATTGTATTTGATAGCGTCCACGTTCACGCATTGCTCTAGATGTAAAAATACCAAACACATTATCTGCTGTGTTAATTTTACTGATACCACCGGCAATATGGCTGTGATCAAACTCAGGTTCATCTACTGCACTACGATTTAACTGACTTGCAGTTACCATTAACACGCCTAGTTCTTTGGCCAAGTTACGTAATTCTTCTGACACATACTTGTCCTTGATAAACTGATCATTGGGATTGACTTTGACACTCACTGGCATCAACAAATCCAAGTAGTCAATCATCATAAAGTCAACTTGACGTCCTGTTTGTATTTGATACTCTTTTAAGAAACTGCGAATGTCGTTGATGTTGCTTTGTGCCGGCAATGCTTTGATCTGATATGTTCCAGACTTTTTACCCACCATACGAACTTTGAGTTCTGTGGTTTCAATGTCCTTGCGAATATCTTTAGTACTCATACTTGCTAACATTGCATCTGTTCTAAGTGCGGTCATTTCTTCTGACAATTCTAGACTGATGTATACACCATGCAGTCCTGCTTGCACCCAGCTCAGTGCTATGTTCATCATAACCAATGACTTGCCTGAACCTGAACCACCAGCAAAAATATTAAGTTCGCCGCGGCTAAAGCCACCGTATAACAATCTATCAAGTTGTGGCCAACCTGTGCTGACTTGTCCACCAGAATTAAAGTACCGGTTAATACGCCCACTGGGATCTGCAAAGTAGTCTGTGCCCATGTCCTTGGTTAGACTAATTTGTACAGCGTCTTTGATAAGTTTCTCCACAGGCTCATATTCGCCTTTTTCCAACAGGTCTGCGGACTTTAAAATTGCACGCTCCAGCTCTTGACGACGTGTGAATTGTTCAAATTCATCCAAAAACCAATTGCTGTTTGCAGCTGATACAGGAACTGCTCGAAGTTCAACGTTTGTGGTTGCTTTGATTTGATCATATGTAGGCAGAGTCTTGTATTTGTCTGAATACTCAATGATGAACTTTGCAGTTTCTCTAAGACTGCGATCAAAGTTTTCTGGATTGTAAATATTCTGCACTCGCACAAAATCCTGTGCATCAGACAGCATGGTTTCTAATAATAATTTTTGTAATTCTGTTGTGTATTCTTTAGTCATCAATGTTCCTGTAAATTACTATATAGTTTCTTTTTCTTTAGTTCAATCTTTAAGCGGCTCGTTTCTTTAGCGGCTAAAATACTTTTTAGCACAAACAATTTTCCATAGCGATCAACTGCGGCCGATACATCTTTAATGTCGGCTTCCCATTCGGGGAAACTAACCGACCAGCCGTACTCTATAGCGGCATCAATAAGTTTTACGCCAGCACGGTCTCGATCTGGTACAACAATAACCTCACGAGTTAAACTGTCAATAACGTCGGCTTGAATTTCACTACATTCATTGCCTAGTATAGCAACACCGTCAATGGCCATTGCGTCAAACGGGCCTTCAACTACAACAACAAATTTAGCGTCTGGCAGTTGTAGATCTGTGTTAAACACATAGTTAGACTCGTAATTAGAATGATATTTGGGCTTAACATTATCTTCAATGGCTCTGGCAGTGTATCCAATTATTTCTTTTTTCCAAGTGAACGGAACAATAACACGCTTGTGTAAGTTGTATGCAGTAGTTTCTGTCGTATAAAACTCGTACTTTTTGAAATCAATGTTTCGTTTGTAGATATAGTCAAATGCTTGAACAAACTGTGGGTGAACCAGTTCGTCTTCGTCTTGAAGCGTCAAAAACGTTTTCCACTGACTAAAACTAACACTGCTGTCGGGTAATGCCCTGGGTTTAAAATCAATTTCCTGTTGTGCTTCTTCCGCAAACGTTTCTGGGGGTGCTACTAGATCTTTTACGCGGATTGCTTCGATTACCAGTCGTTTGACTTCGTTCTCTGACGCACCAAACCATGATAATAGTTTTCGAAATTTATAAGTTAAGTGCCGGCCAGGAATATAACTAGCTTTGAAATTGCAGTTAAAGCAATGATATGAAACACCACCATCTGAGTTTATAACAATACCACCACGCCCACGAGTGTCCGCAGATTCACCGTTATGGTGACAACAGGGTGCGTTAAAACTAGTCCATCCCGAAATAGCATTAGTTTTACGTTTTACTGGCAATAATAGTTGTACTGCGTCTTGTATAGGCGTAAGCATACTATGATTATACAGTAAATTTTGAAAAAATCAAATTATTTAAATGCCGTATCTGCCGCGAATTGAATTATGATTGCTGGCCATTTCGGTAGCGGATAACACTCTACTGTATATAGCCGCAACACCCACATTACCATTCCAATAGTTATCGGCCGCCCCAACATTTTCACTAGTAGCTGATTGATATTGATAAAATGTTACGCCAGATGTTGATGTACCTAGTTGTTGTCCATTGAAATAATAAGTTTGTACTCCGGCAGTAGTATGTGTAACAGCACATGTAAACCAGTTGCCTGTGGTATAAGGAAGGTTAGCACTAAGGGTACCTGACCAACCGTTGCTAGGTCCTGTACTCCAATGTAGTTGATAGGCTGAACCAGAATTGTAGGCATAAAGACTAAAGTTTCTATTATTACCTCCATTATCTGTACCTATCATATTACGATAAGTACCCGATGATAATGAAGCTATTGTGCCAGCAAAAAATACTGTCTTGCCAGTATATGTTTTATTAAATTTACTACTAGCAGAACTTGAGTACTGATTGGTTCCATTTAGGGTAAAATATCCGCCGGTACTGGCGCTGTAGGAGGGTGAATTTTGTAGAGTACCATTGGCACCGTTACCGCTTAGGTCATACCAAGTTGAGCCGGTGCCGGGATAACTTGTGATATTACCAGCATCAAGATATAACAATGTCGAACTGTCTTTAATAAAGTGTGCGTCGTTAACGAATCCAACGTTACGTAATGTTACGCCTTGAATAATCATTACAATCTCTCGATGGTTACAAAGTTGCCGTATGGACTTGAAGCACTAGTTGTCATCCAAGTGATGCGATACATTTTGTTAGCAGTTGTATCTGTGAGTACAGTTGTAGCAGATGACCCTGCTGCACTAAACCACCATCCAGCGACTCCTAACAGAGCAGGAGTTGTAGTTGCTGACATAGTGCTATTCGTACCTTGAGCGTTAGCAACTGTGCCACTACCAAGTTGATAAGTTATAGCATAAGCATAAGTGGTAGTACCACTTACTGTGCCAGCATAAATCCATACACCGCTACCTGATGTTTTGATTTGTATCGCTAAGTTGTCTAATGACAATGTAGTGTTAAGTGCTAAGTTTGCTGCTGAAGCCTTGGCAATCCTTCCGCCACCAGGAACAACAACATCGCCGCCCACTGGATTTAGCACAATAGCGTATGGTGTGGCATTGCCACCATAACCACTTTGTATCCATTGAGCATAACTAACACTAGTGCCGTTTAATGTAGCACCCGACGGATACTGACCAAAGGTCAAGTAGTTGCCACCAGCACCACCTAACACTATACCAGCACCTGTTTGAATAGCACTGGCAGTTGGAGCAACTTGAACCCCGCTTAAAATACTATGTTGTTGTACAAGATTGTTATTGCCAACAGTTAAGTTGCCAGCAACACTAACAGTATTGCCAAACCAAGCTGGAGTAATACTAGTAACTACAAACTGTCCTATGCCATCTGGATTAACAGTAATATTACCGTTGGTACCACTGGTACTAGTAAGTGTGGTATTGCCACCAAACACAAGATCACTGTTTGTTGGCATTGTCAAGTTGCCGGTGTTATCAAATGTAAATGCGTAACTACCAGCCACCAAGGTAACGTTAGAACTTGATCCTGTAATGTTTCCGGTACTGTTGTAGTTTAAGTTAGTCAGGTATTGACCACTACCAACAAAGTTAGCGGCCGTGACGTTACCGGAGTAAGTTGATGTGGTGCCAATACTGTTGCCGTATTGTGTGCCCGAAATATTACCCGCTGTGATATTGCCTAGTAAGTAAGCGGCTACTTGTGTATTACCGTAACTGATCGATGTAAATGGAGTTCCATTAGCATAGAAAAATCCAGAAGCCAACACATTGCCTGCTGTGATGTTGCCGGTTGTCGAGACTGTGTTGCTACCAAAGCCGGACAATAGTGCTGTAACATTGGCATTACCATAGATTGTCTGCGGTGCAGCCAGTTCAATAAACTCCCATTGTGGTCCACCAGCTTCACCGAATGTAAATGACCCACTCCAGGCGCCAACACTACGAACTGTGTATGTATGTGAGCCTGCTGCGGGAGTATCAATGGTTGAAATGTTGTAACTGACATTCATACCACTTACACCGCTTTCAAGCCAGAATTGATTTCCTATTGCAGTGCCATCTCTGTAAAACTGTATTTTACCGTATTGGCTTGATCCGCCAGGATTAGCATCACCGTTCAAACTAATATAAACAGGGAATCCATATGTGGTAAATGTTGCTGTGGCAATAGTTTGACCAGTAGCTGTAATACTTCCACTAATGCTGTTAGTCTGAATACTATAGTTCATTGGCACTTGAATATTGCCAGTGTTTAAGGGACCAAATGTACCGTTAGCATACAACACATTTGTTGCACTACCTGTCAAGTTGATTGCACTGATATTACCCAAATTAGTTGCTGAGATATTACCAACTGAGATGTTGCCCGATAGGTAAGCCGCTACGTTAGTGTTGCTGTATGTACCTGTTTGTGGATTAGCAACAAGGTAGGCAGCTACTTGTGTGTTGCCATAGTTACTTGACGCAAACGGAGTTCCGTTGGCCCAGAAGTAACCAGATGCCAGAATATTTCCAGCCGATACATTACCAGAATATGTTGGCAAATAACTTGCTACGTTAGCGTTGCCGTATGTTCCACCAATACCAGACAATATTGAAACGCCATTTGCAGCCCAATAGTAACCGCTGCCATAAAAACTTTGTGCATTGCTGTTTTGGCCTACACTAATATTGCTGTTAAATTGTGCATTACTAGACACTGTTAGTCCCAGATTCACCGCCGAGCCATTAACGTTAATTCGGTTGTTGAAACTAATGCCACTTCCGTTGTCAGTAGTAATAGTATTATCTAAACTGTGGAACTGCATATGACCTATAGTCAAATTGCCAGTAGATACATTTCCAGATAACAAAGCATTTACATTGGTATTACTATATGTTGAGCCAGTAGCAAAGTTTGTATTAGCCCAAGTATAAAAACTACCAACGTTGGCATTTAATGTCTGAATACTTGTGTTGGCTGCAGTTACGTTAGAGTTAATGCCTGTGATGATACTGCTTGTTGGCAAATAACTTGCTACATTACTATCATTATAGTTACCGGTAGAACCAGACAATGCGGTTCCGTTAGCATAAAAATAACCCGAGGCAAATACATTACCAGAGTAAATATTGCCCATAATCACCGAACCATTAGCCTGAACTGCAATAGGTGCAGTGGCTGCGGCTGCATTAGCATCAAATGTAATTAGTGCACGAGTCACACCTGACCCTGGTGCACCATTGTATCTGTATAATCCAAATGTATTGTGTACGGTACTGCTGTTGTTGGTATGACCAACCCCGGCTGCGTCCCACCAATCCCAATCCCAGAGTACGGTATTCTTAAATCCCGATGCAGGATTACCAAAACTAACTGCAAGATTTCCGGTGTTAACCCCATCACTCCAGTTGCCAATTTCTAACCAGGTGCTAGGGTTTGTGTTGTTTATACCAGTATAACTTTGTATATGTATTTTACCAGCACCGCCACTATTTAAATTAATACCTACGCCCGAGTCCAGACTACTAATTGTATCGCCCGAAAAAGTAATGTTTCCAGTGTTGCCTGCAACAATAATTTGTGAGTCAACATAGCTCTTCATTGCAGTGTTAGCTGATATAATAGCCGCATTAGCTGCTGTCACATTAGCGTTGATGCCTGTTATGATACTACTTGTTGGCAAGTATGCCGCAACCTGTGTATTTCCATAGTTACTTGACGCAAACGGAGTTCCATTGGCCCAGAAGTAGCCAGTTGCACTAACATTACCTGTTGTAATATTACCTGTTAGGTATGCCGCAACGTTAGTGTTGCTATATGTAGAATTACTAAAATGTGCATTAGCCCAAGTTTCATATGCTCCAATGTTGGCATCTAATGTATTAACGTGGTTGAATACACTACCTAAGTTTGCATTAATTGTATTTTCATATGCACCAACGTTGGCATTTAATGTTTGTATGCTTGCGTTGGCTGCCGTAACGTTTGCATTAATTGAGGTAATGCTATTTGTAATCGAGCCAATGGCTCCGGCTTCTGCGGCTAAGTTTGCAGCAATCTCAGAAAGAGTATCCAATGTACCTGGAGCAGAGTTAATTAAATTATTAATTGCCGTACTAATCTGATAATCAGTATACCCTTTTAATGCGGTGTTAGCCGTAGTAACTTGATTATTAACATAGTTAGTCATCACTGTATTACCACTGTCAACATAACTCTTCATTGCTGTATTAGCAGTTACAATTGAGGTATTGGCACTTGTGATTCCTGATTGTAGTAAAACATCTTGAGCATTGACATAACTAACTACTGCGGCATTGGCAGTAATAATTGCGGCGTTGATTGCTGTAATGTTGGCACGTAAGCCGGTGATTTCTGACTCTTGTAATGCGGCATTACTTTGTAGTCCGGCGATAACTGAACTGGTAGGTAAGTAACTGGCTACATTTGAGTTACTGTATGTACCAGCATATGGTTGACCATTTGCATATGTAAATGAACTAGCCGAAATGTTATTAATAACAATAATATTTCCGCTGCCAATATTACCAGTTGTTGTAATTACTCCGTTGTTTGGAATTTGAATATTAGTTAATAAACCACCATCACCAACAAATTGATTGGCATTTACAGTAGCAAATGTAACTGTGTCACTAGTGCCCAGTGTTTGATTAATACCAGAGCCGGCTCCAAGATAAGCGGTGTATTGACTTGAATTATCACTGTAGTTGATGCCCATAGTGGTCAAGGAGCCCAGGCCGGTGATCACTGCAGGACTACCAACAAAATTTATGGTTCCGTCATAATTGCCCAAATATGTGGCCACATTGACATTGGCGTAGGTGCTGGCCACGAGAGAATTAATTTGTGTCTGTTGTGCGGATACATTGGAAGCAACAGAAACCAGACTGTCATTTTGTGTCACTGCATTGGACCACAAATTTGATATCTGCAAGTTAGCTGCAGTTTGTCCGCCAAGTATAGTCCCGATACTATTTTCATCATTTTGAATAGCAGTAGCAATCTGACCTAGTGTGTCTAAAATTGCAGGTGCATTGGCCAACAAAGCAATCTTATTATTAACATAAGATACCACCGCGGTATTAGCAGTCACAATGCTAGATTCAATTCCGGTAATTGTTGGGTCAGATGGCAAGTATGCGGCTACATTGGCGTTAGTATAAACCAATGATTGCAGACTAGAGATATTAGCATTGATTCCAGTTACATCTGTCTGGTGTATGTTAGCCACTGTTGCTGTTAATGCGGCTACGTTTGCTGCAATAGTTGACAATTGTGCAACCTGAGCTGTAGTAGCCAAAGGAAATCCGCCAGGGGTTAATCCATCTTGTAACCGCAGGGTGTTTAATCCTGTATCAATGACTACTTCACCTATTGGGCCAGTATATGCGGCCACATTAGCGGTTGGTCCACGCTTTAATAAAATTTGAGTCAAGCGAATATTGCCCGCCATTATAGTGTTCCCCCGTCAACAACGATTTCAGTACCAACAGTTGGTGCCGGTGCTTGTGTGGCATAATAAGCAGGTAAAACCATTAAATCTAATGGAACCCCGTAGTTATCATCAATATACACCGGACTTGCTACGTTGGTTCCGGTGTTTATTTGTTTTACTGTAAGTTTGTATAGTCTTTGTTCTAAACTGTCGATTGTGGTTTGATCTAACACTATTGACCCTTGTCCTTTTGTGATAGTACTAAATGAAACTGCATAACTGCCAACGGTTAATTGATTTGTGGGATCTTGTATGTCTACTTGAAGTGCATAACCAGTTAAATCAACCGATTTTTGGTCTTGATTTAGGCAAACGATTTGTATAGGATTATCTATACCCTGATATACTTTTATTGTTCTGTTATACACGACTCTGTTTCTCCCACCCGTGAACAATGTTGGGTCCAAAAATTGAACCATCAATGAATTCGGATATAAATATGTTTTGATGCATTGCATAATTTGCGATCTTAATAACATATTTATCGTATACAGTGGAAGAAATAAAACAGCTTTTAGAACGTTATCCCTACTTAACTTACCTTACGTACGGTGGTAATGATTATGTAGGTATCGTGCAAAATGTAGATGATATTATCACCACGATCTATGATTATTCTATACTGCGAACTGCAGAGGAAAAGGCAAGATTCTTAGAATTAGGTGATGTTTGGTGGTGGGAAAGCAATCGCGGAATACCTATTAATCTATTTTTAAAACAAGATTGGACACCATTTAAAGCTGTTTTACGCACAATGAACAGCAAAGACGTAGAAATAAAATTAGGCCCTTATGTGAGCCTAAAAGAAATGAGTGCAAAACGCAGCAAACGTCGAAGTATTACTTTGATTAGGAAGCTGACGTAATCAAGTTCATATGAACAACTACAAGATGTGCATATCCTACTGCATGTGCTTTTTTAAATACATAGCCATCTTCAGTTTTATCCCATATAGTTTTAGCCGCTTCTGTCCAAGGCAATCCAATTAAATGACGTTTACCCGGACGTATAATAGCTAAAAACATAGCCATGCGCGGTATAGTGTTTACTGCTTCAGGCATTTTTAGTAATGTATCATAGTGATTGCCAATATGTATCAGTTTACTGCAAAATTCAGGATCATATAGTTTATCCCATGCAGGCTCAGTGTTCATTAACTTGATTAAATGTTCTTCGTTCTTTATCTGTGTATATAATGACACATTTAAAAAGTCTAACTTTGTATAACCTAAATCTTCTGCACGTTTGTAATCTATACTAGCCGCACCTAAAAATGGATCTGTGGCTATGTCTGTGGGATACACTCCAGTATTGTGTTTAATTAGCGCACCGTCACGCAATATACTCGCAGGAGTTAGATCAAGCAGTTCTATTGCTTGTGTTCTATCTCCAAAGTCTATGTCAATATCTGATTTAAATTTCATTTCCTGCCCATTTTAATGCAAACATAGTTGAATAGCTTTCTTTATTCCCAAAAAAACGAAAATGTATTTCTTTTTTACCAGTCATGAATGTCCAGTCGTAATCGGTGTTTCGTTCTAATCCCATATCCCTACACCACTGGCTCATTGCGATGGCTTCTCCCGCAGCGTCTCTTTGATTATTATATGGGACCACAATTAATTTCACAGGCCGGCCTTTGCCAAAATATCCTTGACCCATTCAGTGTCTGCTAGGTAATCTTGAAACTTCTTTTGCCAAAAGTCTGGATCTATGTATTTGATGATCATTCCAATCTGTGTTTCATCTAGTCGTTCAAGCAAATCCCTGCCACTGGCACAATTGAATATCACCCAAGGACTGATCCTGCCATTTACAATATGATGACAAATGCGATTTGTGTTACCAAATCTAAAATAGTCCCGAAAACCGTTTCGTAGATCTGGATGTGCGTCTGCATAATCCTGCATTTCTTTTAGTGCTCGTTCTAATGCATCTTGTACCGATTCTCGTTTGAGGTATTCAAATAACCACTCATCATACAAACTATCTTTACACCAATAGTCTAGTTTTTTATTATTCTTCAATAACCAATCTGCAAAACTTGAAAAGTTAATGCAACGTATACTAACACAATACCTGCCAAACTTAACAAACGCATTATAGTAAGGACTTGCCGCAAAATCTGTATAGCTCTTTAGTTTTGCCGATCCTTGAGTAACTTCGTAAAATCGCAGATATGATCTTAATCCAAACTGTACGCCAGTTTCATTTTCCTGTTGCCAACGACGTTTTTGCTCGCAGAGATGCGCACTAAGTGTAGATTCCCGGCCGTATTCTTTTTCGCAGTATTTACACTTATAACTCTTTTTTAATTCGTTCGTCTGTGAATCCATGTTCTCTAGCCAACTGCTTAAGACTGCTTGTATCGTTGAGTTCTCGGAGTAAGTCAATTTCGTCTTCTTTTAAATGTGGATAAATTTCTCGTAAAAACTTTGAAGCTTTGCTGTCACTGCCTTCTTTCTTTTTCATACCAATCCATTTATGGTATTGTTTTCCGAGCCCGGGACTTACTGTTGTTGCCGATAACCATTGTAGTTTAGGATGCTTTGCAATAGCAAAAAAGTTTTTGTTTAATTGTTCATTGGTGCACATAAGATAATATTCCTGCAAATCAATCTTGCCTTGCACACTACTGCCCCACCGTATCATAAGATAGTTGCTGAACTTTTTCTTTTCTTCGTCAGTTAAGCTATCATAAAAGTCTCTGTTCTTACGATCAAACTGCAACATTTCATTGGCTATGTTTAGTTTGTCCGATTTATCTATACTGGATGCCATAACAATCCTTTTTTGTCATCATTGTTATTTTCTTTGCTTAAATGATATACTATTATAGCACGTTCTAGTGCATCTTGTACAGCAGGATTTGTCCGGGCTTCTCGACGTATATCGGCCCATAGTTGATCTTCTTTCATCCTTTTAAGCCGATCTTCTGCAGGTTCATCTATGGGCCGGCGGTGCCCGTTAATGGGATTGTAGTCCCAGCCTATTGCAACTCTAGTGTTGGGATCTGCACCCATTTCACGTGCATAAGTTACGTCACCATCTCGTTCATATATGTATGTTGCGCCTGGTTTAAGTTGACTCATATTACCATGCCTTTGAATAATCTATAACCTCACTGTGTCGACTGATATCTTTTATAAAATACGCACACAAGGGTTTTTCTACTCCGGATTCTAACGGCACCGCCAGTAATTGCCCGGGTTTGAGTTTGGGGAAATACCATTTTACATCTGAGTAAATGTCTGTGATTTCTACTTTTAAAAATTCTGGCCTAAAACTTGATAGTGGATTAAAACAAAATACACTAAATCCACGGTCATTAATACTGGTAAGTGGAACTACTTCTAGGTCTCCGAGATCAGGTTCTCCAATCAGCACACTCCAATCCACTGGCATATTGATTGTGTGTTCTCCGACTTTTAATACTAGCGCCGGACTGTTAAACGACTCTAAAAATATAAGAGGAATGTAAAAGTAATCGGGATTTTTAGGATCGCTGTTATCAAGAACAGCAAATCTCATGTCATCTATTTCTTCTGGGATGTCGTTTAACTCATACGCACTGTTGTTATCTAGTGTTAATATTCTCATTTTAATATTTCTTCTTTTAATATTTTTGCTGCCAATTCTTGTGTGGCTGTGTCTGTGTGAAAACTTGGGAAATCAATATTATTTCCGTTAACAAAAAATTCATAATATATGCAAAAATCTCTTGGCAGTACTTTATACCTAATATTATTTTTTTCTATTTGATTAGTCCAATAACCAATTAACCAATTATTTTTTATTTCATCTATTTCTTGTATATGTATATGACTGATATACATTTTCATAGCATCAACAACTTGATTAGACAGTTTAAATTCAGTTTTTCTATCTAATAGACTTACAATATTCCTAGAAATAAAATGCTTATCTTTGCCTGGTCTAAAATTCTTTAATGATATATCAGATGATAATTGAAAAGGTGATGAAGCAGGATCTATAATTTCTACCCTGGGACCGTGTGTTGGCCCTATTATGATATAATCAACTTTTTGTAGAATTGCTTCTTCAATTTGCAGGCAAATGTCAAATGTGCTGACCCCAGGTAATGCTAAATTTATTATATCAAATTGATTTGTCAATAATTCACTGAAATGTTTCCCAGGAAGGCGATGGTCAACAGCCATAAAACTATCGCCACATACTGCTATTTTCATTTATTTTATTCTCCAGGTTGTGTAATACGCAAATCTTTTTTTTCGGTCTAATGGAGTTGGGTCAAATACACTAGTAATATCAAAATCTCCAATTTTTTCGTAGCCCAGGCTATCCATTGCAAAGTTAAGATGATTTTGACCATATGACATAACTATATTAGAAGTTTTATAATCACTGTATCTCATACCAGGGCCATTTGGTAGTTCATAAGCTGCAATTATTCGGTCTTCTGAGTCAATACCTAAAAGATTTTCTAATAAAATATACTTTGGTTTTATAAAATTTACAACATGTTCTATGATATTCAGCGGAGATGGACTATGGTATAAAATACCATAAAGTACTACCGCATCAAATTCTCCCACAGAATTTAAACAATGGTTAAAATCATCTACTATAACATTAACAGTGGGAAAATTATTTTTTAATCGTTGAGCAGCATCACGATTTAATTCAATTACCGTTAGATTATTGGTATATTTTAATATATGTTTTGTAAAAGCACCTTCAAATGGACCGAGTTCCAACACTTTTAAATCAGTTAAAATAGGGAAATTTCTTTCGCTGATGACTCGAAAACGTTCTATATCATCTTGTTGCATAATATTGTTCTCATTGCCACTCGGCTTTTTCTACAGTAAACGGATATTCGGCTTCCGTATAAAATTTCTTGCGTGCAGTCAGATGTCTCTTCGCAAATTTGCAAGTACTTGTGATATCCCAGATTTGTACAAAGTCCTTGTCCTCCGCTTTCCTAATACCTCGCCCAATTGATTGTATAACCCTGACAAAGCTTTTTCCGGGCTCCACAAGAACCAAATTAAAAATCCTAGGGATATTAATACCCACAGCGGCCACACCATAAGTCGCCACAATAATCTTATCAGATGACACTGCCACTTCGTCATATTCTTCCTTTCGATCTTTTGCTTTAGTTGAACCACTTACAAATACTGCTCGATCACCCAGGCGTTCTACTAATAACTTTCCTGTAGCAATACGATCCACCAGAACAAGCGTGTTGCCAGTTTCATTTACACGGGTGATTAGATTACGCATATAATCTAGTCTGCCATCGGTTTCTAGTAGGTATTTTAATTCTGTTTGATAGTCTCGATATTCAACGTGATCGACTAATTGTACTATATTTACATGGCAGTTAGCAAGATGGCCGGCATCCTGAAGATCACTAGCACTTAGTTTTCCCACTACCGGGCCAAGGCTACAAAATATACTAACTCGAGCATATTCTTCTTTGGGAATAGTTCCTGTTAGTCCCCAACGTATTGGCACGTGGGCGAACACTCCGGTAAGCAAAACTTTTAATGCATCTGCCTTGGCCATGTGCACTTCATCAACAATAACACAAACCACATCTTCAATAAAGTCCCCGATAGTAACATCTGCTTCGTAGTTCTTTGTATTTTTTAATAATACATTTAGGCTTTGCCAAGTACATATTGTATGAGTATGCCCAAACTCTTTACGGTCTCCGAAATAAACACCGGTGTCAAGACCTAGATTACGATAGTCATCTTCAGTTTGTGTTACTAGACTTTTGTTTGGTACGATAACAATGCTACGCCCATATGTTTCTACGCTCCTACTCAGTGCTGCCGTCATAATTGTTTTACCTGCACCTGTGGCAACTTCCTGGAGGCTCTGGGGATTAGTAAAAAAGTTATTTAGAATAGGAACTTGGTAATCCCTGAGCCAAATAGGTTCCCCGGCTCGGGGGTGCCCTTTAGGCCAAGTACGGTCAGCAAACATATCTTCTGAGGCTTCAGGGAATTCAAATTTGGTAGAGTATTCACGTAGGTCCTCTACTTCAATGTCGTAGCCTTCGCTGTCTAGAAAAGTGAGAATGTCCGGGAGTAAGTTAATGTAGGTACTACCACCAAGTTGAAAGAACGCAACTTTACCATCCCAACGTCCTAATCGCACACTTGGCTGATATCGCGCTCCAGGGATTTCGTACTTGAATTTGTCCACTAGTTTTTTTCTAGTTGACAATTCTAAGCCTTCTATCTTTACGTTTACTTCATCTCGTATAATTAGTTTTGCAGTCATTGATTATTATTTTTTCTTACTAGTATACACATCTTCTGCAAAGAATACAACCTTCTCGGCACGTTGGAGTAGCAGAGATTTTTCGCCGCCAAACATCATTCCTTGTGTGCTTACCAGCAACGGTATTGTATTTTCCATGTTTACATTATACTTATTCATAAACACCAGCTTTTTTTCACCTTTTGGTAAAAATTCTACGACGTCTTTACCCATTCCTGCATCAATAATTTGATCCTGCGGCAACAACGACAATACTGTTTTCTTAAATGAATCTCTCAGGCTAGGATCATATACATAAATTGGCCAACGGTCAGTAAGGTCAGCATACTCTACGATTTCTTCTAACACAATATTTTCAATTTTTGATTTTGTCTTTATATGTCTGTCTACTAGATATCCACTTAGAGATCTGCGTTCTGTTTCTATAGCGTTGTAGATTTCACTGCTAACTGTATAACCTAGCACACTTGAGTAATCCACTAAACGATATAGATTATCATGAGCAAATCCACCAAGATATTCGTTGATGTATTCGGTCATTGTCACAGGTGCATTTGTAATCACACAACCTTGATCTGTTAACTGTAACTCAATTGCATACGGTTCTGCTTCTGCGGTCTGTACTAGTTTATACAAATCCAGAACTTCTTGATCTATAGTAAACCCATGTCTTTGTGCAATGTCAACAGCAATTATAAGTATAGGTTCTGTTAGGCCAGCAAGCCAGACCTTAAGATTACTGTTCCATTTTAGTGTTCCATTTGCTATTTTAGCTGCTTCTTTAAGATCTGTGATTATTTGGTTATTGTAGGAAAATCGTAGATGTAAAAAATTATCTTTTAAGTACAGACTGCGAGTACGATCTATTTCCCTGAGTGGCAATCTGTATATTGGACGATTAACAGGTTCAACATCTATGCCTTTTTTTGCCAATTGACGACTATATTTTAATAAAATCTTGCAGGTTAATTCAGCTTGTCGATCAGTTAGTGGTTGATTGGCTATGGTAGTTTGAGAAACCGTATCGACAAAATTAACATCGTACCTGGCTAGGTTAACGATCGGTTCACTGGCAAACATCCATCCCGATTTAACATTGCCCGATACTACGTCCCTGAGTCCGGCTAATACTTCTAAATACTCTTCAACAGTACTAAATTGTTTCATAGGTGTATATTAACACATTTGTTAAATGCAAGTCAAAAAAATCCCTGCCGAAGCAGGGATAAAATATCGCCCAAAGAAAGGAGCTAGAAAAACACGGGCGATATAAAAATTATACTTTCATACAGGTTGTTTGAGCCATTAGTTTCCATTTAATTGGAAAGCTCTTACGCAATTGTGCAACCTTGATTGCCATGCGCAAACTCATTTCACGCAATTTATTTTGATTGACTTCCATAAACTCAATCACTTCATCTTGTGCAATCTGCTCTAGGTCCATGTCTGCAAACAATGCACCGTCTTGCGCAATCTGCTTGATACGCAAAATCTTATCACGCATTGTATCCAATGTCAAATCAAGATAGTGACAACGGCTTTGTAACGCATCTAAATGATCACGAAGTTTTTGACTCTTGAGTCCATCAAACTTGAGATTAGTGATAAAAATCACACTTCCTTTAAACTCAAAACTATCAGGGATGCCTTCTCTACGCAGGGTAGAGCTTTCTGACAACCAACTAATTTTGCGTTTCTTACCAGAGTCCAATGCACCTTTAAGCAAGTTAAGTGACACGTCATCTAATAAAATGCTATCACAGTCGTCAAACACAACTACACAATTGGGATCCGAATACTTGTACAAAGTTTGATACAAACCAATCGGTGTAGCACTACCTTTAACAACTTCTGCACGTAAACGCTTGCCAGCAATTTGGTCAAACAAACATGCTTTCTCGATGATTTGCTCTACACCAAAACTCTTACCTACTCCAGGAGGACCCGACACAATCATAGCACGAATTTCGCCATTGGTTGCGGCTTTTGTCATTTCGTCTAGGATCTCAAAACGCTCACGGATACGTGCAATAACTTCTTCGTCGGTTTCAACAGGAGCAGCCGTATGTGTAGGAGCAACTGCGACTGACGCAGGTACATCGGCACCAGCGACAAACTCATAGTCTGCAGGACTAGAAACTTTAACACGAATCTGCTCAGGAAAGCCCGGAAAGATACCGCCATTCATAACAGTAACATATCCACCTTTGGCAGTAGATTTGTACTGCTCAACAAGTTGGAATACTAACCCGGAAACATCTGTTGTGCGATATGCACCTGAAGTAATACGAATAAATGCGTTTGACATTTCAGCTCCTGTTTTGTTTAATATGTGTATATTATAACATGATTTAAAAACCCGAGCAAGCATCGGGTTTTTGAGTGTTGCATTTTTGCAACATTATTTTTCTGTGGGTTTTTCAGTTTCTAGCGTAAAAAGTACCAATTTGTAAAGGTAAAAAATAACCAGGCCCAGAAAAAAATTGTTTACAAGGTGGTGCATTGTTTCCGGGGAAACATTATCCGTTATAAAATTAAGAATGTATGCTACCGCTGTAAGTAGAATTAACATTCCTGCAGTGATAATTGCGGCTTTAAGTTTAAGGTTTCTCATGTGGTTCTCCAAAGTTAAGTATGATTTAATTCCTGTACGTGTATTATAGCAAAATGCCCATTGCAGGGCAAATTGTTATACTTCTAAGTTGTAGTCTTTTCGCAACACTTCTAGGCATTGCTCGCGGGTGCGCTTGGTTACAACAACTTTTCCACCAAAAAATCCCACGTAAAGATTACGGTGCTCAACAAACTTCACTTCGCCATCTGCGCCTGTGTGTTTTTGACGCACAGGCGCTTTTTTGACTGCAGCTTTGGCTTGTGGGATTTTTGCAACTTTTTCCATGGGTTTGGAAGGTAATACTTTGGTATTAGTTTTTGTTTCAGTTTTGAACCCGTGTTTTTTGTCGTACTTGGCAATAAATGCTTCGTCTTTGCCCCATGTTGCCAAAAGACGACGAACTTCAGTACCGGGCAGTTGATTCCAATGAATAACAGGGTCTGTCCAATTTGTCATTTAGGGCTCCTTTTTGTTTCGTATGTGTGTATTATAGCACCAGAAAGAAACCCGCACAATCTGCGGGTTTTTGAGTGTTGTTTTTAGACAACAATTAAAATTTGTTATCCATGTCTATTTTATAGACTTTGGCTAACGCGGCCGTTAACTGTCGATAATTTTCTTGAGCCGCTCGATACCCATCGTCGTATCCTTCTTGGTATCGTGGGTCAGTGGTTAATTTTTCCTCGTCTTCGTTTAGACTTCGAAGTAGTGCACGGAGTTGTCCTGCTCCGCCTCGAGGCATTTGTGGAAAATTATTACTATCAAGGGACATTTTTAATCTCCTCTACACGTATGCCTTTCATTATAAGCAGAATGGCTTCTTGCTCATCAACAATGCGTTCCTTTTGGAATTTTTTAGCATTTAAAATAATTACACGGTGAGTGATATCTCCGTTAATGTCCGTTTCTTTTTTGTGAACAATAAAACGTTCTTCATTGTCGTGTTTTATTTCACAATCGGGGTCATTACGGTATCGATTCCTGTCATCAACAACTCGATATTGTTTCATTTTGAAACATCCTTTTATAAATGTTGCTGATTTGCCGTTGATCTTGTACCGGCCTATCCGGCCAAGACCTACCATTGATACGATCGCTGGACTCGCTGTATGTTCGCATCTGACATTGCATCAGGGGCCAGCGAGTGACTCCAATCAGCCTGGAGTTATTTGTATTATTTGCTACTTTTATCAGGTATTTGATTGAACCTGTGGGGCAACGATTGTTTTATCTTTTCGTTTAGTGCCCGGTCTTTGGAATTTTTTGGGCTTACTGGTTTTGATTTCATTTTCGAGTCCTTCTCCTGTAAATACAGATAGATTTGGTTTAAGTTTTTCTTTAGGTTTTTTTGGCTCTGCCGAAGTTATCTTGTTAATAATAACTCCAAGTTTCTTAAGAGTTGCGGTTAATTCCTTTTCTCTTAATTTCTTCTTTTCTTCTTTTAATCGTTTTTCTTTTGCTTTTGTTTCTTTTTTTCTTCTTCTTTCTTCTTTTAATTTTCGTTTTTTGTCCATTTGATTAAACTTATAATCAAATTTTAATGCATCAGCACAGTATATATTCTGTTCTACAATCGGGCGTAAATCTTCTCTACCACATAGCAATCGTTCTCTGCATAAGTCCACATTGTCCTGCATAAGGTCAACACCGTAGATGGTAGATAATGCTTCTTCAAAGGTAGCACCATTCTCCATTTTACGGATTAACACTTCGCCAAGGAACTGTCCATCACCACAACTAGGATCTAAATATGTTTTTGTAGAATCTGTAAACAATTCAGTAGGTAATTGATCTAATATTTCTTGCACAAGCAGAGTGGGGGTAAAGACTTCTCCTGTTGCCTTTACCCTTGTTTGTTCTCGCTCAACACCGCCCATGTAAGTGCGATTGCGGATATAGTCAATTACCTTACTTAACATTTGCTTCAATGTAATCAATTTCTTCTTGTGTTAGGCCAAAGTGAGTATATAGTTCTGCGTCAGTCCAGATCTTACTAGCGAGTTTAGGCAATGATGACAACACTTTTCCATTAAGGAAACCGCTCCATTTACCTGTGTTTACGACAAATTTGTAAAGTTTGCTATTAAGATAACTTAGAATATGTTGCGATTCTGCTGAGTTTGTTAAAATATATTGGCATACTTCTGAGGTTCCTAGATGGCCTTCACTATAGAAAGGTTTAAAATAACCACTTGTAGTCCAAATAATCTTAGACTTTAAAAAGTCTTTTGATTGTTTTTTACAAAATTTTGTTTGAGCATTAGTATGGAATGTTTCATACTTGTAAGTCGAGTCTTTAGTGTCAGAAAAATTCTTATGCTTATGGTCGCTATGGCACGATGTATCGCAAAGAATATCTAACTTGGAGTGAGCTGAGTTAATTACTTTATCATGTATAGGAAATGTTTTAGAGAAATTTCTCGGAAGATATTGGAGTTTAGCAAGGTCAACTTCTAGTCCGTCAATTAATGCCGTTGAGGTATTCTTATTTTTTTGCATAACCCATGCTGTAAAACTACTACCAACTGTAAAATATTTTCCAACTTCAGTATCGACCCAAATCAAAGAGTTATCTTTAAACATTTTAAGGACTTGACTGTTTGGGCTCATCCAACTGTCGGGGGTAACAAATGCAATATACCCATTTGTGTTGAGTAGTTCGACCCCTTTGTCAACAAACTTACTCCACAAATTATGACTCTTGGGTTGTTTTGTCCCCTTGTCATTGTTACCTTGATAAGGAGGATTACCTACTACTACATCAAATTTCATATCAAACTCCAATTCTGTAAAATCGCCTTTCACTACTGTGATGCTAGGGTATTTGCGTTTAATCTGATTGCAGAAAAAACTGTATTTGTCATTATACACAATCTTGTCTACAATATCAACGCCAAACATATCCACAAGCACGTCAATCTCCGATCCGTGACCACCGGCCGCTACAAGTATCTTTTTGCAATGTTTACTTTTAATAAAACGCTTTAGTTCTTTATTATCAAAAATATCAAACCAAAGTTTAGTATCATCTTTAAGAATGGCCAAGGCATTATTCTCAATATGCTTCTGTTTATTATTATATTTACTCATCCGCACAATCATATCCAGAGTAGAAATTTCTAGTCTAGGTGACAGTCGTTTGATAGACGCAGGCTTAATTCCGTAAAGTTCTGCAAACTCTCTGCTCATTTCTGCATCAGCATCAATGATGTCCACACACTCAAGGAAACTCTCACCTTGATAATTACTCAAAGCCAAGACAGTTGTGGCACTTCCGTTGATCATACGGATTGCTTTTTCTACGATTGCTTTAAGAGGATTTTTTTTTGGACGGCCCGATGCTGTATTGCCCGAATCAAAAGTCTTGCCAGTGGCAACGACTTTGTCAATTTTAGATTTCTCTGCCTTGCTTCCAGATGATCGTTTAGCCAATTCGCTAAGGTCTTCTATCTCTTCCGAAGTCAAATCTTCAATAGTAAGACGAGTATGTGCATTAGCAATTTCTAACAGTTTATTGTTGTCTTCAAACTGATTAATAACTTCTTCAGCATCAATCCATTGCCCGGAAATCATGTCCTTGATGTTGACGCTATTCATTACTGTCCGTACAGCATCAGGGTAGGTCATACCCTTTTGCCGAATTAGCAATGCCGCTTCTACTGCTACGCTCATAACAGTATTACGAGTCTTACTTTGATCAAATGCAAAGTCAAAGATGTGACCAAACTTCTTGCCAAAGCCAGGTGTAAGGCAACGGCTATATTTTTGCATGTAAGGATAGACATCGCCGCCTTCTTGCATAAACAAACAGGCTTGGATCTCAGGAATACTATAACTACGAGTACCCATCATATTAGTAATCACTAACAGTTTATCACGTCCCGGATAGTATCCGTTTTGCAAACGCACCAATTCTTCTTTGGTAAGACCTTCGGCTTCTTTGTTATCTGTATAATCGCCGTTAAGAATCAACACCTTGTGTTCTGCACAATGCTTCTCAATGATTTCTGCCAAAGCCTCCATTGCCTTTTTAGAGATGTTAACAAACAACATAAGATTGTTAATAATCTCACCTGCGGCTTGGCTCAGGTTCATTCCGTAGATAGGCTGATACCCTAACAAGTCTTGGAAAACTGCGGCAATAAATTTTTCTTGCGAACGAGCCTTTTCGAGGATTTTATTAATGTTTGGCAACACATCCTTGTCAAAGTCTTCCAATAGTTTGTTCATCTTTGGATTAAACAACATATTGTAGAATCGACGCACTACTACATTAGGAATGCTCGGATCTTGTTCTACCATACAGTAAGGAACACTAATAATTTCGTCAATGGCATTCTTACCAAATGCCTTTGCTAGTCGACCAATATTAGTACCACTAGCATTGATCCGTGTTACAGTCTTGTTTGCTAGAATGTATTCAACTTTTTCGACTTGGCTGTCAGTATGAGTACCAAAGTCTGTTTCCTCTAGCAAGGCAATATGGGTGCCTTGTAGTTGATTAATCCATTCATATTTTTCTTCTACTTCGGGGTTAAGGCTGATAAACACAACGGGCATCTTACCATCTGCGATAGCCTGTTGATACTGTTGTTCTGCGTCCGATTCAGCGGCATCGATAAATGTCACGTCAGCGAAGTCAACGTATTTAGAAACTTCGTCTTTGTATGATGTTTTAACACTAAGACCGACACCGTAGGCCATGATAAACATAGACTCGTGGCCAAATTCTTCTCGCATGTTTTTTGCAAGAGACAGGAACAAGATAGTTTTACCAATTCGGGCAGCAAGTTCGCAGACAAAATTAGTTACAACTCCATTTTGTCGAAGAGCAGACAATACCTTTTTAATAACAAGAATCTGAATATCTCGTAAATTTACAGCCTGCTTTTCATGATCGGGGTTAAGTTTTGCGGCACACCTGCGGATTTTCTCATTGAGCCAAACACGTATGGGTTCAAAATCTTTTGACTTAACAAAATCCTCAATAAAATATTTTTCTACTGCAATCTTAAACAATTCTGAATGGCGATTAGAATCAGGGCGAGGCAATTGAGCGGCAATAGATTGACGAACTATTTCATGCAAAGCATGATCACGATATCCGGGTTCAGGAATCGTATCTAGCAAATACTTTTGCCAAGAAACATTTTTAGAACTAGAAAGACTTAATTGTCGTTCGGCAATAGTGCCTTCAACTGTATCACCGATACCAAACTGTAAGAAACCAGTAGACACCATCGCGTCAATCCAAGTTTCTTCAGTCATTACGTAGATACCTGTAGTGTCAGTTGCAAGACCAAATTCTACAGGACTTTTAACGTAACTCATCTTCATCTCCAAAATCTGCAGAATCAATTTGATCTTGCCAGTATACACGAGCCTCGGCTTCATTGTCAAAGGTTTCCAACACCTTCATTCCACCAAGAGGATGCGGAAACCACACCAAGAATTTTCCGCTGTCCTCATCTTGTGTACAGTACAATTCTACCGGTTCGTTCATACAACCACCGCTTTCGTTAATATGTGTATATTATAACACCAAAAGAAAACCCTGTCAAACACAGGGTTTTTGGGTGTTGTACAAAAACAACACTAGAAATACTGGCAATTTGTGCGTGGAAAAAAGCACTCATTTTGGCGCAAAGGCTTTCCCTTCCAAGTTTCGCAAATTGCGGCTTTTCCAAGTCCCATGGCCAAACTATAAACAAAATTTTGATTTGCCATTACCAAATTTGCACCTGCAACAATGCCAGCAAGTTCTAAAAAGTCTGCTACCGGGCGATACTCAATCGCCACACCCACGGTCTGGACAAACTCTGCATGCTCGGCCGGGCTGCCTACAAATATGCCGTTGGCGCCAAGATCACCATCGGCCACAATTTCACGCCATAGAGCATCACCGTTTGGATCTCGATAACGTGCAGTTCTTGAGACCACAATTGGTTGAGTTTCAATTGGGTCTGCTTCCAACCAAGGTGTATCATAGTCCTGCATGGCAAATGGCAAACCAAAAGTACGGTGATATGCCTCCACATAGTTGCCTTCAAAGCCTCGCCACAGCACACCTCTAAAACGATCCAGATCCACATCGGGTTCTGACATGCCGGTTCTCCAATCGCCAAAGCTCTGAATATATGATTGTCGCCGCAACAAAGGTACTAACTGATAGTAATCTTGTTCTGTGAGACGTCCTCGATGTGCTGGATCAACTTCGTCGGGACGATATCCATACTGGCTTACACAATTTTCAATGTTGTTTAATGCCACTAGAAACATGGCATTGTTTTCTGCTGCCATTTTTTTTACTACAGAGAGAGAATAAATCAAGTCTCCCAAGGTTCCTGAGTGCCGATAAGTTGTCATGGTTTTGTATACTTCCAAAGTCCAAGATGTGGGTTGATGTCTGCATCAGGCAACAGTTCTGCAACTGCTTGTTTCACTCCAGGCCATGCCCAATCATCACCGGCCAACATACTGCCAGGTTTGACTTTCTGGAGCCACTTTGTGATGTCGTTGACAACATCTTCATACTCGTGACTGCCGTCAATCAATACAAAGTCTAAACTATTGTCGGCGTATTGTTCGACTGCTGCCATGCTAGATAAACGAACAGGATGCAGAATATGGCTTAGGCTTCGTGTGTTAGTTAAAAACTCATCATAAAGCGTATCATTGACCACTGCAGGATCTTGTTGATGAACATCTTCTGCCAAGCTGCCTTTCCATGTATCTACACAATCAACACGAATGTTTTTTCCACTATTAGCAATTACTACTCCAAGATAACAACTGCTTCGTCCGCGCCAGGATCCTATTTCAACAAAGTGTGCTGTGTCTGGCGCTAGTTGTACCGCAGCGTCGTATATAGATTCGTAGTTAAACCAGCCTTGTATGTTTTGATAAAAATGTTCCATTATAGTACCTTTAAAATTTCTTCGGTTATTTTTGCAGTATCAAAGTTATTATTGCAAGGTGTGTTGCCTTTACTGCATACTAAATGACTCACTGGACGCTGTTGATGATCATTACAACCACGACAATCTTCTAGCGTTTGTACGGCAACACCACGGGATCCTGGAGGTAGTATTACTTCGGGGCGCAGATGTGTAAGTAGTGCAATAATCTGTGTACCACTGGCAGCTGCACACCAGTATGGTCCCGAGTCTATACCCGCAAAGGCTCGGGCACCGTTGCATAGCCACATTAGTTCTTGATTGTTAAATCGTGCACGTGCATCAACAAATAAAGGATGATCAACAAAATTATCAGTCTGACCGCCAACACACACAACCTTAAAGTCAGCACGTTCTTCAAACAGTTTTGTAAATACATCTAACCAAACCGCCATTGTAATGTTTTTAGCAGTCCAGTGCCAGTTACGCATGTGCACAACAATATATCTATCAAGTTCATTTTCATAACAAAAATTCAATACACGTGTTTTATCTTCGTCGCCGGGAAACAACTCAATCTGTGGAATTAAAGTGTTTGCGCCAAACGCACGGAACATATAGCTCGAAAGATAATTTTCAGTTGGATTTAACTCATAGGCATTATCTAAATTTATAAACAAGTCCCAGCGATCAACGTCAGGCACCTGGTTAACAGGGAAAATATTTCTAATATGTGGGTTGTTGCGATATACTTCAGCAAAGTCTGTAGCAATATCAATATTTGCGTTAGATCCATATCTGGTTTTTAATTCACGTACAACCGCCGTGCTCATAATAACATCACCGATAGCGGCACGTCGTTGTACTAATATATTAATAGGTTGTTCTAATTTCATCTGTCAAGTGCTTGTGCAATTAAATTGGTAAATTCGTGATCGGGTCTTTGCCGTAATAATAAATTCTTGTTATGTTGCAGAATAGGCATTGATTGTTGATACGCAGACTTTATAACAGATTTTGGTTGTTGTAAAAACGCTAACATACTTTGTGTAAATCTAAATAATCGTTCAGCATTGTCTTCAATGTCATCATAACTTTCGTCAATTATACTACTAAATGTAATATAACCCAAACTTCTTAGATACCGTAATGAATAAGCAGGGCCCAGATACATAAACAATTGGTAATAGTGAATGGCATTAAAAACTTTTTCACTTAAAAATACACCAGTGTCGTAGAATGTATCTGTAATTATGCCTAGATAACTGTCAAGATAAAACTTTCTAGGAGTTTGGTAAAACTCAATGGTATCATCTAATGGTGGTAATGGCACACGATTTTGTATGGTGTTGCAGGTTTCAATGATATGGCTGTGTGCAGACTCGGGAAAACGAGCAATTAAAAAATCACTGGGTATACGACTGACCACGCATTTGTAATTTACTAGATTGTCTTTTATCAAATCATTTTTTATAAGATTGGCTAAAATATATCTGCGTGGATAAAGATCTTTGCTGCTGGCCCAATAAAACTTGTGCGGTCTTTCTACAGGAAAGTCTTGCCAATTGGTATATGATGATTGATTAACATACTCTTGCCAGTGTAGTGTACTAACATAATCAAATATCAACATTCTGTAGTAAGGAAATTTTGGTTTGACGGTTATGCGAAAATCATCACCAGTTAATCTTCCGTTGAATACGATTATGGGATTTGGTCTTGCAGAATAAAAATCATTTATTGGCTTAAACCAATGATCGTATTCTTCTAGATTTTGAAACAGGCCCATGAACACAATCAGTGTGTGATCGTTGGCAATTGACGCTTCAACTTCGGGCATAAAATCCCACATGTATTCGGTGTGTTGTGTAAAGAATTTATGTACAACAAAATTATCTGTGGGTATTTCTAATCTAAGTTCATACTCACCAGTATTGTAAATCATTGGCTTGCGTGGTCCTGTTTTATTTCACGCACAGGGTCATTGAGTATTTCAGCGATGGCATTTTTATATCTAACACGATAATTATTAATATCTCTTATTTCTAGCGCACGGCGTCCTATCTCAGCAAGATCAACTCCGTCTAAACGACATTTTTTAAAATCGTCTTCGAGATTCCAAATACTAAAATGAATACGTTCTAGTTCATATAAATTATCTTGTATTAGCTCTATTGGCAATTTATCGATTTCAGTTTGATAAAAATCCAATTCTGCTTGATTTGCTCCATTGGTTTTTGTGTGCTTTACACGAGCAATGGTATACCTATCAACTAATTCAATTACCGGGAACTTGAACATCTATAGTGGCCTTTGGAAAATATTTTACAAATACATCATTTGCATTGTTTCTACGTTCTAGAATCCTGCGTTTAATTTCTGTATAAAAATTCCAAGCAAGTGGCACAAATGCTATTCGATCATTATTTGTAAAACTATCTAGGTATTCTGATCCCACAATAAGACATTTTTGTCCCGGAGTATAGTGTCCTTGTTTAAGTGGATTATCGTCGACAACACAGTCTAATGGAAATTTAATATAGTTCAATACAGTATTGCCTTTGGCAGCTGCGCCATAACCAACTAGATGATAGCCCTGCGACTTTAAATCTTGTAAAGTGTTTGTTAATACCGTCATGTTTTCTTTGACTTCTTGGGCCCATTGATGATAGTAGTCTGCAGATAACAACCCTAGTTCACATTCGCGAGCAATTAAGTTTTCGATGCGAGCAGGATTTCCACGTTCGTGGCTTATAACAAATATATAACTTGTTCCATGTATTGGTGTTTTTTGCACATCAACTAGGTGCATACCTGCTCTTTTACAAAGCTCATGCATGCTGTTGATATTGTAAAAATTTACATGCTCATGGTATATTGTATCAAATTCACCGTTTGGTACCATATCTGCTTGGCTTGTCTGTACAAAAAACAAGCCGCCGGGTGCTAGTAAAGGTCGAAGTGCTTGCAAATACTCCAACGGAGCAGGATTATGTGCAAAACTGTTTTGTGCGACAATTATGTCAAACTTTTGATCAATTGTTTTTGCTAGATCTGGGCCAAAAAAATCACACCAGACCTGATGGTTTGCACTACTCGACGGGTAAAGATTTTCAGCAGGGTCTATGCCATATGTGTTTAAGCCTAATTTTTTAAAAGCATTTAACTGGCTACCATCGTTGCAGCCAATATCAAGCACATTACCGGGCCAATGGTGAATGTATTCACGAGCAAATCTAGCAAACCATTCCATGTAGTCAAGATATGTTTTGGTTGTACCACTAACATACAGATAATTTTTGTAGATAATCTCGGGATCAACTACATGTGTTAGTTGTAGATGAAAGCAATGACTGCACCTATTAACTGCCAGTGGATAAGAGCTTTCAGTGTCATCTTTGTTGACGTAATTATTTGCTAATGGTTGGTCTGTTAGATCTAATGTTAATTCTAAATCTTCTGAGCCACAAGCAAGACATTCATTTAATTCCGTTAATGTGTTCATATTAGTTTTTAATAGCAGCTCCGTTGGGAGCAATGGCACCTTCTACGCCAAGTAAAGGTACTTCTTGTACATGTTCGGCGTTTAAAAAACGATATAGTACATGTTCAATGTCAGTGTATCCACCTTGCGCAACACGTTCGGCAAAAAAGTTTAAACTATCATCATATACTTGAATGATTTCTTCTGTTAGTGCAGTGGGCCATGACCAAAGTCTAGCCATATACTGTGCTGCAGTTTGTGTTACTTCAAAAGGAAACTGGCTTTTATATTTTGGCCCAATAACTATTTTTGAGTTATCGTCATACAAGGACAAATTAAAATCACTGTTTAACAAGTATCTACCAGACATTTTGTGTATGCGGTCAACATCTGCAAAATCGCCGTCATCTTGACATTGCCTAATGGTCCTACCAAAACACATAATCTCAGTGGAGTTTTTTACTACATCCCAGTTGTCTGTTCCGTTATAGATTGATTGCACTGCAGCATCTGTAGTATAGTCAATGAACACATCACTGTTATCTTCTAATATTTGGCTTTGTTCGTCGGTTAACGGTACTCCAGTGCATTCCATAATCACTATCTTGCTACCAGGAGCATGTTGATGTATGCTCTGAATAGTTGCCAGTGTTTGTACCAAACGTTCTTCGGGCGTGTATACCCCAAATCTGCTGTTAATAGCAGAAGTTACAATAAAACAATGTCGTGTCATTTGCTTAACCACCTATCATTAGCAAGAGTCCAACGAACTACTTCTTCGATTCTATCGCTGAGTTTAATCTTTGGCTCCCACCCTAGCGATTTTAACAGTCCGCCATCTAACGCATATCGTAAATCATGCCCGGGACGTGATCCGTGGAAGTCTACCATTTCATAGTTTAACACACGGTCCTGCGCACGAGCAATCATTTGTGCTAGGGTTAGGTTATCAATTTCTTCTGTGCCTACTAGGTTAAATTTAGGACAATGTGCATGCCCATAATCACCTTGGTGTTTGTAGTCTTTAAGACTTAAAATAAACATTAAACCTTCAGCAACATCCCGAGCATGAATATACATGCGTGTGCCAGCGTGTCTACGTGTAGGATCGGCATGAATAAACACCTTTTCGCCGTCTCTTGCACGTTGGATAACCATTGGGATAAATTTTTCTGGATGTTGACGTTCGCCAAACACATTCATTGTATGTGTTACCACAATTGGCATCTTGTATGTGTTTTCGTAGGCTACACAAAATTCCTCTGCGGCTGCTTTACTTGCTGAATAAGGGTTTGTGCTGTTATAGCGATCGTATTCTTTATACGAAACACCCGGAGGTGCTACACCAAAGATCTCATCTGTAGAGAAATATACAAATCGTTCTAGGTCAGGCAAATGTCGACGTGCGTAATCTAACATGTTTACAGTACCAACTACGTTGTCTTGCACAAACTCCATAGGGTATTGGATGCTACGATCAACGTGCGATCCTGCAGCTAGATGTAAAATAATATCAACTGCACCAATTTGTTTTACAATCATTTCATTAAGCTCGGCTTTGAGATCATGAAATACAATCCGTAGTCTACCAGCAACTTCTGCAGGGTCATGTTCTTGTAGCATGTCGTGTAGTCGGTTTAGGTTTCCGCTGATATCTAATCGATCCAAACATACAATATTCCAGTCTGTGTCTCTTAAGATCTTATCAATAACATGGTGCGCAATAAAACCGGCACCGCCAGTAATCAATACATTTTTTGTCATAGTTTCTTTCAATTGTTAATTATAGCAATAGGGCGGCAATAGGTCAACTGCTGTAGTATCAGCTGATTCAATTACCCATTTACTAAATTTTGGGTCCTGCATGGCTCGGGGAAAATAACTGTCTAACTGCACAGGTTGGTAGCTGTCGTTGGCAGTACGTGCCCAACTCTTGCCTTCTCGAACACTGGCTTCGGGATCAATTTGTGCAATAAATTCTGGATAGTTTACTTCTTGGTGTGCAAAACTCTGTGCTTTGTTTACTAGCCAATCCCGATCGCCCATGTAGCCAAAATGCCACCCCGCATGTTCAACCACGGCAATACCGTCTCGACGATACTGATAAGGATGATCAAAAAACTGAAAACGCATCTGTCTAAATGAATCTGGCAACAAGGTATCAAACACTGCACGACGCCCGGCCATGGACCAAATGCCATATCTGTCAGGATCAAGTTTCATGTTGTTGAATTTAAAATTATACAGTGGCATGCGCAGTGCATACACAGTTTCCGGAGTATTGATCATGTATCGTACTGCGTCAGCACGTACGATTTCATCACAGTCAGAAATCATAATAAGATCATTTGGATTAGCTTGTTCAATGCCACGAAAGATTTGGTTGCGTTGATATATGTCATTGACCCAAGCATCGGGGTTCCTTGGCATATCCTCAACTTGTATATAAATGATTTTATCAGCCCAGGGTTTATACCGATCGGCATTTTCTTGGTAATAAAAAGGTTTGTCCCGACTAGTGAATGTAGTATTGGATTCAACCAAAACAAAATGGTCAACCACATCATATAGTTCACGTAGTCTAATTTCAAGTAAATCAAATTCGTTGTGGAATGGAAAACAGTCGTAGATTTTCATATACATATTTAACTATAATAAATACTTGATGTCAAATTTTCAAGGATCATATGCACGCCGTAGCTTCAATTAATACCAGTGATTACCAAGTTTTAGCCGATCTAACAGATGCTCCAAAACGTGAGTTTTGCGACCGTTATGGCTACGAATTCTTTGTGTTAAAAGAATTAAAATACAGCCCAATTATGGGTTTTAATAAAGTTGCTTATGTACTTGATATTTTTCAGCAACGTCCGGACATTGAATGGTTGTTGTTTAGTGAGTGCGATGCTACAATAACAAATCTAACTATTAGCATTGATGACAAGATCGACGATGATTACCATTTTATTATTCCTGTGGATCGTTTGAACCTAAATGCCGGAAACTTTTTGGCTCGCAACACTGAGCAGGGTCGTGCGTATCTGCAGATGATTGTGGACTCAGAAGACCAATACAAATCTGCAGAATGGGCCGAGCAACAGGTAATAATTGATACTATAGATCAATACACTGACATAGTTAAAATTGTAGCACAAAGAGAAATGAACAGTTATGAACCGGCGATTTACGATTATTGTGATGCTCGCTTTGATATATTGGGCAACAGCGGTGCCTGGGAACCCGGAGACTGGATCGTACACTGGCCAGGAACTTACTTACCAACTAGGCTTGCACGAGCACAAGCAATTGCTCAGGAGATCGTTCGATGAAAATACTTATTACCGGAGTAACAGGATTTTTGGGTCGTAGCCTACAAGAGTTTTATGACCATAAAAAACACGATATTTGTCTTGTGTATAGAGGTTTTAATTTAACAAATACACTCAACAGTTATAAACCAGATTTGATCTTACATTGTGCTGGAGAAATTTACAAACCCGATTTGATGTACCGTACTAACATTGGCATGGTGGAAGAAATATTAGAATGGGTTAGACGCAATCCTGCTGCAAGAATGGTACAAATAGGATCAAGCAGCGAATATGGTACTGTTAAGCGTGCCACACGAGAAACCGATGCTATTGCTCCTGTTGATGTGTATTCTGCTACCAAAGGAGCCGCAACACTGCTGTGTCAAGGATACAGTCGCCAATTTGATTTACAAGTTGCAGTGGCTCGTATATACTCAGGGTATGGTGCGCATGAACGTCCACACAGATTATTTCCACGTTTATATCGTGCATTTTTTCAAGATGAACCAATGACGTTATTTGATGGGGTACATGATTTTATCTACATAGATGATTTTTTACGTGGCATTGATCTGTTGGTAAACGCAGAACGTTGGCCATCGGGAGAAATAGTAAACTTTGGGTCAGGCACACAATATCGTAATATTACTGTATTAAAACTTTGGGAAAATATTACAGGACGTACTGCCCCCGTTGAATACATCAATAGATTTAGCAAGCCGTTTGAAACTGATTTTTGGCAATGCGATACCACTTATGCTAAACAGCAATATGGATTTGTAACCGAATACAGTTTAGAACAAGGCATAGAAGATTTTATAAAGAAAATGGAAGTTAAGTAATGTTTTGCCAACCAGGATATAATTTTTTTGCAAGAGAACTAGCATCGAGTACATACAACTATTTAGAAATTGGGGTGTTCAACGGTGATAGCATAGCAGGTCTAGCTAAAATTCACCCAAATAAAATTGTATTTGGAGTAGACCCTTTTATCGAAGATGGATGCACAACCGAACACACACAAGTCAGTGAAAATGAAACAATGACCACCCAACGTGAAAACACCTATGCTAACACCAACGGATTAGAAAATATTGTTTTATTTGAAATGTTAAGTTCAGATTTTGCAAATATGTTAACTGATGAAATGATCGCCGACATGAATGTAGCATGGGTGTTAATTGATGGCAGTCATCATTATCCAGATGTAATTAGTGATGTGCACTTGGCTATGAGACTTATCGGGGATCGAGAAGGCGGAATAGTTTTTGACGATTTAAATTTAGAAGGTGTTGCTCAAGCGCACAAAGAATTTTTAAACACATACCAAGATCGTATATCAAGTGCACGTGATATTTACGATACTCATCCCGGACACATCATTGCATATAAAATAAATTAACATGACTGCACTAGAACGAAGAATTATTGATATAACGTATCAAGAACGCCTAAGTCATTTGAGCAGTACGCTAAGTGCGGCACCAATACTTGAAGAAATATATAACATCCGTAAACCCGATGAAGTTTTTGTACTTAGTAACGGGCATGCAGGATTGGCATTATATTGTGTACTCGAACAAAGATTTACCACTGTAAACGCAGTGGAACTACTGCACCGACATGGAATACACCCAAGTCGCGACATAGACCATCATTTGTATTGTTCAACTGGCAGTTTAGGGTCGGGACTGCCTATTGCTGTTGGGCATGCACTAGCAACTCCAGATAAAAAAGTATACTGTATGATCAGCGACGGAGAATGTGCCGAAGGATCAATTTGGGAATCATTACGTTTTGTCTACGAGCATAAAATTGACAATTTAGAAATATACGCAAATATAAATGGCTTAGGTGCATACGATGCCATTAACATAGATTATCTTGTGCGTAGACTACAAAGTTTTTTACCACGCATAAACATTAGGATCAGCAAACCATTAAAATGGTCGTTTGCCCAGGATCTTCTTACACATTATTATGTGCTTAAAAAACAAGACTACCAGGAGATCATGGCATGAGAAAAGAATGTGCTCAACTGTTGTTAGAAGAAATGTCAGTAAATGATAAAATTCGTGTGATCACTGCTGATCTCGGGTTTGGCATTCTAGACCACATACGAAATGCTTACCCAGATCGTTTTTATAATGTGGGTGCTGCAGAACAACTAATGATTGGTGTTGGCATAGGAATGGCCGAAGAAGGTCTTGTACCTGTTTGCTATTCAATGAGTAGTTTTTTATTGTATAGGCCTTTTGAGTTTTTGCGTAACTATGTCAACTACGAGCACATACCAGTTAAGTTATTAGGGTCTGGTCGCGATCAAGATTATAGTCACGATGGTGTTAGTCACTGGGCACACGACGACGAGCTAGTATTAAACGCATTACCAAATATTAAAATGTATAAGCCTAATAATTTAGATGAGTTAAACATTAATTTTAATGAATACATTAATAGTTCCAATCCTGCTTATTTAAATCTAAGGAGAGCAATTTGAGTACTAAAGTAGTTTATGTAACAGGATGTCTTGGATTTATTGGATATCATGTAACTGTTGCTTGTTTAGAACGTGGTTGGTATGTTAGAGGCATTGACAATATAACTTATGCAAGTAATATTGATTTTTTGCCTAAATTACAAGCATACCCAAGATTTTATTTTGAGCAAACAGATATAAACAACATTGAAAAGTTATACGAGTGCGATTATATTATAAACACCGCCGCAGAAACTCACGTCGACAATAGTATTGTTAGCAGTGATGTATTCTTGCGTAGCAATATTAATGGCGTACACCGACTATTAGAATTAATTAAAGCCAGTAAACAAAAACCTACTTTATTGCATTTTAGCACAGATGAAGTCTACGGAGACATTGTCGAAGGTGCACACACAGAAACAGATTTGCTAAAACCAAGTAATCCATACTCAGCAACCAAAGCTGCAGCTGATATGTTGATTAGTGCCTGGGCCAGAACATTTGATGTACCATATGTTATGGTTCGGCCAACAAATAACTATGGTATAGGACAATACACAGAAAAGTTCATTCCTCATAGTATCAAATACTATATGCTAGGTCGAGCTATTCCTTTACACAATGCCGGTACTCCTAGACGAACATGGCTGCACGTAAGCGATACCGCTAGTGCAATTATTGCTATTATCGATGCCGGCGTAAAAAATGAAATTTATAACATCTCAGGAAACTACGAAACTGATAATTTAACTGTTGCTCAACGTATTGTTGAACTAGCAGGCGGTGCAGGAGAATTTGATTTGAGCATTACTCGCCCTGGCCAAGATGTGCGTTACGCTGTTGATGACACCAAAATAAAAGCCCTAGGTTGGCAACCTAGAGCTGATTTTGACACTGAACTTGCATTAATTGTAGATTACTACAAAAACAAGTTTGTTTGGTAATTAATCAACAATTTCGTCTTTGCTGACTTTTTCACCTAAGTATTGTTTAATAACTCTGATTAACTTACGCTCAGTATCATAAACAAACTCATTTGCGTCATCTTCGGTATTTACTACAAGAATAAAGCCATTTGCGGCTCTGCGTATTTCGATAGATTCAAACATTGAAAAACTCCTGGATTATTGATAGTATAAGTATAGCAGATTTTTTATTCTGTGTCTACAGGATATTCTTTTAAATCTAATAAATGGTAATCGAATTTAACAATTTGATTTTCGTAATTGTCGTAATTCTTAATAAGGTTGCCCATATATTTTGCGAATCGTGTATGATTTGCTTCTTCCAGGTGGCCTTTTCTATCATCCATACAAGGCATAGGATCAGTTGCCGAATTTTCATTATTAGTTATGGTTTCAAATGCAAAATCAAGCAATAAACCCTTTGTAAAATATTTACGAGCAATCGGTCTAGCCATTTCAACATTAGGTAAAAATATAAATTTAATATGTGGATATTGTGCAGGTAGCTCCATAATATACTTTACCATTAACTCATATTCAAACATTTTTTGATCAAATTCATAAAGATACTTATAGTACAATTTATATGCTAAATTGTATTCATCATAATCATAATCCATAGTATCGGCGCGACCTTCCTGGAATGCCCTGTGTACTGCATTATGTTCGGGGTTGCCATGAAAAAATCTCTCTAGCCATGTAAAAGTAAATATAGCAAAATTATCATCAAATTCATCAAATTTATCTACATCACACTGAAATCCTAATATAGCGGCATATTGATTTGATCCCCCGAGCCCGGAACTAATGCATTCTGGCGGACCATTAAATCCGAGTTCTTTTAATAACTTTGACCCCCACACTATTCCTTCATGGTCGTCACCATGTTCCAAATCTACATAACTATCACCAAAATAACCTATACGAAATGTCATTAACGTTTGCCTTTAAAAAAATGTTAGACACACAAAATCTACTTTACAACCGTGGACCACAATGATCAAGTTAATTACTTTTGCATCCAACCATAACAAGTTATAGCCATGTTCATGGAATCTCATACTCTCTGCGATGTTGATATCTATACTGCCCTCGGAAGCATCCGATATTATGCAAGGGGCTTAAATGTTTTACTGTATCGCTACAGCTATCATAGAGAGCACTACCACTGGTATTAGATGGTTGCCAAACCTGTGTCTAACATATAAATTATATAGCAAATAAAATAAAACACAAGATATATTTTACCAAATAAATAATTATATGGAACTTTCAATTGAAAAAATAAGACACGCGGCTTTCAAACTTCATCTTGACACCGGATTTGATTTTAACGATATCCAAACTGCATTAGATTCTGAAGATTGGATTCCTTACAGCCAAACTGGGCTAAGTAGAGGGCACGTTGCTTATGCGACTCGGTTTAAGAAAAATCGTCCCGAAAGTGAAGTACTAAGAAGCATACTCACATTTTTAAGATCAGATGATATAAAGCGTAAGTACATAGAAACTTTCTATGCAACACATGACCCATACTTTGAAAGTATTTGGTGCATGAAACCCGACGAAATGATGAGTTTTGTTGACATTGGCGCCGACCTAGTACTAGATCGACCAGGATTCGAAATTGATATTCATGTCGATAATAGAATGTTAGTTAGTACTGGATGGATATACCTAACCCCTAGAGATGATCCAGAATGGAGTACTTACTTTTATTTTGATAGGGAAAAGACCAGTGACCCAATACGCATGACAACCAATCCCGGCGACGGATGGTTAAATTTTAATGATTTTAATACCTGGCACGATGGATATAACCGAACAGAAGAAAATAGATATGGTATTATTTTATCGCTTTCAATTAAGCATCCACGAGAATATAACTACAGACACAAATAATGTTAGATATCAATAATTTTTGTTCATTACCTTTTCGGGGTATACAAATAGAATATGACGGTTCACTTAAACCGTGTTGCATGTTCAAACAAGAAAAAGAACCTAATTATAAAAATTACACTGTAGACCAATTTGAACAATATTGGTCTGACAATAGTATTAGACAACGATTTATCGATAATAGTATTCCTGAAGGTTGCAAAATTTGTTTTGATGATCAAATGATTACCACCGGAGTAAGATCGTTTACTAACAATTCATTAATTAAAAACACGCCAAATATTACAGTATCAGACTCACCGGAACATATCGAAATTAAATTCGGAAACTATTGCAATTTAAAATGCATTATGTGTGGGCCATATGCTAGCAGTCAATTGGAAACAGAATATCGAACACATAAAGACAAATTTGATGCTATCGAAATATATCAACCTTTGCTTAAACAATACTACTGGTGGGAGGATCCTGATACTTTAAAAAAAGTACAACAAATGGTAAAAACTGCAAAGTATATAAGTTTCTCTGGAGGTGAGCCGTTATTAATTAATGGAATCTATGACATTTTAGATCATGCACCGAGGGATTGTGTTATAACAATAAGCACAAACTTAACAAGATTAACAAACAAACACATAGAATATTTTCAAAAATTTAAAAATATAAGAATTAGAATAAGTTTAGATGGAATAGGCACTCAAGAAGAATATTTAAGATACGGCACCGATTGGGACAAATTAAATGCTAACATACAACAATTAATCTCTATAGAAGAAATTGATGTAGGGTTTACTTATTTATTGCAACATACATCTGTTTATACATATCCAGAGTTATGGAATTATGTAAAATCTACTGATAAAAGTTTAATTGTATCGACAGTTTATGGAGGGTCGATATCTGAAGGACTTCTTACTATTAATAGTGCTCCAGAAAAAGATGTCGAATCTTTTAAAAATTGGATTAAATTAAATTCTACGCCACATAATAATATGATAAAGAATTGGATTGAATCTTACAAATTCAATCCAATCCTACTAGAAAAATTTAAAAAATACGTTACCGTTCTTGACCAGGTGCGTGGCACAAATTATCAAGCCACATTTAATCCAAATTGGTAATTATATTGTTTATACTGTATATGTATAAGTTTCATCAGTGATTACTACAGAAACTGGAGTAACCTTACTTAGTGTTAAAAGATTATGGATCATAGATACCCATTCTTCGGCAGCGGCCTGATCTGCACAATATCTTTTATAGATATTAGGTGCAGATAATATCCCATCCCCCGGATTTATTGAATTATTTGCCGAGAAACTAATAATTGCATTTCTTAACATATTAGATGTAACAGGGTCATGTGTCAATAACTTAGCATCATCGGCTGTATTATATGTAGTGGTTACTGCTTTTGTCATTGTGTAATCCATGGTATTTACCTTAAAAAATAATAATAATATTTATCATTAAACTATTAAGTATTAATAATTTAATAATAATATTTATCATTAAACTATTAAGTATTAATAATTGGGGCTTATTGCCCCGGATGTCCGTACCCAGGCGTTCCTTCCTGGTTCACTGGTAAATCCCAGCTATACGTCTTTGCAGTCCTCTTGGATCCTGTGCCGGACTATACTATATTTATATTTCGAGACTATTGTTATACTTTTCTATTCAAAATAAAACCTTTAGAATAGACAAAGAATGCCCGACCGGTCCTGATCATTTGTTTAAAATAATATTTACGATAAGACATTCTTGCTCCTTACATTTCGGGGCCATTTCCATTCTTAAATCCTATTTCTCCGCCCTGCTCTTTGATTTTTTTCAAAACATCTTCAAAGAGTATTGGGGCAAAGTCAGGTAGTTGCTCAACTGATACATTATAATAACGAGGATCGATTTCGTTACTGTATAGTATTTCTCCTGTCCGAGCATCAACTGCACGAGGCTTCATAACACGATTAGCATGTAAATGCCCATGTATTGAGCAGCCAAATCTACCCAAACTTTCAGTGTGTAATGGGATATGACTTAGTATCAAACCGTTCATAACATGGTAGGCACGTAGTTCTCTAAAGTATTGCCTGTACTCATCATCACGAAAGATATCGTGATTACCACGGATCAACACTTTGTCGCCATTTAATCTAGCAAGTGTTGGCAAGGCTCGACGGTTGATAACACAGTCGCCCAAGTGATAGACCTTGTCTGTGGGCTTTACTCTTTCGTTCCATGCTTTTACCATTGCTTCATCCATTTCCGCAGGATCAGTCCATGGACGCAACTTTGTCACACCGTCGTTGCGAGTAAAACGACATACGCCTGCGTGACCAAAGTGCGTGTCGCTGACTAAAAATACACTTGGCATATGTTTCTCCTTTATACATAAACATCTAAATTATTACCTAAAGTTATACTATATCTGTATTCACCGTACTCAATATGTTTTTTTAAATTCAAATATTGATTGATAGCCAAGTAGTCTTGATACTCTTTGTGGTGAATCATCCTGGTATGATTTTTGTGCCAATCAACATTTACTGCATTTTGATAATGATGTACCTTGTTGTTGTGCTCATTTTGAATATGATCCCGTTTAACTTCTTGTCTATTGTGCATTAAGGTATTATCAAAATGCGGTATAGGATAACTAATCGGGATTTTAAACATATTACATCATCACCAATTTTCTACACCTGCAATCTCTACAGTTACCAAAGACTTGCGGTTATTAATATCCATATCCATGGTAAGAGTTAGTATGCCACCAATGCCACTGGAATTATCGTTGCTTAACTTGTATGATCTAGCATCCGGAAATTCATCCATGACTACTAGAATTTTTTCAATTTCTGACCTTGTAATATACATTATATATCCTTAACTCATTAAAGTGACCATTGTAGCATCACTTTCATTGTTATAGTAAAACTCATGGTACCAACGTCGTCGTGTTTCCTTGTGTAAAACATAACGCCAGTTTTCATTGTACTTACGAACTGGCAGAATTTGATCCGGCACATGTGTTTCTGTTACTGCTTGGCCGTACATTTGTTCAAATATTTTCCTAACATCTAAAATACGTGAATCCATTTTAGTAAGAATCATTTTGTATTTGTAAGTTCTACCTAACTTATATCTACCATCGAGTTTAATGATTTTCATTTTTACCCCGCATACCAAATTTCGTCAAATCCTTCTTCATGGGTAGGATCTTCCCAGTTTTTAATCATGCTTGCAACAACATCACGTGGAATTTCTTTTCCAGGACGATTGTTTAATCTCGCCATCAACTCTGTCATTGGCGGTGTTTTAAACACAACCGCAATCTTGTAATAGTCCGGCAACATCGCAAACTTACGTTGACGACTTTTTACCGTGGTACTAGTTTGGTCCCAGACAATATCCCGCACTTCTTCATTGGCTAATTCAACCATTGTTGTCATTAGTTGGACTGCGTCGGGCATAAACTCTTCAAAAATTTCCGAGTATGTAGTACCACGACGTTTTGCTTCTTGTTCTACAAAAAAATCAGTGCCGACAACCGTACAGTTTTGAGTCCAATCTTGAGTAGCGATCCATGTGCTTTTTCCGCTACCCGGAACGCCTACTAACACATAAAGTTTTGGTTGTTTTGTTTGCATAATGTATATTATACTACAAAACGGATTTATTGGTCAACCAGTTATACCATCGTTTACATTTAATACTATGGTACTAATTACTTCTTCACCTAAAAGTAATTGAACTGTAAAGTTATCGCTGGTATTATAGGGATCTACAGTGTTGTAACTCTGCAACGATAAGTTGGCTTTTAGAAATGCGATTAATTCTTCCTGTGTCATAACTCTGTTTCCTTTGTCATATATTTAATTTTTATTTAATAATTTTTTAAAGAAGTTATTATATTCTTCTAATTTAATTTGTGTTTCTTTTTCGCTAGAAACTATTATATTTACTTTTCCAGATTTCTGTAACTCTTTGGTATTATCTATATTACTTTGACATTTTTCAATTAATGTATTAATTTTTTCTTGAGGCATATCTTTTCGTGTCAATAAAAATATATTAATAGAAACCTTATTAAGAGGCGAATTTTTTATATCTTTAAATTTAATATATGTAATACCTTTGTCAACATAATTTTGAGCAACAGATTCTGTAGCTATAGTAATATCAGCTCTGCCGGCTAGTGTATCAATTAACGGGGCGGTACCACCTCCGTTATATAATACTTGAGTTACAGATATATTTTTTAATTTAAAATAAGTAGAGGTAATTAATGACGACTCTTCTCCTACATCGGCTGATAGTACTGTAGTCTTATCAATTTGTTTTTTAGAAATTAAATCATCAATGGATTTATATAATGGCGAAATTATGAATACTGGGTCAACTGATGCTATTAAACTAATAAATCTAAATTTATCAGTAGGCATAAAATTAAAAAGATTTTTATCTGTCATCGGTGATAATAGAGCTGACGAATTTGGTACTACCAAAAAGTCTATTTCTCCAGATTCTAGTGCTTTGTAACCTATATATCCTTTGGCTCCTTGTTTGTTTATAACAACAAAATTTTCATCTTTTGTTAATAAACGCATTACCTGTTCATGAAGTGGAATTCCCACATGCCCAATTTTAATAATTTCTGCTGCCATTGTACAAGTTGATAATATCAATAGTATCGCAGTTAAGATTATTTTTTTCATATATATCCTCTTTTATTCTAAAAAATATGGGTTACTTATGCATGCTTTGACACTTTTTCCCATCTGTGTTGGGTCATTTTTCCAATAATCTGGAAGTGTTTTCCACCATTTATCTAATCCAAATTTCCAATTTTTTAATTGAACAGTTTCTTCTTGTAATTTATTTCTAAACCATATGTCTCGACCTCCAAAAATTATGCTAGGATATTTCTTGGCTACAATTGCTGTTGGATCCCAATCAGGATATATTAATGTATGAAGACCATCAAGACTTAACCAATACTTAGTACCATTAAATTCTCTACATGCAATATTACTTGTTTTAAGAGAACAAAATGGTAATTGAGTTATATTGCCTGACAAATAACGCTTAATCATATGTGCTTGTTTTATTATTGTTTTTGGGAAGTTTGGCGACCAATAAAATAATTCATCAGCATAAGGTTGTTTTCCGGCCATTGCAGTTGCAGTTGTTGCATTATCAATTATATCTAAAAATTGAAAATAAAACTTGTCATTTTTATGAAATACCCTCGGCTTATCAGATCCATGCATTACACAAACTTTTTTTCCGGAGTGTATCATGTCTGCCCATTCCGGAACAGACATTACCCAATCTCGCATTAACATACCGTTTGGGTTCCAGCACATGTTTAGTTCATAAATCCAATCGAATTTAATCGTTTTACTTGCCCAGAGATCTAGTTGCATCTGTGTAATATCAAGATATCGAAATTTAAAATTTTGTTTTTGTTGATATTTTTGAACTAATGGTATTGCAGTCTCAAATATTTCTTCGCTGTAAAGACCAAGTTTATTACCATCTCCTTCGACATTTACCTTACACACTACTTCGTCAAGTTTAATGTCGTTTTTTATAAATGTATGAAAGATATTTCCACTATCTGGTCCACCGCTCAAACTTAATATAACATAATCATAACTATCTCGTATTTGTTGGGCACGTTGCCGATATAATTCTTCTAATGATTCCGTAGGTTCTGTGGTCCAATCATAACTACTAAACACAGCTTCATTAAAGTCCCAGTGCAGATGTGTGCCAGTTTTTTGCATCATTTCAATAGCTTCAAGCTTGCTATAAAATTTTAAATCGCCGACACGATAAACACCGAGTTTATCAGGGAAATCATTTGTCATGTTTTACTGTTGCTCCCAATACATTTTGTTGTTGACTTGATAAAAATAATCTTTTTCTAAGTTTACCATGTCTGTGTAGTCTACTCTGTAATTTGTTGTTACTCCGTTGGCCCAGACCGTTATACGAACATAACTAGCAGGTTCACACTCAGGGCGTGGGCCAACTTTTTTATACTCAATGTTCCATCCAGTTTGTCCAGTTTTGACTCGAATACCCTGTCGCCAATTTTGTATGATATTTTCAAATTGCTCTTGAGTTAAATGGTATGTATTTGTGCAGTTAGGTGATACTCTAATAGCAAAATCTACATCTCGTCGATCTTTAAAAAGATATATTTTTAATGGTTGTGAAAATTCTAACATAAAGTTGGAGCGGGTAGCGAGAATCGAACTCGCGAATAAACCTTGGCAAGGTTTCAGGTTACCATTACATCATACCCGCATTTTTATTCAAAAATGTTGTCTGGACTCATAACATGAATTTGTAATAATTCACGATATGGTATTTCTTTGTATTTCTTCCAATTACTTGTGCAATGAACTTGCCGACCATTGAACAATACACCATCGCCGGCTACATAAGTGTAAACTCCATCAGCAGTTAGATAATCTACTAGATATTCGCCATCATTAACACATGTATGATCTAAATCTTCAACTTCACTTAGATTACTTAACTTAGGCAATGTTTTAAAAACATCATTCCAGTTCATTACATAATCTCTAAACGCATCATTGTCTTGAAATTGTTCTTGCCATACTAGAGTTTTAAATTTAGGATTTGTATCCATGCTGATAACATATGTATAGCAAATACCTTCTTTGTCCCGGCCGTAGTCATCTATATGCAACTGATGTGCAAATGTTTGCCGTTGATACGCAGCCCATAAATTAGTTATATTTTTAAAATCCCGACGAGCAATATCTTCAATTATACGAAATTCGGGGGAGTCTTCGCGAATTTTTAATCTGTGATCCAACACTTCACCGTTAAGTTCATAGTTAACATATTTGTACCGTTCATTGTTTGTCCAGTAGGCTTTAAACTGTTCCACTTGATCCGGTGTTAGAATTTTTTCAATGTGCCTCATTGATTGCTTTTAACTCTTTTTAGATAATCTATACCAATTTTGCCTGCAGCAATTTCTGCAAGTGCAGTAGCAGATGGCCCACCAGCTTTGGCTACTTTTGGTTGATGTCCACGTTTAAGTTCACGTACTCTCGCGGCTGCAATTAATACTAAGTTAAATCTACCACCTACTTGTGCAGCAGCTTCGTCTGAACTATTGCGTGATGTAGTATTTACCATGTTATCCTTTGTTTGTTGATTTTGTATTTATTATACACAATGTCTATTGGATTGTCGATTAAAATGGTGCCGCCTCTAGGTATCGAACCTAATTCTCTAGTGCTTCAAACTAGCGTGAGGACCTCCTTCACCAAAGCGGCATATGGTCCGGCCACCAGGAATCGAACCTGGATTACAAGATTAGAAGTCTCGGGTATTATCCATTATACGATGGCCAGCGTCTGTAAAATGGTGCGCTCGGAGGGACTTGAACATTTTTATTATTCATTATACGAACGCTAGAGATTTTTATAGTATAGCCGATAACCAATCAGTATACAATAAATTTTTATGTATTTTTATTTTCATTATCCCAGGAAAACTCATAAAGGAATGAGTCTTCCATACCTTGTTGCTTGTATCTTTGTACACAGATATTTTAGATATGCTATTGATAAAATCTATAGTATCCACTGTTAACCTTTCCAACACAATATATAAATCTTCAGTTATATCATTGTTGGAATCAATTTTTGTGTCTGTTAGTTCCTTATTAACAAATTCTATTGAAACACTGGTTAAATCAGAATTAACAGGAATATTATAATGATGTATTTCTTCTATATCATTTTTATGTTCAATCGCATATTCGTACACACATAATTTATTGTTTATAAAAATGTTATATACAGGTTTTTTAGTAGACGTTGAATGGAGTAGCAACGATAGGGATAACTTTTTTGTCATTTTGCTTGTGCTCTAAATATTTTTGCTCTAATCCTTCGATCTCTAATAATTTTTCATTTTGTCGGTTGATTTCAGAATAATACCCATATTCCTGCATTACTTCAACAAATCTTTTCCATCTGTTTACTCTAACATCAAATGTATTGTTTACAAATTGTGTGCTAGTCCAGAAAAAATCGCCCCACTGGTCATGCCTATTATGTTCAAGACCGTATTCATCTGCATATCGTTGCATGAACCCGCTTCCATTTGTTAGCACCATTGGCAAAGATAAAAATACTTTTATCATATTGTTAGTTGTTAAGTGGGCATGAGTTTTAAGTAAATCGATACTTTGTTGGAAATCATCTTCCGTTTCGGTGGGATATCCTACAAACATTAACCATACTTGTTTTATACCTTTATCAAAACAATTTTCAGCAAACCAAGTTATATCTTCATTACTGAATTTCTTCTTCATATCGTTACGAACTTTTTCACTACCCGACTCTATGCCTACTTTAAACAATTTCGCTCCGGCAGTTGATGCTAGTTTAAAATCTGATTCAGGCATGGATATTTTAGATCGACAAATGGCATAGCCAGAATATTCTATTCTATTGGGAATTTCTTCAGTTAATACCGTATTCATTAAACGATAATTTGTGATACTCCCATTCACAAGATTGTCAGTAAACTCAAACTTATTAATACCATATTTAGAATGTGTTTCGATAATTTCACGTGCTATATCATTACCTTTTCTGTAGACGAATTTTGGCCAAGACGACTGCACATCGCAAAATGTACACTCTCTGACACATCCTTTACTGCCAGTAACCGGTATAGTTAAATTTTTATTTTTGTAACTTGGATACAATGAAAAATTATATCCTTCCCATGAAGGTGCAGGTGTGTTACTAAGTGCCTCTGCAGATACAGGAGGTGCAGTGTGTATTCCTTTTTTCTTATTTTGGATGACAGAAATCAAATCATTTTCCGCATCCCCACGATACACAGAATCTATCGGAAGATAATCCATGAAATAATTAGCATAATTAATTCCACTGATTCGTTCGTTGTTATCTAGACCTCTGCCACCTATCATTATGTAACTGTTAGGCGATATCTCTCGAACTATAGTGGATAAAGGTACAACAAAATCTAAACTTTGGCTAGAAAATACAGACAATAAAATTGTATCCGGATTAAAATTTTTTATTTGTTGTTTAACAGCTTTTCTAAGCCATTTTAAAATTTTTAAAATATTAATGCTATTTGCCGGTCTGTACCCTCTTATGGCAAACATATCTACTATTATATTCCATTGATCTGCAAATTCGCTAAACAAATCAATATTTAGGTCCCAAACTTTACTATTGTATCCATTATGTTTTAAAATGCCGTTTATAACTGCAGGGCCGTATGGAACATCTCCGAAACTTTCTATTCCTGTATTAACAACTCTTACTGGAACTACTATTGTAAGGACATTTTTATTCATAGTAATATTTAGTAGACTAAACCAACCCAGTATACTATCTTATACCAGCATCTGTAAAATGGTGCGCTTGGAGGGACTTGAACCCCCGACCAAGCGATTATGAGTCGCCTGCTCTGACCAACTGAGCTACAAGCGCATTAACTGGTGCGACTGGCCGGAATCGAACCGGCACGGGAAAATCCCGGCAGATTTTAAGTCTGCTGCGGCTACCGATTACGCCACAGTCGCTTATCCTGGTGCCGGAGAAAGGAGTCGAACCCTCGACCTTCGCATTACAAGTGCGCTGCTCTACCAACTGAGCTACTCCGGCTAAAACTTTTTGGCGGAGCGGGAGGGATTCGAACCCTCGATACAGTTCATCACCGTATGACACCTTAGCAGGGTGCTGACTTCAGCCGCTCATCCACCGCTCCAAATCCTGGTGGTCAGAAGAGCACTCGAAGCTCCACATTCATCCTTATGAGGGATGCTCTCTTCCTCTTAAGATATCTGACCATATAAAAACACACTCTTATCAATATCCCAGCGGTCGACTCGGTTTAACAGGGCCCAACGTAGAGGGTCGGGCGAATGTGTTTTTATATGGTAGGAGCACGGGGATTTGAACCCTGAACCTATCAATGACTGAGTAGTCGTTTTGCCCTGGCGTGGCTAGCACCCTTGTCAGGCAACCCAACACTTCTCAATGCTTCTGAAATAGTATTATGTTTCTTAACAGCCTCTAATAATACTTCATCCGGAACAATTCTTTTTTTGTTATTTCTTCCTCGCCAAGTCTTAGTTTTTGAATGACAATTAGGACAAATACATTCTAAATTAGATCGGTCATTATTTTTTGTATCACCGTCTTTATGCTCTAATTCTAAAACAATAGGATCACCCATCCATTCTGAAATTCCACAATGGTTACACTTATGACCTTGCTCTTCTAATACCCGTCGCTTTCTATTCTCGCTACCTAATTTTTCAAAAGGTGTGGATTGGTATTTCTCTAATGCCCAAGCTGTTGTCTTGGCACTTCGTAATCTTATTTCCTCGGTTGTAATTGGAGTTTTTCTAGTCCAACGACCGGCATTAGCAATACTTTTCTTCTTTTTGCTTTCTTCAGTAAACACTCTACTATTTGAACATTTTCTAGAACAGAATGTTCCAGGCTTAGTATGTGCTGTATTACATTTAGGACAATTTTTCATAATATTGAACTCTTACTTGTTATACTTTATTTATACTTAAAGTTCAATTTTATCAAAAATCAGTTGGTAGGCCCGGAGGGTACTGACCCCTCTTTTACGGATTAAAAGTCCGTTACTTCACCTTAAAGTTTCAAGCCCGTATGTGGTCCTTGCTCAGAGAATCGAACTCTGTTAGTCCGGGTAAGAGCCGGATACTTCGCCAGCAAAGTTTAGCAAGGATGGTTTGTATTAACGAGTTCTTTAATGTCTTACAAACATATTAAAGAGTTCTTTAATGTGCCATCCCAGGACCAATACGGGGTCTTAGGATGACACTACTGTTTACCTTGTTTCATGTCAAATTCCTTTGTGTTAAAAATGCTATTATACAACTATCACAGCCAGTTGTCAACTGTTTTTTGGTACCCGGTGCTGGAATTGAACCAGCGACCCTTGCGTTATCAGCACAATGCTCTACCCCTGAGCTAACCGGGTATTTTAATAAATATGTGTATGATCTCTGAAGAAATTGAAAACTCTTGGAAATACTTGTATAGATTCGTAGACGAATCCTACAAACCAAAATCATTTTGGTGTACACCCAGCGAGTTCAAACTTGAAGAACTGCCACAAATTGGTACCTCCGGAGAGACTCGAACTCCCGACTCTTTCGTTCGTAGCGAAATACTCTAATCCACTGAGTTACGGAGGCATATGGGGTGCGATACGAGAATCGAACTCGCGATAGCGGAATCACAACCCGCGGTTTTGCCACTAAACTAATCACACCATATCAATAAATACTTGCAGGTACCAAGATAAGTATGGAACACAATTTAAATCTACAATATACACAAATACGTGATTATGTATTTGCATTATCTATACAATTTCCTTACTCCGACGAAGAAATTTTATCTGCAGCAAATACCGAGATTCTTGAACGATGGGTTGGTCCCGGTGATAGGTACCGAACAAATTCTCCACAATCTAAAATATTAAAAGATATATTTGAAATATTTAAAGATCCTGCGATATTTAAACAACAAATATTAGATACGTTATACGCCACTGAAAAATACAAATATTTCTGGATTCGCAGCAAACAAGATTTGTTTACATCTTCAAGATTAAGTGTCGCACTCTACAAAGATTCTGCCAAATATTATTTAAAAAATCACCTGGATCCAAGAGACGTTATTGTATCAGGAATGTATTATCTCACAAAGTCAGATTTACAATATACAACAATCTACACTTCGGAAAATAATGATAATCCAATACAACTACTACCCAGTCAATACCAAGGTTGGATGTTAGCCAACACTGAAAATAGTTGGCACGATGGCAGAAATGAAGATTCTGTTGATAGGATTGCCATTTATTATGATTTGTATCTATAACTTGGCGACCCATGAAGGAATCGAACCTCCGTCCTTAGTTTTGGAGACTAGTACACTACCATTGTGCTAATGGGCCAAATTGGTGGAAGTCCAGGGACTCGAACCCCGTATGCCGTAAGACGTCGGATTTACAGTCCGATGCAGTAACCTGTTCTGCTCGACTTCCTTTATGTGGTGCGGATGGTGAGACTCGAACTCACACACCTTACGGTAATGGCTTCTAAGACCATCTCGGCTACCAGTTACGACACATCCGCAAAAACTTGGAGCGGGATAGGAGAATCGAACTCCTAACTAAACCTTGGCAAGGTTTCGTTTGACCATTAAACTAATCCCGCAACTCCGAAAACATGGCTGTCTAGGCAGGGATCGAACCTACGACAGGGTGATTAACAGTCACCTGCTCTACCAACTGAGCTACTAGACAATATTTATACTCTGGTGCCTCGTGACAGAATCGAACTGCCGTCTGCACCGTGTAAGGATGCGGCCCTACCATTAGACGAACGAGGCGAAATTTGGCGCCGATTTTTGTCATTTTAACTGAGGCTAACGAGCACTCCCTCAGATTAGTTGCAACTTATTTGGTGGAGAAGGAGAGAATCGAACTCTCAATTGAAGCTTGCAAAGCTACCGTTATCCCATTTAACTACATCCCCAAAATTATTCTTTAGTTTGTTCTTTGTGTTCTAGTAGTTTTTGTTGATATTGATCTTCAGTTAAACCATGCCAACCACAACACTTACCGTCTGGGCTACGGCCACAACCGCATTTACCAATGTCTTCTGCATTTTCTTGTACTCTCATTTGCATGCATTTCCTTTATTAAAAAATGGTCCGTGTGACACGATTCGAACATGCGACCACCTGGTCCCAAACCAGGAGCTCTACCAGGCTGAGCTACACACGGAAAACTGGATGCGGGAGACGGAATTGCACCGCCGATCTTCAGGTTATGAGCCTGATGAGTTACTACTTCTCCATCCCGCGATAAACAATGGTAAGGGAACTAGGAATCGAACCTAGAATAGCAGAATCAAAATCTGTTGTGATACCATTTCACTATTCCCCAACGATGTGGTACTCGGTAGGGAATTCGAATCCCTGTTCACGCCGTGAAAGGGCGTTGTCCTAGGCCTCTAGACGAACCGAGCATACTTGTTTGGCGACTTGTAGGGGATTTGAACCCCTGATCTCTACCGTGACAGGGTAGCGCATTAAGCCAGACTATGCTAACAAGCCAAATTCTCTATATGTAAACATACCTAAGGAACTCTTGAACAATATGGACTCTGCCGGCACCACGGGTTCGTCTCCCGATTGGGTTCATTCGTTATTACAGCCTACATGATCTGTCAGTACACTCGTACAGTATCTTGCGATCCGTAACTACCTTCATGTGCACTGCATACTCCGCCCCGGCGAGCTGTCCCCTTTGCAAGCACCTAACAGTATAGGTAACCTTTTGTACGTTTACATATAGAGGCTATTGTTTACAATAGCTTATATGTGATTAACTTTTTAAAGAACACAGTTAATTGCTTAACAAGCATGTATTGTAACACCTTTTTGGACAATTAGCAAGTGTTTTTTACTGCTGTTGCTGATTTGCTACAACGTTTGTTCGATAACAAACTAGTTAATTTCTTAACTTGTATCTATTATAGCACCAAATAATAACCCGCACAATCTTCGGGTTTTGGGTGTTGTTTTTTAATAACATGGAGTAGGTGACAGGACTTGAAATATATATTATTTCGTTTTGAACATAAATAATAACATGAACACCTGTCAACAATGTACTTCATTATTTGCTCAAACTCCTGGAACGTACGGTAAATTTTGCTCTGTATCCTGTAGTAGTAAGTTTAATAATAAAATTAGACGCCAACAGACTACGGAAAACTATTTATTAAATCCAAAAGTTTGTAAAAATTGCAATTCAATCATAAATTATTCTCAAAGAAAAAGTAATATTTTTTGTAGCCGATCCTGCGCCGCTGTGTTTAATAATGCCAAAAAAGATTGGACTAATATTAAAACTGGGCCGACACCTAAACAAAAGGCACCGAAATTAAAAAGAAAAGCGAGAACTAATACTATCCCAGATGCAGACGGACCATACACTATTATATACCTATGCACTTGCAAATTTACTGGAAAAAAATGGTACTCCCCAACAGTTAAGACCATACACCCATCAACAATATCAACTAAAAAATTGTATTCTTATCAATGTAGATTTAACTTTGGTATTAAGTCGTACCCTGAATGGTTTGCTTATGCATCAAATTTAATAAACACTAACGGCTGGTACTCAGCCTCTAATAGAGGTAATAATTTATCTGGATGTTCTCGTGATCATTTGTATTCAGTATCGGATGGATACAAAAACAATATAGATCCTAAAATAATATCTCATCCTGCAAACTGTGAGATAATTCCGCACAGGAAAAATCAGAGTAAAAACAAGACTTCGTCGATTACATTAGAAGAACTAAAAGAAAGAATCAAAAAATTTAATCAAAAATATTTGGAGATGCCAGATGGGGTCGAGCCATCCTAGAAAGTTTTGCAGGCTTCCACCTAACCGCTCGGACATGGCATCGTAATATAAAAATTTTAGTGTGGTAGTTCGGCGCACACCTACATAATAAATGGTGGAAGCGGTGAGACTCGAACTCACACACCCTGTTGAGAGCCCTCAGTTTTCAAGACTGCTGCCGCTATGCCGATTCGGCTAACGCTTCCAATTATACTGGGAATACTTCCCTAAAATTTGTTTTTCTTATACGATCTAACATACCAATATATTCGTTAAATGTATTGATTAAGTTAGGATTGTGCACAGCATTTTCCAATGAGTTTATTGTAAATTTAATCGCTGATATATAGTTATATCGCAGATAATGCGTTAAAGGAATCTGAGATTTTAGTTCTTGCAAATCGAGAATAAATTGATTTCTTTGTGCATCTGTTAACACTTCTATGTCTAAATATGGTTTAGACATTAATCTACCAACATTCACAGCATATGAGTTATCAACACAATATTGAATTAATGGTATCAACGCCCAGAAACTTGTATACTGTAGTGTATGGCCAATGGTAATAGGATTATTAGGCCATGTAGGATTAGGACGTGTGGCTAATTTTTTAATATTAGCATCTACGGTTGCCCACTCACTACCATATCTAACATATTCTGTATGTTGCTCGGTACCTTCTAAACTTACAACTATTGCAACAGATTTAAATTTTGAAATACAATCGTATACTTCATCTGTTAATGTTGTACCGTTTGTGGTAACTGTTAAATTTAATTGCTCCGGATGCGGAATGCTTTTTAACATTGCAATAGCATTAGGAGTTATAAGTGGCTCGCCACCTGTTAAAAAAATATGTTCAACATTTTCTAATAGTCGAGGCTCCAGCTCTTGATATTCATCTGTTTCAAACCAATTTCTTTTTTGTATAAATTGATCATCATGAGTTAAGTGAACAAAATTTTTATATTGTTCTCTATTCATTTTTACTTCAGTTTCTATACTAGAACTGCAATAAGGATTACACATTATACATTTTAAATTACAGTGATTGCCAAATTCAACATGTAAATGTTTTATGCCATAAGATTTATCTGGTGAAAAATCTTGTCTAATAAAATTTTCAAATGTGCGATTACCATTTATTCTGTACGACGATGATCCATTGTCTTCTTCGTCCCAACAACGACTACAACCTTCATGTCTTTGGCCATTGTCTAGTTCTTGACTAATTTTAATAACTTTTGTTTGTCGCCAACGATCAAATTGATCATATTTATCAACCAAATTACCATCTTTTATTTGATAATTACAACAAGGTGTAAGTGTGCCGTCTGTGCGAATATTAACACCAATATGCGAATGTATACAAAATGTTTCTTGATTCATAGTGATATTTATATGCAACATATATTGTAATATTCTAAAACTGATTAGTTTCGGGAGATGTCCGTCCTATACAACCGGCCCTTTCAATGAGCCTGTAAAATATTCTTCTACTCAGTTTTAGAATACCCTTTATTGCTAGAGGATATGATAGGGTCAATACCCTACCCAGGAGTCTTACTAATCGGTTTCCGCCCGACGTTCATGTATCCTGTCCGCCCGTTTGTGCTAGTTAAAGTGAGCACGGGACCTCGTTTCCCTTGAGCACTCGATTCTTAGCGTTTTTGCATCTTGCCTGCAAGTTTTTTTATTGCAGCAATATGCAGTTCTGCTCTACGTACTTTACTCTCTATTAAAGCAACTCGTTGTTCTGGTGTTAGAACATGTTGCTCTTTGAGAGGTTTAGTATTCTTTTTTTCTAACATCTTTTTCCTTTGTAAAAAACAAAACCCCGGAGTGTTTAGTTCCGGGGTTCTGTGAATCTCAACTAAACAGTTACTAAGATTTAAGAACCCCTACACGATCATTATTAATACTTGTTGAACGCACAGATTCGCACCAAAAGGCTGGTGTTAGCTGTTTGCCTAACATATAATAATGATTGCTAATGAGTTTGTTTAACATAGTATCTATTGTAGTATATTTATCTTTATTCGTCAACTATTTATTTATCCAAAAATTATCCATGAATAATTGTTTCGTCGTCGAAATAACCTTGCGTAAGAGCAGTTAACTCAGGACTTGGCGTTGGTATATCCGGTGCGTTTTCTGCGCTTACTTCTTCCCAGCCGACTACAACACCATTTTCAACGATTTCTGTTGCAGTAGAATGCCCGGCTGCTTGGTGTGCTTGTTTTTCGGCTGTGTGTTGTTCCCACAAAGTTTTAAATTTAGTTAAGTCATCGCCTGTTAAATGGTCATTTACCCACTGTTCAATAGAATACGGAACTTTTGTTCCATCTGGCATTACCTTAACTGCAATCTTTTTTGTTGTCATAATAGACTCCTTTAGTATATGTTTATATTTAGTTTTCTTTATAAAAAAGAATACAATACCTATTTTTTAAACCATTGGTATACAATTGATTCTGCAGGTTTGTTTCTAATACTTTGACTGATATTAGGGAAAGTTGTGTGAGCTTGGATATTATCAGCTAACCAATATGAATTGATAGAAAACGACTCTACATTAACATATTGTTGTTCGTTAATTGTTTCTAACATAGATTCATAAGCAATTGCTTGAACACTAAAATCTGTAGTTAATGTAGCAGCACAATTTAGTGACCAACACCCGCTGTCTTCTACCCAGCCCTGGCTTAGGGTATGATTCCAACTTTGTACTTGTGCAACTATTTCTATCGGCTTTGTTGTACCGTATGTGTTTTGGGCACCATGCAATGTTGTTGCATAATAGGGTTTAAGTACTGCAACACTAAGATTTTGTTCATCAGATGAACTAATTCTTCCCACTAATGATCCAATTGTTACAACAATTTTATCTACAGAATCTGTAACCGATTTGCTATATACCCAGGATTGTTCTAGTACTAATTTACCAGAATAAATAGCTCTTAATTTATTTGCTAGATTGACCAATGATTGTTCTCTTATACCTGCAAAATTTGTAAAGTCAGGAGTCCAATCGTCCCAATCTAAAGTCATGCTTTCATACCCAGAAGATTGTAATATGACTGCCTGCGATGTCATATAGTTACTATATGCGGTATATAAATCACTAAGCCATTGATTATTTGTAATGACTAAATTCTGCCCGACACTATCTGTAGTACATATCTGCATTTTATAACGAATATTAAGTCCAATTGCATGAGCTTGTTGTGCCATCCAGGTTAAGTCTGCGGCAGGAATGCTTTCTCTTCCAAAAAGTGAAAAATCTTGTCCTGGCGTACTTGCTGATGCTATACAAATATATTGAGGTACTGTTACATATGTGCCACCTAATGCTTTTATTCTCTGTATTGTTTGCACAAATGCAGTATGCATATCTGAATTACACCCTGGATTATTTGGTGTTTTTTGACTACCTGGATCTAACCAACTATCTTTTATAGTCAGACCCAATTGAAGAGTAGCCGGCATGTGTCCCGATACAGCAGGCAAAGGAAATGCGCCTTGATATGATGCAGGATATTGAACTGTTGTAGTAGATAACAAACATGTATCGTCGACTACCGGCAATGTTTGAATTTGTGTATATGTACCGGGATATGTATTTGCGGTAATGTTGGTATTGATTGCCACAAAAGATCCTGTTTGTGGTTGGACCGGGACTGAGGTCGATGCACCACCACCTCCGCATGCGGTTAATATCAAAGATGCAGAAAAAAGTAATACTAAAGTTTTAAACATATGCATACCTAGTTAAAAGACATGTGCGTATTATAATATATTTTTGAATGTTGGACAATTGGTTGTTGCAAATTAACGACGAGCTCTGCCCAAATCTTTAGGTTTTCCATCTGGTTCAGCTCGTTTTTGTCGTATCTGTACGCGAGTTTTTTCTGGATCAAACTCCACAGATGGTGTGTTAGCAACAGGTGCGGATGCTTCTGTGTCATCTGTGTCCTCCTCAGCCGCAGTTTCACCGTTGTACAAAATTTTAAATGTCATGTTGCCTTGTGCCGCAATAGCAGAATATGCTTTGCTGGTTGACAATTTAACTCCAGTAACTGCATCACTTGGATAGTGAGCATCCATGCCTTCAATTACAAAAGTATCGCCTTTGTGACTTACACGATTATAAACCTGTACCAAAGCACCATTGTTTAGAATCTCGGCCGCAGCTTTGCTAAAATTAGTTTTTGTATCAACCCATTCAATGACTTTGTGTGCAATAACTAACATCAATACATGAATTGGAACTGCAGGCTTTTTGCGTTTTTCAACATAGTCATTGTACCAAGTTTCTAAACGTCGGCTAACAATACCACGACCAGTTAATTCTGCACCGAGATCAAGTTTCAATGATCTTAAATTTTCAACTTGATGTGCTTCTTCGCTGGTTATAATGCCTGCCATTTCGGCAATCGTTAACGGGCCTGAATAATGTGCCAAATAATTGTACTGTCCATTTTTACCTTGTGTGCCTTTAAAAGCATCTATGATAGGAAGTATCTTTGCGTGTTTTTGTAATAACTTTTCACCATTAGGCGATGCACGAAGCTCTTCTACTTTTTTAGCAAAGTTTGCAGCACTAGCGAATGCTCCACCACCAACCGCATCTTTGGTTGATATGTTTAATTCTTTGCCTTCTGGGTTGACCAATACACTATCACTTAATGCACCACCGGCACTGTCATTAAAATTAATCACACAATCTTTTAGACTTGCACCAGCACCGAAGAATATGTCAACGGCTTCTTGTGCATTGCCGCTAACATTCATTCCTTTGACTAATGCAATAGGCTGCATCATTTCGCAGAAATAGATCTTAAAAGCATCAAAGTTCATGTTACCTGCAGGAACAATAACTGGAAAATTACTGCTGGCTAAAAATATTTTGGCTGCATTTGCTTCATCACTTTCGGGACCAAATTTATTTTGTATTTGTGCCACAACGTCAGCAGGACGCAGATTCGTAAAACTTTGCCCTTTAAATATTTCACTTGGTTTGTAGCCAGCGTTTTCTTTGGCTCCAGCACGACTGTTAAATTTAAATCCACCGGGAATAGCATCATGCGGGAAATCATTATCATTTCTATTGGCTTTAATTTCTTTAAAATACCGACCTAGATAATATGAATTTCCATCTTCAGCGGAAAATGTTGCAACACCAAAAGCCAGAGTCATTGCACCGGGGGCATTTGTCCAGTGAATGTTTTTGCCTTGTGCAGTAATTTCATCAACTGCATCTTTCATTGCAGATGCATCTATAAATTTTCCTATATTAGGATAAAAATCTAATCCCTGAAATGTTATAACATCTCCTTGGGGATTTTTAAAAGTTTCACCGGGTTTACGACGTGCAAGTCCTACCCCTTCAGTTAGTATTACATCAAGAATATTAATTAAATCGCGCATCAAGTATTTATTCTAATATTCTATAGAAATCTTTGTCTAGCCATGTTGTTAACAGCTCTTCTTGTCGCACATGCCCGTATTTGTTAATACTTGTTTCCACACTATCGTTTACTAGTCCCTGCTCTATAAGAGTATGCCAGGATGTTGTTTTAGGATCCATGGGCGGAATGTGACTTTTATAAACTGCGGCAAATAACCAACTGCTGTTTACATTTTTATAAAAATATGCATCTCTACAGTCAAATCCATTCACTGCTAGCATGTACATTAAATTAACAATATTGTAGTTGTAGAATCCACCGCTTACACTCACATTCATTAGCCTATTATATCTATAATGAATAAACTGTGGTAAACTCAATATCATCATTCCATTAGTGTTTATATTATTATTCCACGCAGCAAGTGTAGTCATTGGATTAGTAATATATTGGAATGTATCATGACACCATAGTAAATCAATTTTTTCTGGTACAATGTTGTTGTTGTTTTTTTGTTGATCTGAAACGTCGATATCTGCTTCAATTATTTTTACATTTTCATAGCCGGTAATAGAGTAATCTATTGCATTTGTATTTTTATCAACTGCATAAACTGTGTAATTTCTTGGTTCAGGTGGATCATCGCGAGTTTCCAATGTGGCCCACCACTCTGTGTCTAGTCCCGCGCCGCAACCAAAATCAGCAACGACACTTAAACTATCCAAAAAACTGTCATATCCGTATATGAGATTTAGTATTTGTAAACTATGATCATGGCTTTCGTATGCGTTTTTAAATTGTTCCATTTGTAAGTATCTCTAACGTTAATTTTTTCTTTAGTTCTTCAAGCCTAGGTTCAAGTTGGTAACATGCTTCCGCTATTTCATTGTCTGTGCCCCATCCAAGTTGGTTATTCAAATGCACAGCCCATTTAGATACCATGTCTTTTTCAAGTTGCAGATCAACTGCGTTGTGTTTAGGTTTAGCCTTAATACACAAATTAAAATCATCTAACAATGCTTGAGCGTGTTGCTTGATATCCATTATACAACAATATCTTCCATGCCCGCAGTCCTTAATCGCACCACGTGCCCGAGCATAAAGTTTTTACTTTCTATACCTTTCATTACACCTAGCCACTTATTACGTAGTAGTGCAACTTCATTGATAATTGTTTCCATGTCGATTACTTCATCTTCGGCTTCGGCATATTTTTCAGCATCGCGACTTGTTAGTGCACGCTGATACGCTTCAAGATATTTTTTATAATGTCGCTGCCGAATTTTCCTTAACTGTATATTTAAATATTCGAGCACCGCTTCAATTTCTTGTAGTTGATTAAACCTGTGCTCAGTAAGCCCGGGTAAATTACTTAGTGCCTTTTCAACATTACCTGAAATTTTGATCTCACCTTTGGCTGAGCGCAACTCTGCATCATAGTAATCAATAAACTCGGGAATTACACTTAAATCAGCTACTATTCTATTATAGAACATAGTATACTTTATATAGTAGTTTGATTAATCGTCGTATTCTTCGTATGCATCTTCGTCATCAGATGAATATTCTTTTAGTGCGCGAGAAAGTGCACTATCAGTTGATCCAAATTCTTTGATTGCATGATCATCTAACATATCAATCATTACACTCATAAGATTATCTGCGGCCTCTTGACGGTCTTTTACAGGTATATACTGCTTAAGAATTGTATATGCTTCACTTAATACATCCACATCTATACTCATTCTTTGGCTCCATATACAGTGTTTTCTAATGCCTGAAATGTTGTCTCTACTTTCGTCATTGCATCAATAAGATTCTGTTTATCCTCTTCAGATATAGTTTCGGGTAAATCAAAATTTAAACTGTTTACTTTATCTTTAAGTTTACTAAGTTGTTCAATCATTTTTCTATCCTTTTAATTTGCCAGCCTTTACATTTTCCTCTTTTTGGTATACTGTTATTTTGTAACGCTTTTTCCATTGTTGATATAGTCAATTTGTTATCGTTACAGAACTTATAAAACTCACCTACTATTATATATTCTATTCCTCCTGGAGATATAAAAATATATGTTTTGCTATTATTTTTATTACCTTTCATTCTAATAGAATGTGCTTGTTTGTTTTTTACAGAATGATGTTTTCCGTAAAATGGATTTAATTTGCCGGACCTTGCTATTTTCCGTTTTGTTTCTTCAGAGTGCGGTTTACGACCAATAGTTTTACAAGTTTCTATATAGCTTTTTACTCTATTCGTAACATGAGTTGCACTTTGTTTCTTACCTTTCCAACTTGGTGGTCTGTTGTCTACACATATATTTGTTAATATGCCGCCTGGATCAATATTTTCTCTACCATATTTTTTAATAAAAGTAGTTTCTATAATATATGCTTCGTCCTCATCTACTATATTATCCACTAGAATATTGACAGGAATTTCATATCCTGCTTGCTTTAGATAGTTTATTTTAAAAATTTTGTGTCTATTACTGGTATTTTCTATAGATTCATTAAAATGATCAAGATGTCTATTGTTTATCTTTAATCCTTTGCCTATATAAAACGGTAGGTTGGTTCTTATATCCATTAGAGCGTAAATGTAATACATAGCAGTTCTCCTACATTTATTTATCTAAACTGCTATGTATCCGTAAATATCACTCCTCGATATTTTCTACTTGTTCTAATACGGGCTCGTCCCTATGTGGATGCTCTGTAATATCTTTCATTACTTGATCAAGGCATCCGTCTTCATTTCTTTCCCATGCTTTGCGGAATTTTTTAATCACAGTGCCATCAAATAAAGTGCATTTAAGACTATTACCATCTTTAGTTAGAATTCCTTTTCCTTCAAACAAATCAACAAGGCCCGATGTTGGACTCATTCCTTGCTCATAAGGAATCTTAACCTGTACGCTTTCAAATGGTTTGGCATAGCGTGTCTTCATAATCTTACAAGCGGCGCGGATACCTTTAACTTCTGAGATCTTGTTGCCATCTTCGTCTTCTTTGAGTTTTAACTTACGCATAGCAACGACAATAGAGCTAGCATAGATAAAACCTTGACCGCCCGAGATTTTATCATCGGGGTCAAACATATCTTGGCTAGCGTACGTGTGATTAGTTGCAACTAAACCGATATTTAAAGCACCAATCATATTAACACAGTTACGAACAAGTGCTGTTAATGCTTTAGGCTTACGACCTAAGTCGCCTTTTAAATCGCCTGCTTCAAATTGATTAACATCTGTAGGTGTTAACAACATACCTAGACTGTCTAGTACAAACAATACTTTAGGACGAGATTCTTCAGGTAACGTTTTATATTCCTTAACAAACTCACTGATCATTTTAGCAACGTCATCAATCATTGCCATGTTAAGTTTAAGAAGTTTGTCTTCGCTGGTATCTACCCCAAGCGCATGCAACCATGCTTCATCAAGTGCGTTTTCTGTATCAATTAGAATAGGATAGATACCTTGTGCCTGTGCGTTTTTAATTAAGTTGCCCGAACAGATAAACGATTTACCTGCGCCCGACTCGCCTGCAAATACAGTAACCTTGCCCATTGGTATACCTTTGTAGAAGTCCCCGGAGATAAGATAGTTTAGTGCATAGTTGTTTGTTGATATCCAATCAGTGGGGTCATTAAATCCTACACTAATACCATCGATACTTTTTGTAATACTTTTTCTAAATTTGCTTACGTCAAATGGTTTTGCTATTGCCATACTTTTATTCCTTAAATAATTTTTTAAAATCTCTTACATTTTTTGGTGGGGTGGTTAACAAGTATAAATTATTATTTTTTGTATTAATTGAAAGTAATGATCTAATAATTGCTGTTTCAAAAAACGTATTTTCAATTTGGTAGTCTTTATTATATAACACATCATTGGCAATTGTAAAACATTTTTTAATCCTATTAAAATATTCTTCGTTTGCTTTTTAACTTGTTTAACAAAACGTTGTATTTTTAATTTATCTGGGGTTAATCCACAGTCGATTAAAAATTTTTCTATCTTATTAAGATCTTCCCAAAACCACATTATATCAAAAATAATATCAGATTCTTGATTCATTAAATCAATTTTATCCATTAGTGTTAGACTTAATATTTCAATTTGTTCGCCGTAATTGCCAGTTCCTTGTTTATATAAGAAAGGTTTATTAAATTCTGGTAGTTGATTATTAAATTTATAAAGACCCATCATTAGTATTAGAAGTTTTCCAAATATAGATTCAGATGTCGAATATATCAATTTATTACCGATAGATCTTTCATACTCAATGTCTATATTAGGATGTTTGATGTAGTAAAATTTTTCATTGTGAGCAAAATGATGTAGATTTTTACCTACAATAAACAAAGGAAAACTAGAACTTCCTTCTTCTGTACAACAAGAAAGCATCGCACCAATGGTATTTCCTAAAGCTCCATTATGGTAATGTATTACAAGCATAAAAGAGTAAATGGGGGCGGACCCCCATTTTTTACCACGTTAAGTTATTGTGTTTTACGATTTCTAATCATTGCCAAAATATCTTCGGCACGTTGACTTGATGGTTTTGCAGCCGGAGTTGCTACTGGTGCAGCAGCTTCTGCTGGTTCTTCATCTATGTCAAATGGAGCAGCTTCTGCAACTGGTGCTGGTATGGCTTTTGCTACAGGAGCAGGTGCGGCTTTTGCTGATGATTCGTTGTCATCTCCAGTACTGCCAGCACCACCTTGGAAGCCACTTGGCTTGTAGTAGTTGGCCCAACGATCTGGATCGTACGGTTGACCATCAACACTAGCCTCAAACATTTCCTTGATTACTTTCAATTCGACGTCCGTGGGTTGCTTTGGCAAAAAGTCGCTCAAATTAAACAAACCATATTGTTCGACTGCAGCAGCTTCATCTGAGTTCAACGCAGACTCTTTGCGTGACCACTTGCTTGTTGAATAGTCTGCATAACCACCTTTGCTGGTTTTAGTGACCGTAAAGTCTAGTCCGGCTTCGTAGTCAGTTGGCAAGTTTTCCAACTCTGGGTCCATCAACGCAGATTTGATCAGATTAAAAATCTGTGGACTAATAACAAATCTACGAATAGGATTTGCTGGTGCACGATCATCAGTTAAAGAATTTTCACGTACAAAACCTTGGAACAAATAAGATTTTTTCTTCCAATACTTACGACCCATTTCTTCTAAACCTGGGTCTTTGAACCATGTACGTACTTCTGCCAAGATTGGGCAGGCAGCTCCGTACATTTCTACACACGGAACTTGTACAACAACTGGTTTTGAATCTGATTGACCTTTAATGCCAGCAAAAGGTAAACGAATCATTAGTCGTTCAACCCAGAAAAAGTCATTTTTTGTATTTCCGTCTGGTAAAAAGCGAATTCTACTGCTTGTGCCTTCGGGGATGTTCCAATGTGGATAAATTGCGTTATCACCTTGGGATTGTGAGTTACCGCCGGAGCGGTCTGCTTGTGCTTGTAATTTAGCGCGAATTTCTGCGAGAGATGTAGCCATAATAATTTTCCTTTATAAAATGTGCCATGATTGTTTTAAGATTGTCTTAATTTTGCACACACGTTAGTATATGCAATTGTATTTATCTTTGTCAAAGATTTTTTGTTATTTTTTACCCAGACCAGCTAGTGTTCGGATAAACGCCAAATCGTCAGATTCAGTAACAGGTTCATCCATTCCGGTTGCACCAACTGTGTTGTTCTGCGGCGTTGCAGGTTGCGCAGGTGGTTGTTGCGGAGTTTGATTTACTTGTGTAAGTTCAGCATAGATCTCATCAGCGAGATCAGTCATACCGTTTGACTTCATCCATGCCAATACTGTTTGGCGTGTGTCAACGTCTGGACCAAAATCACTGCTTAATTTGGTTAGCGTACTTTCCATATCTGGATCTATATCGCTGAAGTAGAATTTTAATTCATTCCATGCATCCTGTCCATCTATACCGGCTGGCAACGGATGCTTCATTAATTCTTTAAAGTCTTCTTGTTTGTATTCATCTTCAATGTTTTCTAACACCGAAGTTTCGTTAACCCAGGATTCAAATTCTTTGCCCATTATTGGTTGAGAATCTTTGTATTTTTTATATGCACGATATACATATGGCAGTGCCGCATCAAATTTATCATTGTAGACTTTTTTAACAAATCGTTCACGCAAACTAGGAATGTCAACGGAATCTTCTACTGCAGCGTCAGGGACAAAATTTTCTGCATAGTGGCGATAGCCTTTGGGCCCACCAATGTGACGTAGACGATCGCGTAACTCACCATAGTGATGTATAGCTGCATGAGCCATTTGTTGTGTTTCTGTGTCTTCAAATTGGCGACGTTTTGCTTCACGCACAAAATGTGCCATTGCCGACATTTCCATGCATATTCCACTTATGCTTTCACCAATTGCATCATCAACTGATCCACCATTGCTACAATGTTGCGCCATTGCACGAGCACCGTGTAGGTTTTTAAACGGCAATAGTCTGCGTTCGCCGACATGATTTTCAATAAACACACTGTCGATATTACGACTACGTGCACCACGTTTTTCATCATCTACATTGGCGCTATGGCGAACAATAATACGGGCAGGACCACATTCTTGATAACTGCTGCGACTTGTGCCCCACATACGACTTTCTGTAACTGCATCAACTTCGCCGGCGTCGAACGTACTGTCATGACGACTTTGTTGTTTTACATCGCGTAGTTCTAAATTGCCTTTTGTGTTGTCTCTTACATCAAATCGCATCATGTTACTGCGAGCAAACTTTTTCATTGTAATCAAAAATTTATTCCATTCTGCGGTTTCTTCAGCGTCTAAGTGTTCACCGATGTTTTTACCAAATAAAATTTTTAAACTTTCTTCATCAACAATACTAATAGTTACATTACCAAATTTCTTTCCATTCTGACCAATGTAATCAAAATTAAAGAAACGTGCACGTGCAGGATCACTGGTTGCTTGTGATTTTTCGTCGCCTAAACTGACGTTTTCAAAGCGACTACGGATTTTATTAAATAGTTCTGTAGCTACGTTTTCGCTGTTTATCATAATTCATGTCCAATATTAGTATATTTAGTGAAATTTAAAATCCTGCGAGCATAACAAATGGCATTGGATCTATGAAATCTTCTAGGTCATTACGTACACTTTCGTCTAATTCGGCATCAAAAGTCTGCAATAATTGTATCATACGAACACACAATAACATACTCATAACTAAATCGTCAGTTTCGCCTATTTTTGCAGCAAAGCTAGTGCCGTGTGCTACAAAGTTTTTAAGTTCACTAATTAAATTATTACTTGCAATGTGCAGACGTTTGTTTTCAATTAATGCTTTTAACTTAGCACAAACTGATATCTTGGATTTATTTGAAGTGGTAAATCCTTTGCGATACACCCTTGATACACCCGCACGCTTAGGTTCACTTAAAAAGGTACCACGAATATTTTCTTCGCCCATTTCCGCAATGGTAACCAATGCTGCTTCCCCTAATGTATTATTTTCTACGCTGTAATAGATGTTATTTTCTGTGCCAATTATATCGTATATGTATTGGCAAACTTCTTTCATTATACCTACTTGTTTTTGGATAGGAGTTTTATTGTGTTGCCATTCGGCTACCTGTTTCATTGATGGCAATTCAACCACTTGTAGTGCTGCGTAATCGCCACCGGTGCCCAGGCTAGGATCCAGGCCGACTGCATAAGTATATCCTTTTTCAGGTTTTTTATACCAGCGAACTTGCCCTTGTTTTTCAATTGGATCTATACCGGCCAGTTCTACTAGATGCAAAGGGTTAATAAGCGTCTCATCAAAAATAATGAATTCGCAATTTGATGACAGCACTCCGTTTGTGTAATATCTATGACCACCTTCAACCTCTACTAAGTCATATACTAACTGTGTTTTGCCCGTGTCCGTGACCCCAATGATCTTAATTTCTCCGTTCTTGGATAATACTATGTCCCCAACAGTAAGTTCGTTCAACGGAACTCTAGTAGTATCATCAATAAACAACTTATGGTTGTTGGTGCACTCTAACCAATAGTCCTGCTCAAACTCAACTCTGCATATTGGGCGAGTTCCCAGGCAACGTATTCCTACAAATGATTTATATCCATCAGGAGTCAAAACTTTATACCCGTGTATATTTTCTTTAAAAGTTACTTCTGCCATGTTAGTATCTCGTAGTTATTTTTATCAGTAAACAGCCAAACCTCGTACTCAAATCCCTGTTGTAAAACGGAATCTTTTTTACGTACATTATTAGTTAATCGTGATTTGTATTTTTTATCTCCGTTACCGTCCCACCACCACCGACTTTTTACTTCAATTATTTTATTTTCTTTTGTAATCAATATATCTGGATAATATAAAGCTGTGTGTTGATTGACGTTTATATATTCAAACTTTGGTAGATCATAGACCGATTTCCTATCATCAAATTGTAGGTCGGATTCCTCATAAATTTCTAATAACTTAGTTATTGTTATATCTTCATACCCCCTAACACCAATTACACGCCCAGATGGAAGGACAAATTCTCTTCCTAAACTATTTGATTTTGCTGAATTTGTTCTTGCTTCAGGTTTCATTAATGCGTTCTCAACACCAAATTTTGTCAAACATGTTGCACGCCGTTTGTCGGCAATTTCACTGATTTTTTCAGCTGACATTGCTTGCCAAGATGCACTTGTTTGTTTGCTATTAGCATAATATTCATCACCATAACGTTCAAATTTGGTTTTCTTAGATTTATGTTTGTATGTTGCAGATTGCGTTACCCATTCTACATCATATTTTTTTCTAAAAGTTTCTTTGGATTTTATAACTTGTGATTGTATTTGTTCTTGTGTTCTTGCACTGGCCGCTAATCTTTTATTATTAGAATCGGTATTCCTTTGTTCTATAGTCCAAGACCGTTTAGTATTGGATATGCTTAGTCCCACACATTTAGGGTCACCGCAACTATTAGCATAGGTTTCTGTTTTTTGATAAAATGATAGGGCATTCCCGCATCTACATTTTGGGGATGTTTTGGTAATATATGTTTCAATATACTGTTGGTACGTTAGATTGTTATTTCTTAAATGCCTAGTAAATTGACCATTGGTTTTACAATAAGTTTTATGATCTATTACTGATGTTATATATTTTGTTTTAGACATACATTTCTCTGCTAAATCGTTCACGAGCAAGATTATTTATCTAAAATATCAAACAATTCAGAAATTGTTAAGGTTCGTGCACTGTCATCGACTACAACATCTAATAGTGTATTACCGTTACAGCACTCCATTTCACGACGGAAGCGTTCTTCACCAAGTTGTGCTCGCATTTCTGCAGCCCATTTTTCATCACGATCTGGGTGTTCTCGCCAAGCACTACGGAATGCTTTAAATCCATTGATGCCTAGCTCAGTTTGGTTTCCAAACTCGTCAATGGTCTTATTAGCACCTTTCCAAATCTGTGCAAATTGATCTTCGTCTGAGTTTGGGGTACTAGTAATAATACACTTACCACCAGTTGATAGCGTAGGTGTAATCGACGTCCAGAATTCTTGTGCAATAGTCGGTCTTACGAAAGCAAACTCATCACAGTATAATAAGGATATACTCATACCACGACCGGTATTTTCTGTAGTCGTAGCACTTACAATACGTGATCCATTTTCAAAGTCTAATGATCCCTTGTTATAACTTGTTACTCCTGCTCGTATATGATCTGGGCAATTTTCATATGCATATCGCACACGTTGCATAATTTCTTGTGCACCTGTATATTTGTGGGCTGCAACCAAAATAGTTGAATCGGGAACAAACATAGCATACCAAAGTAAATACCCTGCAGCACTTGTAGATTTCCCCGTTTGTCTTGGCATTAGGCTAATAGAGAACCTATAATTGTGATAGCTATCTATTAGACGTTCTTGATACTCAAAAGGATGATATTGGATGGCTCCTTTTGTTGGGTGTTGTATAAAAAAGTAATTGTTCATGAAATATTGTGGACCAGTTACTGGGTCGGCACAATGAACAAATTCTGTAAATTGTTCTTTCGAAAGACTCATTTTTTTATAAGGAGTCTTTATGATAGATAGTTCGTTGGAATTACTCATGTTAAATATACTTATATGGAAACACTATTATTAAATCGAGATTTGGCACCTATATCAATATTACCACTAAGTGTTATTGGTTGGCAACATGCTATAAAATTAATGTTTTTAGATCGCATTGAAGTACTTGAATCATATGAAGATCGAGTAGTCCGTAGTGAAAAGTTGACCATTAATGTCCCTGCTGTGGCCATGACCAAAGAGTATTTTAACTATAAAAAAGGTGTAAAATTCAGTCGCCATAATTTGTATTTACGTGATTTGTATCAATGCCAGTATTGTGCAGACACATTTAATGTTAAAGATCTTACCATTGATCATGTTATACCTAGAGTAAGTGGTGGTGGCACTAATTGGGAAAATTGTGTTACTTCTTGTAGAACGTGCAATAGTCGCAAAGGCAGCAAATTACAAAAGCCATTGCGTATGCCGTTTAAGCCTAGTTACTATAAATTGATACAAACATGGAAAGATCGTCATTTTCATGTTAACCATCCAAGTTGGTATCGTTATTTAGGTGTAGAAGAAAAACAGGCCAACACTTAATCGTTGGTTGGTTTTTCGCCGGTTAGATATGGCTTGCTAAACCAAAGTTGAAACCATTCATCTGTGCCCGGACAAATGTCTTTGTCGTGCTCGATCTTGCGTTTTTCCATTGCAGTCTTGCTGATATTAGCACCTTCGCCTTTGGCAAAGTCTGTATGACTAAAATCAGATTGTGTGTTACTGCCTACAGGACTATTAACATTAACTGGATCAGGTCGTTGATATTCTGTTAGCAAAGATAGTCCTGCCAGTCTACGTATATCGTTTATTTCTGTGATATCCATTACTGCATCGGGTACTGTTGAATCCCCGGCCGGAACATAATCTGTACTAGTAAAACGATACTGTTTCATTAGACACCGTGTTTGTTTTTCTTACGTGCAGCAACTGGACTGGTACGATGCACTTCATCTGCTTCAGTGCTATTATTTGGTGTTAACCTTTTGCTCTTAGCTCCAAATGCACGTTCTGCTTGATCTAATATTTTGTGTTCGCCATCAGAATAAGCAACTGTAACAAGGGCCTGCCCATTGGGGCCTTCTTTGTCAGGTTCGTGCTCATACTTACCACTGGGATCTCCTGCGCCACCTAAAAAGTGTGCAGCAAAACGCCAAGGAGCATAAGGACTAGAGTTATCCAAATTTGGATGGGTCTTCATACCAGGAGTTGCAGCAGTATGCGACTTTGGTAATTGACTAGTTTCTGTGATGATCTCAGTTATTTTCATAGTCAAGTATTTATCAGTAGTTGGTAGAACTCAGGGTGTGTGTCTGCATATGAAGTGTCTGTTGCGGCATCATATTTTTTAACATAAGATAAAAAATCAGCAGAACTAAAATTTTCATCTACAATAATGTAATCTGCCAAAAAATCCAGTTCTTTAATACCGGCAGTTTTATCTAATATGGCAGTTCTAAGACTAGAACTCACTTCTTGTGCCGAGCACTTTCCGAGTCCGGTGTTAAAAGGTGTAAAGTTTTTATAGACAGCAGGGAATTCTGTAGATAAAAAATTACACAATTCTGAAATGTAAAATATATTATACAGGCTGTAGGTTATGTTAAAACATAATTCTACTCTAGGTCCACAATTGGCTTGGAACCATTTAATATTTTCTACTACTTGATCCCATTTTGCGCCACGGCGTTGATATTCAAATCTTTTGCCGATGTCATCTATACTAAAAAATAATCTAACTTTTTCAACAGAATTTAATATTTCTAAAAATTCCGGAGTCGGCAAGGTTGTGGCATTTGTAAATATCCAAATAGTTAGATCATCGTAGCTGCGATATTTTCCCATGTTTCGAAAAAATTCATAGTATGCCGGTTCCATAAATATTTCGCCGCCTTGCAGTTGTACCAATTTAAGACTTTTAAATAATGCAGGATCATCAATTACAGGACGGTCATTCTTTTTATATTTCATTCCAGGCCAAATAAATCCCCAGTGTTTTTCGTACAAAGGAATCCAACTACTGCTGTTAAAAGGACCACATATAGCACAACTTAGATTACAAAGGTTTCCTAGATTTAAATCAATCCTTGTTAAAACTTCTACTTCACTAGTGCCGTGCTCTCTAATAGCATGATATCTTCCACTGGCGTGAGGATTTATTTGATCTTGCTGATAACAATGGCCGCAACCAGGATGCTTTTCGTTATTTTTATTTTTTTCTCGTAGCTCAACAATAAATGGTGCAGAATTATAATCATTGTAAATTTCATTGCTGCGAGAAATAAACATATCCTCACCTTTAGGCTTATAATCCCTATTAAAATAACAACAGGGTTTATAATCAAAGCGATCGTTCAGTTGATTTATGTATGCTCTATTCCATATCTCAGGGCAATAGACATCAGGATCTACATCGGTGTGATGTATCTTTATTGGATATTCCATATTGAAAAAGTTAAGTGATTATGTATTTAACCACTTAACTAATTTCACTTTTGTATTTTAATGCTGTTATATTCACGCATTAGTCGGCGACCCATTTCCTCAATGGGATCAAAACTTTCCATTGGGTTATCACCTTTGGCGGCTGCAAATGGATGTTGTGATTTTTCACGATTTAAATCTGCACCTTGATGAATAATAGTATCTACAGGTTGATATTCTTCGTGTGGAACATTAGCATATTCTGCTTCTGCTTCGTCAACGTGTTCGTCACCAGAAATAGCAATAATCTCTGGTTCTCCGTGTTCTTCATCACCACATGCACATGGTGTTTGTCCACAGACTTCGCAACCGTGATCTTCATGGTCGCTGCCCAACCCCGCCAACTTTAACATTTGTAATAGTTCTGCGGCTTTTGAACCATTGGCATTTACACTAACGTTCTTTTCACCATCTGTACTCATGTTTGTACTAATACTAATCTTGTCTTCTTCGGGAGTCATGCTTTCATCAAGATTACTAGTATCTTTGTATTTTTTTCCATCTAGTTCAAATTCATCGCCTTTGTTGGTATCTTTTAACTTTCCAGTAAATGCATTACCTTCGTCTGCGACTTCTTCATCTACTTCTTTGCTTGCTAGACTGCTGGTATTAGTATATTGTTTTCCACCAACCTCAAACTCTTCACCTTTGTGAGTATGAGCTAATTTACCAGTTAATGCATTACCCTCAGCAGTAACAGAAGCTTCGTCCATGTGTACACCGGCTAACTTTGCTAACTCATTTAGTTCAGCATCCATTGTTGGTTTTGGTTGTGGACGCAGATTTGCTGAATGACTCATCTTGTCGCTAACATCTGTAACTTGATCCATTGTAACAGGGAAGTTTTGACCTGCTTGCTTGCGGTGTACGGCAGGGATATCTTCAGGGCGAACTGCATCTTGGAGTTGTTTTTTACCATGGTGGTGTACTTTCAAAAAGGCTTCTAACTTATCACTTAATTGTCCAGTGGTTTTAAAAGTTTGAATGTCTTTTTGTATTTCACCGAGCATTTCGCTGACATGTCCGTCGGTTTCTTTGACCATGTCGCTGAAGTTGATACCTTCAGTTAATTTACCTTCGACTACACCTTTGTTATGTGCTTTCCATGTAGTAGCGTATGCAATTGCTTTATCTTTGTTGCTTAGATGACCATCCTTGCTAAGAGATTTTTTAATATGTTTAACCATGCGTTCGGCCTTGGCTCCAGGAGGTGCTTTTTCATCAACTTCACCAGGAGTAGGATCTCCATCAGCCATGTGTTCTGTAACAGACTTATCTGCTTTTTTAGTTGCTTTAACAACACCAGGTTGGCTACGATCAACATCGTGTCCAGTTTTGCTTGATGATTTTCCAGTTTCTTTTTTCTTTGTGTCAATTTTATCACTTAGTTCACGACTATGTTTGATCATGTCTTCCCAACTTTCAGACATACTATGATCACATCCGCATTGGCTTTCGTACATGCCGCATTCCATGCAGGTTTCTTCTTCCATACTTTCTTTTTTCAAGTACCGGTCTTTGATGCGACCTTTTTCTTCTTCGCCGGCACCTTCACGTCCGGCTTTTTGTAAGGCTTCAAAACCTTCTTTGCCATACTTCTTAATACCAGTATAGCGTTGTAGACCGTTTTCTTTTACTTGATATTTTTTACCGTCGACTTCAAAACTATCTCGGTGTTCTGCACGTGCTTTGGCTAGCTCGCCTGAAAACTCGTTACCTTCGCCCATATCACCTTCGCCCATTTTCTTACCCGAAGCTGCAGCTTTTTGGAATGCTGTCTTACCGTATTTTTTGCGACCGATACTTGCGGCTACTGCGGCAGGATCGTCGGCTCCGCCTTTCTTAGCGGCTTTTTCAACTGCTTTGAAGCCCATATATTTTTCGTTAAGTGCAGCTTCTACACGGCCAACACCACTGAGAATACTACCACGAGCTTCAACACTTTCGTACACTGGTTGTGTAGGCTTTGTGGTTTTTGCTGGTGCAGGATTTAAACTGGCCAGCTTGCCTAAAATATCATACATATTGTTGTCGCTCATTATTTCTTTCCTTTAACTGGGCTTGGTATTTTGTTTTGGTGTGTGCCAACAGGACTTGTGGTTGATACTTTTTCTGCGTTGGTTGTTTTTCCGTATGATGGATCTTTTGCACCACCTATAGTTTTGTCTGATCCGGCGATTTCATAATCACGAGCTTGTAATTCTTTTAATAAACTACCAACACGTGCTTGTCCTGCCATTTCTTGGCCACCAGGTGCATCTTCTAATTCAGGAGTTAATAAAGCCGATTCTGCACGCGATACAGGTTCTGCAGCTTCTCTATTCATGTCATCAAGTTTTGTTCTAACACTAACTAGATTTTTACTAACTTGTGCTCGTTCGCCAATGATTTGTCTTAATTGTTCTGGTGTAGTAGGATAGCGTAATGCTATCTCATACATAGTAACTTCTGCAGCACCACATTGTGGGAATTCTGCGTATTCTTGTATTGGCAATCTTTTGCCTGCACTAATACTTTCAAGTTGATAAGCATCTAATGCATGTTTAATATTGTCTAATCTATCTTTGACATCACAAGCAAACTTAACACGAAATTCATATATCTTGTTAGTTTTGCTCAAATAATCCTGAAATGTGTTCATTATTCAGCCCTCTATGCTTTATTTACCACTTTTGCCTTTGTTTAGTATCTCAGCTAACAATGCATTACGATCTAAAATTATACCTTGTCCGTCAACTGCTTCTTCCTCAGGAGCAGTTGTTTTTTTATCTTTTTCAATTTGATGATCTAGTCTTGCTTTTTGTAACTGCAGGCTTATCATGCGCAATTTTTTATCCATCTTGGCTGTTTTAGCAGTTATAGCATGTCCCAGTAATGTCCCAGCAGTCTGCATAATTACCCCACCAAATCTTGGATCAACGTTCATTCCGAGATCAAGCAGGTCTTCTGCTTTGGTTTTAGCTAACTGGGCCAATTCATCTAATTCAGCATCGCCAGCTTCAAGATCTCGTACCAATGGTAAACTAGCATCTATTTTATCAATTGCAAGATTTACTTCATCAATTATATCTTTATTTTGTTGTGCAACTTCCACTGCTTCTGTAACAGTCATTGTTGCACTTATCTCAGGAAGATCAAATAAGTTTTCAAGTTTTTTAGTCATATCCGTATTTAGCGGCCAGTACCTTGATGGAAAATATCATCTTCGCTGACAATTCTAAATACAAGACCTTGATTTCGACACCAAGCTCTGGCTGCTTCCCATTTGGCCATATTAAGTACAACTGCAGCCTGGTCCCTGACCGATTTGGCATTTTCAAGTGTAATTTCTTTTTTGGGTTTTATCTCAATTACTTCTGCGTGTTTAGTACCCGACTTATCAACATATACAATTAAAAAATCCGGTACATATATTGTGGCTTTACCTGTTAATGGATTACGATAGTTTACATGCACCGCTTCACTGGCCCACTGTAGTATAGCAGGATTGTTATCACAAAATTGCATAAACACAAATTCCCAACTACTACGGTATGTAGGAGTTTTGTTGCCTACATACTTTTCCGGGAATTTCATTTGGAATTTGCCTTGGGCGTATTTACTCATGGTAATATTGATCGATATACGTATTTGTTTGCAAGTGGTGCATTTGTTATACCTAAATAACTTGTACCAACACGCTCAAAATTTAAAAACATAACTAGATAATTGTTTAATTGACCTTGTGGTAGATTTTTAAATTCCATTAATACTGTCATTGGGTCCAGGCCTTTTGTGGCCGCGGTATATATAACTGCACTTGCTAGTGCACGAGCAGCATCTTTGTTTTCTGCTACTTGTTCAAAATAACTAATGATCGCCCCATCAATATCCGGCCCGACTGTAATTTTTTGTTGAAAATAGTTATTAAAATATTTGTTTGCATTAACCGTAGGTGTTGTATTATTAACATTAACTGCGGAGTAATTTGTAGGGTATTGTACTGCCATTTTGTATTATAAGTTATTCTGGTGCAGCATTTTGATCTTGGCTATTTCCAGCCGCTTGATTTAATTGACCAGATTGTGTGTCTGTATTTTCTGCTGCGGCTGCGTCTGCTGCGGCCTGGGCTGCGGCAGCTTGATCTTGATTGTATGCATCTAATACTGCCTGTTGATTTTCTTCAGCAGTTGCAGCAGTTGGATAATTGCTTTCGGCATTCGCTAATGCTTGTTCAGCATCAGTTTGTGTAGGTAAGTTTGTTGTACCAGTGACTGCACCAGATTTATCAATTGTAGTTAATTTGCCAAGACTTGATGCTTTACGTAATACACCTGTTGTTATTGCTGCGGTAATTGCTACACCTGCTGCACCTGTTGGTGCAGCTAATGCGCCAATAGATAAACCTGCAGCAGCTAACGCTCCACCAACTGCAGATCCATTGGTTGTAATACCGCCTGTTGCAATAGGACTATTAACTGTCGGCAATCCAAACGCTGGAGTTCCTGCTAGATTTCCAGAGTTAGGAACAAACACAGTATTAAGCGGATTATTACCAGAAATAATATTGCGCCCTAGCGCAGCAAGACTACCTGCTGCAATAGTTGTTAAATTTGTATTTTTTAATATTGTTCCGGCGTTTATTGCTTTTAATCCTGCGGCCAGATAATTTTGATTATCGAGATCGTCGGTTATTTCTGTAGCAGATTGTACCAGTCCGCCAGGGCCAAATAAACTAGCAGTTCCACCGCCTAGAGGACTTAGTGGACTTGGTGTTTTATCATAATATGTTGTAGCAAAGCCATCGACTGCAGGACCAACTGTTCCTCTACCGTATAGCACACCTTCGTAGGCGATAGTCATTGAGTGTTCTAGTGTACCAGTTCCATTGCTGCTGTTATGCGTGCCATGTCTAAATGAAGTTATATACGGATTAACCAGTATGTATTCGGTAAAAGACTTTTGATGCAGACTATATATTTTTATAGCCTTGATAATATTAACGCCGCCGGGATTATCTGTGGAACCACTTGGTTGATAGCCAAATTGATTTAATTGGCCAGATCTGTCTCCGTATTTGGTCGAGGTATAGTATGTAGGATTAGGACTACCATTTTGTTGACCAATATCTGCGTCTCTATAATAATATCTATAATACAAGTTCCAGAAATTTAAAACACTTTCTGCAGAGTCATCGTGAAAAGTAATATTAACTGGGTCATATTTTATTTTTGATTGTATTACCGTTGGACGATTATAACTATTCATAGTTTTTGCTTCAACTGTGAATTTAGGCAAATCTATATTTTTAACCATTAACCCAGTTACTAATGCATCATCAGCGGCCAATCCGTAGTGTGTATCTAAACTAAAACTAACGTGATATAACCAAGCAGATTTAGGCGAATGTTCATAGTTATTACCAACATACAATCTAGAAGCATGTTGATAATCGTGAATACCACTGTGTGTAGTAAATCCTTGTAACAGTAAATCTGCAACTGAAGCCATTTATTATAAAACCTTATAATATTATTTATTCGTAAAAAAACCGGACTTTGAAGTCCGGTTTAGTATTTGTTGTATAACTATTAGCCCGATACACTTTGACCCAAAGTTCTTTGGATAGCAGTACCAACACCAACTGCACCACCGCCAGGACCTGCAGTCTGTTCAGCATTATCAAACTTAATTGTTAATGCAACTGTTGCTGGCTCGCTGGTAGCATAGTTCATTTCGCCCCAGTTTACTTCTTGGATGAAACAACCATATAGTTCCCAAGTTTCTAAAGTATTAGCTGCATTAGCACCATTACCACCATCGAGCATTTCAAAAGTTAAACCAAACTTATAGTCAATGCCAGAAGCTGCACTAGATTGTTCTGCAAAATCAAATTGCTTTTGAATTTGTTCGCCAACTAAATTACTAATGTTATTGTTTACATCGTCGCGTAAATTAACTGTAACTGCTTGCCATTCCGGTTTGCCAATTAAATTAATTTTACTATTGTAGATATCAATAACAAAAGGATTAAAGTTAATATTAGGACGAGTAATATCTACTACCTGTTTAGTTAACTCCATCACGTTAGTTGTGTTAACTCCAAATCCATTGAATGTTGCTCTAAAACGATATTTTAATTTTGGCATTAACAGACCTTGGCTAGAAGCACTTTGTCCGCCTCCCCCTAATGGTACTGTAATATTTCTTAATGATGCTGATGCCATTTTATTCTCCTGATACTGTATTTAGTATTTTTATTATGGGACTAATGGGCAGCATCACCGCCCATTAAGTACCTATATTATTATATACCTGCTTTGATATCGCCTGGATTCTTCAAGCGAATTGGAATGTAAATAAACTCAACCGATTTCATTGGTTCGATAGCAATATCGACCCAAAGTTCGTTACGTTCAATACGTGTTGGTGTGTTGTTTGAATCATCACAGATAACAACATAATCGTAAATACCACGTTTAGCAATCAAGTCATTAATAGCACCATTGATGATACTTCTGATTTGATTACGTGTGATCTTGTCATTTGGTTCAAACAAGAACGCATCGCCTACACGTGCTAGGATAGTACGAATATAATTAACTAAACGTGCTACATTTACACGATCCAAACTTGTTGCAGTTGGGTTACGAGTAATTTGTCCCCAGACAACCAATCCAATGCCAGGAATCTGTGCAATAGGATTAATCTTGTTAGAATATAACAAATCACGTGTTCCTTGGTTAACCCCGTTTAGAGTAAACTCTTCGGTTGTACTGTTGATATAACCAAGATTTGTTGCATTATCTACTAAACCACGGCGTGTACCAGCTGGTGCAAACCACTGATAACTTACATTGTCATTATGTATAAATGTGCGCAATGCTACATGGCTTGGAGGAACAACAATTGTGTTGCCAGACAAGTCTACAGTTTCTGCACTTGGATAGTATACGCCCAAGTATGGGTCAGCAGTTGCCAATCCATCACCATTTGTATTATTACTCCACTCACTGATACTTACCGCATCAGGTGCTAAACGGAATGGTGTATCACCAATAACGAATGCAGTATTGGCACGATCGTTATTTAATGCCACCATTTCTGGAATCAATTCTGGATATCCAGGAGCAACAATCAAATTAAACTGATATTGTTCTTCACGAACTGTTGTGTTTGTACTTACTGCTGCAGCCAATGCTTTAACAACCATATTGCGTTGTGCTTTACGACCTGCCCACATAGCACCGTTGTCTTGCAATCCACTAGCAGATACCCACGCATCAGTTACCGTTGGCAAAGATATATTAGGATAACTTTCAGCATTAAAATAATCGCTGTGGAATTTCTTAATATTATATCCGCTGCGGCGTGTGTTAAACAACAATGTACCACGTGGATACAATCTTGCATCTGGTGCATCTAAATCCAAATAATTGCTAAACAACAATCCTGTTGCGCCATCACTGATAGTTGGCAATGCATCGTTAATAACATCAGCAGTACCAGCGGTATCCCAACGTGCATCAGCAAATACAATACCGTTTTGTGTAATTTGGTCTGTGTTATCTATAGCAACCCAAGCTTTGCCATTGTAACGACTTAGTTTTGGCCAATTTTCTAGATCGCTAGTATCTAACCAAATATCTCCTGCAGCAACTGCAGTTAACCCATCACTATGATATTTAGGTGCTGCACCGGCACTTGCAATAACACCCATTGGATCTGTTTCTGTTAAATTGTATCCGCGTGCATCGCTAGATACATTTTGGTAACCTTTCCAACCGTTATCATTGATCATAATATCAACATCTAGTGCAGATCCATAATACCATACTGTCCCATCTGCAGGGTTTGTATGTGGTTCTTTATCACTAACGGTATAAGTTAAATTAGACCAGTTAGAAATTCTATAGTAAGGTGTTGTAACCGTTAAGTTAGCTATCGGATTTGTTCTAGAAGCTCCATTTGGGAACAACGAACTACCAGCTGCAGTTCCACTTCCGTTGTCTATTAATAAAATCTCTCCGCCTGCAGTATGTGTATACACAATAGCCCCAGAAGCCGAAATATCTATATTAAAATTAGGTATTGATAAATTTTTAAGTCCAATAACAAAATTTGTAACGCTAACATTATTTGTGCCTACACTACCCGGAACCGTGTATGTGTAAACAGAAGGTAGTGCTTGCGCCGGTTGACTTACTTTAATGGTGATTACATCTCCGCCATTGAATACTGTTGCAGCATTTGTTGGTGCACGGCCTGTTACAACTGTTTTGCCAACTGCAGTTCTTACTTTTGGTGTAAGTCCACTTGACAAATTGCCATAATTAGGATTTGTTTTTAAGAATATTGTTCCTGCCGGAATACCTAAACCACCGTTAATCGGGTCTAATCCATAATCTGCAGACGTTTCGCTGTCATATACTGGGGCAGGAACTAAATTCCATGTGTTAGATGATGCATTGTATTTTTTCAAAACAATATTAAGACCATTACCGGTTGCACTTGTTTTTAAGAACACCGATCCAGATGGTCTTGGCACAGAATCCGAACTTCTCCAACTTGGTATCTGTGCAAATGTACCTTCTGTATAAGTACAACAAAAATACGTTGTTCCGCTAGTAAGTCCTAATGTACCTAGTGGCGAAGTATTTTGTGCTCCAGAGCCTTGGCGAACATTATCGACAATATATATTCCGCCATCTACTATATAACCTGTAGATGAACCAGTAGCGTCAATTAATATCATATTTGATCCGCCTAATGCGGTACTTAAGGTAATGTGAGTACTATCAACAATACTTGTTACATAATATGGTGTTCCGGTAGCAACACCGCTAGAAATTGTTGAACTAGCCAAATTACCAATAGCACCATTAATATACAATTTTGTACCTACAGACAAGTTACTAGTTGATGACACAGTTACATTATTTGTACCTTGCTGTGTAGCAGTAATACTAATACGTGCAGCTGAATTTCCTGCTCCACTTATTGAATTTCTATTAGAATAAAATTCTATTGATTTTCCATCACTGCTTAATGAAGCTATGATACCTGCTGCACTTAACGCACTAGCATATGTATTAATTTTTGATGCTATTCCAGCTATATTTACATTGTTAGCGGTATCACCTAGTACAACATTAATACCATTAACAAGAATACTACATGCAGGATTATTATTTGCAGAATAAAAAATTGGTTGATTTGCAGCAAAAGAGTTTGTAGATGCTGCTGGACTAGATTGTTCCCATGCTAATGATTCTACTGAGACCCATGCGCCAAAATTATTTTTATGATAAATCAATGCTGAACTATTTGGATTTAAAGTTGCACTTTCAGCAAATACTACTGCATAATCGCCTAATGCACCAACTGTAGAAATTGGATACCATGTGCCAAATTGATATGTTAATAATGCAGGATCTGTAATTATAATTGGTGTTTGCAGATTAAATTGTCCCGCAACCGCATCCCATTCGTAAATACCCCAATTAGAATCGGCAGTATCTAACCATACGATTCCGTCTGCTACTGTACCTGTTGGACGAACTGCAGTCGGTGTTAATTCATTAAGATCAATATCTGCACGAATTGCATATAACAAATTGCTTTGGCCAAGAGCACTGTACGCAGCAATTAAACCATACTCGTTTCTTTCGTCGCCGTGTAAAGGTGTTCCTGCTGCGCTTTGTTCAAACGTTGGGTATCCCATTGCAGTAATAAGATCTCGTTGACTTGTGAAACTTAATAGTTTACCGGCGGTTGCTTGAGTGGTGTCTGAAGCCAATGCGCCAGCGGGATTTGTTTTGTCTTGAGCGGTTGCCAACAATACTAAAGCTGTTGTGCCCACTGCGCCTGGTACATACTGGCTTTCGTCAGTAATTGTAATTTGTGAACCTGGTGATACTAATGCCATTTTGTGATTCCTTTATAATACACTTTAACATATTTAGTTATATATAACTTTTTTTGGTTATTAGAGGTGCCTTTAAGAAAACCTTTATAAATATTTTTATGAAAAAATACGCTGGATTTGTATACGAAACAACAAATGTCATAACAGGTATGAAATATATCGGGAGTTATATTGGCTTAGATACTGATATTTGTTTTGGTAATAGTAGATCTATAGAAAAAGATATTAAAAAATACGGGATAGAAAACTTTTCAAGAAGTATATTAGAATATGTAAAATCAATTAATGTTCTAGCTGAAGCCGAGTCTGCGTGGCTTAAAAGCGTAAATGCTAAATCTAACCCAATGTATTTTAATCGCAGCAATAAATCTTCGCAAAGAGAAGTTTGCGGTGCATGTAATACAAATCTAGTAGCAGTAAATTATGTCACTGCAAATAGAACATATTATAGAAAACTATGTTCAAGTTGTATTCGTAAAGGTAAAAAAATAAAACTCTCAGCACCTGCTTGGTTTAAGGCGGGATATAGGAAACGTGACAAATGTGAAAATTGTGGCTTCAAAGGCAAACACCTTGAACAACTTAGGGTGTTCTATATAGATGGCGATAAAGAAAACAATAACGCTTACAATTTAAGAACAATATGCTTAAACTGTCAAGTTGATGCAGTTAAAAGTAAAACTCGTTGGTTACCTGCCGAAATTATAGCAGATTTTTAATTTGTTTATGTAGTTCGTCAATTGTAGAATTGTTGTCGGCAACAAAGTCAAATTTTGAGCCAACCCAACTATATTCACTTGGGTGTACTTTTAATTTTCTTAGTTTTTCTTGACTTAGGCTCCAGGTTGAATTTCCATTAGGTCCACAATTAACACTACAAGCTGCATCATACCACTCGGGTTCAGATCCACGTTTTACTCGTATGCAAATACCACCTGAATTTTTAATAGCAGCAATTTCATTTGGAAAACGTACATCACTAATAACAATATTATCTGTGGTTTTACGCAATTTATTTTCAAGGCTTGCAATCCACATATCGTCATGGAAGGCGTTTCTAATAACTTCTGTGCCCCAATATTGTAGTACCCAACGCGGAGTTAAGTCGGGCATATTGAGTCGTTCTGCCCACCAGGGATCTACTTGCTCACGCCATTCACGAGCTTCTTTTGTACGGCCTTCTAGTAAGATTCTGTCCCAGCCAAATACAACTGCAACAGCATCTTTTAAGGTATTTGCAAAACTTTCTCTTCTAAATTCATGACAATTAACAAGATAATCTGCAACTGTGTCTTTGCCTGAGCCGATAAAGCCTGATATTCCAATAATCATTGAGATGCCTTTTAAAATATACAGTATTTTTACATACTGTAATATATTTGTCAAATTAGATAGTAATTATTTTATCCGCCGATGGTGTTAGAGCAGGTTTTTCTGGATAAACTGTTTTTAAAATAAATTTTAGTTTTGTTGAGCTTATTCTGCGTAGACCTAATGCTATTTCTCTACTCCAGTCATAAACCCAAAATTTTTCGCCTGATTCTATGCTGGAAAGTTTATCTAGGTGTCTATTTAAACGACGAAGTGTGTAATCTACTGCACGTGGATCGACACCACGTAAGTCTGCACGAGCTATAGCATGATCATCAACAACAATTTCTAACTGGCCACCAACAAACAATGTACCAACCGCGGATTCGGATATTATTTCAGCTAATAACATTATCCGGTTATCCAGGTTAACGGTTGTGAACCATCTACATAAGTCTTGAGATCTTCGATTAGTTGATCCATTTCTGCTTTGGCTTCTGTGACCATTGTGGCACCATTTAGGCTTGTACCACCTTGTGGACCTGCAATAGTTGAGAATTTACTGTATGCTTGACCCAGCAACATCTTGGCAAAACTATATGCATATTCTTGTATCCAAGGAAAGGACTGTATATCATTTAAAATCATGCTGTCAGGCTTATAGTTAAATGTCCAAAGCAAAACATTTTCGTAGTCTTCATTTTTCATGTTAGGGCCAGCAAAAGGGATTTTTCTAACAAGTGTGAGTTTTTTGGTAGTTTTATTAAAAGTGTAGTTGATGTATCCACCGAACATCGTCATAGCAAGCTTCTGATAATCAACAAACAATTCGTAGTTTGTTAAACCGCCAACACGACCAGCAACCAACATATAAGTGTTTAAATATCCACTGGCAAAAGGTTCAAACTGGCTTGCAGTTGTTCCGGTGACGCTGCCAATACCACGTCTAAAAACTGCCCGCACTTCCATGATTTCTTTGGGCAGAATGTATTCTTGTGTTTCGGGTAATAGCGTCAAGCTTACATAACTTTCTTCTTGACTGTTTTGCGCACGTTGGCGATATTTAATCAATGCTTGATTAATAGCCATTTCGTAGTGTTCTTTTTCTAGTTCAACATCAACCAATCCATCACCTAGACGCATGCGGATATAGTCGGTTATTTCGCTGCGAACTTTATCTGTTGATGTTAATTGGCTCTCATCATATGCAATAGCCCCAGGCCCTGTACCTTTTGCGTTATCGTATAAACTGCTGGTAGCAACATTCAGATTAGCATCTAATCCTGTTTTTAATGTTGTGGCCCCTGCATAAGGTGTATACCCTGTTGATGCGTCTGTTGGCATTCTAATACTCCGTATTGTAGTATTTATAACTACAACACAGAGTTAGTTAGACAACTTTGAGTAAGACTATATCAGTGTTGATACGTCCGTTTAGCGATGTTTGCGTGGCTTTAATTTCACTGATAAACTTACGAAGTTGGATTTTTGTTGCACGTGCAAACTCTCGAAGTTTTTCTTCTGGTTTACGAACTGTTTTGCAAACAGATTTTGCTTCATCGTAGCCAGTTATAGTCGTTCCTTTAACTCCCAAAGGACCTGTTAACTCGTCTGCAACATACTGCCCAATTTTACGAGTTTTAGTGTTGTAGATCCAAAGTTCCTTAGCACCAAGTATGTCTGCAGGATTAACGCTAACAATTTTAAGTTCTTTGTTTTCTTTTGCATACTTGAGTTTAGCAACTGTCTTTTCTTTGCTAACTGCACGTGGAGCACGAACTTTCTTTGTAGCCTTTTTAACGCTTCTATACTGTTCTATAGAACTTAACAGATCGTTAATCCATGCAATGGATCGTTTAAAGTCTGCAGATTTATAATGTCTGTAGGCTTCCTTGAGTTGGTCATCTCGGCCTGCTTGTGCTTCAGTTAACTCTGCATGACGTTTGTTGTAAACTTCTAGATATTTGCCAAGTTGGCTTTGTGGAACATTGTTAGCAACTAGAAAATCATATGGCTTAAACTTGGTGTCCATTTCGTCATAATGGCCTTCGAGTTCGCCGATTGTTTCGGCAGTTTTTTCGTTCAAGCGATCCTGAATAGTAGGTACGTATGCTTTGGGTTTCTCTTCAGCAGTCTCAACTATTTCAGGTTCAGCTGAACTGATTGCTTTATTAATTGATTCTGTTAAAAATTCAATATGGCGTCCACGGAATGGCATTCCTTGACGATGTGCCATAACTAGACTGCAGGCAGTCATACTGATGTTTCTGTCACTACTACGAATAAACGCACTTATATCTTGTTTAGAGAATGTAGTTGGTTGTGTTTGCATCCACTCAACCACATGTTTTTTAAGGTCTTTTTGTGTGTAGTAATAATTGTAATAGTAAAAACTTTTGCGCAAGTGATGGTCAAACGTTTCGTTATCAAACTTTTCAGCACGTTCAGTATCCCATTGTGGCTCTCCACCGGTGTACTTTTCGTCAGCAAATGCACCTAAACGTGGTTTTGCTACTTTAGTTTTAATTTTGATACCTGCTACTACGGCCATTTTTTGCTCCCGTTGTTTATAACAATTTATCAATTATAGCATAAAGACGTGTTGCTAGCAAACGTTCTTTAGACCACGCTTCCATTTCCCAGGGTTGATTGTAGTAATCAGCCACAACCCGTTTACCTTTCCAGTAGTAAACACTACGTTTTGGAGTTTCTTTGATAACCATTTGTTTGCGAACAAACTGTTTTACATGCACCATTTCGTGACTAAGTGTATTCAGTAAGTCATCAAAAGATAACTGGCTATCTAGCAGCATTAGTACATACGACGGGCCCATCCTAACAACACAACCCTTCATATCTTCATTTCGTTTGAGCCCACGTTTTGTTTGAATTTCCAGGGTCCAACGACTACGATTAATTTTTAATTGTTGTGCCAGAAATTCTGCTGATGCGGCAATAAATGCACTACGATTTTTACTGCGGCAATTTACTATAATGTTCATACGTGTATTTTAATACAAAAGCTTGGAAAAAGTAACCCAATTTTCAAAGTTTTTTACACTGTCGTCTAATTGCAACAGTAAATCTGTGTACTTTGGTGTTACACGTTTTAGTCGTTTGCACTCTACAGATTCTCTGCTTAGATCATCTGCAATTCGACGACAATTTTGGTACATTTTAAATAGTTGACTTTTTGCCCGCATATCTGTAGTACTTTTTACTACATTAAACAGTTCATTTAGTCTTGCTACTTGTTCGTCCATAATGTAATTATACAACAAAACCCTAACCTAGTCAATACCATAAATACATAAAATAACGGAGAATATTTTGGCTCGTTTAAGTCTGTGGAAAGAAGGAAAACACACCAATGATTACAAGTTCTTTGACCGCAGGATTTCAGAGATGTTTACTATTGGTGGCACTGGAGTTTATGTTCACAAATATCTAGGGCCGGCTGCCAACGATGGCGCCGCTAGTCCCGAACAACCGGCAAACACAACACCAAGTATTCAAAATATACAAGATCTTTTATTTTTAGAAAATCGTGATCGCAAATATGATCCGGATGTTTATAACCTTCGTGGTCATTATCAAGTAACAGATAACAGTTTTGATTTGAGTCAGTTTGGTTTGTTTTTGCAAACCGGGACCTTGTTTATGGTATTTCACATAAACGATATGGTGGATTGTCTAGGACGAAAAATAATGAACGGCGACGTATTAGAGTTGCCACACCTAAAAGATTACTATGCATTAGATTCATCAATTCCTGTTGCACTAAAAAGATTTTTTGTAGTTAGCGATTGTACAAATGCCAGTGAAGGTTTTGGCCCTAGCTGGTGGCCGCATTTATGGCGTTGTAAAATCAACCCACTAACCGATTCACAAGAATACAAAGATATCTTAAATCAGTTGTCGGCAGGTGATAATACCACTGCAAACTTAGCAAGCGTGTCTAGCACACTAAGCAAGTATCAACAGATAAATGACGCTATTATCGCTGAAGCAGAACTTGATGTCCCATATTCAGGTTATGATACTAGCCATTTGTACTTTCCATCAATAACTCCAACATACGAACCCGGTGATCCAGTCGGCTTAACCGCAGATGCTTTTTCGCCTACCGCCGACGATACTAGTTCTGGAAATTCTGCAGATAGTGCAGTACTAAGTGCTGATATTAAACCTGAAGGATACTTAACCGGTGATGGTTTAGTGCCAAATGGCCTACCTTGTGCAGTCGGTATAGCGTTTCCTGTACAACCGACTGCTGGAGATTTTTGTTTGCGTACCGATTACTTTCCTAATAGGCTTTTTAGATACGATGGTCGTCGTTGGGTTAAGATTGAGGACAATGTACGTACAGATCTTACTCCGGGGCCAGATAATAAAACTCAACGTAGTTTATTTGTTAATGACACTTCTACATTCACTGATGGTACAGGAACACATCCAGTACGTCAAAGTTTAAGTAAAGCATTAACACCAGAAGCGGATAATCAATAATGTATCAAGAATATTTTTACGACGGGCAAATACGTAGATTCCTTACACAGTTTATTCGTGCAGTAAGTAATTTCCAATGGCAGTATAACAATAACGGTGTTAAAACTCTACAACGTGTTCCTGTATACTATGGCGACAGCAGTCGTCAAGTTAGTGCAATACTTCGCAATAATAGTGAGAATTCATTAAATGCAGTACCAGCAATGGCAGTTTATATTAATTCACTAACTTACGAACAAAATAGACTACAAGATCCTAGTTTTGTTAGCAAAATGACCATAAGAGAACGTGTTTATGATCCTGCTACACAAACGCTAGGAACAACACAAGGCGGTGCGTATAGTGTAGAGCGTTTAATGCCTATCCCATATAAGTTAGGTTTAAAACTTGATCTATGGACCAGCAACAATGATCAAAAACTACAGATCTTAGAACAAATTACACAGTTGTTTAATCCAAGTTTAGAAATACAAAGCACAGACAATTATCTAGATTGGACAAGTTTAAGTTATATCCAGTTAACTGATACTACCTGGACAAGTAGAACTGTACCAATGGGCAGCGAAGATGCTATTGATGTTGCTACGTTTAGTTTTGATTTACCTATATGGATTAGCCCACCTGCAAAAGTTAAAAAGCTTGGTGTTATACAAAAAATTATTTCTAGCATTTATGATGCACAAGGACAAGTAAATGCCGACGCAATATTAGACAGCAACTTAATGAGTCGTCAATATGTTACTCCGTTAAATTATGATATCCTTTATGTCGGAAATCAAATTACATTAATGGCCAGTAATGAAGTTGTTGATCCCAACAACGACACACAAAAAATAGGTAAACCACAAAATTGGCGTAATCTAATAAATGTCTATGGTAATCTCGTAGCCGGAACCAGTGAAATAAGAATGAATTTAGATACCGGCACCGATTTAATTGGACAAATTGCATATCATCCAGTTGACCCAACTATTATGTTGTTTACCCCAATTGAAGATACTAATCCTGGTAATACGTTAAGTCCAGTAAATGCGATCATAAATCCACGCAACGTAGAAGTAAACAATAATATTTTAAATCCTGCAGTCGGAACTAGATATCTAATATTACACGATATAGGCAATGTAGGAAATCAGACGCCCGCAGAAGCCTGGGGATATTTGGTTGCAAACAAACATGATATTATAGAATGGACTGGTACGGGGTGGCAAGTTGTATTTGACAGCAACGAGCATTCTAGTGTAGAATATGTTACAAATTTAACTACAGGAACACAATACCGCTGGACTGGTTCCGCGTGGGTTAAGAGTGTTGAAGGGTATTATCGAGAAGGCACATGGAGCATAGTAATATAACACAAGGATGTGGAGCGTTAATATACAGTCGAACTAGTCAGAGATATTTGTTTTTACTGCGTAATCAAAAACGTCATGCAGGTTATTGGGGTTTAGTGGGTGGTGGTGTAGAACCTGGAGAACCAATAGTCGCTGCACTACAAAGAGAAATCAAAGAAGAAATAGGCGACATCACGTATTCAAAAATAATTCCATTGGAAAAATTTACCAGTTCAACTGGCAACTTTGAATATCATACTTATGTTATATCTGTTGAACATGAATTTGTTCCCAAACTCAATCAAGAACATCGTGGATATGCATGGACTACTATAGAAGATCACCCCGGGCCATTACATCCCGGGGTGTGGAGAACATTTAGTTTTAATGTTATATTAGAAAAAATACGTACAGTTGAGGACGCTTTAGCCAATGTCGCACTCGACAACAAAGTCTCTGTAACTAATTTGTCGTAGATTCATTTGATATTTCCATGAATCGGGCATATATTGATTACCCCATTCAGTTACTAATACAAAATCAACATCTGGGTAGGTGTTAAACACTTCTAACATAGCAAGAGTCCAGAACGCATCGTTGCGATCTACTTTATCAACATCATACCCATTTGTCCCAGCATAGATATTATACTGGTATCCATCTGTATCATTGTTGTCAAACCCTAATAGGTATACTTGCTTGTGTCCATCAAAACATGCAATATAGGTTGCAATAGCACCACTATTCCAAGCAGGGTCTTGTGGAGTTAAATAAAATTTTCCAGGATATTGAATAATATCCTGCGCATTTGCATAAACAATATTGTTTTCACAGTATCCAGAGTTAGCAATTTCTTCTATAAATTTGTCATCGCCGGTTACAACTAAAAAATGCGGTTGATAATCGCGATACAATGCATTGCACCCGTATGTTTGAAATGCACCAGATGCTAACAATCCACCTTTGTGATTCTTAATAAGATTAAGATCAAAATCGGCTCTATGGCTTCCGTTGCCGATAATTACTGCGCGATCTGATATTTGATTATTGAAAATTGCGTTTGGAATATTTTCTTTTTCGTAGGCCCATTTACCGCCTTCTAGAGTGGCGCTAGTGATTACATCTTCGCCTACATATTCGCTACGATACATTTGTTTAATAGTCTGCATTTTAGTTTCCTGTTATAGTGTATTTATAATAGTTACATTGGTAATGCGGTTCTAGATAGTTTTACTGTGTTATTTGTGCTTACCCCCGTGGCCCAAAGTGTAACAGTACCAGAACTTATATTTGAACTAAATGTCATTCTTTGTGTAGGTCCAGTATATACTACACCGTAACTAGTTATATTAACATTAGCACCATCTTGTGCTAGTAAAATTTCCGACACTTGGCTTTGAGAATTAACTACATCTTGTACTGAAATTACATATTTTGCTCCGCGTATTGCTGTGTTAGCAAAACTGTCAATTGATGTTGGCGATGTTCCTATACTTGTAGTAACAGTTGATATTTCTGTAGCAGTTGCAGATCCACGTGTTAGTGTCCCGGTAACATTTAGGTTTGTTCCAACATATAAGTTACCGCCGACGCCAGCACCACCTGCTACAACAAATGCACCAGTTGTGGTGCTGGTACTTGATGTAGACGGAACTACGTTGACTTGTGTGCTCGACAATGCAGATACAAAAGTGTTTGCAGCCCAGGTTCCAATCCAACCTGTTTGTGCCGAACTACCACGAATATATTGTGTAAATGTGTCCCAACCTGTGCTGCCAGCATAGTTAACACCAAACCGTGCTACTTCTGTGCCTGTTGCGTTACTATTAACACCATTTTGTGCTGATAGTTGGAAGTTGTTATCAGTACCGTGTGTGAGTACCGCAGTAATGCTACTTGAAATAGTATTGTTTGAATAAATGTTACCACCAACATATAAGTTACCACTAATACCTGCTCCGCCAGTAACTACTAGTGCACCTGTTGTGGTACTAGTACTTGCAGTTGCAGAATTGGCTACTAAATTTGACCCGAATGTGGATTGATTTGCTATGTATCCGCCAGTGAACGGAGTCGCAGTCCATGCAACACCTGCATTAGTTGCTGTGATAAATTGTCCTGGTGTACCCATTACACCATTTAAATAAATATTGCCATTAATCGATAACAAACTACCAATTGTCAAATTTGCATAACCTGTAGTTACTACATTAGAATTTGTTGATCCTGTATTATTAGTAAATGCTGTTACTATGCTCTGGCTGGCTTCCGACCAATACACAGCAACATTACTGACCAATCCATTTGCACGATTAAATAAAAATCCTACATCAACGTTGGCTTGTGTTGCACCTTGATGCAACACCGTAATGGGATCCATAAAATACTCAATGTTAGTATCAAGATCCCATATCTTTGGTCTAGTTAATCCCATCTCTTTAAATCCGTGTTATTAACTATTTAGCAAAAAGACAAAAGGCGCAAACTGCGCCTTTTGGTAGTAGTTATCGTGTAGATTAAACGCGACCAACTACGATTTCAATTTGACCTTTTGCACCAGTAAAGTCTGCTAGAGCTTTACCAATAACGGTTCCAATTGCAGGATGTGCAGATGGTTTAGCATAGCCGTGACCAGCACTTACCATTAGATCACCTTTCTTTACCGGTCCAATAACATTAGTTGGCACACGGCCTTGTAATGCTAACGGAACTACTGCAACTCCAGTTAATCCACCATTCATTAAGTGAGCAGGATTTGTAGATACTACTCCGGCTACTGCAGAAGTTTCTTGATCTGCTATTGTAACTTCTTCTGAGCCGCCAAACATCAATACTGTGCCAGGAGCATAAGATTTATCTGCTTGATAGTTCTCTGCCAAGTCAGCGTATTTTGCTTGAGTAGCGACACCATAAAAGTTATTCCACCAGTTTGTTGAACTGCCTAAGTTCAACGATACGTTAGCAGTTGGTATAACAGAAACGTTTGATTGCCATGCAGTTGCACTGTTGTTAAATGTAAATGCTGCATAAGGAGTAACTAGACCTGCGTTATTTGCAGCTGCAGCACTTCCAGCATTGGCTGCTGCAATATATTGCAAATCGTTTGTTGTTACGGTTGTTGCATTTACTGTAGTTGAGTTTCCGCTAACAAACAAATTACCAGCAACAATTAAGTTGTTAGTAATAAATTCACCTTGCCCAGTAATCTGAACGTTACCCTGCAATGTTGTTGTACCACTTACTGTTAAACCAGTTAGCGTACCTACACTAGTAATGTTAGTCTGAGCCGCGGTACTTAATGTACCAGTCAATGTAGCGCCGGTATTACCAATTGTGCCAGCATTGATTGTTCCTGCAGTGAGTGTACCGTTTACTACCTGACTTGAAAATGTGCCTGCGCCACCGGGTGTGGGCATTGCTACACCATTAACTAAAACTGCAGATCCAGATGCTAAACTAATATTACCCGATGTGGCGTCAATTGTTGTTGAGCCTACTGTAAGTCCATTTTGGACTACGAAATTGCTATTTGCCATTTTTTTCTATCTTTCTTGGTTCCATATTCCCCAATTAACAAGTTAAGGGTAGCCCATCTACCCTTAACTGTTATTACCATTAAACTGGTACGTACTCTCTAAATAAGCGTACACTATTTGTTGCATTTACCGCAGTAAATTGTAATAATGTATTACCACCGCTTACTGTTGCAGTAACTACACCCAAGTTGCCTCCGGTTTGTACGATGCCATATGATGTAACATATGCAGATCCACCACCTTGTACAACCAACACTTCTTGTGATTGATAGTTTCCACCGTTAGTAACCTGTACAATGTACTTGGCAGTACGATATGAAGTATTACTAAATGTGTCTAGTGTAGTAGCAGTACCAGCACTGGCTACGCTTACGTTGGCTTCTTGTGTTACTAAACCACCACTTGTTGGCATTGTAAAGCGTGCTGTTGCTGCACCAGAACCGCTATTAAACTGTAGACCTGCTATATCATCTGGTGTAATATTTACATTACCAGTTGTACTTGCTAATCCACTAATAGTTGTAGTTGTAGTCAACATTCTAACGTCAATGACATCACCGGCAGCAGGAGCTTCAGTAAATGTCAATGTTGTATTAGAAACGCTGTAAGCTAGTGTTGGGATTTGAACCACACCGTTAATACTTACAATAGTACCAGCAGTTGTTGCAGACTGGCTTAATGTAAATGTAGTTGTTGATCCGTCGCCGTTAAACTGCTGATCTGCAATAATTGTAAACGTTTGTGCGCTTGCTTGCCATATACTTCCTGTGTAAACTTCAAACTGGTTAGTTGTGCTGTTATAACGGAACATACCTTGTGTAGCAGTTCCATATCCACCTGAACCAGGACGTTGAGCAGTAGTACCAACTGGTAGTAAAATAGAATCAGTTGTATTGAATACTACTTTAGCACCAGGAACTAAAGTACTTGCGGTTGCACTGTTACCAAAAATAACACTGTCGTAAGTACTGCTTGGTCTTGCCCAAACCAAAGTTTGGTCATTTACACCACGGATGATTGTATCAAAGTTAGCGTTATTAGTGTTGTTAAACACTGCTCCGCCATTATGATATGTATTGCCACTTATACCAACTCCACCAATAACAACCAACGCACCAGTTGTAGCATTTGTGCTTGCGGTGCCTGCGGCTGCAACAATGTTACCATTGTGGATTGCAAAGCCTGTTGTTGTGATATTTGCAGTACTAGCAATATAACCACCGTTAATAACTGCATTAGCACTATAGAAGTTAGTTGCAGTCAAGTTAGTTACTGTACCAGTTGTGATCGTTGCATTTGTCAATGCACTGATATAACCACCACTGATTACAACGTTACCAGAACTGAAGTTTGTAGCAACTGCAGTTGTTAGGTTAGCACTTGTTGAACCAAATGTTGCGATATTACCTGTAGCAGCACTTAGACCACTTAGGTTAGTTGCAGTACCACCTGTGATAACTGCATTAGCTGTACTAAAGTTTGTTGCTTGTAGTGTTGTAACTGCAGCAGTTGTGATCGTTGCATTTGTCAATGCACTGATATAACCACCACTGATTACTGCATTACCAGTACTGAAGTTTGTAACACTGCCGGTTGTGGCATATACATTGGCCAAACCACTTGCATAACCACCTGTAATCGCAGCATTTGCAGTACTAAAGTTAGTTGCCACTGCAGTTGTCAAGTTAGCACTTGTACTGTTCAATGAAGTAACATAACCAGTTGCTGCTGCAATATTAGTCAAGTTATTAATATAACCGCCAGTGATAACTGCATTACCAGAACTTAGATTTGTTGCTTGAGCAGTTGTAGCATATACATTAGCCAAACCACTTGCATAACCACCAGTTACTGCAATGTTACCAGAACTGAAGTTAGTTGCTTGAGCAGTTGTTGCAGTTAGGTTTGTTAAGCCAGTTGCTGAACCACCAGTTACTGCAATGTTACCAGAACTGAAGTTAGTTGCTTGAGCAGTTGTTGCAGTTAGGTTTGTTAAGCCAGTTGCTGAACCACCAGTTACTGCAATGTTACCAGAACTGAAGTTAGTTGCTTGAGCAGTTGTTGCAGTTAGGTTTGTTAAGCCAGTTGCTGAACCACCTGTTATTTGTGCATTACCAGTACTGAAGTTGGTTGCTTGAGCAGTTGTAGCATATACATTGGCCAAACCACTTGCATAACCACCTGTCACTGCAATATTACCAGAACTGAAGTTAGTAGCAACTGCAGTTGTTAGGTTAGCACTTGTAGATCCAAATGTTGCAATGTTACCAGTAGCAGCACTTAGACCACTTAGACCAGTAATTGAACCACCTGTTACATATGCATTACCTGTGCTGAAGTTAGTAGCAACTGCAGTTGTTAGGTTAGCACTTGTTGAACCAAATGTTGCAATATTACCTGTTGCGGCACTCAATCCACTCAAGTTGGTAGCAGTACCGCCAGTAATTACTGCGTTAGCAGTTGATAGGTTTGTTGCTTGTATGGTTGTTACAGTTTCGTTGGTAATTGTTGCAGTTGTGATTGTTGCATTTGTTAACGCACTAATATAACCACCACTGATAACAACGTTTGGTGAACTAAAGTTAGCTGCATACAATGTTGTTACATTACCAGTAGTACTATTCATTGAAGCAACATAACCAGTTGCTGCAGTAATATTTGCCAAGTTATTGATATAACCACCAGTTACTACTGCATTAGCAGTATTGATACTACCTGTGTAGAGAGTAGTAATATTACCAGCAGTTGCACCAAATGTTGCAATATTACCTGTTGCCGCACTCAATCCACTCAAGTTGGTAGCAGTACCACCTGTGATAACTGCGTTAGCAGTTGATAGGTTTGTTGCTTGTAGTGTTGTAACTGCAGCAGTTGTGATCGTTGCATTTGTCAATGCGCTGATATAACCACCACTGATTACTGCATTACCGGTACTAAAGTTAGTTGCTTGAGCAGTTGTAGCATATACATTAGCCAAACCACTTGCATAACCACCTGTTACTGCAACATTTGGTGAGCTAAAGTTTGTTGCATATAATGTAGTAAATGTACCAGTTGTGATCGTTGCATTTGTCAATGCGCTGATATAACCACCACTGATTACTGCATTACCGGTACTAAAGTTAGTTGCTTGAGCAGTTGTAGCATATACATTAGCCAAACCACTTGCATAACCACCTGTAATTGCTGCGTTAGCAGTTGATAGGTTTGTTGCTTGTAGTGTTGTAACTGCAGCAGTTGTGATTGTTGCATTTGTCAATGCACTGATATAACCACCACTGATTACTGCATTGGCAGTGTTAATACTACCAGCATACAATGTTGTGATGTTGCCATTTGTACTACCAAATGTTGCAATGTTACCTGTAGCAGCACTCAATCCACTCAAGTTGGTAGCAGTTCCGCCTGTGATAACTGCATTACCAGTACTAAAGTTAGTTGCTTGTAATGTTGTTAAGCCATTAGCAGAACCACCAGTAATAACTGCATTAGCAGTACTAAATCCAGTGGTAGCAACTAGATATGTAAATGCACCGGTACTTGGACTTGTATTACCAATTGGTGTGTTGTTTAAACTAGATACAGCGATACCGCCACCTAAAGTTAACGAACCACCAATAAACAAGTTACCGGAGATACTTTCGTCGCCCCAGATCTGCACCGCACCAGTGTTGGCACTTAGACCGCCGCCCAATACACGAGCATTAGCAACTGTTAATGAACCCATTTCAACAGGGTCATAGATTGCGTTTGTGTAGTTTGTTACACCTGCTGAGGGTTCTGGAACATTACTAAAGAATTTCCAAGTATTTGTAACATAATCACGTGTCAATCCAGTATGTTGATATGTTCCGCTAGAACCACCAACAAAGTGTGAATAGAAACCAACATCATAATTGTAGTTACTTGGGTTACTTGCATTCAAATATAACAATGGATCGTTAACAGATTCAATTGTTGTTACTTGTGAAGTTAAGTTACCGTAAATGTTACCGCCAACCCATAGGTTGCCTAAAATACTTGCACCGCCAGTTAACTGTACTGCACCAGTGTTTAAACCAGTTGAGTCTGTGGCATTAGTAAATGTTGTTAAACCATTTGATGTTAGTGTTGTAAATGCGCCAGTTGCAGCAGTATTTGCACCAATTGGATGGTTATCTGAATATCCGCCCGTAATACGTGCATTACCTGTGCTGAAGTTAGTTGCTTGAGCAGTTGTAGCATATACGTTGGCTAAACCACTTGCATAGCCACCAGTAATAGCAACGTTAGGCGAACTAAAGTTAGCTGCGTATAATGTTGTAAAGTTACCATTTGTAACTGTAGCAGTTGTGATCGTTGCATTTGTCAATGCACTGATATAACCACCACTGATTACTGCATTACCGGTACTAAAGTTAGTTGCAACCGCAGTTGTCAAGTTAGCACTTGTAGATCCAAATGTTGCAATGTTACCTGTAGCGGCACTTAGACCACTTAGGTTAGTTGCAGTACCACCTGTGATAACTGCATTGGCTGTACTGAAGTTAGTTGCTTGAGCAGTTGTTGCAGTTAGGTTTGTTAAGCCAGTTGCTGAACCACCAGTTACCTGTGCATTACCTGTACTGAAGTTAGTTGCTTGAGCAGTTGTTGCAGTTAGATTTGTTAAACCAGTTGCTGAACCACCAGTTACCTGTGCATTGCCTGTACTGAAGTTTGTTGCTTGAGCAGTTGTTGCAGTTAGGTTTGTTAAACCAGTTGCTGAACCACCTGTTATTTGTGCATTACCAGAACTGAAGTTAGTTGCTTGTAGTGTTGTGACTGCAGCAGTTGTTACTGTAGCAGTTGTGATTGTTGCATTTGTCAATGCGCTGATGTAACCACCACTAATTACTGCATTGCCAGTACTGAAGTTAGTTGCTTGAGCAGTTGTTGCAGTTAGATTTGTTAAACTAGTTGCTGAACCACCTGTTATTTGTGCATTGCCTGTACTGAAGTTCGTTGCAACAGCGGTTGTCAAATTAGCACTTGTTGAACCAAATGTTGCAATATTACCTGTTGCAGCACTCAAGCCACTCAAGTTAGTAGCAGTACCACCTGTGATAACTGCGTTAGCAGTACCAAATCCTGTTGTTGCAACTAATGTACCAATGTTTCCGTTTGTACTGTTTAACTGAGCAAAAGTACCTACACCAGCAGCAACGTTGGCTAGATTATTAGCATAGCCGCCAGTTAAAACAACATTACCAGAACTTAAATTTGTTGCTTGAGCAGTTGTTGCAGTTAGGTTTGTTAAACCAGTTGCCGAACCACCAGTTACCTGTACATTACCAGAACTGAAGTTAGTAGCAACTGCAGTTGTCAAGTTGGCACTTGTAGATCCAAATGTTGCAATGTTACCTGTAGCGGCACTCAAGCCACTCAAGCCAGTAATTGAACCACCTGTTACGTATGCATTACCAGTACTGAAGTTAGTTGCAACAGCGGTTGTCAAATTAGCACTTGTTGAACCAAATGTTGCAATGTTACCAGTTGCAGCACTTAGACCGCTTAGGTTAGTAGCAGTACCACCTGTAATAACTGCATTAGCAGTACTGAAGTTTGTTGCTTGTAATGTTGTAACAGCACCAGTTGTGATTGTTGCATTTGTCAATGCGCTGATATAACCACCACTAATTACTGCATTGCCAGTACTGAAGTTAGTTGCTTGAGCAGTTGTTGCAGTTAGATTTGTTAAACCAGTTGCTGAACCACCAGTTACCTGTGCATTGCCTGTACTGAAGTTTGTTGCTTGAGCAGTTGTTGCAGTTAGGTTTGTTAAACCAGTTGCTGAACCACCTGTTATTTGTGCATTACCAGAACTGAAGTTAGTTGCTTGAGCAGTTGTAGCATATACGTTAGCCAAACCACTTGCATAACCACCTGTAATTGCAGCATTTGCAGTACTGAAGTTTGTTGCTTGAGCAGTTGTTGCAGTTAGGTTTGTTAAACCAGTTGCTGAACCACCTGTTATTTGTGCATTACCAGTACTGAAGTTTGTTGCGACTGCAGTTGTCAAATTAGCACTTGTTGAACCAAATGTTGCAATGTTACCTGTAGCGGCACTTAGACCGCTTAAGCCAGTAGCAGTACCGCCAGTAATTACTGCGTTAGCTGTACTGAAGTTTGTTGCTTGTAGTGTTGTAACTGCAGCAGTTGTGATTGTTGCATTTGTCAATGCACTGATGTAACCACCACTGATAACCGCGTTAGCAGTATTCATACTACCTGCGTACAACGTTGTTACATTACCGGCAGTAGCACCAAATGTTGCGATATTACCAGTTGCAGCACTTAGACCGCTTAAGCCAGTAGCAGTACCGCCAGTAATTACTGCATTAGCGGTATTCATACTACCTGCATATAATGTTGTTACATTACCTGCGGTTGCGCTAAATGTTGCAATGTTACCGGTTACGGCACTCAATCCACTCAAGTTAGTTGCTGTACCACCTGTGATAACTGCGTTAGCAGTTGATAGGTTTGTGGCCTGAAGAGTTGTTATTGCACCAGTTGTGATCGTTGCATTTGTCAATGCACTGATATAACCACCGCTGATTACTGCATTGGCAGTATTTAAACTTGATGAGAACAATGGACCTGTAACATTAGCACCGCTGGAATTTAACTGAGTTATATATCCTGTTGCGGCTGCTAGTGTGGTGAAAGTACCTGCAGCGGGAGTAACATTACCAATAACGGTATTGTTAATTGCGCTTGCAGACACGGAAACTGCGGTTAAATTACCAAGTTTTACGTTAGCAAATCCAGAGTTGTTAATACTTGTTACACCTGAGCCAGTGTCAGTAGTTACAACGGCTTCGAACGCTCCGTCGGCTTCTACCCACACCCACGCGGTGTTTACACTACCGTATCCACTAAGCGAACTTAGATTACGGTTTACTAAAATACCAATATCGTATCCTGTTAACGATCCTGAATACCCGTTGTTAAAAACAACTAATGGGTCATTAACATATGTGTTTGTTGAACTTACTGTGCTGGATGAACCTGATACGCTAAGGTTACCAACAATAGTAACGTTAGAATTTAACGTTAAATTTGGGTTAAATAATGCACCTGTCAACGTTCCGGATGCGATTTTCGCATACGTTATCGTTGCATCAGTGATCTGATTATTTTTAATTCTTGTTACTGCCACGGCTAAATCTCCTAAACTGCTATGTATTTAGTTTAAGAGTTTATTTCGGGCTTACTGGATATGATTTCTAAAGGATTTTGAATTACACAGCAAAGTATGTTTTTTGTATTCGCAATTGGTAATTGCTTACCGAACCTGTTGCTAAAAGATTAACTGTAGATCCGTTAACATTTGACGAATATGTTATATTCGACCCTGTATTTAGTACACCAAACGTAGTAACCAGTGAACTACCACTGTTTTGAAGCAATAATACTTCACTCATATGAGCATCAGTGCCGTTTGAACCAGACACTGTATATCGTGCGCTACGATAAACGCCCGAATCCCAGGAATCTAAAATTGTAGCAACGGTGTTTATTGCAACTGCAGAACCGTTGATGGTGGTGTTGCCGGCAATAGTTAAGTTGCCAGTTAGTGTTGTATTTTTAGCACGTATGTCGCTGGAATTTGTTGAGAGGTAAGCAGCTACATTAACATTACTATAATTGCTTGTGCCATAATTTAAATTGGCCCAAGTGTAGAATGACCCAACATTAGCATCTAAGGTATTTAGATGTGTATAAATTGTACCAACATTTGATTGAGTTGCAAATGCAGCATTGGCCCAAGTGTAGAATGACCCAACATTAGCATTTATTGTTGAAATAGATGCATTTGCAGCTTGTATACTCGTATACAATGCAGAAACATTTGTTATAAAGTTAACACCATTGACTGTAAGTACATTAGCTGTTAACACATTTGCAGTTTCTGTATTAACAACAGTTTCATAATTGACACTTGTAACATTACCTGTAACAAATAAATTACCACCAACAGTTAAATTTCCAGTGGTAGATACTGTGCCACCAATTGTGCCGTTGTATGTAGGCAAATATGCAGCTACGTTGGCATTACCATATGATCCAGTTATGCCAGATAATATACTAACACCATTAGAATATAAAAAGTTTTGCGCCGATACATTACCGCTAGCAACTAAATCTCCTGTTACTTGATTAGTTAATGATAACGATATAGCTGCCGCAATAAATCGTATGTCAACATTGTCTGTTGTTAATGGTATTTCTGTAAAAGTGATTTGGTTTCCTGAGACAGAATAAGAATTTCCAGGAAATTGTACCACACCGTTGATACTTACAATAATACCTGATGTAGTTGCATTTTGACTTAATGTATAAGTGTTGCTAGTACCATCAGGAATAATTTGTTGATCAGTAATCTGATTAAGCATTGGTAGCCAATTTGAATTACTATAAACTTCTAATGTGTGTGTATCTGTATTATATCTAAAATATCCATTTTTGGGGTTTGTGGGACGAGAATTAGAGTCACCAACTGGGATTCCGACTGCACTATTGCTGTTAAATGTAGTTACTGCAGTTTGATAAGGAGATATTAAATCAGCATTGATATTGCCTACAAATTCTGTAGAAGCAATATTGCCTGCTACTGAAATATTACCACCAATAACAGCATTGCCAGCAATATTAGTGATGCCACCAATATATAGATTACCAAGAATACCTGCACCACCAATAACTTGTAGTGCTCCAGTATTAGAACTTGTACTAACTGAACTTGATAATATAGTTATGTTGGCATTACTCGCCCACATAACTTGAGTACTAACACCCGTGTCACCAGCATAAAATCTTAATACATCATCGCCGGCACCGGCAAATGCTTCGGCAATTATATAAGCATGTCCATCTACAGATTTTACACCACCTAGACTTGACCAAGCACCGCCTGCACCATATCCTTCAAAACTACTAATAGTAGAATTGTAGCGTATCATACCAGTTTGTGCCACATTTGGTCTTTGGCTAGTAGTACCAGTAGGTATAGTAAAATACCCATTAGACGATGTTACAATATTTCCGGTTAAGTTTATATTACCATTAAATCCTGCTCCACCGGCTACACGCAATGCACCGGTTGTATAAGATACGCTAGGTGTTGCATTTGATAATATTAATTCTCCAGACCTTATAGTATCGTATATTGCATTAACATTACTTAGATCAACAATACCTGCCGATGGTTCCGGAACATTGCTAAAGAAATACCACGTACTATCTGAGTAGTTCCTAACCAATCCAGTATGTTGATAGACATTTGATGAGCCCCCGACAAAATGCGAATAAAAACCAATATCATAGTTATAAGGATAAGGCGTATTAGCGGTAAGATACAATAATGGATCAGCGACTGACAATATTGATATATTTTCAGAAACCAATGCATTTGTATACACATTACCAGCAACCCAAAGATCTTGTGAGATACTAGCACCGCCAGCAACATGCAATGCACCATTATAGTTGTTGGTACTATTGGTAGTTGATGATATTGTTACATTACCACTAAGTGTAATATCAGAGTTACCAGAAATCGTATTGCCATTAATAGAAATATTTCCAATTGTAAGATTGGTCATATTCTGAATACCTAGCGTACTAGTATATCTATAGCCCGAAATATAAATTCTTCCTGTTCCATTTACTGCAGATGGTACATTATCTGGAAAGTTTAAAATTCCTGAATCATAATCAAAAAACCATTCATCGCTGTTGCCTGTACCGTCTGGGAATAATTGTGTTCCAGTACTTTGTGGAGTCGATGTGTTAGCCGGCGCATAATACACTTTAACTTGATACCCACTGCCAAAGCTAGGATCAATCCAATTAGTTAGTCCTGTTGGCCATGTAACATTACTAGGACTTGTTCCATCATTTTGTGTTTGGACTGTGCTGCTAACTGTATCTGTGTATAGTGTCACTACACTAGAGTTAGATGACGGTGGAGTACCGGGTATTTGATTACTATTCACCCATATCAAATCACCTCGAATAGTTAAGCTGCTGCCATTTTTCTCATTACTAGGTGATTTAACAGTTGCATTGGCAGTTTTAGCTACGCCATAACCAATCTTTTTAAACAGATAATCAACTTGATTTGCTTGTGAAATTGGCATAGTTAATGACTCGCTGGAAGATTATTAATAGCAGTAACTGTTTGGCCGCTGGTCAGTTTAATTCTAACATAAATCTCATTTGATCCTGTGCTAGAACTACTTAATGTTCCAAATGTTGCAGTATATGCAGTACCCGAAATCTGCGTATTTGTTGGCATGGTACCAGACAACGCACAACCTGCAGAGCCGTTGCCACCGGAACCTGTTCCCGGAATCCCAGAACCTCCGTAAGGAGTAGTTAATGATAGCCAACCGTTAGTTGGCGAAGCATATCCTGAATCAGTTAATCCAGGTATAGCGACCCAACATCCTGCAATGCCTGTGCTGCCTGTGGTTAATTGTATATCAAATTTACTAACTGTGGTTCTTTGAAATTTATATGTGATATATTGGCTGGCACTGCGTCCCGAACTTAAATTTGGCCCTACTGGCAAATAACCTGTGGAATAATTGGTTGTATCATACTTTAGCACGCTGCCTACTACAGTAGCATCAGTAGCTAACAAAGTGCTAGACTGGCTGTTAAACGCCGATTCTGATCCTGTATAAGCAGGATTATCGGCTGCAGTACCGCCGTCGGGGTTAACAATACGATAACCGTTGCTTGAATACCCACCGCCAAGGCTTACACTCACGGGTATTGCAGTTTCTTCAATTTGGTTAGATGTTCCAGTTTTATACAACACTGTAACTCCAGGTGATATAGATCCACTTGATCCCGAGCTGTAGGGATTTGAAAAAGAAATTGCTGGTCCTGTTGAGCTTGATCCAAATCCTGATATAGTACTCACAGAAGTTTCAAAATATTTTGACGCGGTTAAATTTCTAGACAAAGGCGTAGATATTGCGGGTATAAAACTTGAATAACTTGGTGTAGACGGTGTACTAAATGCCCCACCGGAACTAACACCAAACGGACTATTAGTATATAAATCGCCGGACAAGTTCGAAACATTTCCTCGAATTTTAAATGTAGAACTATTGTTAAAATGCGGAATAGTACTTGAATATGTTGTACTATTACTTGTTAAGACTATACTAGTGTTACTAAATGTTGGAGTCCCAGTAGTGCTGGCATCATAATACCAAACAGCATCATTTGTTTGTGCCCCGGTCGCATTGTCAGATATATGTACTCTATTCCATCCTGCAGGAACTCCGCCTGTTGATACCGCATAAGTTGAAAAAACTGTCCAAAATCCAGCTGTCACAGATGATACTACTGTATGATAATCTTCTACATTGTAAACATACAAATTACCATTTGTGGTATTACTGTTAGCTCCGTTTAATGTTACATTACCGTTAGGTGTACCATTAACATAAGCAGTTACCGTACCTGCGCTGCCGGGCCCAACATTTGTTACTGACGATGTTTGGAATATTGCAGAACGTACCGCGCTTACACTTGTTCCAGCAGCGACACTCAAGTTGCTCCATCCAGAATTATCAGTTTGTGTAAAATTGGTCATTAATCCACTAACTGTTCCAGTAGTAACAGAAATAGTGGTATTATTAGGAAAGTTTGGCGGTGACGGTGGTACTAATTTTCCTAATACATAATTTAATTCTGCAAGTGCATTTGTAACCGTAGTTGTTTGAGTTAATGTCACTGCATTACTAATAAATGCCGAAACAGTATTTGCTCCTAAAACAATTGTGTTACCATAGGCTCCACCTGAACTAATAACATCACTGATATTCTGAAAACTTAAATTTCCGTTACCATCAGTAGTAACAACATAACTTGGTCCCCCGCCACTTAGCGTAATATTACTAAGAGATCCAAGATTTATTACTCCAGTATTACTTGAAATAGCATTGCCGGTGATTATTAAATTTGATATTTTAGCATTGCCGGTGCTATCAAATGAATATTGAGGATTAGCATTGTTAATACCAACATATCTATTAACTACATCAAAATAAGCTAAGTTACCGTCAATAGCAATAGGTACTCCCTGGCGATCCAGGTTGTTTGATAACATCGGTCCGTTTATGCGAGCAATTGCCATTAAGTGTTAGTCCTTATGCAGCATTTGTGCTGTTAAGATTATGAATAACAACAATTGTATTTGGATTTACGCCCGGTGCAGGAGGTGGACTTGTAAAATGTATTGTTGTACCACTAACAGTATAATTTGTTCCAGGTTGTTGATAAACTCCGCCAATAATAACTACTATTGATCGTGTATCTGTTTCTGCCTGCGACATAGTAAAGTCTGTTGTAGTATTGTCGCCAGTAAACGTATCAATAACTATCTGTACAGATCCAATTTTAGCAACTTGATTCCATTGGTTGTTATAATAAAATTCAATTTTATTATTGTCAGTATTATAGCGTATAACTCCGTTGGTTGGTGAATCACCAGTTGAGTTGTTGCCAATTGGCAATCTTGCACCAACTACACCAGGTATTAGATCAGGATTTTTAAGTAGTCTTCCCATTGTTAAATTCCTATAGAACTTACAGTGGCTACAATAGCATTAGGTGCAGTACAATTTGCTTGTATAGTATCTCCTGTTGATAAAATAAATTTTTCTGAACTTATAATATATGTATTATTTGCCGGGATAGTTAATAAACCATAAATTTGATTATAAGTACCCGCAATATTACCAGCAGTTACAAGATAAAGATTTGCAGAAACTGCAGTACCAGTTGAATTATAAAAATGAATAGTAGTTGCTGCACTGGTATTAGCACTAACATAAATGTTTGCTGCAGTTGAATTTGTTATTACTGTACTTAAAATTGTCATATGTTTATCCAAAAATTATTGCGTATTTAATAGACGATGGTGTTGTTGCTAACTCTAAATTTGTTACTGTATTGTTTGTTACATATAACCCCGAGTGGCCAGGAGTTGGTGTTCCAGCAAATAATACTATATTATAATTAGAATCGTAAATTGTACGGCCAGCAATATTTAAATTTCCGCCTAGTGCAGGACTAGTATCTTGTACTACCGCAGTTAACGCAGATCCAGCACCTGTACCAACTGTGCCTATGTTTGCAAAATTAGTTCCATCGTTTGTTAGTTGCCAATGTTGCAGAGTTTCGTTCCAACGAAGTTGTACGTTAGCACTGGTTCCGCGATCAACTTCAATTGCAGCACCTAAAGGATTCGGAGGACTAGTTAAACTTAGCCCATGATTTAGTGTAATGACATGATCAGAAATAGCAGTATCGGTGCTAACAATAGTTTGACTGTTACCGGTTACATATAAATTACCGTTAATAGTAACCGTACCACTGGTAATATTAATTTTGTCGTTTGGGCCAATTGATGTTATATTCCAATCGCCGCGAATATTAGTATTCTGTGCCATTTATTGTATCCGTTATAAGATATTTATCTTATTTAAAAGACTGTTCGGGCAAAAAAATAGCAGCCGAAGCTGCTATTTTGTAGTTATGCAGTATTAAGCTGCATCAGGAATTTGTACAAAACCTGTGGCACCATTTGCTTTATCAACTACATAAGGGTTGGCAGTAGTTGGTGATTGGCTCCAATAACGGTACTTGTTGCGATATCCGTGTCCATCGTTACCAAAGTCCCAAACCCAACGGTTTGTAAGTTTACTAGCGTAGAATCCTGTTTCCATAGTGTAATTGCCACTTGGGGGATCTCCGTCTTGACTGCTAAAACCAATTGTTACATTACCATAGCCGCCAACGGTTGCATTGATTGCTGTAACTGTTACAGTACCAGTGATGCTTTGGCCAACGTTATGAATTACTTGACCAACAGTTGGTGCTGCACCAACTAAGCTAGAAACTTGATAATGTAAATATGAATATGTCTGAGCTCCTATTGTGTCAGCAATATTTCCACTGAATGTTCCGGTATACACAGGAACATTCATTTGACCAGATGTCAAAGTATTATTGTTAACCAATGTGCATGTCTTTTGTGTTGTACCATCGGTGCACAAAAATTTGTGTTCGCCTTTGGCACGTAATAAACTACCGTCTGTTCGACCGTTTCCAGTATTAACTTGAGCATGAATTTGTGCACCTGCTTGTGTATAAATACCACCAACTGAACCAGGATGTCCTGTTACACCATTACTGGTGATTGTTTCTGGACCTGTATAACGGTCTGTGCGTGTTGCACCTGTACCGGTATTACCGCTAGGTGTCTTACTAATTTTTAATTTTGCCATTTTATTTTTCCTTTAATGTTAGCGTTCTAGGCTACCCAGAGTGGTGCTCTGAGAGTTACTCGGTGTGAGCGAACATGGTATTTACCGTAAGATCAACAAAAAAGGCTCCGAAGAGCCTTTTAAGTAACTTCCCATCCCGAGGGTAAAAAGTTTATTCCTGGATTATTGGAATGATAGATTTGCTACACTGATTTCGCTCAAGTAGTCACCAGCATTTCCTAGAGAAGATGCTGTGTTGGTCAACTCAACATAACCATAACGTGTCATGAAGCCAACTACTGGTTCGAATGTGCTTGGATCTAAAACAACACCAGAACTCATCAATGGAATATATGGGCAATAGAACGCTGCAGCATCTGCCTCGCTAGTACCTTTGTATCCAACCAATACGTTTTGTGTGTCTTGAGCATAAGCGTCAACATAAATCTTCATTGCGCCATTTAATGTACCAACAAACTTAGTGTTTGTAGGAGCTTCAAATGTACCTTCTGTAGTGCGAGCAAAAGCACTAGTTGTAGCACTTTGTAGAACTGTCAATGCAGCTGAGCTTACAACAGCCCAGTTACCAGCGCCACGACGTGTACGTTGTGCAATCAAGTTAGCCGAACGATTGATCAACACTGCTAGAGCAGCGTGTTCGTCACCAACAAATGTAGCTGTACCGCTAACTGCGCTTTGGTCATATGCGTAGTCAGTTGCAGCTAATGCACGTAGTGAGCCAAGAATTTCTTGGTCAATTTCAACTGTGATTTCTTGTGCTAGAGCAGCCATGATTTCTGCTTCAACATCCAAGCCATGCATAGCTTGTGCGTCTTGAGCAGCTTCAAATGTCCAACGAGCTGACAACTTGCGAGTTTTAGCCTCAACAACTTGTTTCAAGATTTGGACGTTGATTCTGTTACCAGCAACGCCTTCAAGTGTACTTGTGCTAGCTGGACGGCCTGTACCTGTACCTTGGAATGTGCTACCAGAATACTGAGTAGCAATCTTAAATGGGCTCAATGCTTCATCACCAGCAGTAGTAGTTTGGCTACCATCAACGCTGTTTGTAACACCATCAGCATAGCGAACACGCAATGTGTGGATTTGAGCAACTGGACCTGTCATTGGCTGAACACCAACGATTTCGTTAGCAATAACTGTAGGCATAACACGACGGATAACTGGTAGAATAACACGGTTAAGTGTAGCTACGTTACCTGCTTGAGTTGCACCAGCTGTTGCATTCTCCATCAAACTCTTACGAGTGTTTTCAAGGATAACACCCATAGTTGTGCGGCGTGAACCTTTAAGACCTTCAAGTAGGGCTTCTTTGGTTTCGCCCCAACGATTCTCTAATAATGCGGTTGTCATAATTTCCTATTCTCCTTTTAGGGTTACTTTATAGCCCTGCTAGACGCTTCAACTCAATAACATTAGTGTCATTAGTCGGTTCCGCTGCGACTTTAGCAGTCTTATCTCCAGTTACTTCTGAACGACTTTCTGCAATCATCTGCTTGGGTGCAGATTGAACTACAGGCTTGTTATTCAAAACAGCTGGAAGATACTTATCAAATGCAGCCTGTAACTTGTGGGTCTGCACTGATTCGAGAAGTTCGCTCATTACTGCGGCTTTCTCTTTGTTCAATGGTTTCAATAGATTTGTAAGTGTATCCTTACGCTCTGTTGATTCCTTGATTATACGAATTTCACGCTCTTTGCTTTCAACAAGAGCAGCTTTCTCACTGGCAGCTTTTTGAGCTTCAGCAATTACGGCTTCTTTTTCTTCTAAGGCTTTTTGCAATTTTGCAACTTCTTTGTTCTCATTTAAATGAGTAACTGCGAATTCGCTAGCAAAAGCTTCGAATAAACGACGTCCAAACATGTTCTCACGAGCAATATGGATATCTTCTTTAAGTTGGGTCAATTCTGTCTCTAGATTCTTTGTAACAGATTCTTTAACAAGTGCTGCACTACGAGAAACAAATTTTTGTTGTAGCTCGCTTAGTTTTTCCTTGGCACCAGCAATTAAGCGTACTTTGGTTTCAACTACTGCACGTTTGTCTTGTTCAAACTCTTTGATCTCTTCAGCTAGTGCACGGATTACAAATTTCTCTAGTTTACTGATACTATTCTCATAAACTTTACGATCTTTGCGTAATTCTTTAATTTCTTCGGCTAGAGTACTAGTCATGAAACTATTAAATTTGCCAGCACTTTCTTTCATGTGAACTTTAAACTTCACACGATCCTCAGCAAGAGCACGCTTTTCAGAGTGAAACTCTTCTAATTCTGCTGTAAGACTTTCTGTTACCATCTTGTCTAAAGCTTCAACCATGACTTGTTTGTCATGCTGATAGCGTTGGGCAAACTCTTCACGAAGTTCAGCACGGACTGTTTCTTTAGCTTCGGAAAGTTTTGCTTCCCAAGCTTCATTAATAGCCTGTGATGTATCTTCATTAATGATGCCACTATCTAGCAACGGTTTGATAGCATCTAACATCTGGTATCTCCTATTATATCTTTAAATCTTTGATAAGGCGTGTTACTGCCTCTTTCAGGTACTTCTGTACTTTTTGATCTTGAGTGGCATCACGCGCCATCTCAAATACTTGCGTACCACCACGCATATTCATAAGCCCTTCATAAATTGCTTTAGGATATGCATGCGGTGCACTGGGTTGTGCCACAATGTCCACGGTAATGATTTCAAAATCACTGACATGACCACTGCTTTCATTGACATTACCTGATCCACGGCTACTAACACCTAACTTAACACCACTGGATAACATAGCTTCAACCAGTTTGCCCATGGGTGTTGGCAGGACTTTTAGTTTGCCGTGACCACAAGGACCATCCATCCACATTTGTTCAATCATGTGGCTAACACGGTCCAAGTTGATTTTCAAATCGTCTGGGTGATCTACTTCGCCCAGCACACTATAACCACCTTTGATTTGTTCGTTGATGGTATTAACAGCTTTTCCAATTTCGTGAACAGGATACACACGATGGTTGGCGTTTTCTACGCCACCTTCAATGAATATGCCTTTCATGTAGAGATTTTTACCTTTGCCGTCAGCAGAGTCCTCAGATAGCACTGTGATCCCTGCACGGTCAAATGTCAAATTCTCTTTTAGATATAAGGCCATTTACTATTCCTGATTAGCGAACTCGGCCGCCAATTTCGCTTTTGGAATTAATAGCTACACTACCATCACTTCCTACTTGCTTGCCTTCTTTGCCTTTGGCTTTTTCGTAGCTGCCTTGATTTGCTTTGAATGCTTTTTTGCCAGCATCCCCGCCTGGACGATTCATAACATCGCCAATTAAATCACTACCAGTTTTTTGCAACTTGCCATCGGCTTTTCCTGCTGGATTTAGTCCGTCTTGATTTTGATTGCCACCACCTTGGTTTAAGTTACCGGCTGTACCGCCCATGTCATTTTCGCTGGCTACAATACCTTGTGTGTTTACATTTGGCTCATCACCACCTGTACCTACAGTATGGCCTTCACCTTCGGTGCCTTTGTAGAAATCTTGAATCTTTTCTACATATTCACGCATTAATTCAGATTCGCTTAAACCAGAACCTGATTTACCAGATTTGCTTGAGCCACTCTTACCTGATTGTGCAGAACCTGACTTGCCGCTTTGACCGGCTGCTTCCATCATACCTTCATCAGCACCAACTTTATGTTGTCCAAACTCTGGCTCGCCTGGCTCATCTAAATCACCATCACCGTCGATATCGCCTG